TAAAATGTTTTTAGTATTTTTTGGTATAGGATACTGTATAATTCTATATGGAATATACTTGGTATAAAATAATATAAAGAAATCAAATTAAACTAGAAAAAATGACAGATTTCCAAATTGATCAAGAAATAGATAAACTTGTAGAGAAGTTTGCAGATGATTTAAAAAATCGTCTTAAGAAATTAGTGATACGTAGTGAAAAATTAGTATTAAAACAATACATGGCTGCTCAAAAAGAAACTTCTAAAAGTACAAGAGCAATGACTGCGTCTCCAAGGGAACGTCCTTCAAGTAGACAAGATTATAGAGGGGGAGGAGGTCGCGGTGGTATGGGTCGCATCTCTACTAGAAGACCAACAAATGAACGAGAATATGCCTATGCGTCTGGTTCAGAAAGCGAGGAATCGAGTTAATTTAAAATTGAGTTTAATCTAAAAGAACAATTTTAAGAAATTAAAATGAGTGCTACAGCCAAACAAACAATTAAACTTAAAAAATTATCAAAACATAATACTACATGGCATCCAGAGTCTACATTAGTATTTAAGTCCCCAGGAACTGGTAAGGACAAGGTAGTAATTGGAAGATGGATTGACGAGGAACTTATTCCATTGGATGAGGAAGCCGTTACTTTATGTGAAACATGGGCATTTACTCCAGATCCAGATTTAATGGGAGAAACTGAAGATGAAGATGGAGAAGATGGAGAACCTGACCCTGATGCACCTGTAGAAGAAGAATGGGGAGGGGCTACAGAAAGTGATTCAGAAAAAGGGAAAGAAGAGGTTAAAGAACAGGTTAAAGAAAAAGGGAAAGAAGAGGTTAAAGAACAGGTTAAAGAAAACGTTAAAGAAAACGTTAAAGAAAAGGTTAAGTTAAGCACGATTGCCACAAGTTTTTCCAGTGAAGTAGAACGATTAACACAAGAATTAAGTAAAGAAATAATACCAATTATAACTAAACTAGAGCAAGAATTGGCTTCTACCAAAGAACAACTAGAATGTAAAACTGAAGAATGTAAAGATTATAAACAAAAATTCGAATCAATTAATCAAAAGTTTGAAGCCATGAAGAGTATTTTTTCACCAAATTAAATTTTTATATTTATATAATATAAAATGTCTGCTAACAGTTCTTTTAGTCAAGTTCGTTCCAATGTTTCAGGTTCTGTTGTTGATAATATTTCAGCATCTGTAGTTCAAAGTAATAATTCCTCATTAGGTAACTCTTTAGTTAGCGAACAAGGACCCAGTTTAATTCCACTTGTTAATTCAGATGGAAATGTTAAAATTGATCCAACACGTGTTAAAAAAGTAGTTGGATATAGTCCAGTCCCATTATCAGCGGCGGGGACCGATGATTTTGCGTTTTTAGATGTTCAAAATGGTGTTGCTGCTACAGTTATCACAGATAATAGAATACTTAGAATTCCTGATGGTGCCGAAGTTCTTAAAGTATTTTTACAAAATAATACTGCGACTGATATTACAGGTCCTACTGCTTTGAATGTGGCTTTAAATAGTACCATTGCCGTCGCCGGTGGAAATAATTTGTTCACTACTATAGTTCTTGATTCTATAAATGCGGGAGGAACTGTTGAACAATCTGCCCCCGCAGTTCCTTTTGGTGCTGCTGGGCCAACAGGTGCTGGTGCAGGATTACCGGTTACTGTGGGTAATAATTTAGTTATAGGAGATTTCACTGGTGCTGGGGCCAATGAAGCGGGAGCAGAAGTTAAAATTGTAATTTGGTATATTTGTCCAAATTAATAAAATTATTGAATAAATTTATATTATTAAGAAGATTAATAATATAAGTAAATTTTGAATTAAAAATTAATTTATCACTGTATAATAAATGACAACTAACATTAATTCTTATGGTGGTAATAATTCATTTACTGGCGTAAAATCGTATGAATCTGGAAGTATTGCTGATAATATTGTTGGGACAACTTTGCAATCAGTTAATTCACAGACTGGTGCCCAACTAACAACCCAAATGAGTAACATGATGTTACCCCCAGGTGTTTTACCTAACCAAGTAAAAAAGGCTGTTGGGTACACACCAACTCAGTTTAGAACTTTAGCATCAACAGCCGCCGTATCTTTCTTAAATACTGTAAATACATCAAATGCTGGATTAACTTTTAATTCAAATCAAGTATTAAAACTTCCCAGTGGCGCTCAGGTACTTAAAGTTATTGTACAACCTTATGGTTACGATACTTTACCTAGTGGAGTTACGACCACGATTGTTGGGGCTAACGTTGCTTCAGAATTTCAAATGGGTTTTAGTGCAACTTTAAATGATGGTACTGCAAATAATGTTCTTGCCGCCGGTGCAACAAGTATCGCCGACGCAATTAATAACGGTATTGTTATTACCAATATAATTCCTACAACATTTACTACTGCGCCTGCCGGCAATGTATCCCAACTTACATTAGGGGCAGAAAATTGTTTTTCTATCACGGCTGATGTCGGAGGCGGTGCAGGTACTGCTAATACATCTGGTGATCTTCAAGTAACAATTTTTTATATTGGCGCATAGTAGTATAAAAGAATTTACTTTAAATAATTTTATATTTATATAATATAAAATGACTACTCTTTTTAATCCAGTTGCAGGAAATGAAAGTTTTTCAACAGTGAATTCGATTGTGTCAGGAAGCATTGTTGATGGTATAAATACTTCTGTGGTTCAAGCAAATAATTCAAGTGTTGGAGCACAATTATTAATAGAACTTGGTCCTCAAGTACTTCCACAGAATGTTAGTGTAAATAGATTACATAAATTAGACGGATATGTCCCAAGTGGAGTTTCTACTTTGGCGGGGGGTGCTGGTTTATCCCTTATGAATGCACCTAATTTACCGGCACCAACAAGTATTACTCAAAATACGTTGAGTAAACTACCAACTAATGCTGTTGTATTAAAAGTTACTGTAGATAACGGAGGTACTACTATTACTGAAGCGGGAACAGCAACAATGGATATTGGAACTGCTGCAAGTTTGAATCCTGGTGCGTTAGTAACAACCCACATGACTACAGCACCTCTCACCCAATTAAATAATGGTGCAACAACTCAGTTAGCACCATCAATTTTACCTGTAGGAGGTGCAGGTACGAGTGAAGTAGCAACTGCTGTGGCAGGGGCAGTTAATATTTTGACTGTGCTTAACGGAAGTGGAAATAATTTTGGGGCTTTGTCGGGTTTACATGTAGCAGTGTATTATATTTCTCCAGAAAGTTAGAGAGATGAATAAGTATAATATTATTAATTTTTTAATAATATTATCCGTACTTTAGATAAAAATGGCTACATCAATAGCAGGAAATCTTGATTATACTGAAATAAGTAATACTTCATTGGATACACAACTTAATTTAGCCGAAGCGCCGAAAATGAGTAGGAAAGATGATTATCTTGAAGTTACGGTAAGTAATAGTAATGCAACGATTAATACGGCAGCGGTTGTTGCTCCGGCTGTATTTGCAACAAAATCTAGAATAATAATTATACCAGAAGAATATTTTGGTTCTTTAGATTCGGGTATTGCTCCGCGAGTTGTGAGTCCAGTTGTTCCAACTTTTATAATTATTGAAGGAAGGACAAATGCTCAAATGTTGATATTACAAAATGCTTTATTTAAAGATAATCCAAAAGTAGGTGATCAATTTGAATTATTGGTAGAAAACAGGTCGTTTCAACCAGCAACAATTCGAACTGGTACTCAAAATGGAAATGCTATAAGTATAGGAGTGACTGGTGTTACGAAAATAATAATCACAGTTACTAATATTACTTCAGGTTCAGAAGATGTATCATTAAGTGATTCGCCAGCGTGGGGAGGTATTGGTTCGTCATATGTGGCACCGTATTTTAGTTATGCTGATGGACAACAACTCCAGTCCGCCGCCAATCCTAGTGGGTTTCCGACTAATGTTCAGTTTGGTATGGAACCAATGATTCCAACAAGTTATTTTATAAATAATTTAAATACTTTAATGCCTTTTTGTTATAATTTAGGGTTAAATCTTAGAGATGGGACTTTGTCACAAAGTGTGATAGGACCATTGCCCACTCCTGCTGAATTATTGAATGGACTAAGTGGCGTTGTGGTAGATGTTCCTGTAATATTACAATTTTATACAAATATAAATAATCAACCTGTCTTGGACCCCGCAGCGCCAGCCGATATCAGCGGTGGTTTCAATTGGGATCCCACCACTCTCCCATCTGCTTGGACAGTCCAACCAGCCGGTTCGCGTATATATGTTAACAATGGAGTACCTGGCGAATCGTCGTCTACAATGGGAGTACATTTTACATATTTGATGGTTCTTAAGATAACTCCTGCTGGTACGATTCCATTATGGACTGGTAGTACTGGAATAATTAATTGGATTCCTGTAATGACATAAATTTTTGATAAAATTTTATATTTGGAAAATATAAAATGGCTACAACTTCGATTAGTTCAGTTAGTGGTAATGAGAATTTTACTAATGTAGATGATTTACCCTTAGAGAAAGCGTTATCTTTGGGTAATGGTTTAATTCAGCCTAAAAGTAAAAATAATTATTTAGATTTTATTGTTACTAATGCAATGGAGACATCTAGCACTCCAGGTTTTGTACCGCCTGGTGTATTTAAAAGTAAAAATATGATAATTTTTCAACCAACAGGTGCAGGAGTACCAAATCAGACAACTTTTATACAATTAGGTGGTAGTACTACTGCTGATTCTCAGTTATTGTCAGAAGTAGTAAGACTTCAAAATATATTATTTGACAATAATCCTAAAGTTGGAGATCAATTTACGATAAAAGTTCTTAATAATACGGATCAAAATATAAGTTTTGGAACAGGTGCAAATACTACTAGAATCGAACTTTCTAATACTGGTGTTGCAATTCTTATATTAACAGTATCTAGTATTGTACCTGCTTCAGAATCATTTGATGTAAGTTTATCGCCATCTTGGGGTGGTTTAGGGTCTTCTAGATTAATATCAACTTTTACTTTAACAATGACTCCGGCACCAGCAACGACTGAGCCAGATAGTTCTGCTAATATTATACCAGCATCTCTGCTTATGGCAGGTATGAATTCTACTACCCCCCTTCAAGTTACGTTTATTAGTGATGCTGCTGGTTCCGGAAATAATACTACTGGTCCTGGACAACCTCTCCCGTTGATTAGTGATTTATTGGCACATATATCAGGATTACGTCAAGTGACTGCGAATGGTAATGCAGCCACGAATATATGTAATTGTCGAGTTGTAATTCCATTTGTGGTACATAATACTGGTGGTGTATTTACATGGGATACTAATACTGTTACAAATCCATATACTGCGATTCCAGCAACAAGACAAATAGCCGTTGATGGTGGTCCTGGAGATTTACTTACTATGGCGGTGGATAGTAGTTATTTAATGCAATTAATAATTTTACAACCTCCGGGCGCTACTCCAGTCGTTGATCCTGTTGCAACGTTATCTATGATACCGATTCATGTAAATTAACCTTTGATGTAATATATATAAAATTATAAAAATTTTATATTTTATATTGATAAATGAGTGTAATTTCACCGAATCCAGGCTATGATCCCATACCGGGTAATCCTAGTTACAATAGTTCGAATAATATTGGAGAAGAAACTAGTTTAGAGTTGTTAAAGAATCCACTTACGCAGGCAGAGAACGGTAATAGTCTTGAAGTTTTATTAACAATTGATAATATAGATCCACTTAATCCTTTTGTTATTCCTCCCGCAGTGTTTGCTAGTAAGAAGACATTATTAGTATCTGAGTCGACTGAATTTCCACCTGCGGCTGGTAATACCAATACATTTATTGCGATTGGGGGTACGCAGCAGGCAGATGTTGCGGAATTGCAGAGAGTTTTGTTTATTTTACCAAAAATAGGAGATCAATTTGAAATATTGGTTTCAAATGATTCGCCAATTAATAAAACAACACAATTTGAAGTTGGTCCAGATGGTAATAGAGATGAAGTAATTTTACCGGGTGGAAATATTGGTAAACTAATTCTCACAGTCACAAATATTACTGAGGGTGCAGAGGAAATATCTGTACAGTTTGTTCAGTGGGGTGGTTTAGGTTCTTTTCGTGCAGTTAATGTAATACAATTAGTGGATAGTGCTGCTGCTGCTGGCGAACCGAATATTACGGCGTTTCAACTTATAAATGGTTTGAATTTTACTACTCCATTAAATATATTTTATACGAATACTAGTGGGGGTAATCAGCAATTTAATAGTATTGCTCAAAATCCACTACCTACAATGAGTGATATTTTACTTGCATTATCCGGAGTGAGATCTGGGGAAAAAATTTCTATCCCTATTATCTTTAGCCTGGCTAATACCGACCCAGTCAATACTGTAGAATGGATGACTTATGATGATGGTGGGGTAGGAACGGTTGTAGTAGATCCTGCCAAATTTGTGCTTGTTGGGGGTACAGCAACTCCTGTTATTCAACCCGTAAATACAACTTACATGGTTTGGTTTACAATTACGAATAATGCTCCGCCTACTGGTACTATAGATTTAATGCGTATATTTTAAATTTTAGAATTATTATATTATAATAAATATAATAAATGAGTAACGAAATAGGAAATACAAGTAATTATTTTCCATTTGCACATGTAATTCCAGGAGGAACGAATTGTATAGTGACGCCATATACTGATGGGTATGTCATGGGTCCTAAACTAAAAGTATTACATACGTCGACAGAACCGCAGATAAAAGAGAATTATAATGCAGGTCCTCCATCATTGAGTGGTTCGGTAAGATATCCATGGAATACAGGTACTTGTGATTCTTGTATGTGTAGACCACAACCGTGGAGGGGTGTATTATAATTTAAACGTATATTATTGGTAAATAAATATGTCAAAAGATAATATGATGACAGTATATAGTGTTTTATATATACATACTGATGAATCGAATTTTTGCGAAGTATTAGGGGTATTTACTGACAAGAATAAGGCAGTAGACGAGTTATTATTAAGGGCTAATTATAGGGAGAAGGACGGTCAATTGACACAATATTTTCAACCAACAAATGAATATCCTTCTTTTAAGCATTTACGTGAAAAAGTTATGAAGGAAGGGGAATTGTTTGACGCAGATATATATCGTATATCTACTCATAAATTGGTTTAATTTAATACTTTTTAGTATTAAATCATTTGAATACTTGTGAACTTTCCTTATTAAAATAATAAGTAGTTAAGTATTTTATATAATATTTTAAATATTTAAGTCAAAAACTAATTTTTTATAACATACCTAGGGATGTTAAGGAAGACGTGGGTGCATTCATTCCGCCAAGGGTCATGGCAGTATCAATTGTTGAAGCAACGCCCATAGTACTAGAGCCGTCTGAGACACCTTGTAAGGCTGAAGTCATACCAAGCCCCATGGGACCTCCGGCGGCAAGATTGGTAATAAGAGCGGCTTCGGCGTTGGATTGTGGACCGGCACTTCCGGCACCAACCATAGTATCGGCAACACCCATACCGCCAGTACCGGCAGCAATAAGACTATTAGTGAGGGTAGAAGTAGTTGCACCTCCATCAGCGGAAACTGAACCACCACCCAATACAGCGAGGGCACTAGGTTTGAGGGAACTGGATGGATCGGAACCCTGGGCTGGACGGAACCATCCAGTTGGGCATGGAACAATTGGTAAATCTCCTCTAATAGGATCGGCAAAACTTTGTTGACGTTTGCGTGGTAGAGATACCATTAATCTGTTCATTACAACAGGTTCGGCACCGGTATCGCCCATAGCCCCGCTTAAATTAGCCATGGTTTGGGCAGGTAGGGCAGCCTCAACATCACCTGAGGTTGAAATAGCGCTGTCACCAGTACTTAAACCACAACCGTTTGCTGTAGTTGTGGGTCCACCAGCAGATGCCCAGTTTTTCTCTCCGGCACGATAATTAGAAGCCATGGGTCCTCCATTTGGGGACATATATCCTGGTTGGCATGTGGGTAAACCACTGCACCCACCATTACTGCATCCACCATTATAATTTTCACGGATTTGGGAACGACCGTGTGGCATTCTAAAGCCTTCTCTAGAGGAGTAATCATTGGTAGCCATTTTAGATAATATAATTGGTTGACATGAATCTGCGGCCATATTGTTAGTGCTTGGAGCGTTATATTTAATATTAGCGTTCAATCCTATGTTCATCATGCGCGGTGATATTAAAGATTGTTTTCCAGGTGTTTGGAAAAATTGTGTATTTCCATTAGGAAATTTGGCACCTGTGTCCACCATGCTTCGAGTGGTAAAAGGCTGGTTGAGACCTGCATAACCTTCGACAACGTGCTGTTTCTTTTCTACACTACAGATTGCAAAAGTTCCAATTAACAATGCTGCTATAGTACATATGAATTTAGTATCTATCATGTTTTATATTGAGTAAAGAAAAAAAATATTAAAAATTAAGTAAATTAATAATGTCATGATAAAGCGCCATATATTTGTTTTTGGCGGGACATTGTTGAGGGATAGAATCTAATTCGATTAAGTCTTGTGAGAAAATAATGTATGCTAGTGTGTTAAAAGTAGGTTTGTTAGCGGTGTTATTTTTCATGTATAAGGTATTAGTTTTTAACAAATTGTTAAAATTAGTAATATAATATTTTTTATCTTCTGGGGAGAGACGATAAATACTTGTGTCTGTAAGAACAAGTTCAATAATTTCTTTATAGTCTGAAATATCAGGTGAGTGATGTAGAGGCTCTTTTATGTATGTTTTAACGATTGGTAGAGATAGGAATGTTTCTTGTGTATATGGTGCTTGTACAAAGTGGTTTGCGGTAGGTTTATCATAATTGACTGTTTCTTTGGGCATGTTATTAATTTTAGATTTATATATTTTGTCTAAGAATTGTAGGGTATTTTGGTATTGTATGAGATAAGGATTCGGATTTATGTTATTATTAATTAGAAAATTGTTCATATTTACCCAAACGGATTGAAGATTTTGGTATAAATTTTGTATAACATAGTAGATGAAGAATAAATTATCTGGTTGGGGGAGGGTGCATTGCTTGAGACGAATGAAGACATTTTGATAACTTTGTAATTGTTCAGATAAATTAGATGACAATATATAATCAAAAACTTGTCTACCATTAGATTTATCCATATGATTGTATTTTTGGGTAATATTGAAATCAATTGCTGATCTTAATTTGTGGTAATTTGTTTTACTGGTCATGTTATATATATAATTGATTAAATCTAGGGGTGTTTTTTGTTCTAGGTCGTATTTATTGTCGTAAATGAGTTTTTCAAGAGGTGATACTAAGTTTAAGAAATTTTTAAGTTCATAACCATTTTTAATGGTGTCCTTGTGAAAATTTGAAGCAGTGAAGAAATTGACTAGATGAATAAGGGAGCCAAAGTTCTGTTTATTTAAGTCTTGTTTTTCTCTAATACGTTTTGCGCTGTTTATAATTAAAGTTAATATATCTTGTACGGTACTGACTTTGAACATATTTACAAATCCCCTGTGAAGTTTGTTGTGAACAACGTGAGATTTTCCGAAGTCGATGATAATGGGTATAATATTTGTTTTAATTCGTATTATTTTATTATAATTTATCATATAGTCTACATCAATGGGAGAATCAAGAGTTTGTAATATGATGTTCCAAGGTGTTAGATCCCAATGGACGAAAGCGCATTGTTGTTGTGCAATTTGAAGGGCCAAAGATAATTGTATGAGAATAAGTAGGAAAGATTCGAAAGAGAATATCTCTTTGTTAGAAATATAATCAAATAGAGTCATACCGTGTATAAATTCGTTAATGACACTGAAAGTAGTTTTATTGTGTTGATAAAGGGCAAAAGTGTATACAAAATTTGGAATAATTTTGCAAAGTTCGTTGATAGAGTTGGTAGTTATATAGGCTTCATGTATATGTTCTCTAATTTTTCTGGGATCATTTGTAGTTTTAATAACACATGGAAATTGTCCTATTACAAATTGTTTCATTATACCTAATTTATTTTGGAAAATAGTGTTGCTATTAGCAATATAAGGTTGGAGAGTTTGTGTTGATATTAGCATATTAATAATCCAATGAACTCCCTGTAGCAAACCGAAACATCTATGTATTTGAGGAATATTATAAATATTATTGGTAGTTTTATCTGTTTCTGGGTAGTAATAAGATAATGCAGAAAATTCTTGGTTAATTTGTATATCAAGGGGGGACTGAATATTATATAAATATATTCCCATTTGTTTTTTGATATTAACTAGGGTATTTTGCATGTAGTCCAATATACCATTACCTTGTAAATAAGTATTGAAGAATTTTTCAGCATTTTGTACGATAATTTTACATTTATCATCATTATCTCTACACCATTTAATTTGGTCTATCAAATCGGATAGGTCTTTCTTAACGGGTACATAATGAGTGTATGGAACGAGCATGTTTTTGTACCATATTCTCCAGGGAGAATCGACAAGGAGAATAACTGATCCCATATTTAATTCTAGGGATAATCTGAAAGCGCTCACATGTCCGTCAACATTAATAATATATTTATAATTCGATTGTTCCGTGGGAGTTAATTTTTTAACTAGGGTAAATGGTAAAGTAGATGTATTAATAGTTTGCAGGTATTTAACTCCCTGTAATTTTCTGGCTCTTGTTTGCCATTTTGTAATACCGGCATCTAAATATGGAATTTTATTTTGATCTATTGGTGTCTTAGTTGATAAATATGCGAGTTTGAGTCTTATATTAGTATCAATAGTTGTTCCACAACCAGTACTGGAACCTCTGAATACAGCGGTGGGTTGTTTAGAGTCCCAATTTTTGTTGAATGAATGATTTGGCATATTGCAAGATTCTGGAAACAAAATTCCGAAATTTGCTTGAACCCTAGCCCAATCTTCGTATGTAGGCATTGGTATATCGGCAAATCTGTCGCTTGTTACCATAGATAATATGGGTATATATTTGGGATAATCATGGGATACTAATGGGAATTGTTCACTATCCCAAATATGATTATAGGCTTCAGTTCCATCAGTAGTAAGTATGGGGAAATCTCTACGATTGATAAAGAATTCTATATCTGGCACTTCTCTTTGATTGCAAAGTTCTTCTAACATATTTTTGACATTACCGACATTAGTATCACCCTCATTGTTAACCCAAGCATTTATTTGTGGTTTTTGTTGGGGGTAAGAGGAACCATATTTTCTTTTCATTTTTTCTTGTTCTTCGTGTAGGTTTATTAGATCGGATCTAAATAAACAGTTGTTAGCAAACCATTCAAATGTATTTTTGTTAATTTTTTTGTGATATTCAGGTTTATATCCTGATTGTTGCGAACAATAAGAGAGGAAACTTACTATCCCTGATGGATCTTGTGGGTTATTCATAAATTGGGGGTCAATTTTGATCCTATCACCCCATTCGTTTTGGAACTTTGCTTTAGAAAAAGGTAAAAAGACGCGTAATTTATTATTTAAAATTTTAACAAAAATACCTTTCTTAAACTTGTTAAATATATATCTAAATGTGTTAATAACAGCGGTAGCCTCTACATTTTTATATTTATGCCACTCTGGAAAGGGTTGATCTTTAAATATGTTACTAACCAACGAAATATCAGGTGGACATACATTACCATTTTTTTCATCTCTAAAAGTATCAAACTGCTCTTCATCTCCAGCAGTAAAATGGGTTTGAGTAAAATGTTTATATCTAGGATTGGAGTTTATTATTCCAATAGGTTTTTGACATTTCTTGTTAGAATAAAATAAATCTGGTATATGTTGGAATTCTGATGTTGTCGTCATTTTATATGAGGCTTATATTTTTAATATGAATTTAATATTAAAAATTAATTTTATTCTTAAAAATTAGGTAATTTTTTAAACTTGAGTTTATTAACTTCTTGAGGTTCCCCCCGTTGTATATTTTGTAGTTGGGCAAACGCATGATCAGGATCACTTATACCCATGTTCCTCAACCATTCAACAATATCTTGTTCCTTATCTTTCTTTTTCTTGGGTGGACGTTTTTCTGTTTGTTCGACTATTATAGCCTGACCATTATATTTAACCCCACTTTGATCTTTAGATTGAAGATAAGACATAATTTCATGTTCGAGTTGTTTAACTCTAGTTCTTAATTGTTTGTTACGCATATTATTACGTTTTATTTCTAGGTTTAAGGTGTTGATTTCATTCACTTGCTGTTTTATAGACATTTTAATTTAATATTTAAAATAGACTCTTTAAATTTACGAATCTTTTCTCTTTTTAATAATAAAGAATGTCATATGCAATACAGCGATGGGATGTTTTATCAGGTGATAACATTCAAAAATTTCCAGCCATATATGTTATACCAGACACTAATTTTATAGAATTTGTACGAAATAATGAATATAATATAATTTGTTTAATAGATGGTACAGGTTCTCCTTACGATGGTATGTATTATAATGCCAACGTTTCACAAAGTTCAGATATGCCAAATTGTAGACCAAATTTCTTTCTAAAAACTGGAATGTATATCATTACCCTAAATGCACAATGGATGGGATATCCATGTGAAAAAACTAAAGGAACTGTAACAATTTATGGACGAAATATGGGTATTCCATCAGTAACACCACCTGTTTCACCAAGTCCAACACCCCCTTCACCGCGACCAACACCCCCTTCACCGCGACCAAGATCCCCTTCACCGCGACCAAGATCCCCTTCACCACGGCCAAGATCCTCTTCACCACGGCCAAGATCCCCTTCACCAAGTCCAAGATCCCCTTCCAGCCGTATGGGTTCACCTAGAAGTTCTCCCCAAAGGGAAAACTATAAACGTAATAATAAAAAGTTAGTAAAATTAAATGGAACTGGTAGGGAAGATCATCGTATCTGTTCTATAATGTGATATAAATAATTTTATATTTTATAAAATATAAAGTATGTCAGATAGATTGATAATCTTAACTTTGTTTTTAACATCGATAACAATATTAGTAAATTCATGGTGTTGGTACAATTTTAATCAGTTAAGTTTGGATAAAGATAAAATAACTGAAACTAATATTCAATCAGGTAAATGGACCTGTTTAATATTGATAGTACTGTTAACTATTATAATGATAATAATTTCTTGGAAACTTTTTAAAAGGTAATAAAATAGATAAAAATTTATAAAACAATAAATATGTATGTTTGGTTATTTTAACTTGACCCGAATATATTAATTGTTCTAAACAATCGGGTCGAATCCACATTAGTCCTGTAGAGTCATTTATATCATTAATATCTTCTAAATGATTATGTATAGTTACTTCGCATGTGGGATATTCCATATAAAAATAAATGATATTATTATCTATAATATGTAATAATTTTGAGAATAGGTTTCCATTTATATTAATACCTGATTCTTCTCGTACTTCACGAATAGCACATTCTTTATATGTTTCTGCATATTTAAGTGTTCCTTTAGGGGGTCCCCATAGATTTCCATTAGACTGGACTAAAAGTATTTTGTGTTTTTGGGGATCGTATATGAACACTCCGGCTTTAAATTTTCTAAGTTTGTTATTATAATATTTATCATCAGAAATTTCAGAATTTATTAATATTTTACAGCATTTATTAGCACAATTAAAAACATCCATTATGAAGTTTATATATTAATAATATAAACTTCTTAAATATCTACATGTAAATGATGTATATTTAATATTCCCTTACGTCCAATGCGTTCTGCCCTACCTATTATTTGGGTTTGGGTAGATGTTAGCATTTTATGATAAAGAATGATATCTGTAGTTTCTTGGAGATTAATACCTGCGCTGTTGAAATTTGAGTTGAGGAAAATAACCTTAATATCTTGATTTTTATATTGTTCCAGTGATAATTGTCGATTGGCGGCTGTACCTTTTAATGTTACATAACTTGTTTGGTTATCTTCTAATATTTGACAAATTGGTTTGAAAGTTTCATCATAAGATGAATATATGATAAATTTACCTTGTTTGTTACGGTTAATTATATCAATAATTTTTTCTAGTTTGGTACATGGTTTATCTATATATGAAAAATTGTTATCAGTTTGTGTAGTAGTATTAGAAACATAAATTAAATTTTTGGGGGATATTGTTTCTCTGCAACAAGGACATGTAGAATTAGTTTTTAACCACTGTAGTAAGCATTCTCCGCAATAAAGAGTTTGACATAGAGGTTCTAGAACTGGATTTCTAAGTTTTTGATAACATATTATACAAGGTTCGTTCAACATGTCATTAAATCTTTTATCTAAATTATTTAGTTGTCTACTAATTGTGTCTTTTTTAGTGGTATATTCTTCCAGTTTTGAAACATTATTTTTATTAGTGTAATACTTGAGTTTATCATCAATAATACTTAATTCTCGTGTTTTCTTATTTCTTATTAGAGTGATGATATTATCCGTTTTTGTACCTCCTAGAGCGTTAATTACTCCTTCTATATATCCTGCTTCCAACATTTGATCTATAACGGGATTAACGAGACCATTTATAGTTTTAAATATAGGTTGGAAGCACTTATGATAGTAATGTTTTGTTTCGGGCATCGCAAACGATTCCTTAACAAAATTAGCATCATTTTTAATAATAATATCATTAAATTGATCAATTGAATCATTTTCACCAACTATAGTTTTCATCATACTATTTCTACATGAAAAATGTTTGCTGATAATTGCATGTGGAGTAGCAGTAACAAACCAAATAAACCCGGCCTGAACGTTTTTCATTCCTGGTACTCGAGTATGCCCAGGTTCGTCAAAAATGAATCTTTTCCATGCATAACTACTGTATGATTGAACTAAGTTATTATACATTGAAATAGTAACTAAAACTACATCTAAATCTTCCACCCTAACTGAATCGACATCTTTTTTGTTAATAATAATCTTGAAATTAATAGAAGTATTATTCAGTTCTTCTTCCCACTGTCCTACTATTGAAGGGGACACTAAAATAAGGGTAGTTGGCAATTTATTGTATCTTTTAATATAACGATTTTTAACGAGTCCACCTGATTCAACGTTGATTGTTTCTTGTATAAAAGGTACATCTAAATTCCATGGCATTTTATTTCGAATTATTAGACCTAACATGCTGTAGGTTTTCCCATAACCTGTCAGATCCCCATTAATGCCTATCTTTGTTTCTTTAATATATTCATGTGCATGTATAACTTGTGAATATTCTAGTTCTTCCATCTTATAAATACTGGCTAACTGGTGTTTAAAAAGTTGAATTTTCATGCCTGATGGTTGATTTACAACATGTATTTTATCGTATACACTTGGCATTTTATTAAATATAAATCAATTTAATAAACCTATTTTAAATTATTATATTTCTTATGGAGGTGTACATTGCGTTCCGTTCGTACATTCCCATTCAAGGGCACTCTTTTTTGTTGGTTCACCATCGCATATTACGTCAGTTCCTCCAACAAAAGGACTATAATAGTAATTAGCACAGTTATTGCGAATTTGTCTTTTTCTGCCTTCGTAACTTAATGTAGAAACATTATAATCAGGTTCAGTCATATTTACGTTATTACAATTATTTGATGTCCAACCTATTTCAACACGATTATAGCCACTAAAAGGATTAACTGAGTCACAGTTTGGTTTTCCCTCTGGTGGTTGGTAGGGTTTTACTGTTTCACATTGAGGACCTGTGTAATCATCCAAACACACACATGACGCGTACCCTTTAGGGTCAGCGCAAAATCTTGTACCTTCACGCATACAATGATATACACCACATTTATCATATCTTTCTTCTGGATAATATCCCCCTGTACTAAGATATGAATTAAAGTTCGTATTATCTGTACTTGTATTTATTAATGATGAATATAACATTATGTTTATTATTAGAAATTTATTATAAAATTATAATAAATTTTTATTCACAACCTATACCCTCAGATTTTAAATGATACTCTACTGGCCAACAGCCACCCCACACACCAAAATAATTGCAATCTGTCTTTGTGTCTACTCCGCTGCATTTTGAACCACCACTATGCCAAAAACTTGTTTCGTAATAATTTCCAGTGCTCGCTGCGGCTTTGGCTGCAGTATGTTGTGCTGCCTTAGAAGCCTGATAATTATCTGGATTCGTATTTATAGCAAATTTTATATCACTACAAGAATCAACTTTATTACCTGAACATGGAACAATTCCTACCATTGCGTGATTATTGTTTACAACCAATTTTTTTGCGTCTTTATAATTATATCTTCTAGACCCAGACATTTTTACTTATTATCAATATTTTTTTTATGCAAAAGGAGCATTATGAATAAATCTTCCATGCATATTTTCAGCGGCTAACTTAGATAATTTACTTGAAGGAGTTTCATAACTTTCTGCAATTTGTTGTCCTCTTTGTTGAGTGGGCATTTGTCCTCTACCACTCATACCACCAGCAGAAATTTTTGGATTTAGATGAGCAGTTCTTGATCCTAAGTTTTCTTGTTGTTTTATTTGTGTAACATTATAATTTCCTTGTGGGATATTTCTAGATAAATTAATGTAATTTTCATATTCTTGACGTTTACTAATAGTATTTGTGGAACTATTGGTAGTGGCAGTATGATTGGGTATAACTCGTGCCAAAGAAACATCTTCGTGTATGTACTTACTTTGGTCTGTACCAGATTTTCTAGCAGTAGTAGAAATATTACGATAATCTTCATGAATGGGTAAATTACTGTGATCTACTAAAATAATATCATCTATGCGTGTAGTACTGTTGTTATTAGAATTAAAATTTGTTTTAACATTTTGAGTAGTTATATCTTGAACATATTTGTCGGTATTTAGTTTATTATTATCTCCTACAAAAACTCTGTTTGTAGCCATATTAGATTGTGCATTGGTAGTGACGGGATTAGCAATATTATTAGATGGTTTTTGAACATTTTGTTGCGTTCTATCCATTGTCCGTATACCTGAATTACCACTAGTTTTAAGAGGATTTTGGATTTTATCCATAATGAGATCCCTAGTTGGTTCGGCTGATTTTTCTAATTTATAAACGGCTGTAGGTTTTACGTTGGTACTTATATTGTGTTGAATTTCCCGCATATTATCTCCATTATCGGGACATTCCCTTAATTTTCTACTGAAATCTGTAAAACCACAGTTAGTAAATGCTGTAGTCCAAACACGAGGTTGTCTAGAAAGTGGTAATAAATCTTCTTGGGTTCGTAAGGGTGGTCTAAATGCTCCTCCCTCCATTGCTTTATAGGGTAATGATGCGTTTCTGCCACCTCCACCTCCCATTAAACTGTTGCTCAAACCAGTCAAACTACCGGCTTGACCTTGGCCTCCATTATTACCATAATTACTATAGGATACACTTACCATAGGGTTTACACCTCGGGCAAATACATTAATTGCTTCACATGCTCTATCTCCACTATCTTGAATCATTTGAGTGATATCGCTGTCACCACCCACTTTATCTATTTTGCGAGTTACTATTGATTTGGGTGGATCGCGAAGTATATTCATATTGGTTCCCCATGTATCTACAGAGGGAAGTGTGACTTTTCCGAAATTAGTAAGTCCGGAATATGTTAAACCACCTGCTGACATTTATTACTAATAAACTTTTTATTTTATACTCATTTAATAAATGTCTAAATTAAATGAGGCTCAGAAAAATATGATCAAGAGTACTAAAACATGTGGAGTTCACGTTCTAGGAGAAAAAGCCATTGAAAGAAAAGTGAGTGGAAGTGATAAATTACAGGCTGCTCGTTTATCTGCTGCTTTTTATACCTCTAAATTATGGCCTAATAGTACAACTTTTAACGTGAGATTTACTAATTTAAGACCTGATAAACAAAATGATTTTACCATTTATGATGAAAGAGTATTAAAAGATTCCCCCACAGAAGTAGATCCCTTGCAAAAATTATTCTGGGGTTATGATGAAAATGGTAAACAAAATATAACTACATACCAAAAAAATAAGACACAAATACCCAAATGGATTAAAAAAATAATTTCTGAACGTTTAGAACCACTAGTAAATCTCAATTTTAAATGGCATTTGGAAGATGAAGTTAATGATAATTTTGAATGGAGAAGAGATGATAATAATATTATTATAAACTTCGATCCTATGGATGGTTCGTGGTCACTCGTAGGCACAGATTGTATTAACAGGGGTAAACAAATAAGACAACTGGCTTCTAAATATCAAAACGGAGAATTAAGTAAAAAACAATTAATTAATGAATTAGAAGATGATGCTTATGTAGAATTAGCAGATTTTATCGCTAATAGTGAAGATGGGTATGATACTAAAGATAATATTGTCAGCAACTTAAATTCAGAATCTAACAAAATTGATGCAGATCATACTATGAATTTAGGGTGGTTTGACGTAGCCACCACTATACATGAATTTTGTCATGCTTTAGGTCTTATCCACGAACATCAGAATCCACGTGGAGAACCTATTGATTGGAATGAACAAGCAGTACTCAAATATTATACTGCAACGCAAGGTTGGGATGAAGCAACAGTTCGTACTAATATTCTCAATAGATACTCCACTAATATTACCAATGGTTCTAATTTTGACCCTTTATCCATTATGTTATATTTTTTCCCTTCTTCAATGACTAATAATGGTGTAGGTGTTAAACAAAATATTAGACTTTCTGGAGTTGATATGGATTATCTTACAAAACAATATCCAAATAAACCTAATGGTTCTACTCCTGCAGAATTATTTAGAGATATATATCCTGATTCACAAAATGGAGATATAGAAGCAAACATTAGTTTAAGTAAAGAAAAAGCCGTGGAAATGAGTACATCTAGTATACCATGGACATTTATTATTATTTGTATTTTAGTTGTATTGTTGGTGGGATTTGGTGCTATGTTAATACTTAAAAATAAGAAAAATACTACTTTATAAAAAATATTAGTCTAATATAAATGCCTAATAAATTGAAAACTAAATTAAAAGAGAATGAATTTTACTGTGTTGGAAACAATAAAAGATCATCTTCCCATCCAGAAGATATGTGTGTTGTTCAGTTCAAAAATGGAGCAATAGCCTTAAAAGGCTATTCTGAAAAATTTGATTGTGTAACTTATAAATTTATTAAGACTAAAGATGTTGATAAAATGATCAAAAAATATGGTGAATGTTAATTTTTATAATTTTATTGTTTAATTATAAAATGAGTTGTAAACAAAATAGCGAAAAAACTCCCTTAAAATCATTTAAGGCAGCATCCAGTGCAATGAATGTAGGTAATAAAAAATTTTTTGCACCAGATGGATGTAAAAGCAAAGATCAGAATCAAGACGCATGTACTTCCCATTGGGGATATGATGATGGTGATTATATGGGGGGATATGATCACGATTTATCTAGTGATAATCAAGCAGCGAAAGATCTCGCTAATAACGAGTACGATGGACAATACAGACAATGTAAATGGTATACAAATCAAAAATGGAGTTTTCCCTTTAGTATGTGGAAAGACAATGTGAACATGTGCGTAGCAACAGGACCTGATACGAAATGGCAAAACGATACCACTACATTTACAATGCCACCAGGTGAATCTACTTATGCAACTGGAGGTGGTATTCCATATGTATTTCCCGGTGAAGATAATAGAAATTTATGTACCTGGGAAGTCCATAAACCTGGTTTTACTTCTCAAAAAAGACCATATAACTCAGTAACTGTACTGAATCCTGGCCCACAAACTGTTACAGGAGAAGAAGATGCTACCTACAAATGTGTTGTTGCTCATCCATCTGGATGTAGCAAAATTACCGACCCTCAAGAGTGTGCTACTGCATGGTTTATAGAAGGAAATAAAGGAAAACCATGTTTTTGGAATGGAACTGAAACCAATGGTAAATGTACGTATCCCGGAGGACCTATGAATTGGAATATTAAAAATTGTCCTTTAGTACCATGTGATTGTTTTGAAGATACTAAACCATTGGAGAAAAAGTCTGATTTTACATCATATGCTGATCAATTAAATGTTCTATCTAGTGGTAATGAAGATTTATCAGACACAAGTCGTTTTATTAAATACAAGCATGTTAAAGGTACTCTTGGAGATCATTCTAAAGTAAACAATGACACCGACGTTACTAATTGGTCATCTCAACAAGGTGGAGATAATGCGGCTAATTATCTTGAAAATAATGCTAAAAATATGTGTAGTAAATGTATACCATTGCCTTATTCTAACGATGCGTATATATTGTATGGCCCTAAACAAGAAGATGTTTATAGTAGTTTAGAAGACTGTTTAAAACAAGGGGGTGACATTGAGTGTGATTTTTCACGCGACGGACTGGGAAAAACACAACTTGAAACAGAAGGTTGTTGTAAAGCAATAACTTCTGAAGCAAGTTCTCCTGATCATCTTACTTGTTCTCAATTAGAAGAGGGGGATTGTACTGATTCTGATATTTGCAGATGGGATGCGGGTTGCATATTATCTGGTGCAGAATCGGGATGCTGCAGTACTAAAAATGGTTCGAATGATGGTAATGTAAAATGTTACACGAATGAAAATGACTGTAAACAGAATGGTGGAGTTTGGTTTCCTTATTGTCCATTTGAGAGAAATTTCAAGGCTAATATAGTTAACTCGGCTGATTGTCATACAAAATTAAATGCAAGATTTCAATGTAATCCTCAGAATTTGTATGGTGAACGAATATATGATTGTTGGGCATACGGAGATTGTGAGGATTGTTTACCTGATACATTACTGAATCCAAAAAGAACTTCCTATGCAACTAAGCAACAATGTAGAAATGCTGTAGCCACTGATGCTGATCCAATGGCAGGTCAGTGCAATGTAGCACCTAAAAAATGGGCATGTCGATTTAATAATGTAAATGGAGTTAAAGATTGTCAAGAAGTCGAATATGAACCTGTTGGTAATAAATTACCTGATGATTATTTTTGGACTGATAAAATATGTAGAAATAGAAGTGAGGGGCAATGTAAAACTAAATGGGAATGGGGTTGTGAATATGTACAATATGGCAATGATGAAGGAAACCGTGACTGTATTCCAGTGGAAGCGAGTTCTAATACATATCCAACTGAAGAAGAGTGTAGACAAAACAATCAGTTGTGTGCAGTTCGTCCTTACCCAGAAAATACACTTTTCAAATGTACTAATTCTCCAAATAGTCCCTGGAGGAAACAATGTTTACCTTGTGATGACTGTAAAATAGGAGATTTAGGAGTTCATACCAGTGAAAAAGAGTGTACTGAAGCAAGTTACGATTGTTCGGGATGTCCTCAGGTTGATGGTTGTGGGGATTGGCGATTACAGTGTCATAAAGGCCAGTTTAAGAATATTAACGGACAACCATTAGAATGTCCTGAACCAGAGCAAGGTTGGACTGTATGTCAAAATGCTGGTTGTTTTCCTGAGACCTTTTTGTCTGAAATTATCAAAAATTCGTAATAGATAAATTAGGTTTTAAATATAATGATATTTTATAATAAAATGATTAAAATAATACTTCCGTGTTTGGCTTTGATAATTTTAGGATTTTTCTTAGTTTACAGTGGTATAATTAGATATTATAAAATTAAATATAGTACAATAGAAAATTACGAACTTTTAACAGAATATAGTAAAAAACCAAAAATAGTGAATAATAAGGTAATTATTACTATAAATACTTCTATTAATAAATTAGACCAAGTAGATAAAGTAATACGATCTATTTTGGAACAAACAGTACGTATAGACAATATTTATTTAATGATTCCTCCAAATTCATCAGGGGAAACTAATATAACAAATGAACTGAAAACAAAATATAAAAAATTAGGAGTACATTTTTTCCCCACTGGTAAAGATTATGGAGAAGCCACTAATATAGTAGCAATATTATTACAGGAAAAACAATGCGATACAATAATAATAGCATTAAAAGACGATTGTATCTATGGAGATGATTATATACAAACTTTATTAGAAGAGTCCATAAATTCACCCAAATGTGTTCTACAAGATAGCGAAAAGACCGGTCTATTACTCAAACCTGAATGTTATGGAAATGATTGTCCCATTATGAATAAAAATAAGGATATATACACTGATGAATGGTTTTATGATAAGGCTAATAATTCCAAAATTATAAATTATAGTAAAAATCGTCGATTTTAATACTGAATAAGTATTAAAACAAGTTTATTAATAATTATGCCCGATTTTGTCGATGCTTACCCAAAGTCCCTATTCCAACAAAAATTAAGCCAAATAAAACTATTATCAGACCTACAATCCATTTACCACTATCTTGTATCAATGAAGCCTCACCAGGATTAGTATCATAATAATCTGAATCGTGAGGTACATAATATATATCTACGGTTTTAGCATTTGATATATTTTTGTCTATTTGTAAATTTGCACCAATAAGAGCAGAAACTATTTTATTAGCCTTTGTATCTGTATATGTTACATTGAATGCATTACAAACATATTTATTGGCGTTGGTAGGATCTTGATTACATATTATAGGTTTGCTGTCACTAGTATCGACAACAACATTGGCTTTAGTTTGTTCAGAAAATCTAACACCACTAGACATTAACATAACCATTGCATATATGCCCAAAATCATAATATATAGTCCAAAAAAGATGTTAATATTTGCGGAAATTATTGGTTGACTTAATGCAAACGCTTCAGTAAGCAGCGGATATTTTGACATAAATTGAGACATTGCATAGAATAAAAGTCCAATTATACCCAATATAAGTAATAATAAAGTTTGATTCATTTTATATTTTAATCAATATAAAATTTAATTATAAATCAATTAACTCTATTTTGATCTTACAATTTTCAATATTACCATAATAGGATTTGAATAAATAGGGGTAATTGTGTACTTTTCTATAACGAAAAGTTCTACCGGTTATATTTCGTTTTAAATCGAATGGAGGAACTTTATCAATTAGTTTTAAATATTCTGTACGTACTAAATTAAAATCTACCATGGGTAATAGTACAATTCCTTCCCATTCACGTCTTTTACCTGCTAAATCGATTTCAAGTACAGTAGGACAATGTTTCTTTAATGGGGAAATATCATTGGTTAACAACTCTGATAATGGTTTAGGTAACATATTTGAATTTTTTGGAGGTAATACACATAATAATTGTTGAAAAGGAGTTGTAGGAATACTATTAGAATAAGTTGGGAAAGAAAAACTATGTACATATTGTGCTAATACTGATGCAGGTAAAGCATAGTATTCTGTGTAATGCCATTTCCAATGAGGCACGCCTTTAGTATAATATGATAATACCCATTGCATTCCCTCTAAATAATCGTGAGCATTTTTTTCTAAATTTTCTTCTTTAATACATGCAGTACAATATATTTTCTTGTATTTTTCAATATCAATAGTCCATTTCCCTTCGTTCTGTATCGAACACTTTTCTAGTAAAGGATCCGGAAAGAACGCGGCTTTTTTACTCAATTTTCTTTCAAAATTCTCTTTTTCTGTGTATCCTATTGTTTCTAAAAAAACTTGTACACACTTTGGAATAAATCTTATTCCGTTCGGATTAATTGTTGTTAAATGACCATATGTACTACATATAGTTTTATAAATATCTATCATTAACTCTATACCGTCTTCTATGATCTCAATGGAAGGAATATGGGGCAAAAAATCGTTACCAACCATAAAACACATGAATATAAAATCATTTATACTACAAATAGGATTAAATTTAATCGTGTCGTGTTCCCATTTTAATATTGAAGATAATTTATCATGCACCTTACCAATATCAATGCAAAAAAAGTCATTAGTAACATCATATAAGTCTTCTCTCAATATATAAAACTTAGGTAAATGTGTACCTAATGCTAACATAATTAGATCAGCATCTAAACCATGTATACAGTAACTTTCATCCTTGTTTCCATAAAAACGTATATAATTTATTATTTTATGTTCACCTTCCCCTGGAGCCTTTTCATTAGAGAATATTATTTCAATATTCTCCCATCTTTTGTCAGTATGAATTTGACTTCTTATATACCAATCAATATATTTAGTCAAATAATCCATAAATTTAGTTCCCGGAGTAATATTATTGCTGTCAAATAACGACATTCCTGTGTTTTCGATAGCACTTCTGTAACGTCTTTGACGTTGTTGATTTTGTTTGCTAATAGGTGCTGGACCATCAACACACAAAATTAAACGTTTATTAGGAGTAACAATATTAAAAATAGTATCAATCGTGTTACAAACATCTTGAAACATTTTGAGTTGAAGATTTACAAGATTAGGCTTAATTTTACGTGTATGTAAAAGTCGTGGGGGAGTTTTATAATTACCATATTCATATATTTTTTGAGCACTGGTATGAAATATACCATTCATATCAATCATTAGATTATCAACATTAATTCCTTTATCTTTCAATGCTTCCTCTTTGTTTACTTTGTGAGTGTGTTCAGAAAATTGATTCTTGAACCACATAAAAAAGTGTTTTATGCCCATTTGTTTTATTAATTCTTAAGAATCTTGTCCTTAAGAATCATTTTTAAATATAAATATCAGGTTCCATCGTCTATTTTTTTACAATAACCAAGACTATCATCTTGAAAGGCCCCACGAAATAAGTTACAACAGGGACACCCAATATTTTTAAACTGACTTTGTAGCAAAACTCCTCTAGCACGCACCATCTAATTTATTATGATTTACATAATAAATTATCATAAAATTATTTACTTTTCCCTAAAAGTCGTTTAGGAACCTGTGGTATTGCATCCTCCTCCTCTTCAATATCTGAAGTTTCCTCTACTGCAGTTACACAATATTTCTGATAGAAAGGTAACTCAGTAATAGGTAACATTAGATCTGGAGATAAATTCTTTTCCATTACTTCTGTTAATGCTATCAACATGTTTCTCATATTATCAATCTCTTGTTGATCTAGATAAGATATAGTGCACTGTTGCATTATGGATGGTTGGGGTTTTTTAGTAGTAGGTTCATGATTCGAGTTAGAATCGCTTTTTTGTTCTTCGTGTCCTTCAGATTTACTACATAACCATTTCTCTACTTCCTTACGTTTTCCTCCGGGAAATATCCAACCACCGAATTTTTCTCCACTCTCCTTATCTGTTAAACGAGCATTCCATGTACCACCAATAGTTTTTATTTCTTCTTTATAGTCACGGGTGTCACCCCTTAATACAAATGATTTTGCTGTATAATCTTGAATTTGTATGGAAGACATGATTTTTATTTTGATCAAAATAAAAATCACTTATTTTCAATTTTATTTATACTTTAATTTATAACCAACATAAAAGGTTGCTGCAAATATAATCACTAATAAAGCGATGAGAACCCATAATATTGGATTTCCCAGTTTTTTATATAATGGTTCGTTATTACCTATATCATCATCTTTTACAACTGTTTCGTAAGACTTTGTAAGTTTATCTAAGGTAATCTTAGAAGGATCCGTATTAGTTTCGGCCAATAAATTGACGGCTCTACTAGCATTAATACTTACATCCGTTTTTTCAGCACTAGCGTCTTGTGCAGACAATCCTTTAGTATTTTTTGTCGCTTTTGACTCAATAATATTCTTTAAGAAATCATAAAATTCTGATCCCCATTCACGTATTTTACATTCATTATCACTATTGAGATATTTTTTACATAAAGTATCATCACCACAACAACCACCGGGACAAGTTGAAGGACAAGAAGAGGATTTATCGTCTTTCGTATCGTCTTTCGTATCGTCTTTCGTATCGTCTTTCTTATTATCCGACTTAGTTTCCTTATTTTTCTTATTTTTCTTGGGTTGAGGTTTTTGATTTTTTGTTGGATCAAAAGTTTTTGATGCTTCACAACATTGTACACAAGTTGGATAAGTTTTCATAGTTCCGCATGCACCTGCACCCATTAGTTCACAAGTCCCTGTAGAATCCATACAATAAGTTCCATTTGAATAACCTGAACATCTATCATCACAATCATCGTCATCATCATCAGATGGTACACAAGGTGTACCAGCACCTGATGCTAATTTACAACCTTGTGGACAATCACCACAAGCACTGGCACCTTCTGTACAGCATACACCAGAGTCACCCCCATACCGCATTATATCTTGTTCTCGTCTGCAATCAATACTACAATTTGAAACTGGAACGGTAGCATCATCACAAGATAAACACGGAGATCCTTGAGTACATTGTCTACTGCAATACGCTGAATCATTAGAGTTATATGGATTACTAGAACTATCACAATATTTTTGGCATGTTGATGAATTATTTAATTCACCCATTTGGGTTGCAGCCTGTTGGGCCCAGCAGGCTGCACAATTATCATCTGTTGTTTGAGATTGGTCATCATCAGCATATTGTCTACAAAAAATACCTGCATAACCTGGGTCACGTATCATACTGGTATCATCATTATATTCAGATTCGTTACACATTTCTACCATAATTTGATAACATTGTTTACATGCTTCTTCTTTTGACTCAAAATCATCTAAATTATTAAGTCCAAAATTTTTATCTCCATCACATGAACTTGATGGGTAAAAGTCTCCGTTACCATCGGGCGATTCTTCATTACAATATTTATTATATGTGACCTCATTCATTTTATTTAAAGTAAATATATTAACTTTGAAATAAAAAATTGAGTGATTTCAAAGTTGGGGCCAGAGTACAATGTTATAAAGTTGTTACGACGTAATTTTTGAAAATTAATTGCTGGTTGTACTCTTAATATATAACAATATATTAAAAATTTATTTTGTGTTAAAACATAATTGTACCCCCAAAACTTGGGTATAGGCATCGTATAGGGCGTGATGATGGTTAGTATTTTCTATTTCACTTAATGAAAAGTTAGAAATATCAAAAAGTGTTCTAGTGTCTCTGGTATTCCAGAATTTCCATGGTGGTTCCATGTCGCATGCTCTGTAGGCAGAACCTAACACCACACAGTCAAAATCATCTCCATGACCCCATATTTTTGTGTATCTGTTTGATCCGAACCAATTTGTAAAGTCCGTAAGCATTTCTTTTAAAGGAACTCTACCTTCCATCTTAAATGCTTCTTTTTTAGCCTCTGTATCTTGTGATAACCACCATTTTGTAGTTTCCTTACAATGATGTAATCCAACTTCAATACAAGTTTGTATTTGGATTCTACGGTAAAAGGTGTCAAGTTCTTCTAGAGGTTTTTGTGGTCCATTCCTATTAAATCTAACAGCACCTATAGTAAGAATGATGGCATTGGGTCTTGTACTAAGTGTTTCTAAGTCAATCATTACGTCTGTCATGTTATAAGTTTAGTTTAGGAATATGTGTCTATAAATCTTTTGATTTTTTCGTATGGAACAACTAGATGGTTATGAGTTCCTGTTGTTTCAATAGATTCTGTGCATAAATTTGTGACAGATTGTACAATAAATGGAGTTATTAATTCATCTTCTAGACTATATATACATAAAGATTTACCCAAATATCCATTTAAATAAACTAAAGTATTAAATTCTTGGAAAAGGTTAGATAATATCTGTAATTTTGAATATAAATATTGTTTGAATAAAATTTGCATAGAGGGTAGCGGGGCTTCTAAAATTAAAATAGGAATATTATACCTTCTGGCAGCATAAGTAGCAATTGGTGCGCCTATAAATTGACCATATAATATTATATTATCTGCCTCATAAGTTTGTCTTACTGTTGCTGTTACGATAGAAACATCGTTAAATAATTGCTCCTCAGTTGGAATTCCTTTACTTAAACCATATCCAGAATAGTCAAATATAAGTACATTATATCCTAAATTATTGAATTGTTTAATTTTATCACTGTGGTAAGATATATTACCTTTATTTCCAGAACAAATAATAACAATTTTATTACTATTAACACTGGATTCCCATGCATATAAATGTTTAATGTTTAAGGCCTTATAACTTTCGTATGGTAATATAAATTTGGAGGAAGGTCTAAAATATAAAAATCTTTTAATTAGAACCACTATAATCAAAAGTAATGAGAAAAATAATATAATTATTTTACTACAAGTATCATTATTCATTTTCTAAATCTTAAATTTAACACTATAGATTAGTTTAATCTCTGAGTTGCGAAAAAATTAATTCTATTAGATTTAAGATTGTCATTCTTATCTTCTGATCTCGAAACTAGTTTAATTGTTTTAATTGTATTAACGGCCCCAATAAGTAATTTACTTATTTGTTCAGGATTTTCAACATTTTGTCCAAATATATTGACTAAATGGTTTTCTATAGTTTTAGATGGTGCTTGAGACATTTTAGAATACAACATAGTTTCTAATTTATTGGTAGGAAATTTGCTACCCCCCTCGTCATCCTCATCCCCGAAATCTATTAGGTCTGGATAATTTCCTTCATCATCGGCATCTTCATCGTCATCGCCCTGCTCCTCATCCTGATTATGTACAAAAGGTAAGATAGAATCTTCTGTATCAATTGTTTTTAATATAGTCTGATCTTCCGATTCATCTCCCTCTACGATATTTTTGGTAATATCATCGGATATATCTTTTCCCATAATAATATTAGATGCCGCAGTTATATCTACTTCTGTAATATTAACAGGTAGTTGAGTTTTCATATTAAAATTACGTAATCCGGTTATAACATTAATTAAGGCTGAAAGTATACAATTATCTTTTGGATTAGAGAGTAAATCCTGTTCTAAACAGGGACTATCGATATCAGAAAGTATTTCTTCAGATTGTACTATAATCATTCGGATATCAAATATTTGTTGTTGTGTGGCGACATTAAGTATTAAATATAAAAGAACAGCAATTCTTTTCCATATTACCTCTATAATTTCCTCTCTACGTTGGTTACGACTTTCGTTATTCTTTTTAACCTCTTTCAATTGATCTTCGGACATTTCTGAATCTGGAATAACTATTTTTTTGCTCTGATCACTGGGATCAACTTTATATAAGTAAAAAGGTTTGGATAAACCTAAAATATTACATGATTTTTGGAAAAATAAACTGCGAAATTCCTCAGTAACTGGGCTTTTAATCTGTGATGTACGTAAGTAAATATTGCTACAAGGTTGATATATATTGTCTAGTACATTGGCTGCAAATTCCCCATTTAGTTCTTCAGTTGCATTTAGATCTTTCTCATATTTTTCATAAACATAATTCTTCACTATTCCCAAGGTTTTACACATATCTGAAATTTTCATCATTATCCAAGCCTTGAAGAAAGCATCTTTGATTAACATTTTATCGATATAATTAACGTCAAATTGTTGCATTTCTAAGGTTTCTCGTTGTCTTTCTAATGAGAATACATCACGTAAAGATTCCCACTCTTTTCCAACATAGTTTTGACCTGTTTTATCGCGCCCCGAACCAAGTATAGGATCATTTCGATCGTCCCATATTAAGTGGGCATCTCTAGTTAAAAGTAATATATCTTGAAGAACTCGATCTTCAAATTTGACAATTAGTCCTTTATTAGCGTAATGTTTTAACTTCGATACATAAACTTCTTCCTTATAGTTATTTAGTTTTCTGTCTAAGATATTGACGTCTATAAAATCTTGATGTTTATTGGATGTATTAGATTGTTTTGCATTTTCGCTTAGAATACTATTGTAAGCGACTGATATCTGTCCTCCATTATAATATTCAAATAATTTGAATACGAGATAATGTGATATAGTTGGGAATTTACGTCCATTAATAGTAAATAAGGGTAACAAACTATTCACATTTACACCATCATATCCATCATACCGTGGCGATAATATAACATGGTTTAGTGATTCTTTGGAATCTTTTGGTAATGATGTTTCGTCCGCATAAATTTCAAACGTAGGGAGTTTTACTCCTGATTTATCCAAGTATACTTTCCCGAGATTGCTTTTTTGTCTGCTTTCTTTGGGTAATTCATAACTTTGTATCTGTATTACTTCTTGATCAGTTGGTATTTTAATGTTCGCAAGTGCAGAATCTATTTCCGTTTGTACGTTTTCAGGTAAATTTTTATTAGTATATAGCGTATCTAATTTTGTATATATTTCATTAACTTGGGCTAAAGTCAAAGATGACATTAATTTAAATATTTGCTGAGCATATTTATTTTTTTCTAATTCTGGGTATTGTCTTTTGATTGTATCAGTTAAAAATATGTCAGTTATAACACTTCTTCTTAATCTTTTTTGATATTCTTGATAATTCTTGATGTATTTTTTCCTGATTAGGGGTATCAAGGCATTAGGATTCTCCAAAATATTGTATATATCTTGATCAATATGTGTGGATAATGGCACCAAATTACTCTGCTTTGGTGCGCTACTTGATTTAGTAAAACGTGAAATAGGACGACGTTTAGGGTTTTCATTTTCGCCGTATTCTATTGATTCAAGCTTACTTAGGTCTTGTTTACGATCTGATAACTTTACTTGGCTGTTTATTATTGTTTCAAGTAGTGGATCATTTTGAGTTTTAGACGAATCTACATCTTTTGGACGTTGTTGACGTGGTGGTGCCACCATCTTATTGTGTAATTGTTCAATTACAATCTCTTGGCTTGGGTATTTGTTCTTAATTTCATTAAAATCTAACATTGATCCTCGCGCGTCGGCTCCACGAATTATACTGGCAACAGTTTGTCCATTAAATTCTCTTAAATCATCACCTCCATTAGTAATTTTATCGGTTAATTCTTTATAAATAATATAAGTTTCGTATAAATTTTGTTCGTATTCTTTCTTTTGTTTAAGAACTGCTTCTTGGTTATAATCATTCTGAAATGTCTGACGAAGTTGTTCTAATGCTTTTCCATATAAATTATCACCTTTTCCGTTTTTTATACCTAATTTAGTATTGTTAGATATATAATGAATGTCGGCATTACCGGTTTTAAGTAATAAATGTTTAAGAGATTCATTATCATTGAATCTTTCTTCTAAACTTTTATCCTCAATTAAAGCATTCATATATACTGATTTTAGTTCTTTTTCTATTAATTTATCAAACTCTGATTTGATTTCATGAGGTTTCCCATTAAAATTACGTAATATTGTTTTATGTGAATTTTGTACCAACATATTTGAATAAATATATTTAGTAACATTATCATAAGTAACACCATCAATTCTCATTTTATGGATAGCATTATTACTTAATGGACCATAGGGACGTTCATTTGGTGAATATATTTTAATTGTCGGAACTATCATCTTTATTATTTGTTATATTTAATAGATTTAAATAAAAGTTTAACAAATTATAAATGAGTGGACTATTATTTCTAACTGCCGATGATTTTAATCTCGTTAAAGGTGCTAAAGGACCAATCATGACTAATAATATTCAGGGTTTTTCTCTGATATTATTCTTTTCTACTCAATGCGAACATTGCCAATCGTTAATACCTATTTTTAAATCTTTACCGGGAACTGTTGGGGGGTGCCAATTCGGTATGATAAATGTTAGTCATAATAAAAAATGTATTATGATGTCTAGAAATAGTATAGCACCCATAGAAGTAGTGCCTTATATAATCTTATATATAAATGGTAAACCATATATGAGATATCAGGGTCCTCATTCTAAAGCAGAGATAACTAGATTTATTGTAGAAGTATCGCAAAATATTCAAGGTAAACAACAAACGTTTACTAAGGACAATAATCGTCAGATAACACAAGACTCAAAATCCGGAATACCCGCTTATTCTGCGGGTCAACCACTTTGTGGACCTGATGATAAAGTTTGTTATTTAGAATTTAACAATGCATATGGTCATGGATCTAGTGGAGGTCCCAATCCAAATCAAGGTAGAAAAGGGATTCCATATGCAGCGGGTATGAATTAAAAATGATTTTTAAAGGAGTTAACACTTTAAAAATAAATGAGTGGTTTCCCATTATACGATAATTTAATTAAAGATTTACCCAAAAAAGACCTAACCCCTAAACAAAAAACAGACTTTATAACTAATATTTCCAATATCGATTTAACTGGTCAAGAACTTATATATGCCCTAGTTCAATTTTATTACTTATGTGAAAATTCAGAATTATCGACTAACTTACCTTATAAGGGTATTAAGGAACAAAAAGATAATGAATTGTATAATATTACTTGGAATCTAAGTGATTTCCCAATCAAATTAAGGGCTTTATTATACAAATTTATGAATATGCATCTCAAAACTTTACAAGAGGAAGATACTAGGAACGAACAAATTTTAAAGGATTGAAAATAATGATTGCTATTATAATTATTATTATTATAGAGATTATAATAATAACTATAATCATATTGAAGTTTTCCTTATTATCTATATTTTTAATAGAAAACAACCCTACATTTTTTGAATCATTACTTTCTAAACTATCACATAACCCAAAACATCCTTCATGTCTATAAACATCTACTGTTTTACCTTGATCGTTTGTATATGTACCTTTTTCTCCATTAATAGTCATCTTTTGAATAGGTACACTATGACATATGTCATCATTTTTACAGTAATAACCATTCATTTTTGATTGAAATATAAATTTAGTTCCCTCCCCATCCATGGCAACTAACCTATTATTTTGGTTTAGATTTATTGTATATATTTCATTATAAACAAGTTTAAACTCATCTCCATAAAACAACATGTCTCCACGATTTTTACTAGCATTTACCGGTAAAATTTCAAATATACCCTCTGTAATTTCTTTAGTATCTATCGATAATTGTTTCCATATCAAATCGGGTTTTACTCCATTTTTAACGGCTATTAATGCTGTTCCCGGAACAGATATAATTACTGGTTGTCCATATCGAACCGGTAAATGATGCATAGATAAACTACCTAATTCTTTACTATGTAGTAATTGAATATTAATATCAACAGTTTTATTCATATATATTGGACTGTCATTGGATATATCCTTTGTTTCCTTTCCAATTCCTTTACTTGAATCAGATAATAATAAGGTTATTATATCTTTAAAGAATACAACATTTGCTCTATTTGGTGGGAAATCAAATAATTCATTATTCACAAACGTAGAAATATTAACTCCATCTAAATCATACAATTCCTGATCTACTAATCTATACACTGGATTTAAATCTGGATGTCTGGCCGTTCTAATAGGTACACATATTGTATCTCCGTTATCGAATTGAATATGGTATCCTGCTGCACATTCTCCTTTGCATTCAGCAATACATTCATCAATAGTTTTATTATCGTAACAAATTCCATCAATAGTATCATTACAATCAGCATTTGCAAGATTATTCAAAATTGTCTTTGGCCAAATTAACCATTTACCTTTTTGGACAGGTTTATTTATATTCCAATAACTCATTTATATAATAAGAACATTTTAATCTTATTTATTCATCACCACCCCAAACTCCAGGACTATATGAAGAAGTTATTTCTAGAGCCCCATTACTTATTCTAGCCGTTTTTTCTATATTTTTAGTGGTTATTGGGCGTACATTTGCTTCACTTGTAATAGTGTTGAGTAAAACTTTTATCATTATATTTTCATCACAATTCCATGTGCTTTCTTCTACCTCTATTTGAGGCGCACCATTTGGCCATACACACCACTCATTATCCGTAGTTCCTGTTTCATAATCAAATACATCTTCACACCCCTGCGCAACTGTCAAAGTAATTATATTATATTCTAAACAATTTATTGGTAATACGTCCTTTATTTTATTAATATATATACTACCATCATCATCAGATTCAAAAACTAACGTTAAATCATTAAACGTTAATCCATATCTCGTATTTGGTGCTAAATTAAAGATTCTTTTTAATCCTTTATTCTCCCAACTAGTTACTGGACTCGTATCGGAGTTAATGGGATACACACTAGAATCATCTTCAGTATAAGTAGATGATAATACTAACTCATATGTCTCATTATTACTTCCTGTCAAACCCCTCTGTATAGATGTATTAGTTGGATTATCTAATTTACTTTTTATTAAAATCTTACTTATTAAATATTTACATCCCAGTATCAATATAACTAGGCATATTATCCAAAATACATACCCTATTATTTTTTGATAATGATAGTTCATTCTTTATTTTATACAATGATTATATAATATATTTAAAAACACGATATTTATTATGAAAAATGAAGTCTTTTAACAAACTGAAAACTGTACCTGTTAATAAAACATTAGTATTTTATTCTCCAATAGAAGGGGATGATGTTCTTGTTCGTACTGGAACTATTGCAGAAGGTTCCTGTTTCTTCCATGCGTTGTTACATGCCGTATCTAGTGAATATACTGGAATGGATAAAGGTGGAAGAATGAAATTTGTACGTAAATTACGTGCCAGTTTGGCAGGAAAAGTTGACAAGGAAACTTGGGAGGAGATGGGTAATGGTATATTATCTAAAATACCTTTCCAAGAGAATGTACATAGTATTTTAACTAATTTTTATAAATTTATTTTAAATGTGAATGGAACAGACAAAATTAAAGGAAAATCCACTCGCCGAATTATTTCAAAATTTCTGGTTGATGACAAGGATTTTGAATTATTTGTTATTTTACTGGAAATAGTATCTCTTCAAACTTTAGAACAAGATATACTGCCAAAAGCCTATACTGCTACAGCCAATAAAAAAATTCAAACATCTTGTAAAGAAATCATAAATCAAATAATTAATTACTTAGACTCTTCTTTAGAGTTTAAATCCCTATCAGAGACACAACAAGATTTAATAGGACAAAAAATGATTAAATTTATTACTGCTGTTCAACATGAAGCCGAAAAAGAAGCATTTGAACACTATGTTAAAAGTTTAGAAAATGTACATAGTGAAATTGACAGTTCTACTCTAGAATTAATATCGAACCGTTTCAATAGGGATATTTATTTCCTAAATGCATCAACAAGACTACCATATAATTACTGCCCTAATTTAAATATTAAAAATCGCAGGTCTGTAATTATTTTATGGATTGATGACAATCACTATGAAATTGTAGGACGATTATTACCCGGTAATCGTATTCAACGTGAGTTTGCCACCGATGATGTAATCATCCAAAAATTTAAAGATTTCTTATTTGATCATGAAAACTTTCTTAATAAGTACCCAGAATTAACCGAATACTTAAATAAAAACACTAATAATCAAGAGGAACAGGATAGTGACAGTGATGTAGAATCAGATCCCTATTATGATTCATCTGAGCATGGGTCTCCTTCCCGCTCCCGTCAAAGTTATAGATCCCGTCAAAGTGATAGATCCCGTCAAAGTAATGGATCCCGTCAAAGTAATGGATCAAACTATAATTCAGAATAATAATTAGATATGTGAATATATAATGGCACCATTATACATTCTATTTTAAAATAAATATTGTTACCATATAAATGGATATAAATGATATAACAGATTTCTTACCTAAATATCCGAATATTACACCTTATGAACAGGAAGTTTTTAATCCATATTCTGATAACAAATTTTATGAAAACATATATAAGAAAAAAGAATTTTACGATCAAAGACTAGAATCTGAGGAAGATTTTCCTAGTGAGGTAGGTCAATTAATGAAACATCAAAACATAATTGCTAGATTTTTTGCCTCTTATACCCCCTATGACAGCCTTTTATTAGTTCATTCAATGGGTACAGGTAAATCATGTTCAGCAATTGGTGCTATAGAGGCTATAAGAAAACAAGATGCTGGTTTTAAAAGAGCCTATTTCTTTGCAAAAGGGAATTCACTTATAGATAATTTTAAACAAGAAATTGCATTTAAATGTACTAACGGAAGATATATTCCCGCAGATTATCAAGATTTGACTAAACAACAAAAAGTAACAAGACTGAATAAGTCCCTTAATACATTTTATTCATTTGATACATTTGATAAATTTGCTAAGAAAATTAGTAATATGACACCGGATATGATCGCTAAACAATATAGTAATATAATCATTGTAATAGATGAAGTGCATAATTTACGTCTCAAAAAGGATAACCAAAAATTAAATATGTATAAGGAATTCTGGAAGTTCTTACATGCTGTAAAAGGTTGTAAAATACTTCTAATGTCTGGAACTCCCATAAAAGATGATGTTCGGGAAATTGCATCTATAATGAATTTAATACTTCCCATAAATGCACAACTACCAACAGACACTGAGTTTTTGACTAATTATTTTGACAGACAAAGTAGCGATCCACCGCCAGTTACTCATAGACAAAACGCCGATGATAGTTGGTATATATATAATGTTAAATCTAATAGAATAGATGATCTTAAAAGAGCATTAAAAGGTAGAGTATCTTATCTCTCTACTATGCCATCTAAAGTACCTAAAGTTATGCAAGGTACTACTTTAGGAGGGTTAAAACATTTTAACGTAGTTGAAAATAAGATGAGTAAGTTTCAAACAACCTATTATTCACAAGCATATCAAGAAGATATTGGAAAAGATAAATCAGGTATTTATGATCAAAGTCGTCAAGCCTCTTTATTTGTCTTTCCTGATGGTTCATGGGGGTCGAAAGGGTTCAAAAAATATATAAAATCCCAGAAAAAAGGGGTTTTCACAGGAGACGACGGTGTTAAAAAACAATTGTCTAACTTTAGTATGCATCCAGATCTTAAAGATGCCCTCAACGCCTCCACAACCGAAGGAAAACTAGAAAAACTTAAAAAATTCAGTACTATCTATCATGCAAGTATAATTAATATTCTACAGTCTCAAAAAGAGGGCAAAAATGTCTTTATTTTTAATCGTTTTGTAGAAGGTTCGGGTCTTATCTTATTTGGACTTATATTAGAATCTTTTGGATTCTCTAAAGCATCCGCTACTATTCCCGAATTTGATCAAGAACCTAGATATGTTATACTCACAGATAAAACTATCTCTTCTGGACAAATCAAAAACGTCATTAATAGATTTAATAAACCTGATAATGTACAAGGTAAAATTATAAATGTTATTATGGGCTCTTCAATCTTACGGGAAGGATTTTCATTCCAAAATATACAAATTATTGACATACAAAATCCATGGTTTAATTATTCTGAAATAGACCAAGCCATAGCCAGAGGTTATCGTCTTGGTTCGCATCGGCAATTAATTGGTCTTAATATAAATCCCATTGTTGATGTATATCAACGTGTAGCCGTCCCAGATCCTATAGTGATGAACCCACCTGTTAGTATCGATTTATATATGTATGAATTATCTGAACGTAAAGATATAAGTATCAAAAATGTGGAAAGACTTATTAAAGAAGCAGCATTCGATTGCGCCCTAAATTTTGCCAGAAATAGAATAGATGCTGAAGATGGTTCTCGTGATTGTGAATATATGGAATGTGATTATGAATGTGATGGAATCGACATGTCAATGGTCAATAATCTTAATCCAGATGAATTGGATTATTCTACATTCCAACTATATTATTCAACACCTAATATTAATATAATCATAAATATAATTATTAATTTATTCAAAACAATATTTATCACTAGTTTAGATTCCCTATATCTACAATTAAATGAGTTTAGTAAATTTGATATAATATCAGCCTTATATACTATGATTAACCAAAATACCCCAATTTATAATAAGTATGGCTTAATCTCTTATATCAAAGAATATAACAATGCTATATTCCTTATTGACAGTCTATCTGTTATAGGTTCTTTCTTATCTGACTACTATACTCAATACCCTTATATTATACCTTTTAATAATACTTTTAAAGATATATACAATAAATTATACTATGACACAAAATTACCTGATCAAATAAACAAAATTTGTAAAATGAGTGACCCCGATACAATAATCAATTCTATCAAAACTTTACCACTTGAAATACAAGAATATTTTATTGAAGCAAGTCTGCAATCACAAAAACTTAATAAACCTACTACTATAACCAGGGATGTAATATTAAATAAATTTTCCAACTATTATGGGGAAATTGACGGTACTATCGCTTCTTGGTATTTATATGAATCACAAAACATTATTTACTGCTTCGACGAAAACAAAATAGAGTGGTATAAATGGATAGAATGTACTGACCAAATTGCTCCTGAAATAGAAAAAATTAAAACAAAAGTTAAGAAAACTTTGGAAACTAATCCTTACGGCTATTATGGACAATATAATGATAAAGACGATAAGTTCTGTATTAGAGACGTATCACAAGACCTAAGAGAACAGGGAGGACATAAACAAACACGTGGTAAAGTATGCAGTTTTTGGGAGGCCAATCAATTATATGATCTAGCGATTGATATTCTCAATATACCTATTCCAAAAACTCAACCATCTCCAGATATATGGATCCCCCGATTATCCACCAAAGATAGAAAATATATCAATACTAAAGCATCAGATGTAAATAACAAAGAAAAACTATGGAACAACATTGTTAGTAAAATTATTGGTTTGACTGCGGGAGCAAAACCGGTTGTAGATCAGAATGGAAACCTGAAATATAATAAACAATATATTATGAAGCAAACTCCCGAAAAAATACACCAAATTATTTATTGGAGTATTAAAAAGAAAGAACAATTGTGTGAAGAACTAAAAATATGGTTCGAAGAACAAGGATTAATGAAAATAGAACCACAATGTGGTAAAAAAGGTAAATAAATTTATGATTAACCTAAAATAAATTCGATATTTTAGTTGTTAATTTTAAGACAAAATTAACATCATGTCGCAAGTTCTTGCTAAAAATATTGAAAACATGGTTTTCAATTCCATTATAGAATATATTCAAATTGTGGCTCTTACATATGATCTAGACGCAGATGAACTAGAACAAATATGGAATGAAAATTTTGGTGATAACCAAAAATCACCACCCACTAAACCATCACCACCCACTAAACCATCACCACCCACTAAACCATCACCACCCACTAAACCATCCTCACCCACTAAACCATGCTGCGAAAAACCATCTCTGGTTGAAAAAAGTGATCGTTGTGAGTATGTTTTCTCTAAAGGTGCACAGAAAGGTGAACAATGCCCATCCAAACCACAATCTGGTAAATATTGCTCTAAACATAAAAAATATGAAACAGTAGAGGAAAAACCTAAAAAGATTATGCCTCAACCACGTAAATCTGTAGGTTCACCTCCTAAAACACCTACAGGAATAAAACCTACATCTCCAGAAATTTATTTACGTAAACACAAAGTTATCAATAAATTCTGGAACAAAGAAACTGATATTGTATTCGAAAATATGGAACAGGGAAAAGTTGCCATCGGGAAATGTGTAAAGGACAAACTAGTACCTTTAACTTCTAAAGATATTGAACTCTGTAAATCAAGGAGATGGAAATATGATTCATCTTTTCTTAACGAGGGTGAGGAGGACCAAGGTGAGGAGGACCAAGGTGAGGAGGACCAAGGTGAGGAGGACCAAGGTGAGGAGGACGAGGGTGATGCGAGTACATGGGATGATCGAGACCGCCGAGAATCAACTCCCCAAGAGATTGATATCACTGGTGGATACGAAGAAGAAAAATCATCTACAGATAATGTAACTAAAGCAATTAAAACTATAACTGCAGTTCCTGATGAACCTATTAACGAATCTGCCAAACAAATCAAAAAATCTATGAAAGACGTAATTCATACAACTAATAAAGAAGCAACTGATATTGTAAGTGTCTTAGAAAAATTGACACACGGTTCTGATTCTGATTCTGATCACGTAGAGGATGAGGAACAGGATGAAGACGATGATGAACTAGTTGATGAGGATGATGAACTAGTTGACGAAGATGATGAATAAATAATTATTACTCCTTAATTTATACTTAAAAAAGTATAAATTAACTTATCACAATAGTAAGTAAAAATTTTATCTCACGCTACAATTTCAGTACATTTCTACCCCCAAACATCTTGGGGAGTTGATTCTCGGCATGATTTAACTCCTCAACAAAGTTGGAAGGTAATACGTCGCTCCATGTAATACCTTGGTCCATATTTTTACTGAATTCAGTTGTTGCAAGTACACTTGTTAAAACATCTGCAACTTCCTCCTCCATTGCTTTGTATGCACCAATCAAATCGTCCTCTTTATTTGTTTTTTCTAATCTCCACCCGAGTACCTTTTTTGCTGTTAAAAAATTACATTTTAAATTCCAATAAACATCACCAGTTTGTCTTTCCAGGTCATCTCCTTGGTATTCGCTGATGCATTGGTTATAACTATTAATATTTTTGGCACGATCCCATGCTCTCATAGTGAGTTCATGATCCTTCATTTGCTGGTGCTCGCCGCCGAAGATAGGATCCGTTATCTCCACCTCCCTTAAACCTGCCCTTGTCCGGGAGGATAAAGGTGCGTCTATGAATTTACAGTAGTTTTGCAATCCAAATGAGGCATAACGCAGAAGACGTTGTCCATTTTCATCCCCACAAATACTTCCATAAAATTCAGCCCACATGTCGTTAAATGCCATAACGGCTGCTTCCCTCTTTCCGGCCGTGAAGGCTTTCAACCATTTTGCCTTAAATTTTAAATTCATAAAGGTGGTACCTACTTGACTATTTCTCGCCATTGTTTTAAATTGTTCTTTGTTCGCATTGAATGGATTTAACTTTACATATTGGAAACCCTGAGTTATACAAGTAAGAATACAACCCAAAGTAAATTCTAACAACAAACTTGTGAATAGTACATATAATGATTTAAACAAAGCCGAGACCTCCTCGTAAATACCCTCTGCACGTGCATGTTTCTCCACTCTCGCAATAAAGTTATTAAACTCTTTTGCTTGTTCCCACGTACCAAAACTTAGATAATTATATAACATTTTCAGTATATCGTATATACCACAAAAAACAATATTAATTAATTTACAAAGTTTAGTAATATAGGGACCTAGGGGTGTAGTCTCTAAATAATCTCGCAATTTCTTTGCTATTAAATTAATTGGATCAGATTCTACATGTGGAGTTTTTGTATGCTCCCACACCCCTTCACCGATCCCGCGCACGGCGCCTAAGCCGCCGCCGACCAACTTGTGCAATGACAATTCACTCTCATCAACAGGTCCTTCATCCAATTTCTTTCTACCCGGCGTCTCTTCCCCCAACTGCATATGCTGCAGCCACCCTTTTTCTTCCAGTTTTTCTTTTCTTCCTATCTCCCTCCCTCTCTCCATCCCTGTTCGAAAGCCTTCAGGTACATGTCCCAAAATTTTTAGTGTTTTAATTGTTCCGGTTGTACGATAGGCAACAGCATGACCAAACATTATCGATGTCATACCAATCTTAGAACTTCCACATAGCACCCAAGTGACTATTAGAAATAACATGCCAATGTACGGAACGGGATTTTGTTTTGCTTTTTCCCAAAAGTTTTTGAAAGTCTGCTTGAATGTCAACGGGGTACTTGTCTCCTGTGTTATAATCTCTTTTATGACCTTAAAAACTCCACAAATAACGGTGAATAAGAACCTACATGTTGAAATTATATACCGCAATTGTATGAATAATTTCGCTGGCCAAAGGACGAATTGAGTACTTATAGTTAATAGCCACTTAGCATGGATAGTGCCGGCGATCGCAGCGGTTAATCCTGGAAACATATATCCCATAAGTAAACTCATGATTGTAATCATATTCATAATATAGATAGCAACATCTATACTCTCATTAAAACTTATAAAATTATTGTAAGCACGACCCACGAGTGAGGACAAATTTATATATTGGAAACTACTACCAGTAATTCCCAATGGTTTAAATGCTCTATTCCTTAATTCCTTTTCCCAGGATGAAATTTTACCCATAATACCAGAACTACCTGGAATAAGTGTTCTACCAGCAATATAGTCTTTTAATACTTCCTCCCATACCGGTGCTTGGTCTGATGTTTTAAGTGCGGCATCCAATTGTTGAAATATTAGTTTATTGTCCTCCGCAAGAATGAAAAATTCTGATACTCTTAAACCTCTAGTAACAAGTACAGCAAGTTTATCATTGTGAATTTTATTGCAGAAGTCTAAACAACGTTCAAATACCCGAGGTCGACCCGGGTCTCGCCGTTCACATATATAATTACAGCGAGATTTTAACCATTCTTGAGTGAAAACTTTTATTCTTTCCCTGGTGATTTCTTTAGAATACAGTGGATCTTTAGAAGGAGTGGTATCTAATAATTTTTCTGATTTTACTAATTTTTGATAGGGCGTCATCTCATTCCAATCTGTATTTTCTTGTCTTTTACGCGCCTCTTTTATCAGTTCCGCCCTCGCCATTGCCCTCCTTCTCATAGTCCGATCGCGGGCTGCCTCTGCTGCCGCTGCTGCTATTTGTCCCTGTTCTTGTCTCCTCATAGTCCGACCGCGGGCTGCCTCTGCTTCCGCTGCTGCTATTTGTGCCTGTTGTTGTTGTAGCGGAACGTTTTCTAAGTTGTCTAAAACATTTAGATCTTCTTCTACAATTTGCTGTTGTCTCCGGTTGAGAGATGCTATTTGTGATGTTTTTGTATAATTTTTACGAGGTGACTTACGTCGTGACTTACGAGGTGACTTACGTCGTGACTTACGAGGTGACTTACGAGGTGACTTACGTCGTGACTTACGTCGTGACTTACGAGGTGACTTACGTCGTGACTTACGTCGTGACTTACGTCGTGACTTACGTCGTGACTTACGAGGAGACTTACGTCGTGACTTACGAGGTGACTTGATTCGTTTTGGAGATTTACGAATACTTTTAGACCGTCTACGAACTGGCTTAATAGATTTTCTTGGTCGTCGACATGATTTTTTAATTTGTTTACGAGACATGTTTTATTATTCTATAATATATAAAATTATTAGTGACAATTGATTGTACGACTTCAACTCATAGTAAGTGATAATATGAATTTTAATTGACCTTAATTAAAATTGATAAATAAATTAGAAATATAGAGTAAATGGATAAAGATGCCAGAAGGACCAGAATGTAAAACAACAGTGGACTATCTGAATAAGAATTTGCAGGGTAAGATAATTAAGGATTGGGTATTTTGCGGAGGTAAATATCCAGATGCCTATCCAGATGGATATATAGAGTTTAGTAATGCGTTACCATTAATGGTAAAAGAAGTATGTTGTAAGGGTAAGTTTATATATTTTATTTTGGAAGATAAGGAGGGTGTTAAATACTATATCTTGCATTCTTTAATGATGACAGGTAGATGGCAGAAAACTTATAATGATTATTGTAAGTGGTTTGTTGATCTAGATAATGGTAAAACGATATGGTTCTGTGATTCTAGAAGTTTTGCAACAGTAAAGTTTACTACAGAGGAAAGTATTTTGCAAAATAAGTTGGATAAGTTAGGACCAGACATCATGACAAAAGAATTTACATTGAGTATTTTTAAGAAATTAGTTAAAAAATATATGAACAGGAATATTACAGCCTTCCTAATGGATCAAGAAGTAATATCAGGATGTGGTAATTATTTGAAAGCAGAGATATTATTTTATGCTAAAATTTCGCCATTGCGTAAGATGTCAAGTTTAACAGATAGAGACCAGGAGATTTTGTATGAGGGGTTGCGTATTATACCTCGTTTATCGTACAATAAGTGGGGTACTGTAATTAAAAAATGTTTAGATGAAGATGGATTGTGTCATTATAGTATTAAAGAGTTGAAAGTTTATGGACAAGGACATGCTAAACGTACTAAGACAGCGGATGGTAGGATTACTTATTGGGATCCTAAGGAACAGGTGTAATATGATCTAAAAATTCTATTTATTATACATAAATAGAATGACTACTGATAATATGAAACAAACAATAAAAAAATTGTCACAACAAGTGGGAGACTTGACTAATAAATTACCAATTGAGGAAATAGAAATAAATAATGGTTTAGATTCCGGTAAATCAATGAATAATATTTTCGTTAATAATTTCAAGAATAAAAATTTCGTTATTTATACTATATTGCCGCTAATGGTTGGTATAGTATTGTATGTGTGGAAACCTGAGTTTTGTTTAGAAGAAAAAGTTGATATGAATACGGGAGAAGTAACTAAAAACATATCTTATAATAAACTAGTAGTATTTTCGGTAGTAGTAGGAGGTGCCTTGGTTGCTGGTTGTGTTGGGTATTTACATGGTCGTAAGTAGTTAATAGGTATCTTGTCTAGATAAATAATAGAATTTAATAATCCAAAAGAGAATTCCCATTAATAATCCTTTAATTAATGTATTAAGATAGGGAGAATTTTTAACAATTGGTATTATGGTAGATAAAATTTCATCAATTTTATTCAGAGATAAAATTATGTAAAGTATCAATATTATTATAGAGTCTTTTGATTCTTTAACGATTGCGTCAACACTGAATTTATTTTCAGGACTAAAAAAAGTATTAACTAGATGTATATCGTTAGGTGATGGCGGGTTAGTATCTACAGGGAGTGCATTAATTGGGTCTGATTCTTGCATCATTGGTTGCGGATACGGAATATTTGACATTTAAGAATTCTTTAATAAGGTTTTAAATCAAGTAATATAAATAAAAAATGTCATTGTCTTTACAAAAGTTAGAAAAAATATTATTCAAATATGATTTAACTATCCAAAAAATTTATACTATGGATGATAAGTGTATTTATCTAGAATTATTGAGTGTAAATACTGCGGAATTATGTTTATTATATATCCCTAGTAAGTACGAGATCACAGTAAGTAGGGGTGATAATGTTATGAGTATGAAATATATCGAAGTAAATTCTGATGGAACAATTCCAGATAATTATGCGGGTGAACCAGATGGTAATGAACTAGAGAAAAAATATGGTCAAATTGATTTGGATTTGAACATTACAAATAACCCAGATAACATGGAAGAACATTTAGAAGAAAACTACAATAGTACTTTATCTTTAAAAGATATTAGTAAGAAAGATTTGACTGAATTACGGGATATATTTAGACAATTAAAAAGACTGGGATATTCAGTTCAAAATTTAGGATATAAATTGTGTATAGTTTATAAAAATTATTTATGTTGTATTTGTAGAGATGATTCGTTTGAGGGGTATCTTATACCATATTTACGTGGTAATAAACAACGTAAAATGTTTGTTAGTGTAGACTTAGAAACTTTATACAAAAAATTTAATTCAGTTGGTATTGATATTATTACTATTAGACAAGGAATACAACAAATATTGAATAAAAATCAAAATAAACATACACACAATCTAAATCATATGCTAGCCTACAGAGATAACTTTAAAGAACATTCAGATAATATTTTAGTTAAAAAAGAACAAGAAACAACGAATTTAGAAACTTTAGAAGCGTTATTATCGAACCTAATAAAAGCAGAAAAACTCAACATGGACGATATAGAGGGTATTAATAAAAAATATAGTAATGATGCAAGTGTCAAGGGTTTACATACTGATATTCAAAAAAGTCACGAATTATCTAAAAAACAGGAAGAACTAACTAGAATAAAGTCACTTAAACAAGAAATCATTACGAATATTCTAAAAGTTAAGAATAATTTAGATAATATATCACTTAAAATAGATAAAATATGTTTTGACAATACAGTTATGTTAGATGCTATAATTAAAAATTTTAAATTACTAGGACAAATTTAATTTTATTTATATAGTATAAATGAAGTTCAAATGTGATAATTTTTTGGTTAGTTTTATCATTGTATTTATTGTATTCAGTATTTTTTACTATATTATCAATAGACAACGAGATTCTTTTAAATATAAAAAATTACGCAAAATAGGTCAAAAATTATTTAACATGATTAAGAAGAAGAAAAAAGATGTGATAACACCAACTGAAAATGAAAGTAAATATAAGTCTAGACTCTACTTAGATGCTAGACGTCAAAACCGTGCTGAAGGTCAGGTAGAAGATGGATATTAATCTTATATATATAAAATATATAAGATTGAAGAATTATTTACTGGCATGATTGCTTAATGTACTGAGCATTACAGTTATTAGCACCCTTACCGTAAGCATCGGTAATGTTGTAAAAACCACTGCAGGTTGGTGTCTTTAATCCATGGGTTAAAGCGTCGTAACCGATGGCCGAAAAATTGGGTACAATGTATAAGTTTTGGGTAGTCGACTTAGGAATTGGTGGTGTGTTCATGTAACCCATATTTTGTGGGACAATATTATAATTCTGAAGATTGGCGTACGAGCATCCGTTGCCAACATATCCGGCTTGTTCTCCTGTAGACATTTTTTATTTGTTACAACATTTTAAATTTTTCATTATTTTTGCTTCTTCCCTTGCCACTTTATCAACAATCTCATTATATTTATTTCCATTATGGGCTTTTACCCAATTCCATTCTATCCTAATATCTTTACTTACTTCGTCAAACTTATCCCACAAATCTATATTTTTATTACGTTTCCACTGGTTCTGTCCACATTTCATAACCCATTGACTATCAGTGTTAATGACACAATCTTCCTGCACAAATTCCAGCGCTTCAATCACCGCCATTAACTCCATACGATTATTAGTCGTTTCCTGTTCACCTCCAGATACTACCCAATCTCTCTCATCATACAATACACAAAAACACCAACCACCCGGTCCTGGATTCTTCAAACATGATCCATCCGTATAAATAACAAGTTTGGAAATGGTAGTATTATTTTCACTTATAGCCTTTTCAATTAGAGATGCTGTTCCTTCTCCAATAGTTAAACCAGCAAATTCGGGATATTCGGATTCGAGTTCGTCAAGTATAAAATCCATTATTACTTTATAACAAATAAATATACCGCAATTTCAATTTTAAAAGGCTAACATATCTCTTTCTAATTTATCAACATCACTAAGACACCAATTTTCTATATTCTTATTATACAAACAATGTTTTTCCATTTCTGTATTTATACCTGGTAGTTTTTTATCCCAAAAAAAACAATAGAAATTCTCATACCATTCGTTTAATAACACAAAATATCTAAGCATCTCATTTAATACTCCTCTAATTCCACCTGGCGTTCCTAACCTTTCAGATACCTCACGATAAATTATCGATAAACTTTTAGTAGGCGCTTGTAAATTTTTGATCACCATAAAAATTGAAATACTCGCACACAGTCCCACTGGAAAAGTTAGGGTATATCTTTCAGAGCACTTACGTATCTCTTTTAATATTTCACTATGGAATGGAGCACACGAAAAATCCCACGTCCATGTCCATTGATTTTCTTCATCCTGTAAATTTTCTAGGTCCATTACGTTTCTAAATGCATCTTGCATAACTGTTTGCGATACTACTTCATTCATATCATACATTTCAATTGTTTTTTCACGCCAACGTATTATACCAGGAATAATATGATTAGGGGTACCAAGTTGAAAAGGTGTAATATAATTACTCCCTGACTTGGTATCCATTATCTTTATTGTCTTAATAAATTGTTTAATTTGAGATACTAACTCTTTACCATATTCTAAGTCTAAAACCATATCGGGAAACACTATTATTTCTAAATTCTGATTTATACCCATTTTTACATTAAAATCAGTATCGCTCATAATTTTACCCCACATGAAAGTAAATAAATCATCGAATATAGATTCTCGAGATTTCTCTATAATAAAGTTAATACGTTCTTCGATATTCTTCTTAGAAAATATTATATCGGCTTCTTGTTCAATAATAGTAGTATTTTCTGCATTATAATCTCTAATAACATTGAAACTAATTTCGTTAATTCGTGTATAACACTCTAGTCTTCTACACAAATTTTCAAAATCTAAATTTCTCTTTTCTACATCTTTAGTAACAGTTTCTTTGCGATATTGTTTTAAATTTTTGGGGTTAGATTGAGGAGTATTAGTACTCTTCGTAAATCTACTACCTCTATACGGTGATAACCCTCCATACCCTATAGGAGGTATTGGAACATTGTCTAAGTATAAAGTTGTATGAGAACGTCTTGAGAGATATTGTGGGTCAGTTATACTAAGAAGATTCCTTGGATTCTCTACTGACATTTGAGTAGTTAAACTAGGTTGAGATTTTTTAATCACAGGAGACCTCTTTTTAGGTTTATTAACAAGGGATTTGTGGTATTTTTTAGGTTTATTAACAAGGGATTTGTGGTATTTTTTAGATTTTTTGGGTTTAGATTTAGGTATATTACTTTTTTTCCGCACACTCTTGGAGCGTCTACGTAGTGGTCTCCTTGATTTTCTACGCACACTCTTGGAGCGTCTACGCACACTCTTGGAGCGTCTACGCACACTCTTGGAGCGTCTACGCACCGGTCTCCTTGATTTTCTACGTACACTCTTGGAGCGTCTACGCACCGGTCTCCTTGATTTTTTAACACCTTTTTTAGGAGTACCTTTACGTTTAGGTGTAGATTTTTCATTCTTAACTATTCTCAAACGAGTCATTTATTTATTACTTTTATAAAAGTAATAAATTTCCAATTTTAATTAAAGGTATACCATTTATTCTAATATTTGCAGGTGTCGTATTGGTTTTCCATCATATTATTTAAACAGGTATTAAATTCTTGAAAAGTATTTGTATCTCCTCCCTTATCAGGATGTAGATACAGACTGGCTCTTCTCTTACATTTTTTCAACTCTTCACCATTCTTACAATAATCCTTGCAACATTTCTGTGAATAATTAATACTAGAATCTATAATTTTTCCTATTTTGTGTTTAAAATTTACAAGGTATTTAAACATTTTTGTTAGTTCTTTATTAATTTTTGTATAATGACCTTCGCCAATTTTCAATAACTTTTTAACATGTGGATCGTTTTTAATATTTTTAGGTTGACCCTTAAATATTGAGTTTATAGATTTCACATATTCCTTCTTAATTTTATCTACATTAATATTTACCAAGATCGAATTCACTAATATATCTAATTGTTGTTGCGCCTTTTCTGGTGCATTGGGTTCATTTGAACTTAGTAGAGAAACTATAGCGGTTTCTACTCTTTCAAGTACTTGCAGGTCTTGTTCATTATAATATTTAGTCGCGTTTTCAAGTTCTTTCAAATAAGAGTTAAAATCCTTTAATCTGTCTTTTACTGTTTCTAGAGGAGTTGTTCCGGGTTTATATTTAGGACCTGACTTTTTACTGGGTTTAGAACGTGACTTCTTGGACTTACGACGTGACTTGCGACGTGATTTCTTACTGGGCTTACGACGTGATTTCTTACTGGGCTTACGACGTGATTTCTTACTGGGCTTACGACGTGACTTACGACGTGATTTCTTACTGGGCCTACGACGTGACTTACGACGTGACTTACGACGTGATTTCTTACTGGGCTTACGACGTGACTTTTTAGGGCCAGGCTTCTTTTTACAAGAACCATCTTTTTTATACCCATGTGAACATTTCTTACGAGATTTACGAGGTGATTTCTTACTGGGTTTACGACGTGATTTACGACGTGACTTACGACGTGATTTACGACGTGACTTACGTGGTGACTTACGACGTGACTTACGTGGTGACTTACGTGGTGACTTACGACGTGACTTACGACGTGACTTACGTGGTGACTTACGACGTGATTTTTTAGGACCCGGCTTCTTTTTACAAGAACCATCTTTTTTATAGCCATGTGAACATTTCTTACCTGACTTTTTTGGTGCGTTAGAATACTTAGTATCCCACTTTTTACAATTCCATTTAGGGTTATTTTTTGCATAACATGCTCTTCTTTGTTTAGGACTTTTAAATGGCATTTATTATTACCAATTATTTTTTATAAAGATCATAAACGTAAGTACCTCTTAACAGAGGATGTAAATCATTTATTTGTTTTAAATCATTACAATCTGGTTGGAATATCTGACATGTTTCATTGATATTATTGATTATAAGGACGGTAGTATTTTTATTATAGGTATAATTACTAGGTATATTAGCCTCTATAACACCATATATTTGTTCGGTATTTTTAACAGGTAATTTTTCATAAGTTTTATTTTTTTGTTCCATTCGTTTATTAATTTTATGATATAAAAATCCTTCTATGTTTAGGGATAAATTAAGTAAAGAACATAACATAATTTCATAACGTATATCTTTAGGGTTACAAAACTTAGCCACTTCGTCAATACGGGCTAAAATACATGATTTAAATGTATTAACAGAGTCTGTTCTTTGGTCCTTACATTTAGAGCGGTAAGAAGCGCCAACAAGTCTAGCAGCATCCACGACACCTTTTAATATGTATAGGTTGTAAAATTGAGAGGATATTTGACTTTCTATTTTAATCCATTCTTGTACAAAGATACTATAACTGATTTTAATATTTAAGTATGGTTTTTCTTCCAAAGGTAAGATAACAAGAGATTGGAAAAGATCAATACAATAATGAGGATATTCTTCGAGAAGAGGAGAATTAGTTTCACATTCGTCTAAAATTTCTAAAATATAGTCTGTTGCTCCCATCTCATTATTTTTATAATTATCCCAACCGCATTCTAAATCGATATCTAGGGGATGAAATAAATTACGTACAACACGTCTAAATTTTTTGGATTTTTTAGTATTACGTTTTTCTTTAATTTCAGAAGAAGTAGTGATGAGTAATAGTTTGGGATCCGCTACCCAATCAAATCTATCACTCATAAACCCTACGTGAGTGTGAGCCATACTACTCCACATTGGTCCGTCATTCATGTCGTTAATATAAGAGAACCCAAAGTCAATTATTACAGGATAATATCCTAAAGTAGGTATGCAAAATTGGTTATCTTCATCTAATACGTAAAGGCATACTAAGTCTTTATTACATTTTCTAATCATAATATTATTTGAATGTAAATCATAATGTGCAAAATCTTTCTTTTTCTGGGCAATAACAATAGCCATTAATACCTGTTTAATGTTTGAATATAGTATATCTTCTGGAATATGAGATTCTGAGGCTCTTATATAATTGTAAAACTTATTACTTTTATCTACATATTCCAACAGTAAGACATCTTTTTCTATTGGATATTTGTCCTTTTGTTGAAAAGGGTTTATATTTTTGGTAATTTTTGGGTCTAAACGACATTTTAAAATACCAAACGATCTACAAAAATTAGGACAATAAGATGCTATAATATTCAACCCTTTCATAATAATACTTTCATGTAAGGCCAAGTAATTAATACATTGTGATATTTTATATACAATTTGTCCCTTATTATTTTTGAGATCCAGAATGCCAACAAATCCTTGTTTACCTGGTTTATCAAAAACAGTGTTAAATTTTAACCAATCATTAAAAGGTAGATGTTTATTTTGCATAATATAATCTAATGTTTCGTTATATTTTGAACTTTCATTAAGGGAAATTGATGCAGTCATCATTTATAAACAAAAAATTAAACTTTAAGTAATTAATTAAATGTCTCAATTACCAGAAGAGATAGTAAAAACCATACTAGCATATTGTAAACGAGAGTGTCATACATGTAAAAAGAAGTTTGACATCACATTTCAAATTAAAATTAAAAATTTAGATTTTTGTTCGTATAAGTGTTATATAAGTATTTAAATAGTATAAAGAACAACAATAAATGACTTCCAAATCTCATCGTATTAGAAAATACAAGATTGCTTATGAAAAATGTTTAAAATTAATTGAAGAAATTGATTATTGTAGTTTTGATAATTTTTTATTGAGAGAACGTAATAAACCTGAATATAGAAATATGTCAGTAAGAGAAACTGTTAAAGTTATTAAAAAACTATGGGAACAAAAATATAAATTATAATGTATTTAAAACATTATAATTAAAGAGTTTATTAAGGTCTGGGGCCACGATGGGGACCAAGAGGAGGACCACGATGGGGACCAAGAGGAGGACCACGATGGGGACCACGATGGGGACCGCCAAGATGTATGTCAAAAACAGGGACTCTACGAGGTGGTGGTGGTCTACCATAATAGGGGGGTGGTCTACCATAATAGGGAGGTGGAGGTGGCATACACTGCGGGGAATTAGGGTGATTCAAACAAAATTTCCAATGTGTTGCTATACCGGTAATTGTTAATGTTACTATCCCTGCTACTAAGAACAAGCAACCGTTAGTAGTATATGATACTCCTTGTTGAAATTTTGTGGTATTTTTAGAGGTTTCTTTGTTTTTAATATTTTGGCCTATTGCTATGAAAAGGAATCCTATTATTATTAATAAAATACTAAATCCAAAAAAGAAATTCATGTTATTTATTACTAAATAACATAAATTTAGTTTAAATAAATTACATTGGAGGCAAAGCACGTCCTGAATCAGAGTCGTAGTTTTCTAGATCATCTTCTCCTAATAAAATAGCGTCACCGTTAGCGATATCTTCTTCAATTGTTCTAATTCTGTACCCTTTCCATTTAATCCCTTTAAGAGGATCACCCCATAGTTTTTCAAAATATTCCTTAACTTCATTTTTAATGGGGAGAGTCATATTGGCCCAACCTTCTCTAAACCATTCCTTGAATTGAGCATATAATTCAGTCATTGATATGATTGTTTTTGGATCTTCAGTAATACATTCTTCGATAAACTGTCGATAAATATCATTTTGTCTGCGATAAATGGCAGTTGCTTCTTTGACTTTTTCAGGTTCAATACGAATGGTAATTTTTTGTCTCCATTCTAATAAATACCATGCAAAAGCCTCTACTAATTCTGGAATTTTAGATGAAAATGTTTTGTCCATAGGGAAACGTTTTTGCAACATTTGTTCTTCAAATGTTGTCGGGCAGGGTTGTCCAGGTTCTACGAAAGTAGATTCAAATGGTATAACACGTAAACGATTCCAAGTGGCTTTATCAGAGTATTTTAGTTTAGGTAATTTGTTACAGATGAATGTTAAAGTAAACATGGGGAAGACTTCTTTAGTTGTCTTCCCCGTTTCAAAAAGATCCCTAGCCCAATAACTATCCCCACCCGATAATTTTTTCAATTCTCCAATATTAAGTTGTTCGTCTGCATCTGGTTCCTCCATGGTTGCATGGCGAATCGGAGGTGCGGCTCGTGCTAGCTCGGGATTTGCTGATCCCGTAGAAGTCTTTTTACCAGTGAAATATTGTGTATTAAATTTAATTGCTAGTTCACCAAGCATTTTTTCAAAGAATGTCTGGGTGATAGATTTTCCGTTGTCTCCCTCACCAGTCCATAAGTATACTTTTTTCTGAGTATTTCCACCTACAAATATGTCTGAATATGTGTCTAAAAAGTAAGTTCTGATGGAACTGTCTGGGAAGACTTTATTTAAGAAATCTATAACATTTTGTATATCTTCGTCACTTTCATGAAATTTTTTGTAATTGATAGGGATACATTTACTAATAAAATCATCAGGGATTCCATCACGGAAGATGTTTTCTTTCAAATCATATATTCCATTTTTAAACCCAATTAGATTTGGATTTTTGTTTAATTTCTGTTTAAAATCCCTATTATAGAAGACTTCCATTGCTTCTTTCATAATATTATTTTTGAAAGGTGATGATTTCAAGTTAGAAACAATCTTTTGTACTTGTTTTAAACGCGCATTATACATCGCTTCTTCTGCTTTATCTTGTACTTGACCCAGTTTAGTCCATAATTCTCGTCCCTTTTCGGAGAAAAGTTCTACAATTTCTTTAGAAATATGTTGTCTAAGAAATACACCTTCTTCAATTTCCTCCCAATGATGATCTCTGAATTGGTACCATATTTTATTGGCGATAGATGCGCATACAAACTCATTACGATACTGTTCTTGTAGAACTTTAGCAATATCGTTGTGAGAGCCATTTAGTGCAGCATCCATGTGTTTTTGGCATTCTTCATTTTTATATTCTTTATATTTTTCTGGGCTATCCTCACTAGCCCAATAATGTAATGTACCCATACCAACACCATCATTTCTTATTACCATACGATTCCAATCATAGATACACTGAGTTTCGTCATATTTTTCGTCGCATCTGGCTGAGAATTCTAACCATAATTCTAGACCTTCTTGAGAAGCATCACTTATATAATTTAAGATCCATCCTACTTTCATCCAATCTGTTCTATCAGAACTTCTTTCATCTGAAAGCATATGTAATAACTTAGAAGCAGTTTCTAAGTTTTGTGAAATATTTTCTTGACATTGGGCTGGTAATCTATTTCGCTTTTTTTGTTCGAACTGTATAGTCTTCTTAAGTGGATTTTCTAGTCCATGCTTGAGTTCAGCAGTTTTTCTGCCATATGGGACGATACTTAATATACGAGGTAAATATTCTTGTATTCTACCCTTAACTTTAATAATATCTTCCCCGGAATCATATAATTCATAATTTTCAAATGCATCTTCGAGTTTTAGTTCGTTTACCTCTGAGTCGAATATTTTTGTAACTTGATAAGGATCCATGTCCTCAGATTTTCTACTGCCATATAGTAACCATGGATTTTTTACGACTGCCTTATCGATTACAGTTGATGAGTCTTCTATTCCCAAGTTAGAAAATATATTCATTTGTTTGATTTTTTCCTGTACCCTAGGTAATAAATGAACTTCATGGTCGAGTTTACTAAGAAAAAGGTTTGGAAAATGTAAGTGAAACCCATTTTTAGCATAAGTATTTTCATTTGCAGTGATATAATATATAGGTTTTTCTAATAACACACATAATAAGTGAGAATCAGTACAACCGTCTACTATAGATCTTAATTCTGATTGGTATATTTTAATAATATTTAATGCTTGTTCGTCTGTGTATATATGTTCATCAAAATCTAATTCACCATTATCTTTAATTTTCAAATCTACATCTACTAATACAGGTAAATATTGTTGTGGCTTTTCAGCAACACCGACAATATGGTGGGGATTTTTATTAACTGTTTCACAGTAACTATCCCAAAAAGTTTCTAACCCTAATCTATTAAACTGATATTTCCCTTTTGGTTGTACCATGGATACATGTGTATGCCATACGTGATCAACATAATGGTTTCTCAGAATTTCCTCAATTGTTGGATGCATTTATCTTATAATTCCATTACATAATTGTTTTTCATTTTTATATTTGTTTTCAATTATTAAATATAAAAATTATCGTTGAGACCACTCCTCGAACTCTATTTCATCCACATATGGCCACCAATCACCATCTTCTTTTGTACTATAATGTTTGAATACATATAAAACAGTACTAAAAAACCCTAATGTTAATATAATATATGTCATCATTAGTTTATTTAATTAGATGCTATATTTAAACTATGTGTTGTGGTGTACTCATTCTACCCCATTTTTGTTTTCTATTTTTCCATTTCCATCGTGAATGTAATAGTCCTAATTTCCAGACTTCATAAATATATTCTTTATTTCCATTATTATTTAACCAAATATTCATTTCTGTATGACTTCTGATAGAAGATAATATGTATCTACGTTTATTCTTCAAATCTAACTTTGCGACACAATAACTCATTTAATCTTACTTTATTATATATCAATAAAATTACTTTACTACAGTCATTTCACCTCGAAAACTAGTTTCTAACAAAGGAGCAAACAAACGTTTATCTTCTACATTTGATAGTAAGAAAAATAATTTCGCATATATTGCAGGTATAGTCATATCAAATCCTGGGAATACACCGGCCTCTAATAATCTCATATCTGGTTCATAATCATACGATACAGCAACAATAATTACTCCTTTTTGATTTAACTTTGATAATCCTTGAATAAATTCAGGATCAGTCGGAATACTGCCATTATTCCATATTTCTAAAATAACCCCATTAATCGTTTTGTTATCTATTATTGATTGTAAATATTTCCCATTCATGCCAGGGAAAACTTTCAAGACTATAATATTAATTTTAGGGTTTAATAACTTTAATACTGGGTTCTCAATAGGTTTATCTAAACTTGTTTGTTTAGTTATTTCAGGATATCTTGGTGAATAAAATTGACCATAGGGATGTAATAGGGTTCTATTAGCCCGATATAGTTTATTATCGTTATTTAATATCATTACTTCTGGATAATTTATCTCGGATGCAAACAAAAGTGCATCTTTTATATTATTATGGGTTAAGATAATAGGTTTATTTATATTTTCTAATATAAATGATAAACCAGAACCTAAATAAGGTATATTATCAGCACTTGCATTAATTACGAATGCATCAAAACTATTGTACAAATTAGCAATTATTTTAGCAATTTCGTTCCAATCAGATGGTAAAATATCCGAGGATAACGGGTATAATGTGGTGGAAAATGTTGATTTTCCTTCTCCTATAGTATCTATCACATGAATTTTATTCGTTATCAATCCATATTGTTCGTAATATTTACTCAGACCTATTATTATAACAATGTTCATAAAAATACCAAGCATTAAAATTTTTAAGCATCGAGATTGCTCCTTACTTAACGTCATTTATATTTATACTATATAAAAGATGTATTCACAAATCTTTTCCACAACAATTAACACCCTTAAAGAATCGTCTCAGATAAGAGTAAGGAGAATGGATAATAACCAAGAAATCATCAGTAGACTCAAGTTTATTGGTAAAATTAAGAAAGGTGAAAAAGTTAACACTAGATACATGTTTGTTCAACCTGATGGGTTATTCACATCATTAAAAAGAACATTTATATCTCAGGATAATCGTAGCAATACCCTGAGTTTCATCCAAGAAACTATAGGAAGATCTTTTGAATTATTAGTTACCTACGAACGCTCAACCAGTGAGTCAGATAAAACTTTAGCCAAACATCTAGTTAAAGACCTAATTGAAGCAATTAAGGGACTTGTCAATCTTAAAACTACCTATATATCAGACACAAAGTTTTGTTGTGATATGGATGCAGCGTTAGAGTTTATTAACGCCCGACTTGATCATTTTAGACCTATTTTGCTTGATAATGATGAAGAAGAAAAAGAATTAGATTGAAAACAAGTTTAAAACAATCCATTTATTATTTTAAAATGGGAGAGGTTGTGTGGATAGCCAGTTTTGATATTGGAAAAAAGAACTTCAGTTTTTATATTGAGGAATTTGACAAACAAAAACTTTTATCGCTTAAAAATATACCTAAATTGAAACGATATAACCCCAACGGTACCACAACTGAAACCTTCGGGAACTTACTAAAAGACATATCGCGTAATGGAAAGAAAATTCTATTAGAAAACCTTGATTTAACAGAAGGGTGTGACAAAAAAGCATACTTAGATCCCGAAACATTTCATAATATGACTGACACCCTGGATGCATACAGAGGTTTTTGGGACCAATGTGACACATTTGTTATAGAAAAACAAATGAGTTTTGGTAAAAAACATAATACTATGGCCCTAAAACTAGGACAACACTGCTGGTCATATTTTGCATTTAACTATGGTAGATTTAAAACTATTACGGAATTCCCGGCTTATTACAAAACCCAAGTTCTAGGTGCTGCTAAGGAGCAGAAAATAACCAAAGGAGGTAAGATCAGTTTCAAAGCCATTGATAAACCTGCACGGAAAAAATGGTGTATTGATAAAGCCCTGGCTATTTTAGCCGAAAGGAATGATTTTGATACAATGTCTCAAATACAGAGTAGTAAAAAGAAGGATGATTTATGTGACGTTATATGTCAGTTACAAGCATATAAACACCTAGTTTATCTAGATAAATCTACATTCTAATATTCAACGAATATTAGAAGATTTTGTCGGATTCATCCATTAGTAGGTCTGTAGTTAATTTGTTTTTCTTCCATTTACGATATATGGGTTTTATTAATATTACTATTTGTGCAATTATTAGGGACATTAATATTAAACCATATATTAAACGTGCTGTAGATGTTCTATCATGTATTCCTTTCCAATGAAAATATAGAGGTGAATCCATTACAAGTGGTAACTGATGCCCCTGTTTTCTATTTAACCATTGTTCCATTTATTTATAATTATAAATAATTTTACTTAATTTGTTCACCAAATAACAAATTATAATATATATTTGCGGATCCCCATTCCTGTTTTTTATGTAATTCAATTAGTTTATTTTTAATCACATTCAAAAATAATTCGTCATTATTTAGATCTTTTTTAAACTCTATTACTAAATTAAACAATAGTCTGTAAAATTCTGATTTATTAGACTCTAATTCATCTATAAAATGTATAATTTTTTGATAATTATCAAAAAATGTAGTATATTTAATTTTAGAAGTTTGAGATCTTGTAATTGGTTTTACAGTTGGAATATTATACCGACAAACAGGACATATTGTTGTATATGGAGAATACATAAATAAAATATCAAAAATTAATTCTAACTGTATTACAGATGAATTATTTATATATTTACCCCAACATTTGGGATGTGCAACACAAGAACATTGGGGACATATTTGATTCGAACTTTTGTTTAAGCATAAAAAACATTTAGACATTTAATTTAATAAAAGTTTTTTGTATATATTATAAATAAATATGCCTATAGGTTATGAATGTCCAAATGAACAAATTACTGCGTGGCAAACTCGTGGGGAAAGGGGTAACTGTGTATCAGTTGATATGAACCAAAACCCATCAGCATTTGCCACACAAGGTCAGTGCGAAACACAAGGTAATCAAGCGTGTCGTTTAGTTTTTTCATGTGGAAATTGCACCCAACGTGTTCCCCAGGGAACCAATCCTCCTTATTATAATATCGGTGCACCAACATGGACTAATTGCGAGTCAACATGTTCAGATCTTAATATTCCAACTGAAGATGGAAACAGATATCAATGTCAGCAAAGTTCTTGTGTTGCTGTTCCTCCAGGTACACCCCCTCCACATTATTATAGTCGAGCAGCATGTGAAACCCTATCGGGTTGTGGTGCGGTTGGATTTGATTGTGTAAATCATTTATGTGTACAAGTCAATGATCGACCATCAGAATTTCAAGCAGCGAGTAATAGCGCTGCTGATATTGAAATAGCCAGGCAAAATTGTATTAGTTCTGGTTGTGAAAAAACTTTTGATTGTAATGGCGGCGTTTGCCAAGCAAATATGGCTGGAAATGGCCTCCATTTGAATGAAGCAGCATGTATGGCTGCTGGCTGTGGAACAACTGGAGTATCATGTCTCCCTAATGATGTGGATCCCCAAGTTCATCCAAATCATTGTGTTGCAATTGAGGGTGGTGGTGTGAATGGACCGCCACAATTTACTGGTGGTAATGCCCTGGCAGACTGTCTAGCCTCAAACTGTGAAGAAGATGGGTATTACTGTCAGCCTGGTGGAGTAGGTGTTGGTGGTACTTGTACTCATGGCGATGGAGGTGGAGCACAACAATATCAAGATGCGGCTGCTTGTAGTGCTGCTGGTTGTGGTAATGTTGGTTCAAGATGTGAACCAGTATTGACTCCCGGTGGAAACATTGTTGGAGGAAATTGTGTACAAGCAGTTGATGCCGATGTTGAATTTTTAAATGATGATGCAAACTTATCTGCATGTAGGGCAACAGGTTGCGGTTTGGTCGGATATGCTTGCGAGGCTGGTGTCTGTACGTTTCATGATGATGGTAGTGCCATAATTTCGTTTCCCATTGATCCTGCTGCCGCTGCTGTTGATTATAATGCCGCTAGACAAGCGGCTGAAAATGCATGTGAAACATCAGGTTGCGGAGCATCTGGAGCGGCATGTGGTAATTGGGATCCTTCCACTGGGCGTGTTAGTCCTCCTTATACTTGCAACGAAGTTACACAGTTAAATCCTGCTTTTCCACCTCCATTTAATACTATTGCTGACTGTAATGCTTCTGGTTGTGGAAGCACTGGAGCAGCATGTGGTAATTGGGATCCTGTAACGGGTCAAACAAGTGGACCCTACGGAACTTGTTCTGATGTTACTGTATTTAACAGAAATACTCATCCACCCCCATATAATGATATGGCTACATGTCAAGCATCGACTTGTGTTAATACATTTGATTGTGATGCAGGTACTTGTACACAAGTGGATCCCCGAGATCCTGCTGGTGCTAATCCAGTACCATACGCCGATCAGGCTGCGTGTGAAGCATCTGCTTGTGGTAGAGTAATTGGTTGTACTGCACAGGATGCGGCAGTAAATCCAAATACATGTCAAGATTTGGGTTTGGGAGATGATATTAGTAGATTCCGTACTGTAGCAGAGTGTCAAGCGCAGTCGACTTGTGAAAATCCTTACATTTGTCAAGATCAAGGGGCTAATGTACCTAATGCATGTACCCAAGTTGCTCCTGCTGACGTCGGTGGGGCGCAGACATTTTCTAATCAAGCAGACTGTAACGCTGCTGGCTGTGGCACACCGTATTATTGCGATGAATCAGGAGGACTAGGGGTTTGTACTATAAATGATCCACAAGTACCAGGAGAAACGAGTTACGCTGCTCAAGATGATTGTGCTGCTGATGGTTGTGGTACACCGTATTATTGCCAAAACACTCCAGGGGCTCAGAGTGTATGTACCCATACTAATCCTGGCGGTGGAGCCGTTCCTTCAGATAATCTAGCAGCATGTACTGCTGCTGGTTGTGGATTGCCTTGGTATTGTGATCCTGCAAATGTTGGTGCCGGACGTAATACTTGTACTCAAAATCCTAGTGTAGCAGGACTTCCAGAATTTTTTAATGAACAAGACTGTATAGATTCTGGTTGTGGAAATGGTTATAATTGTGTACACAGTGCAGGTGGTGTTAGTCAATGTACACAGGTTCCAGGTCAAAACCCTGAATATGATAATCTGGCAGAGTGTGACGCCGCTAATTGTGGCGACCTTTGGTATTGTAATGCTGGGGCTGGTGCAAATCGTGACTTTTGTAGTCAAACTAATCCCGGTGGTGGTGCACCATCTTTTTTTAATGAACAAGAGTGTCAGGACTCTGGATGCGCTAATGGTTATACATGTGCAGCAGGCGTGGGAGCAGACAATAATGCATGTACTAAAACTGATAGTGCTGCTCCTCCCTATGCAAATCTTGCAGCATGTGAAGCAGCAAATTGTTCGGATGACTATTATTGTGACGAGACTGGTGGTCTTGGAGTTTGTAGCCAAACTAATCCCAATGATGGGTCACCTGCAATTGCGAATGAAGCAGCATGTGATGATGCTCATTGTGGAAATATATATTATTGCGATCCCGCAAACGATACTTGTACGATCAGTCCGGATAATAGTTTACCTGCAGGTTTACCAGCAAATCATGGACCATACAATAACAGGGCCGATTGTCAAACCGCTGGTTGTGGAGATGTCAAATATGTGTGTGAACAAGGTGACGCCCAAAGTGAGGGAGGATGTACAGAAATTAAAAATCAAGGTACATGTGGTGCGAATGAACCAAATTGTTATGGTACTATGGGAGAATGTCAGGCCTCTGGTTGTGATGCATCATATACGTGTCAACTTTTTGATAATAACAACCTAGATGGTGGTACTAGATGCACAAATGTTTTTAAAGGACCTAGTGCTGGAGTACAGGTAAGTGATGGAGTTACTCCACAATTGAAGATTGACGCGGGTGTACTAACGTATAATACTGAAAGTGAATGTATAAACTGTGGTGCTGCTGATTGTTGTAATGATAGATATTCTTGTGTAAATAATGCTCAAGGAGATCCTACATGTACAAATGTTCGATTAGATCCAAGTGGAGAATATAATTCTAATCAACAGTGTATAGACGATGGTTGTGAAACTAGATTTATCTGCGAAAATAATGGTGCAGGTCCCAATTGTGTTGTCGCACCCCCTGGTACACCGGTAATAGATTCCTATCCAAATATAGATGCTTGTCAAGCAGATTGTCCACAAAAGTTTGGATGTATGGGAACGGGAGCAAATGATGGTTCTTGTGTACGCGTGTCTATCCAAAAAGCCATGGACGAAGGTCATGAACCTGGTCATCTCAATCAATATGGGGTTTATATGTATGATGACGGAGGTTCATTTGCGGATGCAGCACAATGTAGTTCTGCATGTAAGTTTGATTGTGATACTCGTTTTGATCCGAATGGTGATATTGGAACATGTATTTATAGTCCCACCGGACGCAACAATACTGTTGCTGCTTGTGAAGCAGCGAATTGTGGGAAGGCTGGATTTAATTGCGATCCTGCACTTCACGAATGTGAAGAAGTTTATAACGTGGCTCCAGAATTTGAAGCCACAGTTACCAATGGTATACTTACATGGAATGCTAAAGAGGCTGCAAGAGAAGCATGTCAATTTAGCGGTTGTGAGAATGTTAAATGGCAATGTGACCAACAGGCGGGAACTTGTACATCAGTTGATCTTCCTATAGATCCAGCATCAGGCATTGTAGAATCGGATCTCTATGAATATAAGTATGAATGTGACGACGATTGTCCTCGTGAGTATGCATGTGAACTTGATGGAGATTGTGAATTAACTAAAGGTGCAAGATCCAATCCCGACATAAATGGGTATGTAAATTACGATGATTGTGTGCAGAATTGTACTTGGGATTGTGAAGATTCACAGGGTAATGTGGCGGATGTGGCTGGAGAATCTACCTGTGTAGGACCTAAATTTGGAGGTGCATATAGCCGTAACACTTTTATTCAAGGTGAAACTGGTTTTAACGCTTGTCAAAATGAAGATAAATGTGGACAACAAAAAGCATGGGGTTGTGATTCGAGTAAAGCAGCAAACGATCCGGATCGTTGTGTGGCAAAAGAAGGAGCGCTTAGTGATACTCATCCTTATCTTACCAAAGCCGAGTGTCTTGCAGATTGTCCTAATAAATTTTATTGTAAAGGTACAGATTCAGGGTGTCATTCAAGAGCATCCACACAAATTAGTGGTGATACAAATCTTGAAGGTCCTGGTTACGATACAATTGCTGAATGTGAAACAAATTGTAAATGGAATTGTACACCTTCTGGAAGCGGAGATGGTTCAACTAATACCTCAGCATCACCACAAGGTGGAGCAGGTGGCAGTTGTACACGATCTTCAACTGGATCTTACGATAGTATTACTAAGTGTACGGATCTTGGTAGATGCGGACAAGAAAGTGCAGTTTGCTCAAGTTTTGATTGTATACAAAGATGGGATGTTCCCATTGCCCAATACAATCTCGAGGATCAATATAGTAGTTATGAGGAATGTAGAACAGCCACTGGTAATAATCAATGTGAAAGAAGATCATGGAAATGTGAAGGTGAAGCGCAAGATCCAAACGGTGTTGATCCCACTCCTGGAACATGTACTGAACGTAATGGTCCTATCGATCCTTCAACAGGGTGGTTATATTCTAGTCAAGCAGAATGTGAAGCGAATCTGTGTGGTAAATTTGGTGCAGAATGTGATTTTACACAACTCGGAGATCAGAATAAACAGTGTATGGTTTCCACAGGTAGTATGATTACCAATTTACCATTTAATAATCAAGAACAAGGTCATGATTCAGCATACAATGCGACACAAGAATGTCTGAATTCTGATTGTCAAACAGCAACGTATGAGTGTGAATCAGATGGAGATGGAGGATCAGTTTGTACACGATACCAAGATGCAGTTCATACTTATAATACTCTTAGATCATGTCAAGACGATGGGTGTGGTAATGGTAATGGAAGTTGGGATTGTGTTTTGGGTAGTGTAACTCAAAATCCAGATCAAAGTAAACTAGTAGGAAAGTGTACTTTTAGACCTGATGAAAATGGTGCCTACTCAACTAAGCAAAGATGTGAAGAAAATGGTTGTGGAGCACACCGCACAAATTGTGTACAAGATCAAATTACTAGAGAAGTTAGTTGTGAAAGAGCGTTTGATGGTAAGTACCCACAAGCAGACGGAGATGTATGTGACCCTGCCGATGGTGGAGTTTGTGATTCTAGTACAATGGGATGGCGTTGTGAATATAACTGTGCACCAGACGAAAACTGTGACCCAACGCCAGGTAGTGGTGTATGGCCCAAAGATGATATTGGTTTCGTAGTTGATTGGGATAATCCTGGACCTGCTACTTATTTGACAAGGGCGTCTGCAGAACATCATTGTAAGTATAGATGTCATAATATAAACAATTCCGGACCTCTTGGTGATCCAAGTAAGCCTATAACTAATGCATGTGAGGGTCCTTTTCCAAATGTTATACCTCCAAACGCCGCACGTAGTCCCCTATTTGACACTGTGGATGAATGTAATGCTGCTGGGGCTTGTCACGTGTATAAATATGAGTGTGAGCAATCACTCGATGGAAATTGTCAACAAGATTTAGAAGACACTAACCCACAGCAATTTGATACTTCTGATGAATGTGAAACAAGTTGTGGGGCTACATGTTCTCGTATTGATGGAACTTGTACTTTTACAAATGCACCTGATCAAGGAGATATACAAAACCCTTGGTACGGTACTCTTTCTGGATGTAATACAGAATGTGCAGATAATACATGGTTATGGGAATGTGATGCTTCTCTGGGTAGATGTGCACAAACTCCTAATGGTATATATGGTGATTCAGCAACCTGTGAAGATAATTGTCATTTTATGTGTAACCCTTCATCACAGGATCCTAGTGGTTTATGTGTCCCTGCTACAAGATTGGAATGCGATCAGGCTGCTCAACAACCTGGTGGTGATGCAAGAATTTGTTATGATGATAAAGCAGCCTGTGATACGGCTGTAGCCAATAGTGAGTGTGAGTTTGTAGCCTGGTGTGCGCAACATGCTGGTCCGAATGGGGAGGATGTTTGTGATAGTAGAGTAGATAGCAATGGAGATCCACTTGGAGAAGTATGTATATCTAGACCAGACAGACAAGATCCTGTTGATATGACAGAGGTTTGTAAGTGTCCGCCAAATTATGTTAGAAGTGAATATAAGACAAATGCAAACGGAGATTTAGTTCCAGACGAAAATTCAAAATGTATACAGATTGGAATGTGCGTAGATGATCCTCAAAGTCCATTCCATAATTGTGTTCATGGTACTTGCACACCTAATGCCCAAGGTATTGAAGAGTGTGTGTGCGCGTCAGGAGATGAACCAGGTAGTGCATATGGTTCTTATGGGTGGTTACAAGAGCCTACATTTGTTGATGGAAAAATTAAATCTTGTGTGATACCTAGAAATAGGTGTAATGTAGATGAGTATATCGAACCCAGAAGCGGTAGTGCTACTAGATTAGATGGAAATAATCCAGATCAGGTCGGTAAGGGTGCTGTTACAGGAGAAGGTGGTGTAGGAGATGATAGACAAACTAGATGTAAAATATGCAGGGTTACAGCACAGAGTGATTGTCAAGACGATTCCGTTGTTGATAGAAAATGTTCGGGAACGGGAGAAACTGATACTTCCTATTGTCGTCACAAATACGTATACTGTGGGGATAATAATTGTATAACTACTTTCCGTAATGAACCCGCTCAAACTGATGCAGATTATGAGGATTTGGGTAGATGTTCACATGATGGAAGAACAGGTAGCGAACCAGGTGATGCCGGTTCACGGGCTTCATATAATGGGGCTAGAGATACTCAAAATAACCCATTATATCGCTATGTAAATAATGGTGGTCCTGAAGATATAGATCTTGGAGACAATGATAACGAGGGATGGAGAAGAGCCGTAAGAGACAACGCGCAGAACGGTGCTGGTGGATATCTTAATTATTATAGATTTTTAGTAGCAAACCAAAAAATGAATATTTGTAAGCATACTGGAACTCCAGCGTTGTGTCCAGGAGATCCCAATTGTGTATAAATAATTTTTATATGTTATAACATATAAAAAATGGGAAAAGGATTACCAAATGATATAATAGACTATATTATATCTTATCTTAATAAATGTGAAAAATGCGACAATATGAAGGCTGGTTATGGTTGTTATTATTGTAATAAGTGCTGTAGTTGTTCTAAATATAAATACACACATTATCGGGGATAATATAAATTAGTCCACTAAAAATTTAAGTTTAGGAGAATAAAGGGACTTAATTTCTTCCAACATCTTGAATCTTATTTTCCATCTAAATTTGTATTGATTCATAATAAACCCTAATTTGTAATCTTTATCATTGCCAAAAGCAACATCTAAAACTTGGTCCAATGGATTGACTAGGGCTTTCAGATAATACATAAAATCAATTTTGACTATATCACTGTGTTTAATTAAGTATTCGGATGATTCAATTTTGTCATATTGTTTTCCATTGTGATTTTCTGGGTTTGCAACCACATATTCTAATCGTGAACCTGCTGCTACAAGTTGTCCACGTCGTTTCATTCGTTCGGCAAGTTGGACTTGTGCTGGTAAACACAAAAGATAGAATTCCTTACAACTATCACATTGTCCACCTCTCTCACAATAACAAGAAGTTTGTACGCTTTTTTTATTGAGTTGGTCTTCGCGTATATATTTGTCAGTTGATAATAATGGTACGGTATAATCTCCTACTTTTGCTTTCTCAATACCTTTCTCATCTACAAAAGATTCTGGAACTAATCCACCACAATTACCTACAGATTTGGTGATAATAAAGTCTGAAATAGGTTTGACGTTAGAACACAATTCATTCATTTGTTCAATTATAAAAGAAATAATCTCATTTCTCGGAACAGAATCTGCGATGTTAGTAATAACTGCTTCGTATAAATCACGAACAAATTTACTATTATCACGACGGGCTAAAAGAACACCTTTCTTACCAATTTTCTTATCCACCACACCATCTCGTAAACATTTTCGATACATATAGCGTTTCTTCGATAAAATGAAGAAAAAATCATATATCTCTTCTTCAAATTCCAATTCAATGGGTTTGGGAAATAGTTGAGTAATTTGTTCAGCCACATGTAAGGCCCAATCCCAAGTTTCTGAGGCTGTGAGAAGGTGTGGGAAATGAATATAATTAGAATCTGTGTCCCCATATATCAATTTACCTCCGTAGTCTTTTGGGATAGTTTCGGCTACTAGTTCGATGTTTACACGGCCCATATAGGTTGTGCACATCGCTCCAGGCATAAACGGTAAATATCCTTTCGCACGCCCATTGCACCATACATACTGTTAGCGGACACTTTGTAAGATAATTGACGTTTATCTAACACATCAATCAAACTTTTTTGAATTTGGATCAACTGAGTCGCGTCATCTGGGTTCTCTTCTTTGATTCGATCTATTTCTTTGTAACATTTTTTCATAACAACTTTACGAGTATGTTTTCTAGCATCTAATAAATTTTGAATAATAGTGGGTAGTACACCTCTAGGTTCTTTAAGAAACCTGTATTTTCGTTTGGCGCACATGGGTGTTTTTGTGATGGTTTTACTCAAATCAGCCCTTTCGGTTGTATAGGGTTTTAGGGCTTCTACAGCAGCATTAAGTTCTGATATAATTTGTTTTTTAAGATCTTTGTCCTTAGTTTTATCACGTTTTTCTCGTAATTTTTTAAATTTTTGTTGTTCAGCATTGATATATTGTGTAAGTTCGTTTTTGCGAATTACTTTGGGATCGTGGCAACACCCCAAATGATCTTCCCATTCCATAACATGACATAGTCTATCTGGAATATTAGAATCGGGAGGAACCCAACTATGATAATCAATATTATAAGCAATAATAGTTGTCGGATATAGCGAAGCAAAATCAAAAGGTACTACTTTATCATATTTCCCTGGTATAGGATCAAAAACTTTGGCACCCACATATCTTTCGGACTCTGTAACATGATAAGCATCTTTTTCCACAACAATATTTTCATGCATACAATATTTGTAAAGTTGACTGTATACTTTGATCTGTTGTCCTTGGGTATATAAACTAAACATTGATACATTACATGTTTTAGCCATTTCTGTTAAACCCACCCATGTTTTTAACTTATCTGCGAGCATAACTACTAATGCACTATCTTGTACACAATATTTTCCTACAATTCCCATCGCTTTTTGGGCTTTACGAGTGTATTTATGATTAGTATTTTTTTCCATGCCAATACGATAACATTTAAATATACCTTGGGGACTGAGTGGATCTTTTGTCTGTCCTACAAAATATTCTGATACGGTCTTAAGTTTATAATTATTAAACTTGAAATCTCTTCTCACAAGGGGTAATAAATCTACATAGACTCTACCCTCTGCATCTAAGAACTCAAATTCTTGGTTTTTATATGCAGATGATGACCACCTAATAGTACGTTCTTTTGCCATTGCAGTAATATGAAATCCCTGTTTAGAAAAATCAGGTAAATGCCATAACCAATGACATTTAAGTCTCGCAATCATATAAGGAATATCGAAACCTAATATATTGTAACCAACAATAATATTTGGATTTTCTTCACGAATAAATTGGGTAAATTCTAATAATAAATCTCCTTCTGTTTTACACATATAAACGATAGTGTCTAGACCCACAATTTCATTATCAGGTTCTCCTAATGTAAATAGATATTTCTCATATAGTTCTGGACCATCACCCTCTCGTGCAATAACACATGATATCTGAAAAATTACATCTTTACTCTTTTCTGCTTTTGGCATAGCAGTCGGAATACTAGAATTAACCTCAATATCAAATCCCATAATTTTAGGTTTTGGTACATAATCCATGTTATAAGGTTTCATATTTTTATACTTAACTGAAAACTCATAATCACATAATGTAAGTTTATTCTCTTCTGGTATCTCTTCTCCAACAAATCTAACCCAACCTACTGTAGGTATATTTCGAAAACAAGTAAGTTGGAGAATAGGATCGGCATCTGATTCATGAATCTTAAATTTTAACGGTCCTAACCCAGCGATATGTAAAGTCTTTTTGAGTACAAATCCTAAAGACTTAATATCTTGTTTGGATGCAAATTTACAGAATAAATAAGGAAATTCCTTACGTTTTAAATTGTCATCTAAATAAGCACCATAGAGTTTCTTTTTCCACACTAGAACATAATACAATGGTTTTTTACTCGATAATAATTCATCGATCTTGGATCCCACCAACTTTGATTTTGCATTATTCCATTCAATATTCCCACTACTAATCGTGGATTTACACGGTAGTTCTATATACACATAAGGGGTAAAGTCGTCCACACGTAAACATATATTCTTATTTTCTCGATCTAAACCATATATTCTCATTGAAGTTGTTTCTGTTTCTTGATCATCTATATACCAACTATAAACAAAACACAGTTTGTTAGTCATTCCTATTCTGAAAGATAGAATACCCCTCTTTTAATCATTTTTATATTTTAATTTAATATAGAAATTATATCAAGGTATCACTTCAATTCCACATTTTTCCCTCATACCATTGTGAATTTTTGTAATGGGACAATTTTTACATGGTTCTTTCTTAGCAAGGGCTTTACATATTTGATCTACATTCTCCCAACCTTGTCTTTCTGCTTCAAACCAAGGACCCTCCTCTGCGGAATAAGTTGTAATCATATTCGTAAATTCTGGATTATTTAATAGTAAAAATTTACCCACAATATATACCCATAAATAATTATCTTCAGACATAGATTCATTAATATTAGGATATTTTTGAGATACATTCTCTACAAACTTATCTTTACCAACTGTTTCAGCAACTTCATGTAATGTTTGATACCATTTACCGGGTAAAGGATGGTGTAACGGAGAATACATAAAGAAAGTTTCCATACAAGTAATATCTGTTGAAAATCTATCTGCACGATAACAAAAAAATTTGTCCTTAGGTAACCAGTCAAAAAGTGGTTTATTTAAAAATACAGATCCGTCAATCCAAGTTCCACCAAACTTATGTAATAAATAAAATAATATAAAATCACTCTTAACAGCAGGATTTTCAGCATTATTGTTAATTCTTAACAACTCTTTTTGCGGTATATACTCAGTAATATTACCGGGATGTAAAATTCTTATATCAGTAAGTTTTCCTATCCGTTTCCAATTATCGTAACACATTTTAACAACTGATGGAGGTGGGTATGGCTCCCAATATGTCCATACTGTAGATGTTGTTGGTTCAGTCTTAGGTAAAATAAAAGGTTCTAAATAATAATCTTTTTTACATAATAATAAACTGAAAATTCCCAAACATAATATAACTGATATTAATAAATTTTTTGTCGTTTGTTCGTTTATATATGTCATTTATTATATTGAATATAATAAATGGTTGCATTACTTAAATTTAATATCAAAAAATATGCCCCCATAATTTTTATCTTTGTTGTCATTATTGGAATAATTGTTGTCCAATTAATTAAATCAAAATCTACTTATAATACCCATCCTTGTCAATTCTTACATAATCCTAAAACTGGAGGGACATCTGTTAAAAATTATATAAAGAACAATTTCGACAACACTTGTTTATCATTCCACGCACATCATGACCGTCCAACTGAAAATCCTATTAGTATTATTAGAGATCCTTTTAAACGATTCAAAAGTGCAATTAAATACGTATTGAAGAATGGACATACAGACACGTGGAATAGTATAAGTAAGAAGCATCAAAGATGTTATGATTTTCTTAATTCTAAAACCAACATATCGGATCTCTTTGGGGATGGACATGGTAACATAGACCCTGCAAAACGTGAAAAGTTTGAGAGTACATGCTTATTTGACGATATATTCCATTCTCAACAAAAATGGACTAAAAATAGTAAATTATTATGCTATGAAAATTTAGATGATTTTAATAACTTTATTGAAGATAACTGTGGTTGTACCACAGATGCTGACTTAATACCTAATACAAATGATACTCATAATATGTTTGATGAATTTTTTAATAATCCTAAATTACTTAGGAAATATGTGAATCTACAATATAAAAAAGATGTAGAGCAATATAAAAATACTTGTCTAACTAATGAAAAACTATAAATATGAAAATTTTATATGTAATGTGGGTGAAAATGCTAAAGAAAACTGGTTTCTTTTAGACCAAGCCCAACCAGAACACTTTTTTTTCCATTTATCGTCATTCCCATCATGCTACGTTATCTTAGAAACAGAAATACATCCTGTTAGTATGGACATGATCATTGTGGCAGCAAATTTATGTAAAATTTATACTAAATATAGAAATTTTAAAAATTTAAAAGTGGATTATTGTCTTTGTAATAATGTAATCAAGGGAGAAGTAATAGGCGAAACAAATTATATCAGTAATCGGAAAGTAAAACAAATTAAAATATAATTAATGACCAATAACACTACCAAAATTATGAGTTGTTACTGATGGTGGATTATACAGATACATATCATTAAAAAATTTTATTGGATACATATCAATTGGCATCCATGGAGTATTTTTATTTTCAATCAAGTCTACTAATTTTTCTGCCATAGCATTAGTAATAACATATGCTACGGCACCTTGATCTACCCATTTTGCTTCTAATTTAGTAAAAGTATTGGGTTCCCCCGCATCTAGTTTAGTATGGTATAAATATATTACACCGTCTATTGTTTCATAATTTTTCCCAACAAATTTATCAATATCTTTGAACATTTGATTTATATTATTTTTAAAATATACATCATCTTCAAATATCACAAAATACATGTAGTTACTTTCACTCAATTTTTTCCATAAATTATAGTGACTTAGAAAACATCCTTGTTCTCCCGGTCGAAGTTTACAGTCATTAGGAAACATAAGTTTTTCCGTTTTAGTCATGTTATAACCATTGATTCCAGTAAATCTTTCATAATTATCAATATTATGTTTTTTGAATTGGTTAATCATATTTTTATTTCTTGGTATATTCTTATCTAAATTTATATAATAAATTTTACCAGCAGAATTGTAGGGTTCAAAGTATCTAATAGTCAAACAAATAATTGATATTATTAAAAATAAAATTAGCACCTTCCAATATTTATGCATACTTTATTTATAATAATAAATTAATAACAAGAATATAATTATAACAATAATTATTACTAGTATATATTTCCATTTGGGTATAATTTTGTTTGATGTTGGTTTAGTAATACTAGATAATTGTACCGAAGTATCAGGACTAAATTTGCAAGATAAAACAATTTTACTATCATCTGTACATTTCCCCAATGTGGTAGATACCCGTTGTGTGGCTAAATCATCAATAGTAATATCATCATCATTGTCAATCCACACAAATTCATTAGACCAAAAACCATTATATGCAGCACAATAATATTGAACCATGTCATATCCTTGTTCTTTAGCAAGATCATAGATCCAATTATCTAGAATTGGACAATTTGCAATCCATTCTAATCCTAATCGTGTTGGATCGTCATTATCGGATACAATCAATAGCAAATCTTTCAAAGTAGTAACATCCCATATCTTTTTAATAAAACCTTTTTGTTCACGGTAAGTTGTCGACTCATTACCCCAACCATTCCATTCAAATGTATCTCCGTATTTATCTACTATATTCTGTACACTTTTACCAATATTTTTTAATAGAGTTAATAGAGCCGAAATCTTATTGCGTGTCACTAATATTTTACCCCCTATTTCAAAAAACATTCCAGAACCCACATTCATGGTAAACCATATTCCTTTACTAATATGACTCATTTTATGATTAACTTCTACATATTTTTGTTTTTTAGTATCAATACCCTCGATATTTCGACCTAATTTAGATGGATCATATGGATTTCTCCATATCATCGGATACGGTCCCCACGTCATCCAACTTTCATGATCCTTACTTATATTACCTAAAGGAATCGCTTTATTGGGCTCTTGCGGATCCCACTCCCATACCATTTCCGGATAAAAACTCCACTCATCATATAAATCTGGATAATTTGGTAATAAATAAACTACATATAATTCTGTCATTTTAGTTGGAACGGGTAACATGGTATTCTTGTTATAATATAAAAAATCACTGTAAGATTTTGGTATTTTACGCATTTTTATTATTATACAATAATAAAATTTAACGAGGTTTATATTGTAAATCTGCACCTTTATCTTTCAGTATAGTACGTCCTAACCCTTGTTGTTTGGTAGAACTAATTGTTTTAGCATTGGAGAATGCTTCTTCTAATATATTAATATTAGATTCTTTATATTTCTTAACTATCTTTGAAATTTCTTCATCTTTCATTTTAGAATCTTTTAATTTATCATACTCATTTTGCGTTAAATATTGATATCCCTTTTTGATAAGATCTTCTACTGTAACAGACACTGGTTCTTCAATTAGTTTCCATTTGCAACCATTATCTCCTATTTTTTCAGAATCTTTACATTCCAACTCGCCAGGCCATGAATACCAATATCCTCCAGAAAATCTATCTACTTCTACTCCTGGAGAACTAATACAATCGTCGTCAGGTGACTCACAGTTTGTATTAGTACAAATATAAGGTCCATCTTTGGAAACTGTACCACCTATTTTTCCACCTGGATTACACAAAGCATAGTCGCCAAACCCAGGATATACAGATGGTATAGGAGCATTTTTAACTAGCGAATTATCGTATTGTACCGTGTAACGTGACATTACCCCCTTTCCACATTCCTCTGTCCCGTGTCTACCACAAAATTCTCCTGAAATATAACTATTATCACCTTTAAGATCGCCCGTATTATGGCTAGTAATTCCATCAACAGTTTCTGCTATTCTATAAGTGTACATTGTTCCAATAGAACTTTGGTACAAAAATACAGAAAACACTAGATAAAGACAATATAAAATTATCCCAACCAATAAAATCGCACTTAAATCAATCACCCATGGTTTATCAATCATTTTTATTATAATAAATATTCTTAATTATTCATATTTACTACAATCTTTAACAAAAATATGATCTACCCCATCACTGGGATGATCATAAAAAGTATATCCTTTTTGGGTCATTAAATCTTCCATTTCGGCCTCCTTATTTTTATCATTATTTGTCTCTATAGTACTAAATTTTATACAATATTTATCGAATGGAAAAGATCTTAGTATGTCCATTTCCGCACCTTCTACATCGAGACTCATGTAATCTATGACATGAGGCATTTCTGATTCTTCCAATACATCTTCTGGTGTGCGAACGTTTACTTGTTTAATTTCAAAATTTTTAACAGTATCTTTCCACATCTCATTTTCAGTAGATGTACCAAATTTATCTAAAGCATTCAAACCACCTTTGTCATTACTATATCTAAAGTTGGCTATTCCTGGTTCTGATCCCAATGCACAATGGAATTGTTGACAAGTTCTATTCTCCATGTGAGACATTTCTGGATCGACACATAAACCCGACCAATTATATTCTTGGTCTAATAAAACTGTATTATTGTTGTCTTCACCATCATGTACACCTATTTCTAAATATGTACCATCTTTCTTGTAATCCAAATACTCTAACGCCTTTATATCCTGTCCAAACTGTGCTTTAGAATTAGACGGTCCTACATATTCTTCTTTAATATTATTCGATTTCCAAGGGAAATCCTTGTATCTTGTGTTATATATAACTTTACCAGTAATATCTCTAATATCACATTTAAGGTTATATCTGTCACAATCATCTCCACAGTCTTCAGTACAATGTTCCTGTAATAGGGTACATGTCCATCCGTTAGATTGTCGATTGTTACCAACTTTTAGTGGCGAAGAACACATTTTTTGTAAAATATTAAACAAATTTTCAATGTATAAATCATATCTTGACGGAGGATTATTATTGTATATAAACTTAATTGCTGCGCCAATAACGGGATTAAATGGTGGTGTTATAATAATACCATTGTAAAGTTTAGTTCCAGTTCTATCAATTACAGTATACCATTGTTTAGGCTTATTAAAGTTATAATATTCTAATATAGGTACTTGAAAGTCCGTTTTAATATCAAAATAACAACCTCCATTCACATATAGATTGCAATATCTCCAAAAATCTGCCTTGTGGGCTCCAAGTTCAAATGATTTGAATATATCAACTGAGTCTTTCCCAAAAAATCCCAACAAAAAATCTTCACACTGTTTATCATCGTTTATTTGTACGTCTAAATTGGCACAATACTTTTTAATATTACTCATTACATACTTTGGAATATCCATAAGATTATGATATGTAAAATAGGCTGTTTTGGGAATTTCGGATGCGTTTAACATGGGTTGAACTAATGGTTCAACCTGCATAGAATAATGTTTGGAGTTTGTGTTATCCCAATCAGCATAAGTGCAAAAATATTCTAAAATTGTATTCATTTTTTCATAGATTAAAACTGTATTTTTATGAGTTGAATTCATTATGGCTATAGTTAAGGCAATCGGCCCCGTAGTTGTTAATACTTTATTTTTAGCAGGTGTTGTATCGGGTACATCTTCGGCTAAAATTTCTAAATTAAGATAAGGTTTTTCATATAAGTCGTATATATTTTGCACCACTCTTTCTATTATATCTAGTAAAATTGGTGCTCGGGGTCTAGCATAAATATACCAGTTTTGATATTCACCAGAACCGGGAAATAAATGTGATTGTGCGGGTACTGGAGAATCTTCCTTAATACTCCAAGAAGATGTTATCATATCTTTACCTTTTGGCATAGGTGGAATATTATTGGTAAATACACAACTTTTCATATCTAAATAAAGTCCGCCATAACGATATATAATTAAATAACGAAAAAGATCTGCCCTAGCGGCACCATATTTTGGATTTAACATACGATAAGCCTTTGTAACTGTATGATTTTTACCTAAGAAATTTTCGTCATCTAACATTTCTTCTATTTTTTTATCATCGTATATAATCTGTTCCCATTCCTTTCCCAATACTTCTTGAGTATGTTCTATAGCATCTATGGATGCTGGTCTGCCACCACATGATTTATTTAAGTCTTTAGAACACCATGTCCTAAAAATTTTCTTAGGAGGAGGTTTATCTGGGTCGTAAGGTTCTACTTTAATCTTTAATTTAGTAGGAGTGCTAGTTAACATACTTCTGTATAATAATTGATAATCATAAGGAATGGCAGGAGATTTTTTAGTACTAATAAAATCTTCTTTACAAACCCATGTTACTATAATAACTAGGATTATAATCAATATGAGTAAACCGAATAAAAACCATTTATTTAGTATAGTTTTCTCCATTGTCACTTTATATATACTAAATAAAAACATATTAAATTATTAACTGTAAATAAAGTAAATGAGTATAAAACAAGGTATAATTGACGATCTCAATATACTACTCCAGTATAAAAAACAAAAGGGTGCAAACTCATTCAGCATTCAAACTGTGAAATCTGCTATAAATGGACTTGAAAAATTACCAGGAGAAATACACACTATAGAAGATATAGATGTTTTAATTGGGAATTATATTGCCAAAAATAAAAAAATTTATGGATATATCAAAGAATTTATCGAAACGGGGTCAATTATAGATATAGAAAGTATCAAAAAGGATATTACTCTAATATCTGATTCAAGAAAACTATCTCAAACGCAAAGAATTATTGAAGAATTTGCCAAAATATGGGGAATTTCCACAGATTTTGCTCAACAACTAGTATCCAAACACAAGATTGAAAATATACAGCAACTACGTGATAATCAATATTTATTAACTCATGCACAAAAAATAGGACTTAAATATCATGAAGACTTACAAAAACGTATACCTAGAGATTATATTACAACTGTTGGATTAATGATTCAATATGTATTAGCACAAAAATTTGGATCAAACTCTTTCAAAATGCAACTAGCCGGTTCCTATCGACGTAAACAACCTACTTCTGGGGATATAGATATCTTATTTACTAGTAAAACTATTAATCTTGCTCAAGTTGTTACTGAATTAAGGCGTCGTCGTATCATCGTTGATACTTTTTCTATGGGTAAGGAAAAATTTATGGGTGTCGCCCATTGTCCTAATGGACAATGGTTCCATTTCCATATAGATATTATTAGTGTACCTGAAGATGAATGGGGGGCTGCATTATTATGGTTAACTGGTTCTGCTCAATTTGATAAGAAATTAAGAGGTAAAGCCAAACGAATGGGGCTTTTACTTAATCATCGTGGTTTATTTGATGAAAATGGAGATCGTATACCGATTTTTACCGAAAAAGATATAATTGAAGAATTAAATATCCCATGGATAGAACCTCAATATCGTTAATAATAATAATATTGTTATAATATAAAATGAATGTTAATGAACGTAAAATATTAAAGTGTATAACATCTTATGATTATGCAAAATTATTTAATAATAAAAACACTAAAATAAAACTTCAAAAACATCCTAAACTTGGTATTGGTTTAGTAAGTACTAAACCAATTAAAAAAGGGGAAACAATTGCTTTTTATAAATTTAAAGTATTTAGTGACAAAAATTTTAGAGGTTACAAAGATAGTATGTATACCATGACGGTAGAAACTAAAAATGGAAACCCTAGCCGAACGTTAATTGGAGATATTTATTCCGGTAGTTTAGAATCACCCACTGCCGATAATATTACTTTTTACGCATTTTTCTCCAACGAACCTACACCTAAACAAAATATGAACGCAGAATTATGTACTGAACTCTCAATGAATTACTCAGACCGGAAAACTGTTAAACCAGGCGACACTATGATATACAGTCTTAAAGCCACTAGAGCAATTGCACCTAAAGAACCAATTACTTGGTGTTATGGCGATTTTTATCAGAGAAAATATCCTGTTCATCCTGATTGTGAGTAACTAACTAATTATACATGAATCTTCTAATAATATTAAAAAACTACCTGTACAATCTTTACATCTATAATAATTTGAATTAGTCGCTGGTATATCACGACTTCTTTGAAATGGTTTACCGCAACGTCTACAGATTGATTCAACAAGTTCTGGTTCCACATATATACAAGAATCATCCAATTTCACTTCTACCATCACAGCAATCGGCTCTACATCTGTACTCATTATTGTTATTAATATATTAATAACAATATTATATATTTTATCTATATTATTTACTAGATTTGGTAAATAACTCTAAAAAGGTATTATTTCGCTAGTATTTTTTCTTTTATTGTTATCAATGATCTTATTATAACCTACATATATTCCTACCACTAATAATATGATTAACAATATTATCAATAATAAATTAATATTAAACCCATTTGTTTTAGCGGAAACATTATTCTGTTTAACATTTCTCTTAGAACCTTTCTTCGGGTTTTTACGAGATTTTTGTTTCGTTCCTAACTTTAGTTTAGATGGTATCGGATCCTCACATACCGATTTACCTTCCATCCACTCACAATCTGTGGATGAGTCACAAGAGGCTTTATTCATCCATAAAGGGGGAGATATATTCACATTTCTGGGGATTGGTCCTTCTTGTTCATTTAAATCGTTCCCAAAACATTCTTTTCTAGGACCATTACTTTTTTTATTACAACAAATACCACTCATTTACTATTGAAAAAGAAATTATTTTCTCTTCTTTTCCCTATTTTTCTCTCTCCTGTTTTCTCTCTCCTTTTTACCAATACGATATATATAAGGATCTCTCTTTAGATAAAGCACTATTCCTACTATCACTGCTATTAAGAATAGCGCAAAAACAAAGTATATAAAAATATGTTTATTTGGGTTTGTTCCACGAACGCCTTGACCAGTTAGGACTGACGCGAATCCATCAGTTGGATCAACTATAGTCATTTATTATAAATAATTATTATTTTTCATAAAATTTAAAGAACTAGATTTCATTATCATAAATAATGAAACGTATTATATCTAGCGTATCGTGTTGTACTCGTTCCAAAAGACCTCGTTTAGAACCACCCTTATCTTTTATTAACCGTCCCGTTTCTCCAATAGTAGTATCTGCTAGTCACGTGTATAACTATATGATAAATGACCCCCTAATTGATTGGTTACGACTTAGGAGTAGAACTGGGACAAGATTATCCCCGGCTTACTCTCATTCTAGAGATGGATTTACGGACTTTATTCAAGCAAAGGGTATAGAATTTGAAGACAAATTAATTAAATATATAAATGAACACAAAATAGATGTAGAAACAGTTGGTGATTATATAACTGACGAGACTTGTAATAAAACAATAGATTTAATGAAACAGGGAGCCCCAGTATTACATTCTGCTCCAGTTAGGAATCCGCGCAATAACACACAAGGAATAATAGATCTTTTGGTACGAAGTGATTGTATGAAGTTTTTAGTGGAAGAAGCACCCTTAAATGAACAAGAGGAAAAGGTAACGGCACCAAATCTTAATGGACGTTATCACTATGTTGTAATAGATATTAAATTTTCCACCCTCCCCCTTCGTTCTGATGGGAAGCATTTGCTAAATTCAGGAGGTTATCCTGCTTATAAAGCCCAAACATATATATATACTCAAGCAGTAGGTAATATACAAGGATACACTGCTCCTCATGCATTTATTATGGGTAGAAGATGGAATTATACTAAAAAAGATGTAAAGCATCATAATTATACTTGTTTAAACAGAGTTGGTAAGATCGATTATACGGGTATAGATAAAGAATATAAGGAACTAACCAAAAAAGCAATACAATGGGTTAGGGACGTTAAACAGTACGGTGCTGAGTGGAGTGTTAATCCACCCTCCCGTATGGAACTATATCCTAATATGTGTGTAGATTCTGGTGTTTGGAATTCAGAAAAACAAAAGATAGCAGATAATATTGGGGAAATAACAACTGTTTGGAATGTTGGTATTAAACATCGCAACAAAGCATTATTAAAGGATATTACTAGTTGGAGGGATCGTCGTTGCACCACAGAAAATCTCGAAATTAATGGAGTGAGAACTAATATAATCGATCGTATTATGGATATAAACCGTCAGAGCAGAGACAAAATGTGGCCCCAATTGATTAAGAATAATATTAACGATTGGAAAAATTCAACTAATGAAGTTTTTGTAGATTTTGAAACCCTAGCAGATATTTTTTCAGATTTTGATCATTTACCTAATCAAGATTCTACCGATATTATTTTTATGATTGGAGTGGGATGGGAAGAAAATGGTAAGTGGTGTTACAAAAATTACATTTGTAATAGGGCCACATACTCGGAGGAGTATCGTATCATGGATGAATTTATGCAATTTCTAAACAAGCGTGGAAACCCCAAGGTTAATTTCTGGTGTGCAGAAGATCGTTTCTGGAATATCGCAGAATGTAGACAATTTGACATAACCTGTAAGACCAAAGATATTGAACGTAAGGACAACATATCTGATAATTGGAAAATTGAAAAATGGTGTGATCTATACCACGTATTTCAATCTGAACCAATTGTAGTTAAAGACTGTTTCAAATTTAGTCTCAAACACATTGCAAAAGCAATGAAGAAACATGGTATGATTTCTATCTCCCTAGATACTGATTGCACTTCTGGTTTTACTGCAATGATTAAGGCTTCAAAATGTTATGACGTTAGTGACGATCCTGCTAACTGTGATACAATGAGGGATATTGCTAGATACAACGAATTTGATTGTAAAGTATTATGGGAAATTGTTACATATTTAAGAAATAATCATTGTTAATTTTTAATTAATTCTTATTATATGATAAATGAGTCGAAGATATAATTATAAAGATAGTGGTCAACTAATTTTACGTAGTCAGTCAGGATCTGAGCCGGCCTGTAAGGCTGAAGGAAGACAAAAATTACCTTTGGGTGATGACTGTGAAGATAGATTATTTTCTGTAGGTTACGACGAGCCTACTAAGGCACAGAACGAAGCGACCGCTAGGGACACTATGAAGGGGTATTATTATTCTAATTGGTTTGGAGGGGGAACAATATGTGATGGTGGTTTTACGAGACCAAAATGTGATCATGAAGATCCTAACTACTGTAACAGTGACAGACACAATCTTCCTTTTAAGTTTGGTGTAAAAGCAGGAAGAAAATGTTCAACCTAAAATTTTTAAACTTTTTAGTTTAAAAATAATACCCGCGGCGGGACTCGAACCCGCAACCTCAAGATTAGAAGTCTTACACGCTATCCAATTGCGCCACGCGGGCTGTTATATTTAATATATATTCTTTTAAACCGATGAATCTTTAGCCATACCTATTATGGCACATGCCATTCTTCCCCCAGCATTACCAGTCTTGAGGCTATCTTCGTGTACTTTTTTATTAATAACGTCACCCTTAGCGTTTAATCCTCCCAAACCTAAATCGTCTATTCCATCATGAATAACTACACTTTTACCAATAATAGATTTTGTAACATCTCCATGTAATTCGATTCTATCATCATAATATTGATAAAAGAACTTACCCTTATCATCTGGAAAAATATTATTAATCATATCTCCTGCATGACATTCATATCCCGTATAATTACCATCTACATCAATATATTCTCCGTGGGTTTCATTTGTTGGGTTCCAATGTCCACCTAGGGATTTACAACCTTCATGAACATCTCCCAATTCATGAATGTGTATAGCGCGAGTTCTATTCGGCTCTAAACCACTTAATTCTATGGTCACTAATACGGGCTCTTTTTTCTTAGATTGAAAGAAAACAACTTTACCTTGTACACCGTTTGGTCGGGAAACAAAATTTGGATCATTGAGGGATGGGTCAAACCAAGCAATTGCACTAATAGATTTAGCAGACATATTTTATTATTAAAAAGTTTATTCTTTTGATTTAATTTCGCATTTAATGCACATAGCATTTAATTCTTGGATTACAAGTTTACTGATATAAGGCAAATTAACTTTACAAACATTATCCGAACCACAGTTTTTGCAATATTCATTTGTTGTTGCAAAACCGTTACAATCCATACAGGTGGATATCACATACGGATCCGATTGTTCACTTAATCTTTCACTCAAAAACTTAGATGCGCCATGGGAAATAATGCAATCTCTCTCCATTTCCCCAAAACGTAAACCTCCATCTCGACTTCTTCCCTCTAAAGGTTGCCGTGTTAAACTTGCATTTGGTCCATCGGAACGCGCATGTATTTTATCACTTACTAAATGTTTTAATCGCTGATAATAAACAGGACCAATAAATACTTCACCCATTATTTTCCCTGTCATTCCATTACAAAGCAGTTCCTTTCCCGTACGTTCATAATTATGCATTTCTAGTCTTTGACATAATTCCTCTGCTATATTGATACTTGATTTAGTAAAAGGTGTAGAATCGCCAAAAGTACCTTCTATACAGCATGATTTTCCCAAAGTACTTTCCATTAATTGATTAATTGTCATTCTACTTGGAATGCAATGAGGATTTATAATAATATCTGGTACAATTCCATCTTGAGTAAATGGCATATCTGTTTGATTATATATCATACCACAAGTACCTTTTTGTGCAGCACGAGAAGCAAATTTATCTCCCACTTCTGGAATGCGTAGGGTCCTAATAACTACTTTAACTAATTTATATCCATTTGGAGAAATGGAAGTAAAAATACGATCCACATATCCCTCTTCTCCCTTTTTAATGGTCAAACTAATATCTGTCAATTCTTCGGGATTAGATTTACTACTTTGAATAAGTATTTTACCTATAATAACATCTCCAGATTCTACATAAACAGCACCACCGCCACATTTCTTACCATTTTGATCTGTATACACCGGAAATCTAGTCCTAACAATTCCATTCTCATCTAGTAAACTGTAATTATTATCTTTTTTACGAATATTTAACGGTGGAGTACCAATACGTTCTGTATTGTATGTTCCTTGTTTTTTCTCTTCATCACTATGAGTACGATATGTAGTAGCCCAAAATAGACCTCGTTGGATAGCACTATTATTGATAATTATCGAATCTTCTTGATTAAATCCAGTATAGCAGGCTATTGCCACAATACAATTAATTCCTGAAGGCATTTCGCTAAATCCCATAAAATCAGCAGTTTTAGTACTAACAATAGGACGTTGTGGATAATTTAATACATGAGTAACTGTATCTGCCCTAACAAGGTGAGATAGGGCAAAAATACTCATTGCTTGTTTACCCATTGCTGCTTGGTAACAATTACGGGGCGAATTATGCACACAGAATGTGTCACCACATAAAAAACTCTGATTTGCCGATACCGTAGTAATATCCGATATAATAGTTTCTGTACTCTCTTTTTTACTTTCTAGTGGAAGAAAGATCGTCGTACTAGCATATTTAATCTTAGATCTCCATTCTTTCACAGTTAACAACCCTTTCGGGAGACCTACTTTAACACCTGTAAGTTTTAACAAATTATAGACAACTTTAGTATTTATACCAAGTTTTTCAGCAATTTGACTACGTGGAAGATGCTTCATTGACTTTATAGAATCAATCAACTCTTTTCTTTCTTGAAATTGTTTCTCGATATATTTAATATATTCTACCAGAATACCACTTTCTATATTTTTATGCACATCGTATCTGTAACCTATTAAATCGTAATACTTGATCAGATTAGTTCTTTCTGATGATATATAATATGATACTGTTACCATATTTTCATATTTCTTATTTTTTACCTCTGTAACATCACCAACTTTAATATCAAAATACCTAAACAGGTTCACAATTCCTGTCATATAATCTATCACACTATTCTTATACAGCGTATTTATATTTTTTGAGGTTGTAGATATATGTATATGTATTTGTTTGTCCGAACCAGACTTAATTTTTGATCCGTCCCCACCTTGAAATCCTCCTAAAAATTCTCTTTTAACCATATCAGATCCTTCTTCTATCCACCAAGGCAACGGATTATATTGCTGCTGTGACTTTTTACCAAATAAACAGCCAAGAGCAACAAACATAGCCGGGAAAGATCCAGAATACTCTACACGATATGTTGAACCAAATCCTTCTTTAGATGTGTACCTAGCCTGTTTGTATTTAAATCCTAGTCTAGAAACATCTTCAGCGAATAACTTTACGCTGTGTTCATGTCCAAAGTCTCCAGTTAATCGTACAATACCTTTCTCTGATATTCCAATCCAACAATCCGTAGATATGAATCCCATTAATCTAGAAATAATATACAAATTTGGGTTAGTAGTTTTTAGAGGTAATAAACCTGACAACTCCTTAGAATATCTTTTCACTAATTTTGATTTAATACCTGCACGAATACAATTTTCTGTGAATTCCTTCTCTGTCAGGATACATTCTTCCTTCGACACCTTAGAAGATACAGGTTTTGGTTCTGTCGAAACACCTACAAGTGTTTCTCCGCAAGTCATATGCTCTATTCTACACCAACCTTCCGAAGTCATGAATCGATGATCGTAAGTTGCTGTGATTTTCCTACCGCTTATTGTTGTAAGTTCAAACAGTTGTTTATCTGTTTTGTTTGTATATACATGAGATACTTTAGTGATACTTTGTTGCTGTGTTTCAGGATCAAATGTAATAACTTCATCATCAACTCTAACATCACATATTTTCTTAACACTGCCATCTGCCATATATACAGGCTCTTGATTATATATACACTGGGAATGATCTGGAAATGGAATAATTGAAGCCATAACTCCTAATAACATTGCTGGAGCAATCTCACAATAATCACAACTATATTTACTCAACTCTGACGGTGTAAAGGCTACTACAGCACTATTTATTTCATTGTTATCTACATATTTAATTAGTTGTTTTTCAACTAATTCATCCCAAATAAAACCATCTTCAGATTTAATAACAAGTTCGTTATCTTTGACAGAAAATACAGGTCGTAACAATCTACCTTCATCCGTAAATATATTAATTTCCTCATCCATATCATCATAATTTATTGAAACATCATACGGTAATGATTTCATAGTATCTCTAAAATACTTTATTTCTTCAATCAAATTCTCATAATCGAATGTTACACCAATCAACCATCCATTAATTAATACTTTAACTTTACCGACAATATTATCTACATTATTTAGTAATGTTATATTACTACAATTTTCAATTGTCTCTTTAATCAAAACAGTGGAAAACTTTTCAGATATTCTAGTCAATAAAGATAAATTTAATACTATTCCCACTGGTTGTCCTTCCGGAGTTTCCGAAGGACATAAAAACATAATTTGAGACGGATGTATTTGTCTTAATTTTGTATTTTTGGATTCACGTCCTATTGCTATGGTAATACGTCGCAAATTCGATAAAGTCGCTCCGTATGATAAACGAGATAATACTTGGGATACTCCTGTACGTATATAACTATTTTTTGGAACCCCCCAGTTTCCAGTACCAAAACAATGCCGAAGACCATTGGTAATTATTGGTAATCTATTTATTATACTCATTACATCAGGAGATTGTTTCTTCTTTTCTACACTAGTTAAAATTGCACTACAATATTTCTTAAATAGTTGTCGAAACAACTCATGACATAATATACCTGCCGATTCTACTCTCTTATTAATATAGTCATCCCGATCATCTTCTTTACGATAACCTATATGTGTAGACAACAATTTATTCACAATATAACCTAAAAAAAAACTAATCTCTTTAGTTGTAGCAGTTACTCCCATATGTGGAAACAATTCATTATGAACTACTTGTGCTGCATAATTTCGGTATTCATTCTCTTTTAATGTATGCATTGAATGTTGACCTATAAATTTTAACGCATTATTTATCGTCATCTTATCCTTATACTTTTGCTTCTCTTCGTCCGATAAAGATGACCACTTAACTTGCTCTTTAGATTTTTTCCGATTTTCTTCCTGAAATAAACCATATCCATCACTCTCTTCTAAACAAAAATATGAATCTCTAATTATATATTTTATATATTTATCTATTTTATCTCCCTTAATTCCTATCAATAAACACGTATCATCTTCAGAAATATACCCTAATGCCTTGAATACAATACCTATTGGAATATTTTCTTTAATATAAGGCAACGAACATAACACCGTCCTATTATCTGTTCCCACCATTACTTTCAGTAATGCAGAATGCCCTGTTTCTTCAGACATACTACGAATCTCACATATAAATTTAAACTTATCTCCCGCTTTCTGTTCATAAACTTTTGGTATATTATATACCGATCGTAATTGCGGTATTAATACCCGCTCTTTACCCTTAATTACAAAATATCCACCTTCATCTTTTTCACATTCTTTAGCCTTAATACGTTCATCTGGAGTCATATTAGTTAAATAACATTTACTACTTCTTAACATTATCGGAATACGCCCTATAACTATTCGTAAATGTTTTTCTATCTCCGGTGGTGAATGACTATATTCCATCTTCGTGGTAATAGTCGCATACACTGGCGAATCATAAGTTAGATCCCTTTGTCTCGCTTCTGAAGGATAAAATTTTCGCATTATACGATCTTCCTCAATCACTACTGGGGAAGGAATATAAACATCATCAAAAGAAATAGAATATGTACTATAACTATCAGATGATTTATCATCCTTATTATTTACAACAACTATAGGCGGCTCTTGTTTCAAAATTTTTTCTATACCATGATTAATAAAACTATTAAAACTTTCTGTTTGATGGTGCACAAACCCCTTAGTCTCAAAATTATTACGTAATATCTCCCAACAACGTTCTTCTGAAATCATAACTACTTTATGTCTTAAATATTAGAATACAAATCAAATTTAATTTTTGAAATTAAATTTGTTATCCAATTATAATACACTATAATTTAATTTAATTACCCCCTTGCGTATACGGCTTCCAAACATCTGGAATAACCACATCACCCTTTTCTTTTAACAAATTATACAAACACTCACTCGGAATAGCAGTTCCATCTTCTTCACATGGTATGAACTGACACTTTGTTCTCACTGAAAATCCTGCACGTGTAAAACATTCAGCAAAATTACCTATTAATTCATATCCCGGTCCATACTCAAAATCATCTACAATCATAATTTGCGCTGGTTTAACACCCATTTCTTCACATGTTTTCTTCCAGTTATTTGTCAAATGGGGATAATCTGAAGAATATCCAGATAACACTGTAACAAACCAAGATGGAAAAATTTCATCTACTAGGATTTTAACTTCACCTAAAGTTTTCATATTTTTCATTTGTGCTAATATTGCTTCATGATCGGGTGGGTTCTTATAAGACATTTTGGTTTTTAAAATTAAATTTTTAAACAAGATTATCTCTTTATTTAATAAAATGAGTTTACGGGCTAAAAGTAATATATCATATAGATATAAACAAAATCAAGCCCTCAGGAGTCCATTCATATCTCAAAATAATCTTGGAGAAGGAAATTGTGATAAACAATGCACTCCCAGCGCATGTCAACAATACGCATCTAATCCTTTGAGTCCAATGTGTAACCCTCAAATAAATCCTTATGTTTGTTATTCTGGTGCAGAAGGATGTAATTCTCATAGTGAGTTTTGGAGCGAACATAATGGTTGTAATGCTTGTTGCAATATTAATACATGTTTAGGTAATCCGCCACCAGCGCCGCCACCACCTCCACCTCCACCACCTCCGCCACCTCCACCACCTCCACCACCACCACCTCCGCCACCACCACCACCTCCACCACCTCCGCCACCTCCACCACCTCCATCTCCGCCTACTAGGTGTGGTTTAGACCATCTTTTAGTAGATGGTGAATGTATCGCTCCGGGTACAGGAGTACCTAGGGGTGGAGGTACTATTCCTTACATGAATACTTGTTTAACACCAGGCGATTGTAAGGGTAATACAACATTAATGGAAAGATGTAATGGTACTTCTGACCTTGATAGTTCGTATTGTGCTCCAAATGAAATATGGTGTGATAATTCTGGTTGTTGGGGTCCTAATAATAAGTATAGTGGTAATTGGTTATTTTCTAATGCTAAAAGTGATGTTATCAGTTGTGATAAGGCACAGGTAAGTCAAAATTTGGCATATCCTGATAGAAGTGATAAGAATCCTAATTTGTTTAGGGTGGAAAGTACTGGTTGTAGGCAAGGATGGGGATACTGTGGAGCAAGAACGGATAATTTTGTTGCTCAAGGAAAATATACAAATCCATCTGGTGGTGCTGAGTATCACAAGATAACACATTGGTTATGGCCTGACACTTTTCAGAGTCATTGTGTATTGAAACAATAAAATAGAAATGAATTATTATATAAAATATACTATTTATATAATAAAATTAGAATGAGAGTCATTTATTTTTTCATTCCGTGTATTTATGGATTTTTTAGTGATATTAGGACTTTTGTATTAAATAATATGAAAAAAACCGAGTACAAAGAATGGTGGTATGATCCAAGAATACATAACTTTGGTAATATAGGATTAGGGGGTTGGATACACTCTAAGATAGCCCCGTATGCTACAGTTTTTATCGATAATAATGCTTATAATGGCAAGGATATAAGAAAATATGCGGCTAAAAAAATTAAGAAGAAATATCCGAAAGCAAAATCTATAATAGATTTAGGATGTGGAACTGGAATGTCTACACAAGCATTGTATTCATATTTTCCAAGGGCTAGTGTAGTTGGTATTGATACCTCTCCTGTGATGTTAGAAGTGGCTCGTGAGCGGGTACATGGATTTATTTATAAACCTTATTATATACAAGATCATGCTCATGCTTTAGGATTGCAGAATAATAGTGTAGATATTAGTACTACAATGTATATGTTACATGAGACACCTTTGCATGGTATACGTGATGTATTGAAAGAAATGGATAGGGTGACTAAACAAGATGGAATGATAGTTATTGTAGATATAGCAACGAGTTATGTACCTAGTTTTATGATGGAGATTGGTGAACCTTATGTACATGATTATATTAATAATATAGTTGATTTAATTAAGGATGCGGGTATTAAATATAATAGGACTTTGACTGCAGATAGTTTAATTAAAGGGCATGTAATAATGTGGATTTTGAAATAATCCTGATAAAACTAGTATTTATAGAAATTAAAAATTTTTTTATTATCTTTCTCTTGCTTACTAATAAATGTCAGCCGGAGCAATTTCTCTAGAATCAGCAATTAGAACATGTAAAGTAGATACGGCCTGGGCGAATAAGGTCGAATCAGATAGATTTCTTAACCCCGCAGAGATGATGTGTCCCATGTGGAATGGTTTTGATACTGCTGGACGTCCTGTAGCACCAGATTCATTTATGACTAAAACCGCAGGTTGCGCTTACGCAACTGATCGCGTTGTAGTTGAAAATAATGTATCTAGACCACAATATATGGAATATGTTACTCTTAGCGCCAATGGTATTGCGCAAGCCACACCCCAATCGGGACAGAACGGAACTGTGGAATCTTATGTTAATTCACTCGCGCGTACTCAACAAAATGCGCAGTTACCTAATATTACCGGACAATTTGGTAATGTCACTGAAGCATACGGTCACCGCACCAGTTGTCACAGAGCAAATCTTCCCCAGCGTACTTCTTACAAAGCCGCTATGGCCCAACGAGCTCAACAAGGCCGCCAAGCCGCCGCCACACAAAATACTATGGAAAATTATAGAAATATTCAGCGTGCTGGGTTCGGTAATCAACGTAGACGTTAAACCTATAATTCTTATAATATCAAAATATTATAAGATTAAGAACGTATTTTTAACCATACTATTATCGAAAAAATCAAACAAAATATAGAAAAAATTAATAAACTAATTTTCCATATCGAACCATTTTCACTCTTATCAATATTCATAACCTCAATATTATTATCCTTATTTCCAGTCCCATCCCATCCTAAAAAAATTGGTTTCTCGTCTGTCTCATCTTTAGATACTTTTTTAACTTTGTCTTCACGACTATAATAACTCATTTCATGTAAATAATCATCTGGTGATAATTCTTGTAATAAACTATAACTATCATCACTCGGCAATACCTTATTTGTGGGTTGTTTACTAACTTTAATTAAAATCATACCCCCCAACGGCGTTGTGATAGTACCTTGAGGCGTTTCAGGTCTCACCTGTTTATCAAACTGAGATTTCAAATTAAATGGATACATCGCTACTTTACAATAACCATCCCATCCCCACAATTCTGACCATGAATTTCTCACTACCCAGAAATTTACATATGCTTTCTCTTTATCTTTAGCATATTGTATCTTTTTATCTGTTCTACCCCATCCTACTATTGCAACTGCATGTCCTCCTAAAAAATTTTCCTTATTTGTCGGATTTTTTTCACCCTGCGTATTAGGATCTATGTAAGTATGTATTATTTTATCATCTTTACCTTTCTCATATGTATAGTTTTCTAAATATACACCCTCTAAATCATCAACATCAGTAAATAGACCCTCACGAAAATTACTATATACTATAAAACAACCCACCACCGGACCATGTTTATATATATGATATTGAGCATTTTTCCTAAAATTTTTCACTGCATTACTAGGTTTACTGGGATCAACCTTATCTATATGACTTAAACTTGACAATCCCACTGCCTTTTTTTGTACTTTGTCCTTATCCGCATCTATATAAAAACTTAACGCAGAATCTATCGGAAATAAGTGATGTTTTACATCATCTACTATACACCCGCACAACGGTACTAAATTCTGAAGATCTGCAGCATTAAAATGTGTCGTTGCATCTCCATTACACATTTCATTTGATGTACACCATGAGTAATCCAAACAATGTGTCGTAGCCATTCCACCATTTTTAAGAATTTCCTTCATTAAATCGGCTACATTACCACCATTACATTTATTCAAAGTTCCACCCCCTTGATTAACGGGTGTTTCTCCATTATAAAAACACGATAAAGCATATGTGGGTGAAATATCAGGATTTTCCATCACCACATTAGATACAATCAAATTATCATTTATAACACTTGCTGAAGAAACCGCCCAACATGACCCACATTTCAACTGATTAGGTGGTTTACTTATTTGTTTTCCCTTCCTTCCTTTGACTTTATGCCAACTAAAATTTTTCGGTAAACTATTCATTTCTTGCTCTTTCTTCTTATCTTGTGCTGATAACCCTTTACCTGATGGTAACTTTACTCGACTTAAACTATCTAAATTAATTTGCGTATTAATTGCTCCTAATACCAAATTTTTTGTCACATCCTCTGCCATTGGTGATCTCATTCCCCCCCTACCTGGAGGGAAATTTGTCTTATAGGTTATTTTCATACTTTTAGCAGGAGTTTCTAACCCATATCCCACCAAATCACGAATTTTTTGTGTAGGTTTTGACATTATTTATTATTCTAAATATAATTAAAATTATCCCACTTATTCTTATTCATCAGGACATTCATACAATTTGTTCATTTTAAAGTCTTCATATAAATTAACTTTCACAAGCCCCCCACCCAACTTAACATCCTTATTAAATGTATCACAAAAATTTTCTGTAAAATTTTCTGTATTTTCTATAAGGTTATTAATAGAGTCTATAGTATCATCATCTGCAATAGATGATACTATTTGACTTACTTTATTTATTAAATCTTTATTATTATATATTACAACCAATATTACAATTAGTATAGTCAATATTATTATAGAAACAATCAATGATATACAAGAGCATACTTGTTCGGTTTGCATTTTAATATAGCAAATATTAAAATTTAAATTGTATCTTCCGATAGTAATCTTGTGTATATATACCAACCCATCGATAAAAATTTTACCAAATCAGCCTGACTAAAGCGAGGTTCAATCTCTTCTTCACTAGTATCCATATCCCTACTTGCTTGTTCTTGAAACTGATATGACATAAAAAATTCCCCAATTCTTTTTAATTGCTTTGGTTCTAATTCTTGAGATTCTATCGAGTCCGCTAAATTACGTAAAAAAGGTATTAAAGGTTCCATGTTCGAAATCATCTTTTCAATCTAACTAACAATTCTTTAAGTTAAAGCCCCCAAAGTTTATAACGCAGTTGATTTATACTACCGGTTATGGTATTATACCACACTCCTTTTGTTCCACCATAACAGGATTACCTAAAAGATATTTGTTAACTACACCTTGCGAATCCTGTGCCTCAAAAGAACTAACACGTGGATTCACTGAATAATCTGTTGGTATATCATTACTAGCACCTACATATCCATCTCGACCTTCATCACAACATGAACAATATCCATTTGGACTTTGTCGTTGATCTGCGCAACGGTTGATTTCTTCTTCTGTTTGAGGATTTGTACAACCAACAATCTCTTCATTCGTATAACTAAATGCTATTGACGGATCATTAACACTAGTAAGAATTTCTTCTTCATCATACCTATTATTTGCCGCTTCACTACCCTTAGTCCATTTACAATAATTCATCCCTATTCCACCCCCTTTCCTATCACACAATCCAACGCCTGAACCTATTGCAATTCCACCAAGACCACCATCTCCAGTTTCACATTCCTCTTCAGTTAAACGCTGACTACACTCACGTGCTCCATAAGGTTCAGTTTTGTTAACTAAACAAATTATAGAACATATGACTGCTGTTAAAGACAAAATTATTGAAATTACTATCATAATTTTATTTTTTTCTTGTTCATTCATTTTATTAAATACAATATATTAAAAGGTAATTTAAAATACACTTATTTTATCATATTTTATTATAAATTAATAAAATTGCTTTTAATTTAAGACTCTACACTCTAAATTAAAAGATGTCCCTGAAAACAAATGTAGAAAAACTCTCCCAAGAGTCCAAAGATAAAATTGCCAAATATCTAGAAATTAAAATCGAGAATAAATTCGGCATGGGTCCACCTCGATTTATATACCCCTATACTATAGAAAACCAAGATATTAAATTACCATTCTCTTTCGGTTCTGCACTCAAAATTCCACGTCCTAAAAGAGAAGATTTCCCCTCCATCGACTTAACTTTTGAGGGTGAACTACGAGAAGAACAAAAAATAGTAAGAAAAGAAGCCCTCCAGATCCTCTCAAGCAGGGGAACTGTTATAGTTAGTGCATATCCAGGATTTGGCAAAACTATTGGCGCAATTAACCTCGCAACTTCAATCAATTTCCCAACCCTTATTATAGTTAATAAAATAGTACTTATTAAACAATGGGAAGAAAGTATACGTAAATTTTGCCCCCACGCTATTATCAAAAAACCAACCGCCAAAACAAAAAATGACGAAAGTGTTCATTTCTACATTATGAACGCACAGAACGTGGAAAAGATGCCTAAACACTTCTTCAAAAGTGTGGGGACTGTAATTGTTGACGAGGCCCACATGATAATGGCAGAAACACTTTCTAAATCCCTACAATATGTTTTCCCTAGATATTTAATCGGTTTAACTGCAACCCCCTACCGTCCCGACGGATTAGACATTCTACTTACATTATATTTTGGACAACACAAAATTATACGTAAATTATACCGCGAACATACCGCATACCGTGTCGATACCGGGTTTAGACCCCCCATAGAAAGAACTGTACAGGGACGGGTTAATTGGGGTGCGATCTTGGACGCCCAAGCAAATAATCAAGATCGTAATGATTTGATTATTAATTTAATTAAAGATTATAGCACCAGAAATTTCCTAGTTTTAGTTAAACGAGTTGAACAAGGAAAATATATAGTTGATCAACTTGCAAAACAAGGCGAAAGTGTAACTGATCTTATCGGCTCAAACCAAGAATTTGACAAAGATGCTAGAATCCTAGTTGGTACATGTCAAAAAGTTGGTGTAGGATTTGATCACGCTAAACTTGATGCTTTGTTATTAGCCACGGATGTCGAAGAATATTTCGTACAATATTTAGGTCGTGTCTTTCGCACGAAAGATACCTGAACCCATTATATTTGATTTCGTTGACAATAACAACATATTAATCAAACATTTTAACACACGCAGAAAAGTATATCAGGAACATGGGGGAACTGTTAAAAATTTCGATTTAACTATTATCCAGACAAGGCCTTCATAGGTGATGGAATTCCACCTTTTGATGGCATTACCATTTGTTTACACTTATCACATATCTCTACTTGGTATCTTCCAGTTATATAAAATAAAAATACTGTAATTATAGTTGTTAATGCAATACCACTTAACGTATAACAATTATCCACGTTAGAAATTATCCCATATTCTAATAACATCCATAAAGTTGCTGAAAATGCTAACAACCTAAAAATTAATTGAGCAACCTCCCCTAAATTTAACATTTATTATATTCTAATATAAAAACTTTTTTGTATATACTAAATGAATATACAAAAAAGAATACAAAAATGTATTGAATACCTTTTCCCATCCTGTGCTAAAAAAGTACACTGTAAAACATGTGGTAAAGAAATCTTTAAAATATACGCAATCCAAAATGCTGAACATCGCTTCTATTGTTCAGAACTTTGTGAAGAATTTATTTAATATTATTTTTCCATAAATTTTTACCCCAATTAAATACTAACCCCCTGTGATACTCATCTAAAGTACCTAAAAAATAAAGTATATCATAGTTTGCATCCTTCCATTTCTTATCAAAATGATATGGATCTACTACAAATATTTTATGTATTATTTCAGTAGATAAGTTATTCTGCATAGTCAGTAATAATTGATAATGTTCTTCTAAACTCTTAATATTTACCATTTTAAGTTATTTGGCTTTTTTCTTATATTATTTTACTACGCTTATTCGGTCTATACTCAAATTGTTTCAACCATTCTCCAAAATCCATCCCCACTGGGACTCTTCCACCAGTTGATATGGCCATACGTTTTAGTCTCTTTATATTTTCTTCCTCAAGATACTCTTGGTGGAGTTTAGAAAGCCAAAAAATGCCAAAACAAATCGCATCGGCCATATCATGTTTTCTCTCAAACGACTCAAACTCGGCAAGAACAGATGGATTACTAATCTTTTTCCTAGCGATTTCTTCTACTTTCTCTTTTCTTTCATCATAGTCATACATACCTATTTTGAAGAACTTATGTACAGAGTTGGGAGCGATTAGTTCACATTTATTCCTATAACGAGAATATATCAATTGTTCCACCACAACAAACCCTCCGGGAGGTTGTCTTTCTATAAGGATTTTATCTACCTTACGAAATATTATATCATAATATACAAACACATGCTCCATCCAATCTGCAAAAGTTTTCGCATGATTAAGACAACAAGTTTTAACTGTAACTCCATAAGGATGAGGAAAGGTGGTAATATCCATTAAATCTACTCCCACAACTTCTCTAAAGTCATAAGTCTCTTTATCACAAATCATAGCGGCTAACCCAAGGTGCTTAACACCAATATCTATGCATAATACAGAGTAGTAATCAACAGATTCATCTTCTTCGTCATCGCTATCAAGAAGAATCCACTCTCTCCCATCATCAGAATCCAAAATCATCATATATTTAAGCCATTTTTCCTTTAAATATACAATTTAAATTAATCTTAGAGTAGAAGATTATACTCAAGTAACCATTTTTGGCCGACGAGGTACGTTGTATCTACATTATAGACTTTTTTTAATTCTAATAAAGCCATCGGTCTAATATCTGGTTCTTTCAAGACAATACCCAAAAAAATAATAAATTTATCCTCCTCTTGAATTCCCATAAAACCACACGCACTATTACCTTTCATATGAAATGCTTCATATAAAACAATTCCACTATCTTTTTTGTTTTGTTCTTCAATGTCTGCAACTCTTCTAATTGCTTTCAACAAAGTTTTGTTGTCATCGTCTGTATCATAAAAATTAGAGATTCGATCACTAACCTGTTTACTTTTATGTTGAACCCAACCAAAAGTGCCTGTGTTAAGCAATGTGTATACTGGAATTAAAATATTTAATAATATCATAGTCTTAAGGTTCATTTAATATTATTAAATATTTTAATTAAAAAATGTACACATATTATAGATTAATCTTCCCCATCTGCACAACAGTGCAACTTATTCGCATAGGAATTGTACTTACAGTCATTATTAGTCGCCAGGTGCCCTAATCTTGGATCTGCGCATTTTGATTGTGAGCAGTGTCCGTGACTGCAGCCAAATGAACCTCCTCCTTGATCAAACAAGTCTACAGGCTCGGGGGTAAGACCGTAGTCGCCCTGCCCGTATGCGAAATAAGGTACATCATTCAAGCGACAATAGCCTTTACAATCGCTATTCAACTGACAACATTCTCCCTTTACTCCACTACCGCCGCTGGGTAAACTTTGTGGTTGTCTTACTGCTTGCGTAACACCTATATTATACATATCATTGTGAGTTGATATTGGCATATTAAGAAATACTGTCATTTATTTTAGTATTATTTTTATTTATCAAATAAAAATTCCATTTTATACCCAATCAGAAAATGCATATTTAATTTTATCCAAATCTAAAGACCCACCTTGACATGGTTCTCCCACACATATTACTTTAAAATTAGGATTATGTTCTTGTATACCCGCAATAAATTCTGGATCATTATCAAACATAATTACTTTACGGGGATCTGTAATACCTAGTATTTTATGAGTTGCTTCTAAGGCTAATCCTTTCTTATGTCCCCAATTTTTATGTTCTTTATGAAGTATTTTATTATATTCTTGCCGACCATCTTTTCCACATAACATACCACTTCCTACATTACTAAATGTATCAAAATTTCTACCCTCCATAAAATTATAGAGATTAATAGGCATCCAAGGATAATTTAATACATTTCCTGGATGATATATGGCCCCAGCAGTACATAAACCAACTGCATAATTTTTCCCCAATATATATTGCACAATTAACTCATTCTCATCAGCGTTATTCAGATTGAATGTTCCATCAATATCAAATAAACATAGTCCTTCAAATTCAGGTTTTACAGAGGTTAAAATTGGATTATATTGTTCTGAGTTTACAACTGATGTACTTATAATTAAATTATATATTTTATATATTAGTAAGACAGTTAATACTAAAAATACAACTAATATACTAATTTTTAAAAGAGATATCATTTATTTAGCATTGTTATATTATATTTAAATGTAAATTGTATTTTTAAAAATGACACTTAAAGAAAACACTCCTTTAAATTAAGAAATGTCTACTTCTACACAGAAAAGAATTCTATACTTCCCTGAATTCGATGATATTAAAGTATCCACCAAAACTTTTACCGCCACCACCAACTTAAATATACAGATTGACCAACTATATCAAAACTTACCCATCACTCCATATACTGTTATAACAAAAAGACGTGGCCGTAAAAAGAAAACCGAACAACCTGACCCTAACCAAGATGTACCCGAAGGATCTATTATTACTATTAAATATGAAAATGAAATTAGAGGTGTAGAACTAAAACCAAAAAAGAATAAACAAGGTAAGAAAAAGAAATGGTTCAGAAACTCAATAACCGTCGTTATTATACTCGATAAACCCATCAATTTTAAAATATGCCGAAACGGAACCTTCCAAATGACTGGGTGTAAATCACATTCACACGCAGAAGAATGTATCAAATACACTTGGAAATACATGAAAGATAACAAAGAAATTTATTCTTTATCACATGGTGATACACTAGAATCTATGTTCATACCATCCATGAGAAACATCGATTTCTCTCTCGGTTTCCTAGTTGACAGAGAAAAACTCAACCAATACATGAGCACACAAGATAAAATACACTGCCTACTCGAAACATCTTTCGGATACACTGGTGTAAACATCAAAATACCTATCGATAAAGATATATGTTTAATGGACGTTAAACAACTCACATACAAACCAGAAGATGATACATGGTCAGAAGAATGGAAAACTTATGAAGATTATCTCAATACCCTATCTGAAAAAGAAAAGGAAACTAAACTATCCGATAAACGATTCAACACTTTCCTCGTCTTTCATAGTGGTAAAGTTATCATGTCTGGACTAACCGCAGATTTTATGAGAGATATGTACTTCTATTTTACCCAAATTATGCAAGAATGCTACGAACAAATCGAAGAACGATTAGACTAATATTTTTTAAATCAAAAAATATTAGTTATTAATAAAAAATGAAATTACTCGAAGATATAGAAGAAGGTTTTAATGTATTAATACCCATGGCTTTTGTTGGCATTGGAGTTACTTTAGTATATAAATCAATGGTGTTAGAGGCAAATTTACTTGCTGATGATAGTTATTGCACCAATAGAAATATACAAAGAGCAAATAGACAAATTTTGGCAATAGGATCAACACTTATTGCTCTTGCTCTACTATTATATTTCTTAAGGGAACGTCAATATATTAAATATTCATTATATGCTTTAATTTCCGCTTCTGGTGTCTGGCTTTGGTGGTTAACTCGCGCTTGGCTTCTCGCAGACGATGCTGGAGAAAATACAAAATGTAAAGATCAGGTTAATGGTTGCCCAACTTCAGATACTACTGGGGGTACTCCTTGTGTTGGAATGCAAATTAAGGAAATTGCTACTCTTGTTCAAAAGTTAGCCATCAGTTTATCTTTTCTTGGTGGTGTTAAAATCTTAATACATTTAGCCTACATATATAAAGGCCGGGATGTGGCGGCTGTGGCGGCACAAAAAGGACAAGACTATCTAGAAGAACAACAAGTAGGTCAAGCGGCCGCTCAAATAGCCCGCGAGAAGGCCATAAAGGAACATCGAGAAAGTAAGACGCCGACGGCCGCCACCGCGAGACAGCTCGGGTTCCCGGGTCGTAAATCATCTTCCATGGGATGTGGAAGTAAAAAATCAAACTATAAATCATCTTCCATGGGATGTGGAAGTAAGAAATCAAACTATAAATCATCTTCCATGGGAGGATGTGGAAGTAAAAAATCAAACTATGGTCGCAAGAGTAAATTCCCATTTTATAAAACTTCCTCCGCATGAGGCGCGGCCAAGTCTGCTGAAAATCTAGAATTACCAAAAAAATTCTTAGATACAGCAGGAATGATGTAAATAACTAAATTTCATGCGAATATAATATTGAATGATAAATATATTCTATCATATTTCGATATATTTGGAAATAATATTATTTAAACATGGATATAATAATAAAAAGTATGTTAATACTAAACACAGAATTATGGTCTACAGACCGTTTACTCAAACTAACATGCTCTGACTCCTGGGACTCATCAGATGATGATCTAATCAACTCGTGTACTCTAAATTCTCTCAAAACATGTCTTCAAGAATCTAGTGACTCAGGAAACTTAGGTGTAATGATTTTTGATTTCACCAAAGGAAGTTTCCCCCCAATGTTGAAAGCCATGTCTTTCGTTAAGTTTATGGTATCTATAAAACCTATTATTACTGAAGGAATAGATTTCAGTATATTATATATTAAAAATCCTAAACATCAAGAATGGGTAAATAATATACTCAAAATATATACACCTGCTAAACCTGTACATATAATAAACAAAAAGTCTGATATTAAACAATTTTTACTCCAGAGACAGGTAATATCAGTATAATTTTTATTATAATTTATTATAATAAAATGAATTCAGTTATTCCTAAACATCGAAATTTCTTAAAAAATATTTTATTTCTAATATTTCCTATTGCTTTAACCATATTATCAAGTAAAGTAGTAAATGACAAAACTAATTCTCCACAATTTTTATATGCTATATTTCTAAGTAATTTATCAAGTCTAATTTATACATGTGCATATTTTGCTGGAAATATTCCTGTATCTAGGTGGATTCAATATCATATTCCTAATGACTCATATAACCAATTAAAATACAATCAAGGTTATAGTTCAACATATTTTGGGCTTCCCTTATTAATATCTAATATAATATCCATCATTTTTTCCATATTATTTATTACTAAGGACGACTCCACCGAAGACTCCACCAAAGACCCCATCACCATTAAAAATAAACAACTTTTTTATTGGATAATTGGTACCAATACAGTTTATATTACATTTATTATACTTAATCAGAGTAATTGGAAGAATTCTTTTTTTACTCATAGCGAGGGAACATCTATTGTATCACCTACTAGAATACCTCCATAAATATAATTTTGATATTTATATTTATAAATTTGTCATTAAATACAAATGATAAATTTTATTGATCAACATTATGATTGGTTCAGTCTATCTCTTTTAGATTTTTTACACGAAGGTAATGTACCTACGTCATATAAAAAATTTTTTACAGACAAGGAATACCTGCTCAAAATAATTTCAAATGAATTAGAACTTCAAAAAAGAAATAAAAAAATTATACATCCACCTATTAATCATGTATTCAGGGCTTTTTATTTAACACCCCTCAATAAAATTAAATGTGTTATAATCGGTATGGATCCATATCATAACGGTTCTGCAGTTGGTTTAGCATTTTCCGTTAAACACGGGAACCCAATTAACCCATCATTACGAACAATATACAAAGAATTAGAAAACGAAGGTTATTCTATTAATAAAAACGGAAACTTAACAACTTGGGCAAAAAACGGCGTACTTCTTCTCAATACAGCACTAACAGTAGAAGATGGTAACCCGGACTCACACTCATGTATTTGGTGGAATTTTACCAGAGAATTAATCTCTTACCTTTCGAAACATAACCCTAATATACACTGGATTTTATTAGGTAAAAACGCACACGGACTAACACCCTATATTAATACCAAAAATATACACTGTACTTCCCATCCAATGCCACTAGCGGCTAATCGACCTTGTGGTATATTTCCACCTTTTTTAGGATCCAATGTATTCCGAAAAATTAATGGAATAAATTGGACAATTTAGTTTTCACATCCACATTTATTTGTCTGAGAATCCCAATTACAATTTCTGTAACCAATATTTTTACAATATTGATCTGCATACGGCTTGTTCGCCTCAGTTGATCCCCTTTTACATATTTGTTTAGAATATTGATCACATGGAATAAATACACGGGGATCCAAAGGATTTACACCCCCTCCTCCTCCTGCGGGATCTACTTGATCAGATGGCACACATCTATTTTTAATTTGTCCAGCCTTACCAGGACCTTCACTAGGCAGGGTATATGTAGCAGTTTTACTGGGAATAAAGTTTTGTATTGTAGGATTACCCCCTCCTGCATTTCCATCTTTATCTTTTGCAAAACTACAAGATAATGCATCCTCTTGTTCAGTACCTAGTTGATTTAATGAAATAGGACATTGCGACAGTTTCCTATTGGATCCTATTTCTGCTGGTTCACAACAATTACTTCCACACAAAATTTCATTGTCAGCCCATTGAATTTGGACCGGAATTGGTCCCTTTGCTAAATCCTGTACTTTTTTGTTTGAATACCATCTTTTCTCAGATTGATTCCAACTATATGGACCATCTTCAGTATTTGGCACCCAGTAACATTCATTACCCCCAAAAGGCGTGGAAAATTGCCATGCACCAGGTCCTATTTGAGCCCCATCCAGATCTATCCAATTTCCAATATCAGGTAAACCAGCACAGTTATCTACTTTTTGGTTTTTTTTTCTGGCAGAAATTCTTCTACTACGGGTTTAGTAGGAGTCCAATTTGGACATGTACCCGTATATGACTGATCCCAAGCCCATTTTCCTTGAGGTTTCCTGGGTGGTAAATTAGTATTTTCTGTTAATTCGCCTGAATTATATGAATCCAATAATTTAGGTATATCGGGACAATTTTTACGAGCTACAGGAAGACAATTCTTGCAAAAATTTTTCTTACAATTACCCACATATTTCTCTTTATTTTTTGGTGAAATATAAGGACCTACAGGTTTTAAATAGTAAATTATGGTTACAATTAAAATTACAACAAGGGTTACTAATACACCCAAACAAAATTTGTGTTTTGTGTCCATTCTTTATTTAATAGAATATTTAAAAATAATTATATTATAGTATCTAAATCTGGATATGGAATACTTTCATAATATATAGAATTTATAGGAGAAGGTTCCTGTGTATATTCCCCTTTTGCATCAACTTTTACAGGTCCAATGGACGCTAATCCCGCTCTAGTACCTTCAGTTCGATCTTGAATAGATCCTAGTACAGAACTCCTAACAAAATCTTCTATATAATTTTCTACCAAATTATCTTTATATGTATTTCCTAACTTTTTATAATTATACATTCTCCTCAACTTTGTCATTTAATTATACTCAATTAAAAATCTTTACAAAAATTTATCACAATAAGTAACTTAAAGTTACTTATTATTAATATTAAAATGCGACCCTCTATAAAAGATACCTCCAAGGACGACAAACCCAAGGACGACAAACCCAAGGACAACAAACCCAAGGACAACAAACCCAAGGACGACAAACCCAAGGATAATAAACCCAATGATAAATGCATGACCTGATATTAACTTTAAATGTTAGGAACATAATTAACTGTTAACATAAATAATGACTTGATATTCTTCGAATTTTTGGAAATCAATGAAATTTATGATATATAATAGATTCTATTATATCTCAATATGTTACCATTGGTGAACCATCCTGATTATAATTGGGAATATATAATCCCTTACCGCAACCAAGTGACCCAAAATTATTCTGCACACTTGCATACCCTCCGCCACTTACTGGAGAATAACCATATAATTTAGGATTATTACATCCTTTTACTTGACCCATACTGTCACGCTTCAAATCCAATATAAAATTCTCTTTAACCTGATCACTATAATCACCCAGTGTGACACAATTTTCTAAATTGTTCATTTCTACATAATCTAGAGGTTTTTTCCTAACACCAAATTTTTCCATACATCCATATTTATTATTACTCCCCCTACGTAAATAGAGATAACGAGGTGCCATTTATTATACACAAATTTTATTTTGTCAAATTAATTGTTAACCCTTCTTTTTTAACTTCTTCCATATCCTTTGTTAATTTATCTCTATCTATACCCATCTCTTTCAATGTTTGATGTAATATCTTATTTTTTATATTCTTATTAGATCTCTCTATCCTACTTTCTTCAACTTTATCTCGTAATTTAGCCCGTAATAATTCACGATTATTTTCTGACGTCATTTATTATTAAGCAATAATTAAACTTTAAATATAATCTTCAGGCCTAATATCCAAAAGTGCTGCCGCTATAATATAACCATGCCCAAATGGTTTACCGTAAGGTGACTCTTCATTTATGTTTTTACGTAACATTTCTACATTTATAAGTTCTGTAGTAGGCGGTACATCAAAATCTAATATTTGCACATTTTTACCTTGTTTGACTTCTTCTTTCAAAAATTTGAAAGCATTTGTTCTAATCAACAAATTATAATATAATGGAACATATACCTTCTTCCTGGATTCTATATAACCCATATATTCATCCCCAAATTTAGATCCTATTGCTCTTTTATACCTAAACCATCTACGACCTTTATCATCTACGTACATTACCTCGTTCGTTTTTGTACCCGCGGGATGTCTTTCACCCTTAATCCCCCCAAATCCTTTTTCACGCCATTTTTCCCATGCCTTTGTAACATTACCATCGGAATCTATATGTACCGGTTTCATATCTGGAAAAATCTTGGAGTATTGCCAATAGTTCTCAAAAACTTTAGCCTCTTTATCACCTATTATGGGCCAAACATCTTTATCCACAGGTCCTAAATACATCGGTGACACTTGTTTCATAGAATATGGACCTGCCTTATTTGCAGATCCACTGGTAACATTTATATTCTTAAAACCAACCGGCGCATCAGGCCATGTTTTACCCCTACCCCCCAAACGTGCTATTGTAACATTACCTTTAATATCTAACCTATTTAAAACAATTTCTGCTATATCTATGAAACCTTTACCTTTCTCTACCACATATTTACTCACTAATATAAAAAATTGTTTAATTTCATAACTTAAATTATCTAATAATGATGCATCCTGAGTATTATTACAAAAAACTTCAATATCATCCATTTATATATCATATTAATCTTATTTAAAATTCTTTTCAAAATAAATTCGATTTTTATCAATATTTTATCTGACGATAACCAGAATCATGTCTGAAGATCTCGTAAAAGACAATATCAACATCTATCTCCACCGCGAGGCTGACAAAGAAAGAGTCCTTTCCGGTTCCAGCCCACAGGAAAAATATATCATACTCATGAACGACACCCTACAGGCCGACAATAAACGCCTCACTAAACAAATTGACGTACTAGAAAACCAAGTTGAAGAACTAGAAGGTGATATTGAACGTATGGACAAGGGTAAAGCATGCCTCAAGGGAATGCTCAACAACTTCAACGAAATCGACAAACTATCCAAACAAGTCCTCAAAATCGAAAAAGAAATGAGATGCGACACTGTCGACCACATCAACAAAAACAAAAAAACATTCTACGAAATATTACGCATCACCGAGGTAGTATTCGTCGCCATACTACTCGTATCATACTACTTTAATATCAACACATCTTACTTCATTACACCACTCGCAATACTATGCTTCTTAAATATCGAAACCAATATTTCATCTATAGAACCACCTCGCTTCCCAGACAAGGAAGCCAGATTGAAAGAACTCGTCAAAGAAATCATTGAAGCCAATAAGGGCCAAGACTACATCCACGAACTCATAGAATCACACTAACTTATTTCTTAAAACCCTAATCATTATCTATTATTTACAAAATAATAGATAACCACCTAAAACGGAATACCCTAATCACAAACATTTATGGTCTATGATCAAATTCACACCTTCGCAAATCACTCCCAAAATAACAAGGATTTCCAGGATTATAACCTCTGGAAGATTCCCAATGAAGACCATGACTATCCCTCCCAGAAACTTTATAACCATCAGGACAGGCTTTTACATTTGACCAAGCACAGCTCACATCACTCAAAAAAGGACTACAATCTTCGTCATCACAATATACAATATCTGCGTAAGCTTCAGAAACATCCTTATTAGATTTTCCATCACAATACATATATCTATCAGCGTCATCATGTTTTACTTCACAATGCATACATTGCTTCCATTCATCACTCCAATAAGTATCCATTGGACAATGTCCGTTACACCTTTCACCAAAATGATTGCCAATATGGCATCGGCAAGTTGGTTTATGCGTTTCCTCATCTACAACACATGTTCCCTTATGATAACAATAACTATCATCCCCTACTTCTTGACATGCATCTCTTTCACAAAAATAACCTGAATACCCAGGTTCACACTCGCATTTTCCAGAATACGGATTAGTACATTTGCCATTATCACATCTTTTTTTGATTAATTTACCATTTCGATCCTCATAGTAACAAAGATCTCGTTCATCACAATTTTTACCTCTAAAACCAGGATTACATGTACATACTAAATTCGAAGAATCGCCAAAGTTTAAACATATTCCATTTTCACATCTTTCTTTACAACTCATTTTATATTATCTAATATAAAATATAATGTTTTAACTCACTGAACCTAACACCTACGGGGGTGTAGGTGCTGGTGTTTTAGGAAGTGGATAGTAAGATGTGAAATACTTGTAGAAAGGATCACCTCTTAAATACCACTGACAACAATCAGATTCTCTTCTACAAGAAAATTCATCATATTTATAGTTATTACTTGCACAATCTATACCTTCACACTTTGAACGTAATGTTCCTTGTTTCACGTTACACTCTCCCCGTGAACCCCTTCCTCCCGCATAAGTAGCATCTGTTATACTATTCATTGGAAAAACAGGCTCACTTGAACACCAATTTTTTGGGTTTAATAACCATTCATAGGACGGAGTAGTAGTTGATTCTAATAAATAAGAAATTTCTTTACCGTAATCATTATTTTGTAAAAAATCACTATAGTACCTCTGGCACGATTCATCATTATCAATGTGTAAATAATTATCTGCTGGACTATTGTGAAGAAATTCAGCCGCAGCATTACACAAATCTCGATCTGTTCCACCTTTCGGAGCCGCCCTCTTACATTCTTCATACTCTTGTGATTTTACTGTATATGGATCAGTAATAACACAATGTCCTACATTAGGCCATGGACTGGGACTGATATTCCATGGAAAACCATCATACGCAGTACACATAGGGATTCCTTGAAGACGTTTTCCAGAAGTTGGATCAACACCAACTTCTGGGCAATCTGCACCACTTTTACAAGAAGGTGCACAGTAACCGTAATATTTATTTGTTGGTATTGTATATCCTTGTACACTAGCAGCCTTATATGGTTTTTCAGGATTACATGCATTTCCAGTAATAGAAGATTTAGTAAAACAGGTTCCTGGAGCGCTACGTGTAATAAACATTTGTTGATCGGGATGACGACAAGTACCGTCACTATTTGGAGGAGAATAAAGCCACGAGTCCATTTTATTATAATATATTATAATAAAAATATTCATGATAAATATTCACGGTGGTGTATGGACCATTTACACCGAAATGAGAAATGATATCAAAAATCACTTTAAATCATCTGCTTCTACCACATCTATAGTAGAAATAGGTGCATACAAAAGGCTACACAACCAAATTTCTGTCTCAAATATTTCACACTGTATACGCAGTAGATAATCACAAAAAATGGATCCAAGAAAACAAAAACTATAACTCAGATTCCTTTTTATAAGAAAAATTAATTATTTTGATATGATATAATAAAAATATTATGCCGGATTTGCCAATTGATTTTCAAATGGATTTCGAAGAGATATTTAATCATACCTGGCAACGTATAAATACCATTTTAGGTACAAATTTCCCCCAAAATCAGGGACTACTAGGAACTTTTATATACGACGCTTTAAATAGTCAGTTTGCTCAACAATTATTTGGACAGAAGTTAGCAAGTCTTAATCCTCATAATAAAAGAGTTGCTGCGCGAAATTTTGCTGTAATGTTCAAAGATGCTTTTTACAACAAGTTTGGTCAGATGAATTTTTTTAAAATATATGGTGATGATCTAGCCGTTGACGTGTTTACTAATCAATATCAACGTCCAGATATCTCTCATTATAGTTCTCCGTTTTTACTAATTAAAAGTCTGGTTGAAGTTCTTTTTGCGTTTTCTTATGCGTTCGACCAACTAATGTTTACAAACGAAGAAAATTTAGACATTGGGAACTACGATAATACACCACCTCGATGGACAAGAGATAACCGCGAAGGTGGGCGGTTAAGAAGAAATATATTCGGGGATAACTGGGCTGCTTTCGCTTTAGACTGGGATATGGCCGACCCCAACCTCGTAAATTATGGAGCCGAAGGAGCAGGAGGAGCATTTGGAGGAGGAACTGGACCTGATATGGTAGCAATCGCAACTACTGCTGCCACTATACTTTTTGCACGGATGGGTGACGCTTTGTATAGTGCTGCACGGGGTGAAGCCGGTGGTGAATTAGTAGGAATTGCACTTGACAGCATGAACACTGTACGCACAGGAATAATTACATTTTTACAACAATATTTATTACCCATGATCGCCAGGCTTAGTTATTTTGCCGGAAACCAACATGACAGGAATTATAACATGGAGTTAGGGGGAGCAGGCACGGCCATTGTTCCGTTAGGTATAAATTTCTTAACAAATAATCTTTTTGCTATTGGTACAGCATTAGCAAATTTAGATCCATATTTTATGTCTGCAAAATTACTACAACTTATCGATGCCATGTACCCATCCGAGGGAGTACCTCCAGGCGGCGGAGGTGGAGGCGGAGGTGGAGGCGGAGGTGGAGCCGGTCGTCATGGTGAATTACGTAGAAGATTGTTAGGAGACAATTATTCTCAAAATGCAATTAATGTTTTCCGTAGATATAAAAAATACGAGAATTTACTTGTAGATAGTCCCCAAGGACCAGATGGTATCCGTTATATTGAGAGTTGTCCTGTTACGGGCTGTACTCCCGCTCTAACTATTAATGATACTAAATTTGAGCCTACCCCGTGTGCAACTTACAAAACTTCTGATTCCTGTACAGCCGATCTATGTCAATGGGACCCAAATATAAATGTATGTAGGGATTTATTGGCTGCTCCCACTAACACTCTTGTGTGTGGGAAAAGTAATTGTGTTGAAGTTAACGATGAAGATGACATAAACTGTAATTGGGTAGCAGGTGATGAGAGTGGAGGACTATTATCTTGTCCGGATAATTATTATGAATCGAAGGATAGGGGTTGGTGGTGGTCGTGTCATACTAGAGAATGTACTAGTTGTGATGATGAACCAAATTCAAATGATTTATACTGCGGCCGCGATAGTTGCTCGAGGGATTTAAGTTCAGACGATTTAAGTGGTCAAGATAATTGTATTTTCGGATCGAATCAAACCAATTTAATGAACTGTCCTTGTGGATATTACCACAAGGAATTCAAAAATGCTACTGGTGGTACCATTTATAATTGTGATGTCAGACACTGTGTTAAGGAGAATCCTCATACTGAACAAACTATTTATTGTGGTTTAGATAAATGTGATGCAGATTCTGATGTACCCAAGTGTAATTTGATTGGATATGATTCGACATATCTACAAAAATGTCCCCTAGGATATACTCAAGATGGTGAAAAATCCAACTGGATTGGTTGCTCTAAAAGAATTTGTAAGAAAAACTAAATCAAAAATCCATTCTTAATCATTATCTATTATTTACAAAATAATAGATACTCATCTAAAACGGAGTGTTAGGACGACTCTCCCTCCAAACCGACAACTTTTCATTACCACCAACAGTCTCAACCAATTTCTGGAGTTTAGGACATGACCTCATACTAAAGGCAATACCCTCCTTATCATCAAAAAAATCAACAAGAAAAGAATAAATTACAAAATCAGCAAGAGTTAGCGAAGAACCCATAGCATAACCACTATCCCCTAACAACTTCTCAAAATCACTCAACTTACCCACCAAAGTCTCGCCAAACCACTTCTGCATAGCCTCCTCCTTGTTCTCCATCTTACGGACCGACTGGTACGCATCCTTAAAATCACGAATACACTCACACAGAGAATCAATCTGCGCAGCCTCCAAATCATTACCACCCATAAAACCAAAACGACGGGCCAAATAACGCTCAATGGCCTTAGACTGACACAAAGTAGTCTCAACACCATCATCACTTTCCTTCACAACCAAAAAAGGAACCTTACCCATTGACTTTTCCAAGTTACCGTCAGCCTTATCCTTATTAAATTCATCCTTAACCATATTAAAAGTAGCCCAATCAATCACCTCCAGGGGATAGCGAAAGTCCTCATATTTAGCATCGGCTACAGCAAGAATTAAACGAGAAGTCTCTGCAAGTCCTCTACCATTAAAATAACAAAGTTTCAACATTTTATTTAATATCCATTATTATTTAAACCACATTAATATTATCTATTATTTACAAAATAATAGATACTCATCTAGGTTTACAAGTTCTGTAAAACACGGATTAGAGGATATTCGGATCTAAACTATTGATTGATTTTATATTCATTTTCTGTAAAGATATAGTTCTTGTCTCAAACCCGTATGTTTTTCATGTAACATAATTTTACTCTTAATAACTCTCTATGCTTATTTATATCCAAATAATTTCCTTGAATATATAAAGTTGTCTGAGTTGCTCCCATCATTTTTTACTTTCCATACACTCCATATTTAATTTATTTATTAATCTCCCAATATCACATGCTTCTTGATTTCCATTTACTTTAACCGTATTTGTTGGATCTAAACCATCGTCCCCATAAGCCATTTGATATATATGACCTGTTATATCACGAACTGTACCATCATTTTGTATCTTAATATCTTCCGTTAATTTAATAATTCGACGTTGCATATACCCGGATGTGGCCGTACCCATTGCCGTATCACTAATACCTTCTCGTCCTGACATTGCATGAAAGTAAAATTCACGTGGATTTAGACCTTTTATAAATGATGATGCAATAAACCCACGACTCTCATGTTCCATTTCGGGACTCAACTTTCCAAACGGATAATGAGGTAAACTACGCTTACCATTATTCAAATATAATGGCACTCGTTGTCCTTTCAAATTCTGCTGACCCAATAACCCTGTTATTTGAGCAATATTAAAAAAATCTCCCTTACTTCCAGAAATAACTGTTGACAAGAAATTATTATCTGGATCTAACGATTCCTTGGCTATTCTCAAACCTATATCTTTTGCTTTGCCCAACGCCGCATTTATCTGAACTTCCTGAATACCCTCATGACTCGTAGTATTTTTAATTCCCTCAGCCTCTATGTAACACTTATTAATTACATCTTGTATCTCAGTTTCTTTCTCTTACTCGTCACTAAACAATCACCCAATCCAACTGTAAATATTCTCAATAAATTCCATGCATTAGTTACAAATTGTATACAATCTACAAAGTGAATTGCTGCATCTGCTGAATACTCTTTACTCATTATCTGTATTAGAGAATTATGAGCAGACCCCAAAATATCTTTATTCAAAGTTCCTTCATATAATACACCCGCATATATCTTAACTACCGGTTCAGCAGAATCTGCATTATTGTTCTTCTCATAATACAAATTACGCGGCAAAAACATCGAAATCAAACCCTTACCACTATAACAACTCAAATTCTTACCCTTTATTTTGTAAATTTTCCTTATATGTTCTAACCTATCTAATACACTTTCTTCCAATTTTAACTTCTCCGTTATATCAAAAAACTCATGACGCTCTATCCTTTTTTCCCCCAACGTCATTCTATACGCCCCTAACAAAGAATCCTGCACTATTGCAATATTCGGTTTGCTACTTTGCGCAGATATAATATTAAATTTGGCAGCCGATATCATCTTCATTTCAACCTGCGCCTCCAAACTTTGAGGAATATGTAAATTCATCTCGTCACCGTCAAAATCAGCATTAAACGGCTTCGTTATCGCCAAATTCATACGCAATGTTTTATATGGTTTCCGCACAACTCGCATCGCCATCATACTTGCCTTATGCAAAGTCGGTTGCCGATTTAACAAAACATAATCACCGTCTTTCAACTTACGCTGCACTATCCAACCCACATCTATCTTATAATCACGATTCGCATACAATAATTTATCCACATAATTACCATTTCGTCGCACCTTATCTCCATCATATATCATCTCTCGACCCGTCTTAACCTCTATCTCCTCATCCCCTCGAATTATTATATCACCCGCTATCAATCTTGTACCCCTTCTATAACGTTTCAAATTTATACGTGTTTTACCATCTGGCTTTATCACAAAATCAGCCTTATTACTATTCACCAATTCTTGCATCTTTTCTAAATTAAACTTCGTCACCTGTACTGGAATACTCAACTTATCTGCTTGCTCGATAGGAACCCCCAAATCTCCCAAAGATAACGTTGGATCTGGACCTATCACCGTACGACCCGTTTGATTACAATTATGCGTTATCGTCGCATCACTACCCAAAATAAAACGATTATTACCATCCACCTCAAACCCACAAAATCTATCCACACCATCCTCCACAACCTCTATCTTTGTCACACTCATATCCTTCGCCGAATCAACACACTTCTTACGCTCCAACAACGTCGGAATCACAGAAATATTACCCGATATACTCAAAATTAATGCCTCCCCTTTCTTCTTCTCCCCCTGACTCGTCCACGTAGTCTTCTTCGTATTCACACTCGTCCTAAACCCCAAAGAATTTGCTATACGCTCAGCACCATCAATAATAGCCTTATGCTCAAAACATTGACTAATTCGAACAGTCACTCCCCCCTGTTCAACAGATCCATCTGTATCAATCAGTCCAGCCAACAATTCCAACCTAGTTTGGACATCATTGACTATATAATCCTCTGGAATATGCTTATTGCAATCCAAATCATAATGACGTAGGAAATCTCTAAACCCACAGTGAGCAGCACAATGATGTAAATTATCAGCATAAGTAGAGAATTTTCCACCTTGTTCTTCTGTCCATTCTTTGAAATATTCAATTAATTCTTTGTCAGGATTTGTAAAATAACTTTTCCCGGCTGAACCATCTCCTAACCACATTCCTAGAATTCGTGGATCTAGTATAACATCTTTTTTAGGCCACTGAATAGGAGTGTTCAGTTTAATACCCAACATTAATCTTTTCACTGTAGACGGTAAATTTATATAGTCTTCAATATGAATATCTATCACGGGATCTGCATTGATAGTATCGCGGAAATTTGAAATCTCCTCATATGCTTGTTCTTTTGTCTTGCCAATAACAACTGCTATTTCTTTGGACTTCTTCTTGCCCTCTTCATCTGTCCAATTAATTCTCCAAGTCCCAGCATTTTTACGTTTTGGATTCCAAGACATTTTTTGCGACTCCAAATTATTTTCTTGCATAAATTCACTGAGTTGATTTTTTGCATCTTCCTTTGTTAATGGCGGTTCTACAGATACCTTAATACTCTTAACATTTTTACTATCCCGATCATACCAGTTCATATACCATCCACCATGTTTACTCTGAGTAGGTCTCCAGTGAATCCCTGCATGACCACAAAATTTTAATGTTAAAATATGTTCACAACTAACAGTATAATCTTCTCCAGAGGACTGTTTTACTTTATATAGGAGACTTTTACCTTCTACTGTATCAACTACTGTACGAGGAAGCCCGTCATCTCCAATAAGAACATCGCCAACTACTACTTCTTCTGCACGTTTCATGTCACCATTCCATTCCCATATCATTATGTCGAATTTGACTGCGCGCTTACCCATCATGTTGTTACGTATCTGGCCATCTTTCCCTGCTAATCTCTCCTTCATTCCTTTTACAGCACGACCATTCGTCGAATGCTTCGCCTTTCCCTGACCATTATTAAAAGTCGTCAACACCCGAAACCGTAAACTAGCCAAAAACTTCTGTCTCTTTGTATCACTTAAATCACGACTTTTATCTATACTATCTGTTTCTAAATGATTGTTAATTTTTATTATTTCAGCATACTGATTAGTCAAATCATCATCACATAAATTATTATCCGCTTTTACAAACGGTCTCGCGCATATCGGCAATACCGGTAATACACTCAATATATAATTACGTGGATGCGCCAACTGCGCATTTATACCCAACAATTCAATATCTTCTAACAATAAACTATCAAACTGTTTCTTTATCTCTTCTACAGTCACAACTATACTCGTCTTTATTTTTTCTTTACTCTCATATATCTTACATATCGAACTATCTGTACTACAAAACTTAAATTTCGGATGTTCCGCACCACAACCATTATTACAACATATATCTACTTTCTTTATCTTCTCTTGGATCTTCATAAATCGTGACTCTCCCTTATACCGATTCAAACCTTCCAAATAAATCTGATCTCGAGTTACTAATAATCTATTACATTTACAACAAAAACAATTCAAAAACGTTACTACCCTCTTGTAAAATAATGGATGAATTATCGGCTCATTAAACTCAATATGACCAAAATGTCCTGGACAAAATTCCGCCGTTTGACCACATGTCTCACACGGCTTTGTTGAATCAGTTGTACCCATTCTCTCATCATAAACTGTTCCATATCCAGACTTCTTCGCTATATTTATTTTACACACCGACATACCTATTATTTCCTCCGGAGAGAATATACCAAATGAGATCGATTTTATCTCCCTTTTATCCCTATCCATTTCTAATTTTTACTTCTAATATATTCTCATTTTTCAATTTTAGATTTGTCATATTCTAAATTTAATACTATATTATTAAATAACAACCTGCAGACATAGAAATTCACAATATAATTTTAACACCTGTCTTAATATTCCTAATCTATTATGTACACCTCCTGAAGACGAAGAAAATCAATAACGTTCAATCTACAATTTATCTAACACAATTTATCCAACACAATATATTTGAACCATTAATTTCTAAAATTGATTTCTTATCCTACAAGTACTTAATACATCAGAAAAAATGACCAAACCAATTTTATACTATTTTCAACTACCCAAAGATATAGAATTAACACAAAAAGAAATCGACTATATATGGTCTCTAAGACCTGACCATCAACACGAAATTAATATTTGTGGTAAGAATGTTAAATTACCACGTCTAGTGCAAGCCCAAGGTTTTCCATATACTTTTAGCGGCGCTACAGTAGATTGCCTGCCCATAGACCCAGTATTCTACAAACTCTTACACTATCTAAATATAACCCTTGATTCTCAGTTTAATATGTTACTTATTAATTGGTATAGAAATGGTAATGACTATATCGGACCACATTCTGACGAAGAAAAAGATCTAGTACCTGGCTCTCCCATAGCCACCGTATCCCTTGGGGTTCCCAGAGATTTTATTCTGAAAAATAAACTGACTAAAGAATCAATTACATATTCTCTCCATAACAATACAGTTCTAGTCATGGGTGGGGATTGCCAAAAAACACACAAACATAGTGTCCCCATAAGAAAAACTATTAAAGATTTTCGCATATCTATCACCTTCCGACAGTTTAAATTATAGGCATTTATTTTGCAATATAAATGCCTATAATTTTAAAAATGATTTTATATTGTTTATCACTATTTAATTATATAAAAAATGGACGTAAAAAAATTAGCAGATACTAATTATATATCCCAATTTTATCAATCTGATCAACTCGTCAATGAAATTATGAAAGTCAATAACTTGTTAAATATATTACCAGAATATAACACACAGATACAACTCACTAAATGGTTCTTTTTCAACAGAAATTCAATATCATCACCCATCCTAGTCGACTCACAACCTCTTACAACAGAATACATTAAAATTAGAGAACATGATTCCGATATACAAATATCCCAACGTAAATTACTTATTCAACCATCCCTTAAAAATTCTAAGGTAACTATTAACGCCAAAGACTATACAGATTTTTTTAAAGATAGAGGTTTATCAGATAAATATGCCAACAATTCAAAAGATTCTTTTGAAGAATTAGATCTAATTAAATACCAGGAAATAATATTACAATGTAACCAAAAAACAGAAGCATTCAAAAAATTCAATACACCCCTTCAAAATCTACATTTAATGAACACTGCTGGGAAAATAGACGCTCTTTATGTCATTAGGAAATCAATTGAAAACGAACTTATCCAACAATTAGATCCAGATCTTAAACACCATGTTGAAAATGATACTATACCTGAATTACAAAAAATATTTATTAAACGTTTAGAACTACTTTATGAAGTACTTGCTCAAAAACTATAATTATTCCAAATTTTATATATTGATACTAATATATAAAATGAGCAATTCCTACGAATTTGCATATTGACACAAATTCATTTTATTTTAATTGTTAAAATAAAATTTTACTTAGTTTTCAGTCTTATTTTCACAACACTCAACATGCTTATCATACATACTCTTCACCCAAAACTCTTTACCACAATTACACCTATAACATTCATGATTATACGGGTCAATATCATATTCTTCACATTTACCAGGGACCCAATCATCGTAAAATAAATAATTCACCACTAAAGGGCTTTCCGGAATCTTATCTTCATAGTATTTACACCACTTTATCAATAATTCCTCACGCTTTGCTTGTGATAAGTTCTGTCGCTTACCTCCACTTTTAAAATTATCCGGATTATATCTAATAAATATCACCGATATTCCCCCCTCCGCATGATATATGTTTTTCATACGTCCAATCTCACCTTGCTCACAATAACTCTTATGCTGGTTCTCATCAACTTCTATAAACAACTTATGTGTACCAAAATCATAACCAATCTCCTTCTCTTCCCTATTATTACCACCACAATCCCTATCAAGACGAATATTATATTCTGTAGGCTCTTTATATTCTGCAGTTAGAATACCTAAAATACGTTTCTCCTTTAATTTCTGATTCTTTTTATATTCTTTATCAATCTCTCCAGCACAACAAAAATTAACACATTTACCATTAAATAACACATCAATTTTTCCACATTCTTGACAAGTTTGCTCCACAAGTATAATATCGTTGGATGTTTTATGTGTAAAACAATGTATAGGACTATTCACGCCGTATTCTGCTATATTATTACAGTTTTTACTACGACATTTACCACGCGGTCTAATAATCATTCCATCCTCTTTGTGTTGAGCGCATCTAACTGGAGCATTACAAGGAATACCGTAAGACGCGTGTTTTTTACATAATTCGTGTTGACACTTAGGATTCTTAACATCCACCATACCGGTTTTGGTTTTGGCACAATCAGCACAGTAAAGTCCCTTGGTTTCTCCTGGTTTATTGAACTTAGGTATTTTATTTTGACATTTAATACACTTAGGATCTTTAACATTCACCATACCGGTTTTGGTTTTGGCACAATCAGCACAGTAAAGTCCTTTGGTTTCTCCTGGATTATTGAAAACAGGGTGTTTCGTTTTACATTCAATACACTTAGGATGCTTAACATCCACCATACCGGTTTTGGTTTTGGCACAATCACTACAGTAAAGTCCTTTGGTTTCTCCTGGCTTATTGAAGTGAGGTCTTTTCGTTTTACATTCAATACACTTAGGACTTATAACATTCACCATACCGGTTTTGGTTTTGGCACAATCAGCACAGTAAAGTCCTTTGGTTTCTCCTGGTTTATTGAAGTGAGGTCTTTTCGTTTTACATTCAATACACTTAGGACTTATAACATCCACCATACCGGTTTTGGTTTTGGCACAATCACTACAGTAAAGTCCTTTGGTTTCTCCTGGCTTATTGAAGTGAGGTCTTTTCGTTTTACATTCAATACACTTAGGACTTATAACATTCACCATACCGGTTTTGGTTTTGGCACAATCAGCACAGTAAAGTGCCTTGGTTTCTCCTGGTTTATTGAAGTGAGGTCGTTTCGTTTTACATTCAATACACTTAGGATTCTTAACATCCACCATATTGGGTGTAGAATGTTTTTTACAAGATATTCCGAATGTTTCGCCTGAGATATTGAAACTTGCTCGTATTCCGCAAGTTTGACATTTGTTTTTGGCAGTAGTTCTTTTTTCGGCACAAGAGAAACAATACGTATGGTCTTTGCCGTTATAATAGAATCTTTCATTATCAAGTTTTATAGCGCATCGCGTACAGATTTTAGATGTTGCCATTTTCGTTTTATTAAAATGGCAACAAGTCTTTAAATTCAGTTTTAAAATTTTAGTTGGGTAGGTCTATTGATAATATACCAACAATCATTAATCCAACAAATAAACCAACACCAATTGCAATTGAAAGTGCCTTGGTGAAATCTGGTTTAACTTTTTGTTCAACATGTTCAGTATTACTTCCGGACATATACGATATATATGCGTAAAACGTAATTAGACCAAAACACCCACCAAATATAAGAAAACTTAAAACAAGTGTTGGAGTTCTACTGGAGGGATTGTTTAATAAAGATTCCAACCGGAAAGATGGGCCCATCAATGACATTTTAGTATTATTTTATATTAATTAATATAAAATTTTAACAAAAAATCAGTTTTAAAACAACTTCGGTTAGAAGTTGTTTATTCTTGATATAGAGCCTGTAATCCTCTAAAAATTTACTCATCCAGTCTAATCTATCACCAGGACATCCTGTCCCTTGTGGAAAATGATGTATTATATATTTACTAGTTACATCGAAATCACAATTAGGTAGATCTGATGACATTATATCAACACTAATTTATTCTAAATTAAGTTCATTTACCCAGTTACAGTCTTTGATTAGACCCATATAGCATCCGCTTTCTTTTACAGTATCGAGAATCTTCCTAGAAGTATCACCGCATTTTTTATTACGAACAGCAGTACTCCACATACCCATACGGTTGTTTAGGTCCCTCACACTATTAATAATTACACTTTCATCATAATTCATAACTAACTCTCTTAATTTTTTAACTAATAATCTTTTATTAATTCGAGGTCTATTGCACCTTTTACCTTCTAAGACATCTATAATTATACCTGGATATTCTTTATCTAATTCCTTAATGATTCTTTGGATCATAGCGTTAGGTTCTAAGTTAACCATGTTTAATACACAGTTTGCATCTAGAAATAATTTAGTGGCTTCTTCAGATTCGAATTGTTGTACATCGTAAACTTCAATAGTAATATCACAATTAAACTTAGAATTATTTTGCATTATTTGTTTTAGAGCGTCAATTCTATGTTGACCGTCAATACATCTAGTTTCGTTATTTTTATCTCTAATAACTTTAAAAGTACCAAGCATGTACCCTCTAGAGATAATAGATTCTTTGAGTACTAAAACGTGTTCTTCGTTTAGATCTCTTTGGCATGCCCACATCTTAATATTGGTGATAAAATCTCGGTCTGAAATATATAATTTATATTTACCATTATCAAATAACATTGTTCCTAAAATACCGATTTCGTCTTCATCTTCTTCTTCTGAGAAGGGTTCTTCGTCTTCTTCGGTTGAAGAAGATTCAATTTCTACATATTCATCCGTATTGGGTTTTCCAAATAGATTAGATAACATTTTATTACTAAATGTTATCATAATGTTTAAAATTCGATTTTAAAATTTATTTTTTACATGCTACAGCAGCAATCTTTTAATGGAGGAACAAATTTACATGTTAAACAGAAGAGTAAACCCGCTACCATGGCCTGTAGTCCTAGAGAAAGATGACTGGTCATCGCCATGTCCATGTTCCCGGGCACTTGCATAGCAGCCATGTGAACTAAGAAAAATAGTAAAGTAAATACTAACGATACAATTAAACATTTTACAAACATGTTCATTATTTATTTATAAGTAAATAAATTTTTTAATTAAGAACAAATTTATTTTAATAAAATGATTGATTCACGTTTAGAAACTGCAACTTATAAAGATTGTAAAGCATTCGTTCCAGAATTTACCACTGGAAAGATTGTTAAATGTTACGATGGAGACAGTGTAACTATCGCAACTATATATAACGACGAATTGGTACGTTTTTCTGTAAGGATGTTGGGTTACGACACTGCGGAAATGAGATCAAAGGATGAAACTGAAAAACGAGTTGCTAAAGAAGCACAACAAGATATTTATAATAAAATTATGGGAAAAATGGTTACTGTAATTAGGAATGATGGTTTTGATAAGTATGGAAGACTTCTATTGGAATTAGAGTTTGAAGGAGAATCGGTTAATACATATATGAAAAGTAAATGGGGGGTGTCATATTATGGAGGTCATAAGGAAGACGTAGATTGGGGAACATTTCCAAAATTGGTTGATGTTTGATTTATGATTTTAATTTATTATAAAATTTTTAATTTATAAAGAATTTTGTAAATTAATAAATGTCATTAGAACCTCCTCCTGGAAAATATTACTGGCCTGGGTCAGAATCACACGAAGCATATAATACTGTTAAACCTAAATACATAAGTGCAAATCCAAAAGATATTAAGTTAACAAGAAAAATATACCCCGCTCCAACTTTGATTACTGGTTCAGAATCTCATTCTGCGGAACCGATGAATCAAAAGGAACCTTGTGGTTGTGGAGTATTACATACCAAAAAATATCCTATCTAAAACATTTATTTGTAAGAACAAATAAATGACTACTTCTATAGATTTTCTAACAGAAGACTTGACAGATACACAAGAATTAGATTATGATAAACTACAAGAGACAGTCACCGATTTATCTACACCTATTGATATACGTATAAAAGCACTAGAAGAGTTCTACAAACTCAATGAAGACGATACCGTAGAACTTATTAGCAGACTTAACGGAATGTATCAATTTTCAGGTATCAAAATACTAGAAGACTTCTTATTTGAAATTTGTTTGAAAGCCAATATATCCAGTTTTCTAAAACTAGAAACAGCCAAGGCTATGATAGAATTTGGACAGTCCCCACGTGCAGCGGAAGCGCTTAACCACGTCTGCTCAGATCTTGGAAATATGCCTACCCCCTGTAGGGCGGAGGCGATTTCTTCCCTTATGCCTCACCAAGAATATAAAGATAATGCCAATAAATATTTTAAGGAACTTATTGTTGATCAAAATATTGAATGTGAATTTCGATACAAGACCATATTATCCCTAGAAAATTTAGGAACTTCCCATATGCAAGAAAAATTATATGATTTATGTGATGATGAAAAATTTGTTTCCGATTTATTTGAAATTTTTAAACACGATATTACAAAAGAATTCCCCGATTTTAAACCAGACCTCAAAAATACCGCTTTTATAGATCTACTCATTGATCGCCTTAATTATAACCACGCAAACCAGTTATTCAAAACACACTTACCAGACTGCGATATTATCTACGACTTCTTTATTAAGGAAGCCCAACACCATTTTCTTTTCCATAAACAAAACATGACCTACTACAAAATACTCGCTGGTCAATATTTACTCCAACATTCAGAACAACACCTCGAAGAGGTAGAAAATGAAATATACTCATTCGCCACCGATACCGAACTCGACTATGATCGTAGAGCCGATGCCGCCGACGTTCTACTCAACTTGGGTTCCAAGAAAATGAAAGATAATGGTCGTCAAATTATCATGGAATTGGGTCGTGAGGGAAATACCGGTCATACCGTATTCGATAACAAACAAAACGTACATACTGGGAAAGTAGAAGAGTCAGTAGCAGAAATCCTAGAATTCTTTTCTAGTTTTGTGCCAATTCTAATTGTTAATAAATCACCCATTAACTTCGATTACGTTAATGCACAAATTATGGATATTTTGAAAAAAGAAAAAGATTCCATACGTGTCTCCGAAAATGATGCTCAATACGTATGTACCTACTGCGAATCGGACAAAAAAGAAGTACTAACTATTGAGGACAAACATTTCTGCTCCCACGTCTGCATTAAAGCCCACGAAACCCAAGATAAAATACAAATCGCCCTCAATCGTATTCATATGGATCGTGTTCTTTATTCTAAATATAATAATACTCTAGAAAATATTCTCCTTAAGGTTTGGAGTTATCTAAATGAGCACGAACACGAGGAGGAAATGAAAAAACGTCTTTTGCAGGAATTAGAAGAAATGTCCGGTACTTGCTCCTCCGGTTTTGCTTCCCGACTGATTAATGTTATTTCCGGATTTGGAGAATTTAGTATTCGTATCTCTTGGGAAGACCAAGTTGTAGCCAATTTTGCGGGTAGATTGAATGCTGCCGCCCGTAGGATTACAGATGCGGATAGTATATTCCTCAAAAATCATCTATACGATGTAGTTGAACTCTGGCTCAATAAACCCGAGAATGAATCAACATTGAAAGAATTACGGGAAGTTTATAAAGAGAAAAATCAACTTATCACTGCTTTTCTTGAATCTAAAGAATCATCTCTAATTCAATCTGTGATTTGTGTGAATGATTTTGCAGATGAGGTTATATCAGAAATGACTGTAAAGTCTTCCGATTGGGCATCTAGGCAGCACTTCGGGTTGTTTTTGCGTGCAAATGTTGCTGGTATTAGGGAGGAAATGTATCAGGAGTTTACAGAGCATCTGGATGATACTTCTTTTGACCTGTACATGAGAAAAGCCCTCATGAACTACGAAGGGGATGTATAAAATTGAATTTAATCGGTAAATGTATAATAATATACAAATGGAGGATCCCTGGTATCAATCTGATTATGTTAGTTATGAGTATGTACTATCTGACATGAAAAAGATTATTGATTCAGATAATATTGAAACTCTATTACAACATGCATTCCTAGAAATGAAACCACCTATTAAAAATAATGAATTTGGTAGTTCTAGGGGGTATGCTACTTTCATACGACCACAACTTGTCAAACTATTACTGAAATACAACCTTACAGGCTTGTATTAATTATTCTAAATTTAAGAAAAATTTAGAATTTAAGTACTCGGGCTGGAGTTTCTTGAAATTTTCTTAATGGCATTTATTAATAACAAATAAATTTGATTATTTTCTTCATTTTCATCAACAAAATTGACTACATATGATTAACCCTCATCAAGAAATAGCCGATCAAGCACTCATGGAGTTGATTGAATTCGGATACACTATTATTCCTGATATTCTCACACCACAAGAAGTAGAAACTGCAACTAACTTATTCCATGATTGGAAACAAACCATACCCAACCACGAGGACTTCCATCGTAAAGTTGATCCCCATGGTATTTATAAATACCACGAGGTCGCACATCAACCACATGCTTGGTTTATTCGCACTCTACCAGCAGTTCAAGACATATATAAATACATCTGGAGTTCAAATGACCTAATCACTTCGTTCGACGGTTGCTGTTACATATCTCCAGAAGATGACCGTATTGATAAATGCTGTTGGACCCACACCGACCAATCTGGAAAAGTTAAAAAACTTCAGTGTTACCAAGGTTTTGTTTCCCTCACAAACAATAAGGAACGATCCCTCGTAGTTTATGAAGGCTCACACGACTTCCACGCCAAATACTTTGAAACATACGATACTTCCCCAACCCAATGGACACTTATTGACCCACACTTACTTAATACAGAACTTAAGGACAAAAAACGAGTTCTGAATGTACCCGCCGGAGCCCTAGTAATGTGGGATTCCCGCACTTTTCATCAAAATCAATTCGGTAAAATAAATAACGGCGAGGAACGCTTAGTTCAATACGTCTGTTTCTATCCGCGTAATCACCCCGATAACACCCCCGCCATCCAAAAGAAACGCCGAAAGTATTTCGAGGAAAGACGTAATACTTCCCACTGGCCTTGTCCAATCAGAGTTAATGGAAAACAACCCCAAACTTACGGCAATAATGATAGATTGGTAGATTATACTGCTCTCAGAATTCCAGATTTAACAGAATTTATGACGGATATTCAAAAATTATTATAATTTATTCTAAATATTTTAAAATTACACCCTCGATGGAATCTAATTGTCCTTCTTCCCAAGACCATTCGGACAGATCACGAGTCATCATAAATTTTGTAAAATTTATGATTTTATTAGCGGCTGGTATCACAACATGTATTACAATCAGATGTAGTTGTCCAAAATACAGGATCTGAACTACATCCACCAAATGCCGTACCATCTACACACATATAAGGCGTACTAGCACCACACATCACACCCTGTGCGGCCATGTCCGCCTGTTCGTCCGCACTACAAACTCTACTACATCCACTTGCTACTGGTGTAGGACGTGGTGCAGGGGGTGGAGGAGGTGCTGGTGGCATATTATTACAGAACTTTCGGTCACAACAGTCAGAACATTCATCATCATTACACCAGTATGGTCTCATTCTACTACATGCACCTACTTCCTTATTCATACCATCTGGATGATTAACATGAGGAGATGTGCATACATATCTATAATCGTCACTCAACATTTGAGCACCATCGCTTGACATACAATTTGCCCTGTTTAGTTCACCGTCTTTATCACATCCACCAGGACAATTTTTATAATTATTACATTCTTGGGCAGTACATAACCTGCTGCAATCATAAGGAGCGCGGTCACAACTTCCTCCTGGTGGAGACGGTGGAACTGGTGCAGGTACTGGTCTTCTGCCGGGACTTCTGCCGGGACTTCTACCGGGACTTCTACCGGGACTTCTACCGGGGGTTCTTGCCGGAGGTACTGGGCATCTTTCATCAAACCAGTGGCAAGGTCCTTCTAGATTACATGCTACTTTGCGTGCACTCGGATCTGCAATGTCGGCTACAGCCTCATGACACGACGCATCACCCTCATCTGATCGAGGGTATTGTGTTTGTGCATCTGGTCTATCATCTATAGCGCAACATGGCCTTTCATTTGCGCTTAATTTTGTTCTTGATTTTGTTTTATTATGTTGTCTGCGAGACGGTCCAATTCCCATTTTTATATAATATAAATATAATAGTTTATAAATTATAAATGAATCGTAAATACAAATATTCTCGCACTGGTCACCCTGATTAGTAATCTTATTTTTCAGTTATAAGATTATTTTCCAAATAGTGATGAAATATTTTCCACACCTATTACCTCAAAATCACACACTAATTGATCCAAATAACTGGGTTCTTTCATCAAGGGAATCTGTTGCAAATATAATTTGTAATATTCTACATTAGTACTGTATATTTCTTTCTTCTCCATATTAATAACACCATCTGTACCTATTAAGTATATTATTCTATACTTATCAAGAGTTAATTTGTATTTATTGTGTTGTTCTTCGTTAAAATCTTTTAATCCTAATTTACATTCAAATATTGTATTCGTTTTAATATTTAAAAAATCAAAGATACAATTCTGATATTTGAACTGTGTTCCCAAATCTTCTCCATATTTCTCTTTCAATATCAACTCCCACCACTGCTCCTGATCTTCTGAACGCGCTTTCGCAATTAAGAACGATTTTGCCCCCTTGTACTCTATACCACCTTCTTTCTTTATCCTTTCAATGATGTATGGAATATTAGGTAGTTCGTAAGATGATAGAAACAACTTAAACTCTGCTCTGGGAATAGCATATTCCCGTTCAAATCGCTTTAACCAATTTGTTGGGGCTTTTATATCAAATAAATTCTCTTCATCATTCTCCATTCTTTCATATATCTTATCTTTGAGCATCTCTATCATTTCTAAATAGAACTTGTAACACATTTTTTCTGATTCAGTGAGAGGTAATTCAATCTCTTCAACGTCATACAAGTTAAAATATTCATAATTATCTAAAAAATCATCTGTTTCTATAAGTGATTTCAGGAAAAATTGTTTCGGATTATATTCCTTAACTCTATTATACAAATATTCATAATTAGTTTGGAACCATTCTTGTTCTAGTAACCACTTACAGTAATCGCGATCTTTAAGCACGTGACCCAGAGTAAACCCCCTGTGTTTTCCAAAAGTAATTGTATCGGACGTTAACATTTTAACTTTTAATTTATTTTATCTATTCTTTATAAACTATGAAACCTGTATTACAACATGTTAGATGTTACTGTTGTTTAGATTACCTAGAACCACAGTCCATGTTCTTTGCATATGATAAGCCTTTTTGCTCCCCAAAATGTAGACACAAATATATCTCTACTTATCATAGAGAATCACAACAAGACAGTTTAGATAGGCAATTTAAAAAAGTTAAAATTGTTTCCGATTTATAATTCCTTCATTATTCAGGCTTTCTTTTACAAAATTGGCTCCAAATAACAACAACCTTTGCTTTCACTTTGTTCCATTGATGGATAGCATTGGTCTACAGGTAAACTACTACAATTAACTGTATCACAGCCAACCTTTGAACCTTTACAACTACCAGGGGGAAGATATGGACATAAAGGATCCAATAAAGGCGCATGAGCCTTTTTAACATTTACACACCTTTGAGGTTGATGGACGCACACACCTGCTATACTAAGATTTACACCCCAAGTACACCCTTGTTGAGCCTCACATGCAGCCTGATTGTTTTGACGACACTCTGGGGGGACTTCCGTTCCTGGACTAGTGGTAGAAAAACAAGTGTTGGGGAATTCTGATCTTGCAGGTGTCATTACGGAACCAAAAGGACAAACATTTAAATTATTGTGTTTAGCAGGTGTATTTCTTGTTATACTCCAGTTTAACCCAAATTCATGTAAGAAATTGAGAATATCTGTAGTTAAATTTATTCCCTCCCATTGATATGATGGATATAATGTAGAACCCCAAAACTTTGCAAAATTATTTAGAATTTCAATTTCTTGATTATATACTCCACTAAATATTATTTCTCTTACTTGAGATTGAGCCCTCTCTTGCGAGACAGTATTATCAACTCTGTTACCTTCTCCCACAACATAATAATTTCTAACTAAACCTAATATATACGCAATAATAGGAAGTTGAACCATACTCGCATAATCCTGTTGAGCCCCCACAGGTAAATCAGTACCGAGTATCTTACTAAACGCGGTAGTAATATTAGGCATACAAACACCTTCAGAGGAACTAGCAGAATTAATACCCCAAGTACATCTACCAGGAATCTGTTGAGTAAAACTATTACTACTTCTTGGACAATCAGAATCTGTCTGGCAAGAAGTAGAACATATACTATGTGTATTAGATGAACCAGATTCCGTCCAAGTAAAAACGCTTTGCGCAACACCGCTTGGGTCGGGAGCACCGGTGTTTGGATTAATCATTGTATTTGAACAATTATTATTATTAAGATAAGGAGATTCATAACTCCTATTTTTAACAGGAGTCCAATTTGTTCTCTTTGGCATTTATTATAATTAAATTAATTATAATTATAATTTTATAGTAATTAAAATAAATAATTATGATACCAGGAAGGAATTTTTTTTCTGGTGCTTGTATTGGTTCACAAGGACAAGCACGAGGATTTCAGCCTGCGGCACAAGATCCCGCACCGTTGAGTCCTATAGAATCGGCGGATATATTACAGGCAATACAAGGAACAATTATGACTACTTTAGGTAATACTGAACCAACAGGTAGATATGGATATATTTTATATTATAAAAATCCTTTATGGGAATTCATTGGTCCCACCCGGGCACGGGATATTAGCGCACAGAGATTATCATTAGGAGACAGAAGCCCACAAGATCAATGGCCTGGAACACATATGCCTGCGGCTGCTTATTGGACATATCCATTATCTCCCACGGTCTTTACCCCTAGTAATACTGCCCAAGGTTTTAACCCCCCTCTTAGAGATTGGGCAGTAGTTGAAATAATAGAAAGGACCGCGGAAGGACTCCCTAATGTCGAAGAATGGGATTTAAATGGCTCAACGGAAGAAAACGAGAACGCGGCGGAGCATCGCGACGACGGTGAACTTGGTGCGTTGAGACCGGATTACACTGGCGAACATTCGCAAGTATGGGTTAGAGTTTTAGATATTGATAGATGTGTAGATGCTCCCGGACGTACACCGCCCAGGCCACCACCGACGACGTGGTCCGACACCTACACGACCTGGTGGCAATGGCGGAGGTTGGACTCCTGACCCACCAAAAAATGTATCTACTGTTAATACATATTTTGAGTGTCCATTACAATTTATTGTTGGATATTGGGAAACCCAAGAAGAAGCCATAGCTGCGAGAAATACAGAATTTGATAGACAATTTACCGCAGCAGTTACTGGTGGTGCCACAGGGGCTGATCCGGATGAAGTTGCAGGTGCTGCTGCAAGTGCTGCTGATAACGAACCATTAGAACCTCCTCAGACTGAAGGGGGTTACGAAAACCCAAGTAGATATGATAGAGAACTAAGAGGTGGTGGTGGTAATGAGTTAGTTTGTCCTTTAATTGAAGATCCAAATTATAATATATGTGATTTCTATAACACTGAAGATAGATCACAAACTATGTATAATTTAATACAAACTGCTTGTCCGGATATAACATTTAATTCTGACGGAACGGTAGATGGAACGTGTTCTCCTTTATGTAGGGATGTGATCATAAATTGGTGGGATGGTGGTGATCAACAATCTAGTAACTGTTCTTGTCAATTCAAAAAAGCATATCAAAAAGTACAAGAATCTGGTACTGCTAATGAAAAATCTAATATGGTGATCAGAGGTTTACACGATCGAGTCCATTACGATAATTTAGCAGCTGCGTGTACAGCACCTGGAGACACTAATTTTGCATGTCCTTATCCTGAGACAGGAGAATTATCACCAAACGAAGAACAAGGACCCCCAGCCTGTAATACCTTCAATCATTCACAATGTATAAATATGGAAAATGACGGTAGATGTCATTGGGATAGTGTCTCAAACCCAGGTAAATGCGTTAATGGACCTGTCCCTGCTGGTTCTAAATGTGAAGATGTTGGACTTTGTACATATACAAATGTAGAAAATAGATACAATGATGATATGTGGGGATTTATTGACGATTTAGATGACTATCCTAAATGTAGAAGAAACCAACATTGGGAGTGTATGGCCGCTAGCAGAGGTAGAGATTGCGCCAATTCATATATGGCAGATGAATTAGGGTCCACACATTCTACTTGTAGTTACAATATATTAACAGGATGCTCTTCTAACTACAATATGACAGGTTTTGATATAAGTGATAATGTAACTGGTTGTGAAGTTAAAAGCGAATATGATGGTATGTGCTGTACAAAAGAGTCAGGCTTTCAGTACTATGATAGAAACCAGGGATAAACATATTATTTTATATTATTTACATATATAAAATGCCAAGAAACTACATAAGACTTTCAAAACTACTACTCATAATCCTCAACCAAGGCGTTGACATACAAATTGAAGACAGACACGCCCTAGGATTCAACACATACATGACCAGAAACCACGCAGAAATTCTAGGCTTCTGGAATCGCGCTGATAACTGTCTATGGGACGTACAATTACTAGGATATGATAGACAACTACCAGTAAATAAAACCTATTATACGGACCAACTCCTCGGATACATAGAAATGCCAAATAAAAACCATAAAATATTACTTAAATTAAAAGGTGTTAGGGCATGGTCCCGTAGTAAATTTATCAGGGACGCCCTCCGCTATATCAGGGAATATAAAAAAATTAATAAAATGCAAGGAAAATTAATATTATTTTAATATAAATGCCCACTGGTATAATTACTATTTCTGATGCAACTGCACCTCCTACAGTATCTGTAACATTAAATGACAGTCGAAACGCTAAATTGGATAGTTATGTCGGAGTTATTCCTCATAAATCTAAACGTGGTTTTCAAGTTAAAAAATTATTTATAAGAAACGCACCCGGAACAAAAATAGGGTATGAAGTTAGTTTAACTGGTGATGCTCCTAGTTTTATGGGTATGCCCAAGAATCTTGTTTTAATTGGAGATCCTGCCCAGACATCTGGTGTGCCTCCAGTTATACCAACTAGTACCGGAATGATTGGGCAAGCGTCCATAGATAATTCTATAGTAGTAAGATTAAGGGACGGACTCGACGCCAGAATTGGTAGTGTGGTTCGTAAATATAATTCTTTGGACCCAATTAATTGTTGGTACGTAACTGGAATTTGTCAAGAGAAAAACGATAATGTACCCCTAGGATATGTAGCCAAGTTAGTAGGAGAAAGAGGTAATACCGGTACTGGTTTCGATTTGGTACTTATGAATTACTAAAACGTACCCAGATCCAACCTATTTGAAAATTAAACCTTTTTTTGGTTTAATTTTTATTACTATCTTTTAACTGCAAAAAAACTTATATTCCTCTGGAATCTCTTTCACCCAACCTTGTTGATTCAACAATTTCAATCCCTCATCTGCCGCCTTCCTTTGCGCATCCGCTTTCTTTGCAGCACGCCCAGTTCCCAATTTTACCCAATCACGGGGTATCTTATCATATGTTATTCCTTTATTTGACATCGTACCCCCCGGAGGAATTCGATACACTGTAGACACCGCTAATATATCATCACGAGTATCCATAAACGTCCAAGAACCCAATCTATCCTTATAAACATCAAATAATTCTTTCAGACGAGTTTTCTCATCATATAATTGATCGTACTTTAAAGACATAGGCTTCTCATCAAAAATACTCGCTAAAATATCATATACAATAGCATAACCTACACCTAATCTAAATCGATTATCTAAAATAAACTCGGTACACCCTATGAATGACTCAAAACAATCTTCTAACATATCTTTCTTTTTACGCATTCGATCCTCTTCATCCGCAGAAATATATTCCCAAAAATCTAAATCATCCGCTATCTTAAAAAATGATTCACGGGACCCATAATTAATTCTTAAACGCGCTACTACTTTCACTCCCGCTGGACAATTCAATTGAGGAAACCTACGATAGGAATACCATACAATAAACTTATTAATTGATAAATCCCCTAACTGCTCAAATATCTCATAATTGTTTTCTGGGTCTGCTGACGGCGCAGTAAACGCTTGATTATATAATTCCATACTGCTTTTATCCGTAAGAACATCTATGTATTTATCACGAAGGTTCCCACGTTTTAAGAGATCTACAATTAGTCTCTTAAAAGAATCATCTCGAATTCCATGATATATTTCTTTTGGAGTATTGATATCCATTTGTTTTATTTATCATAATACTCTTAAATTATCAATTTTAATTTTTTACATTTACATATTTCCTAATCATCTCATATGAAATTACAATTATAAATATAACCACTATATATTTTAACGCTATAATTACTGTTGATTTTATCGGTCCAGTATATAGCCCTTTTTTTGTTTTACCCCCCTGATACACCAAACATTCTATATCAGAAAAACATACCCACCTATATTTTATATCTAGGTATTGAGTGTCAGTATACATAAATTGAATTAAATTATAGAATTGTTTTTCAGATAAATGTTTTTCCATACACTTATTATTACTCTGACTTATCAGATCATATGCATTACAGTATATATTCATATTTTTCTCTCCACTTAGAAAAAATTCATCAGATTTCACACCAAACGCCGCATCCGTATACGTCGACCACACAGGTTTTAAGTTATAGTCTTTTTTACCAAAATATAATGTATTTTTATTTAATTGATTAAAATCTACATTAAAACTTCTGATTAGTACATCATATCTACACCTAATATAAAAATCATATGAGAAATTATTTATATTCTCATATTCTTTTATCTGTTCATAACCTTTTTGAATTTTATACCACATATTCATATTACCACAATCATCAAGTGATTCTACATATTTAACATCTACTGGGTTAGACAATGATATAACATCCGATATTTCTTCTTCTTTTTCTGTAATATCTATCAACAAAAAAATATCTATGTTATAGGCAGTGCAAAAATTAACAATACTTGGCAATGTCTTTTTATAATCTCTAAATTGTCCTGTTATTGAAATAGAAATTTTCATATTTATTAAAGATTTTATTATATTTTTAATAATAAAATGTTTCGACTAAATCGTATAGAAAGATTTACACCTAGACCTGTTATAATTGAACGATTCGGAAATTGTGCTGATTATTATAAATCCCAATTCGACTGTGAACGCGACCCAGACATGAACTATGCACGGCGCCAGGGGTATTGTTCACAAAACGCTATGGCCTGTACTGATTCTAACATCAACAAAGACCCTAACATTCTCACGGCATGTAATACTGCTGGTCGCGAAATGCATAATTGTCAATGGGATCCCGAAAAAAATTCTTGTGGATGTGACCCGTTAATTGAACCCTTTGCCACGCCTTGTGGACAACCTGGTGCAACATGTGTTGATGGACCACCCCCGGGTGGTAATTGTTGGGGTGTTAACCCTCTTACTGGGTTAAACAGACAATGTACAGCAGTGGGTCGTGGTGGTGCCATCTGTGCATGTGCCTAACTACACCATTGTTATTTAGTTATTTTACAATGACAAACCACAGTTTTAAATTATCGTCTCCTTTTTACTTTACGTAATTCTTGTACTAACATTATTACTGGAACACTGTCAATCTCCCGTTCCACACGTCTAAAGGCCCTGAGAAATCGCCATTTTTTATTCTTCAATTTTCTCTCCATATTTAATACTTCCTTATTATTCTTCCTAAACTCAATTAACTCCCTCTCATGATGTTCAAGTTTACCCTTAGCGGTTTTCAACCTATCTAACTTCCTTTTTATCACTATGGGACAATCCTTTCTCCTACCGATTTGCTTCCACAATTTTATACGGACTCTGTAATTATTAAATGGAAAAAAACCATCAGCATCTCCCGGATCCCTACAATTCGGACAAGCAGAACTTCCCGAACTACGAAACCAATCTAGGGCACAACTCGTATGATACATATGACCGCACGGATCTAAACGATAAATATTGTTTTCTCCCTCTCCCATGTCTTCAAGACATATCGAACATACATTTTCTTCCATTCTGAAATTTCGTTTATTCGTAGTATTCTTAATTTTAAAACAAATTAAGAATTTATAGATAATATGACTCCTTCATGCGTATTTTTATAAATTATAACCTTATCCCCTTCCCGATATGGAACTTCGTACAAACCTATATATTTCTCAAAATTAACTACATTATCTATAAGCAATTCATGTACTATTTTTTTAACTCCGGGCCATATACCATAATCATCCACTATTAGATATTTTAGTTTTGGAAAATATTTTATACTATTTAAAATATCAGATTTACAATTCTCATATTCATGGTAAGCATCTATAAAAACAACTTCCACACTATTCAACATTTTTTCTGATAACTCACCCCAATCATCTTTATAAAGATCAAACAAAATATAAGACATATTATCCTCTCTTTTATTATTATTCTTATTCCGCTCTAAATATACTCTATCATTATCTACACAATAAACATGTGATGATATACCCGCTAAATATTTACTTGTATATCCCAAATAAGACCCCAATTCAGCCACTGTTAATTTCTTATCCTTTAAAAACTCCCCTATGTCATTCCTCATCACGTTCGAACAGGTCATTTGATCTGGATATACATCAATTAAATCTATTCTTTTATTCTTCCACTTATACTTTTTTAGATTCTCCAAAAATATTAACATTACCCTTATTTTTTCTAAATTATAAATACCCCCTGGAAAATGATGTATCGTATAAGGTGAATAAATATTCATACACGCATTTACCACATAATCCTTTAGTTTTTTATTATCATATAATCCTTTTTTGAACGCATGATAAATTATAAAAGGCTGATCTTCACACTCAAACTTAAATGGCGATGTACTAATATCCATCTTTATACACTCAAATAATTCCTCCAGTACCTTACAATTATTAAATAAAAGAATACCCGTTGTAAATCCTGTCTTATCTTCATATAATTCTAAATCAGACCCAAATAACGATCTACCCCAGTGATCACTCGGGTAACTACCTTTGCTGATTTTACCTTCTGGACATACATATAATACATCTTTCCCTAAAAACTTAAATAATTCTTTTATATCACCTTTTATTATTATATCTACATCTAGGTATAAACAACCTTCATATCTCTCCGAACTCTTCAAATTAAAAAAATCCAACCGAGCACAACATGCTTCCGTTTGTGTCGTATAATTATCATTAACCTCAAATATTATCGGCAATTCGCTAATTATTTCATTTTCTTTTACCATCTTATCCCTAAACGCACTCGACGTATAAATAACTATCTCCTCTTCCTCCGATAACTCACCATACAATTTAATACTTTCTAATAATATTAAACATAAATCTATATAATACTCTCGTATAAAAACACACATAAATAAACATCTCATTTTACACTAACATTCAAAACTATAAATTACTTCTCTCAACTTTTTCGAAATAAATTTATAATGTTATTAATAAAATGCCTATAAGTACCCAAACTTTTCAAGAACTTAGTTATAATGAACAAGTAACAAAAGCGAGCCAAAACTGTGACCCAAGACCTGGTAAAAGAAGAAGTATTTCTATTGGAGGTGCAAGTGGATCTGACCAAGCACAATTAGTATCAATAATAAGAAAAACTATTCAGAATAATCGTGTAACCCCAGGTTTATTTGCTTACATATATTATGACCCAACAAATCCTATTTTCCAAGTTGGTCAACCAATACCAGAATTTCAACGTCAATTTTGGGGAGTTCCAAATCCACCTACAGTAATTACACAAGAAATTAAAAATGAATTAGATTCCCAGTACGAACTAATATTTTTACCCCAAACAACTGGTAGGCAACGAATATTATCTACTGGAAACCGTCGTTGGATGTATCATAGAGATGCAAGACCACATACTCGTGGAACTTGGGAAGCAGGAACTGCCATATCACCTCGTGATGAGAACGATAGTTGTTTGACAAATTATATGGTAGTTGAAATAACTGAGGAAGAACCTCTATTTGATAATGTTTTTGATGATACTCCAAATCCTTCTTTAGTTAGACCACCTTATATTGTATCACGTAACGCTATTGTAGATATGGCAGGAGTTAACGCCCAAACTCCGTATCCTAACCCCTTATATACTTTTGTTCCACGTGTGGATTTAATAATAAAAGCAACAGACGTTGCAGGAACTACAGGAGGACTTGCTAATTGCGTACCTTGTGATCCACCTCCGGCCGGAGAAACATTGTGTGTCGAAGATCAAGGCCATAGTGTACCAGTAATGTGGATATGGGGAATTATGCCAGAGTCAGAACCTCCTATTCAACCAGAATGGTTCCTTACACAACAAATAGCGAGAGCTGATAAAGCACGGGCTCCTCAGGCCGGACCAATGGTATTAACACCTGGTGGTGGTGCTGCGGCTTGGGGGTCGGGTGGTGGATCAAGTTTTTTCCGTGCGTTATTAGAAAATGACGTAAATTCATCTTCTTCCCCGGTTGTAGAGTGTGAATATTTAGATTTTCCAACCGAAACAAATTGTGCTCAACTATCAGATGATATAGTTCAGTGTGTAGCATCAGGTTGTAATTTTATAACTGAAACCCAATCGTGTACTTTGAATGATTTAGTACCTGATTACAGTTGTGCTTCTGTAACATGTCCGGAAAGTTCTATTAAAATTCCATTCGCGACACAAATTGGAAGTACAACTACAGATAATTGTTGTTATTCAGGAGGGGGACGTACAAATTGTAATGATGCTGGAAAATGGACTTGTGTAGCCCAAGATATGTGTAATTGGGATGATAATACATTATCTTGTTCTTTTAGAGAATGTAATATAAATGATTGTGGAGGAGACATAGTAGCATCTTCTGTATCTGGAACAAAACCAAATTGTGATTGTATTTGTAAGAATGGACAACCTAATTCACTTGGAATTTGCAGAGCAACTACACCTTGTAATCAATTAACTTTTTCTCAATGTAAACAGGAAGAGATTTATGATAGATGTTGGTGGGATCACGAAGCCGAACATGCTGCTTGTCAAGAAGTCATCCATCCTAATCCTACTCCTACTCCTCCTCCTGTCACTATGCCAGGAACTCTATATTGCGGTAAAAGTAGGGATGATTGTGCTGACCAAGATATGGACGGTGTTAATGGAACTTGCTGTTCTCGTGACGCAAGTAATGACTATTTAAGATGTAATTCTCTTGGTACCGATGAATATTTTCTAGATAAATGTCCACAACATGGCGGTGAAGATAATTACTATACATCTGGATTTGATAATTATGCAGATAGATTGGGTGGCGATATTACTTCCTGTAATTTAAGACAATGTAATCGTTGTTCAGACGCAGGTCCTGTATTGTACTGCGGAAAATATGCTTGTAATACTGATAAAAGTAAACTTGTTACTTCTTCTGAATTAAGCACATCAAAAGCCACAGGTCCAATATCAGCAGGGAAGTTTGGAAATGAAGCGTTCTTAACACAGTGTCCTTGTGATTATAGTCACGACTCTTTTGTAGCAGGTGGTATCATCGGAAATTACCAAGTTAGAAAGTGTCGTAGAACACCATATACTGATAGTACATTGTATTGTGGTAAAGATAAATGTTCATCAGATATATCAGAACCAAATTGTAATTTTACAGGTTCTGATGATTACTGGTTAGTTCATTGTCCTCCCGGTTATACACAAGATGGTTATGACTACTCAGGTTTAAAATTTGGTTGTAATCTTAGAGTATGTAAAAAGAATTAATTATAAAATGTTTTTATATAAATAATTCTCCCGAAAACAACCCACCTGGATATTCCATATGGGTTGGTGGACAAACCCGGGGCGATACCAACCACGGTGCTGTTAAACTCAACAAAACCGATACCAATGTACCTCTCACCATCACTCCTGAAGTTCTCGTTAATGGTACCTTACTTGGTATTATTCATACGGATGGTATTCCGGTCCCAGTATTCCCGGCCCTTTCCAAGATGGTCAAAAAGTTCTCGTACCCCGAGATAACGACATCTCCGGTCCGGAAAAATGAATCTAGTCCCTTTTCCAATGGATATTATTAATTAGTATTTATAATCAAAATATATATTATAAATAATGGAATATCCCGCCTTGGTAGTTTATTATTCTTTCCAGATCATGGCCTGGAAAGCACTTACACAATCATGGAGATTCAAATGGCGGCTCAAAATGAGATCGGAATATACATTAGAACAAATGCTACAAAATGTATGCGAAAAAGATAAACAGTCCGTTTATAAGGACTATTGTCTTCTGGAACTTTTAAAAACCGTACCCAAACTTAAAAATAAAAGAAATCAAGTCAGAAACACCCTAGCCCTTGTCGGACTTCGTCTTGGTTTCCCAAAAGATATAATAGATTATAGTCTATCTTTTACTCGCTACAACCCTAATCGGTTCATCAAATAATTCAGGGATTTCTAAAAATTCAGGACTCCCCCCACCATTATCATCATATCGACACTGATATTTACATTCACAAGTTCTTAATTTTCCATCAAATAAATAAGGTTTACTATGTACCACATTGGGAATATTACAAAAAGGTTTTATGTCAGTACGTTTTAAATAACTCTTATATACCCATAAAGCGTTAAGTATCATTTTCCTCATTTTTTATTATTTCACTTATCCTCTTTAATACATGATTCTAAAATCTTAGATGAACTCATCCCTAAACCACAACCCAACACACTACCCACACTCACCTGAACAAATGTGTGATCTTTTACTCTTATACGCGACCAAATTGTAATTAACCATATACTCAACAAAATCGCCAAATATTTATCACCATTCCTTTTATTCTTACTATACAATTTATCCTTAATTGAAAACCCAATCGTGGCTAAATATGCAGTCAAAAACGAATGACCCGAAGGCATACCTAATCTACCATTAACTTTCAAATTATTCGCCGATTCCGGTGGTCTTAAACACACATCCTGTAATAAACAAGGACACGCTTTTTTAAGTATTTTCTCATTCACTAACAGCCCTGTTCCTCCCAACGACAATAATATTATTGAACAAGGCCATTTTTTATCTACATCCGCTTCTACAACCATTAAAATAACAACAATCAATGAAATAATCCAAAGATAACTTCCCCAAAATCCTACCGCATTTAAAATTGTTTCACTTGATGAAAATAAATTTTGATTAGGCTTGGTAACATCTCCTACATATAAACAACCATTTTCAGTACAACCTGAACTCAGCATTTTATATTACTAAAATAAACTTAATTTTTTAATTTATTTTTGGTGGATAAATGTACATCATGTACGTCTCCTCAAATATGATCGAAAATTTCTTATCACATGAAATTGATCATGTAATACAACAAGTATTACCTCCAACTTTGGTCGGAAAATTTGAATCCCTCATTGTTGAACAACTCAAACAAGATCTTGTTTCCGCCTGGAAACAACACGTCCAAGACTCAAACCTAGACTCAAACCTAGACCAGTTGTCTGATATATCAGACAACTCCAGTATGAAAGACGAAATATCTGCAATGGCAATGGAAGATATTAATATACAAGTTCTAAATATTTTCGAAGTTAAACCTATCACTAAACCCAATAATAAACTTACTCCATTTGCACTATTTAAACTCGACAATACACAACTTCCTCAAAAAGAACTAGCCCGTTTATGGATTAAATACAAAACTTCCCCTACTAAAAGAACTCTCTTAGAAAAGTACTATAAATAAATTTGATTTTTTATACTATTATTTTACGAAATAATAGTATTATGATTATGACCGAAAATAACAGGGAAATATCACCTACTATCAAACCTCATATCCAGTTCATAGAACCGATATTCACCAAACAATATACCGTAGTCCTACATCACGATTTATTCGTAAATTACCATCATGGAACTCTCGAACTCCTGGATTATCCCTATTTTAGACACTATGGTTTAGAAAATACCTTTGACCCCAACGAACATCATAAAATCAACTATTCCAATATCAAAAAGCTCGACCCTCTCTATTTCCTAGATGCCATCCACAGAGAACAAGATGGCTGGTACTGGTTATTCAAACATATCGAACTTCCTCCCCCCGGTATGGAGAACAAAAAAAGACCCATCGAAGATTCCGACGAAGACCAATCACACAAAAAACAAAAAATTACCTCATCCTGTTCTAATCCAAATATCATACATGTCTGTTCATCTCAGTGCTGTGTATCTTTTCCACATTCTACACCAAAACGATTCACCACACCCAAATGGTGTGGTGTTTGCACAACAGAATATCACATAGATAAAATGTCAAAAATTATTAATAGTGGAGGCGGTAACAAAACTTTCCTTTCATATAAACTCGAAAACCAAAAATGGGTACTCTATGATTTGGAACTCATTTTAAAATCAGATACTACCTTCGAATTTCTACCCAAATTAGAATGAATATTTGAAATTGAATATGATATCAAAATTACTGATATCATATAGATATGCAAGAATCAGATTTAGAATATGAATATACTAAATATTATAATGACCCCGATAGAACCTTTTTTGAATCTGTCAAATATCAAGGTCTTTCTATCCAAGAATTCATAGAAAATAAAAAATATCACCAATGCCAACCTACACCCAATTATCAACCACAGCAATATTACTCACAACAATATTACACACACCCACCGCCACCTCCACCACAACAATATTACTCACCTCCACCACAACAATATTACTCACACCCGCCAAAGCAATATTACTCACACCCGCCAAAGCAATATTACTCACACCCGCCACAACAATATTACTCACACCCACCACCTCCACCACCTCCACCACAACAATATTACTCACACCCACCACCTCCACCACAACAATATTACTCACACCCACCTCAATATGATCCAAAACCACCACCCCAAATTACATTTGGGGTGAAAATTTCACAAGAATCACCCAAATATTTAGACACAGTTCCACCACATATTATTATCCCCTCTCCCAGATATCCACCACCCGTTTTCCCTGTACTCCCAGGAACTAAAACTACGAAAGTTACTTTCGTCATTCCTGATGAACCTGATACTCCACAAAATTCCTCCTTTACGAAAAACAACAACGACAAGGACGACGACAAGGACGACAAAGAGGAAGATACTACCGTTATCCCACTCAAGCGTTGCCGTGGACTACCCAAGCGTCGTCTCAAATTACGAAAGGAAAAAAATATTAAATTTACGTCCATTGAGGATAGAATGATTATTACACATGTAGAGGAATATGGTCCATCAAATTGGTCCGCTTGTGGCTTCGAAGTTGGAAGAACAGGAAAACAATGCAGGGAAAGATATTGTCAACACCTAGATCCAACTATCAATAAGGGTCCATGGACCCCAGAAGAGGATAAAATACTATTCAGAGAACACAGAAAATATGGAAACAAATGGGCCACTATTGCACAATACCTCCCCGGGAGGACCGACAACTCCATCAAAAACAGGTGGAACGGTAAAATCTGTAAGAGGAAAGGATAAAAAATGATCAGTATTTGCAGTAACAGTATCTTGAGTGTCCGTAAATTGGACACTCTTTTTCGAAAATCAACCTGCTTTCAGTCACAGAACCTGTAACTGCATCTTCGCAAATAGTTTTACAATGATCAGTAGTTCCCACTCCAAGAGTACACGTGTTTGCATAATAATCACCGGCATCTGGGTTTGTAGCATCACATTCTATTGTACCTTGTGTACACTTTCCGTTTATTCCTCCTGTGCTTACCCATTTACACGGCCAAAACGCCTGTTTTCCGTTTGGTTTGCGCTTCTTTTTATGAAATGATTCGCAAGCAACTTCAGTTGGAATGTCAGAACATTCCAAACTCGGATCTGATGCATCAAGATCAAAAAAACTTCCATGACATATACACGGGCAAGTTGTATCAAGGAAACAAGTTTTATTCGCAGTATCATAGTTACATTGATAATAATCATTGTAATAGCGCCCGTGCCCGTCAACTGGTTTTGTCATATTTGAGTGAGAATCCAAACAATCCTCAAGATTAGACTGATTTTCGCAATAATTTACACGTGAACCGGCACACACATACTTATCACCTGGCTTGCAAATAAAATAAGGATTTCTAGGGACATTCATTTTATTAAATTAAATCAAAATAATATTAAAAATGATTATTTATTCAATGTCCTAAACATTGAATAAATATACTCAACATGAAAAAACCATCTAGGGAAGATATGTCGTGGATTGATCGCTTCTCCAAACGTAGAGAGGCTATAGGTCTACCACCTCTATCTATATCTATGAGAATGCATCTTAGAGATCATCCTATGAGGAAAAAATCTACTAAAGTATGCCTGGAAAACTTACAACAAGCATATCGGAATTTTTACATGGAAATGTACATCTACTTCAAACAGAATACTCCCAAAGAAAAAATCCCCAGAAAAATCGGATCTGTTTGGAAAAAATTATCCGATGCAGAAAAAATGAACTGGTTCGACACTGTGACAAACTCACACCCTACCTACTATTGTCCTCGAAAAATAACCACAATGCAACCACTCAAACTCCCTCCACCACTCAAACTCCCTCCACCACTCAAACTCCCTCCACCACTCAAACTCCCTCCACCACTCAAACTCCCTCCACCACTCAAACTCCCTCCACCACTCAAACTTACACCCATACTACCTAGATCTCATCTATGTGAATATTATTTCAAAATGGATTATTGTTCCTTCCTAAGTCAACATGGACTCATCTAGAAAAACTTACTACCAAAATAAAATCGATTATAGATCCTAATTTTGCCAAGAACAATTAAAATGTCACAAAACACACCACCCACTACACCATATCATAATGACGAGGAACGTCCCTCAACACCAACTCCATCAACCGCAAATAGATCATTAAAGGCACCCCACGCACCTGGCAAAAAACATCAATGCCCAGGTTGTGCAGAAAATCAAACCAATCAGGAAGCACACATGGGTCCCTACGGTTGTCTTGGAGACTGGGAAGATTTCTTGTAATTGATTAATCTATTATCCTACGTATGACGTGGGCGTAAGAAACCCACACCCACATCGGGTGTGGGTTTCTTTACGTTTTAACTACTTAAACTATATTATATGATAATATAGTTTAATATGGACGAACTCACTCAACTATTCAGTTCTATGGGCGTATCTACAACCGTCCTCGATATTGTCAACCAAGATATGACTGCCATGGCGCAACACTATATACAACAAGATTCTAACTCACATATCGACTTCTCCCCCAACCCAATATGCGACTACACCGACAACGACTCACTCAATAAACAAATACTACAACACATCAATCTCAAAGGAGAAAATCTTCTCCGAGAAAAGATCTTATACCTATCTCCATCTTCCCACATATCAGACATAGATCTTAGTACTTATATCACATACTACGTATCTCTTCTCGAAACAAGCCTATCATCCTAACGACCGCGACGCGAGTCACACATACAATATTTACCACTACCAATAGTACAATCGTAGTTATAAAGATCTATTCCGATACCTTCATTATCATCCAAGTCACAAATCTCCTGACAATCGTCATGAGTTCCCCAGAATCCCTTAGCATCACACGTATTCTTTCTATAATTAAGCGCCGCCATTGCCCTACCAACTGACCAGCGCGGCTCTGTATCAAGATCAGCATTTCGACATATTTTCGGTACTCCCCCTATACTTTCTCCACTAGGTAAACGAGGAAAATCTACTATACAATTCCGACGAGACGACTCACCGGTACCTGAAAAAAAAGGACATGATCCTATTGGTAAATCCTCACACTTTTTTGGTCCATTAGGATCATTAAAAATTGACGTTTGAAGTTCAAAAGGGGGTCTAGAAAGATTACATACATCCGGACCTGGCATGCACTGCCCGTTTTGAGCTTCACAAAAAACAGTATCTTCACTTATTTTACTTCCTCTTCGTCCCCGTACAGCAGTGTAATGATTTTGACAATAATCTATATCTGCTTGCGTTTCAAGACGCCCTATATCATCATTAATTTCTCTACAATCATATATCCAATTATCTAAAGCTCCGCATGGAGGAATAACCATTTATTTAAAACATAAAGAAATATTTCAAATAATTATTTTCGAATCTTGTGTGAAAGTAATTATCTCGGATTTATAACAAGAATGTTCTTGTTATAAATTCACCCTTATCTTCAAAGCGCTTCCCATTTTCCAATCAGTCATCACTTCTATACACAACCTAACAGTCCCGTCTTAGATTACTCCATATGGCGATGGAGACGAATTGCCGAACTGAATTAGTTTAAATTTTACTCTTGTAATATGTTTAACATATTACAAAAGATTAAGCACTTGATCCACCACCACCAGTGTTGGTAGCGAGGGTATCAACAACAAGCTTGAGTGCGTTGAAGTCGGCAGTAAGGCTGGTAATGAGAGATTGGAGATTGCTATCGGCCGCTTGGTACGCATCCGAGATTTCCTTGAAGGTGTCAAGTTCGGTTTGCGAGAGGTTGAGGATAGCATTAACGCGATTCTTTTCAGTAGTAATATCGCTTTGAAGCGAAGGTGACGGCCGCAGCGCGAGTGGCGGCTTCCGAATCAATGTTGGCTTGGAGGGTAGTATCGGCGGCGGTGCGCGAAGTCGCTTCAGCCGAAACCGCAGTCTCACGATCAGAGATTTCAGTATTAATTTTTGTTGTTAAAACATTATCTGCGCCAGCACGAGCTACTCCCTCGGCGTTAATGTTGCCTTGGAGAGTGTCATCGGCTGCTTCACGGGCGGTAGCCTCGGCGTTAATATTGGTTTGGAGGGTGCTATCAGCGGTGGAACGGGTAGTGGCCTCCGATGTGATAGCGGTAGCGCGTGCCGAAGCTTCCGTATCAATGTTGGATTGGAGGGTGGTATCGGCAGAGGCTCTATCACTGGCCTCTTGGAGGATGTTGGCAGCGTTAGAGTTAATGCTGTTGGCTACGTTATTAACGGTGTCATCTCCCGAAACAACCTTAAGGGCTGGGACTGTCAAAAGAAGATTTAAGGCTTGCATTTAATTCAGCTCCCGAGTCGAGTTGAGAAATGTGAAGGGTTTGACCTCCTGAAGAAGTAAGGTTAAGACGATTTCTTGTGCTCATATTTATTATAACACAATATTTTTTTCAAAAATTATTCTGTATTTGTTAAAACCGAATCAACTATATTAGTTACAGAAGTAGTTCTTGCTGAAACCTCGTTAATTTCGTTTTTTGTTCTTGTTAACTCGTCTTTTGTTCTTACAAGTTCTTCTACTGTTTCTTGTAATTCTACTTGTAAAATAGATATTTTTGTTGTAAATTCATCAATTTTTTCTACGTAATTATGAATCTCTGCACTCCCAAGTTCGGTACTGTTAGTATTTTCTAGAGATGGTTGTGTTATTGATTCAACATTTTTTGTTGTAAGATTAAGTTTGTATGTATAAGCCAAAGGATTAATTTTTGGGTTTTTAATAACATATGTTGCTCTAAAATTAGTAGGTAAAGTATTTAAAACAGTCTTATTTTTATCATTAGTTTTGAATAATAATTGACCATTATTATCAAATATAAACCATAGGTCAGACATTCTTAAAATATATTTAAACTAAGTAATAATATATTTAAATAAGTTTTATTAGTGCTATAATAAATAATGACCGAATTCGCTGTTTTTGATTCATTTTCACTCAATCCAATTATTACACCGGAGATGAGAAATACAGTATTCAGAAATACTTTTAGTCTTGATACTTATGGTCTTATTTACAACGGTGATCATATGAAAATAAGTTGGAATCCCCTATATAAACAACCACAATTTATTATTAAACACTCTATACAAAACGACAGTATACGTGGAGGGTTTAAAATGCTCAACCAAGAAAGAAACAACACAATGACTTTCCAATACACTTATAACAATAACAATGAGTATTTTTTTGGTAGTACCGATGGAACAACAGAAAACATTGATACAGAATATAACTTTATTACCAATTGGAATAAAGCAGAACTGTGGTTAAGTTCTGTTTTTACTACGTCATTTCCATACTTTAATATTTACATTGATACTAATTCTAATAAAGGTCATATATCAGTTATACAACACTAAAATATACTTGATTTTTCTATGGAAATCCATAGGAAAAAAAGAGACTATGTCTGAAATACAAAATGTCGCCATATATGATATGACAACGCATATCCCTCCCCAAACCCTCCAAGACTTCACCGACTTCATTACCTCCGACCACTGGCTCGAAGGTGTACCTGGAGGCTTCCTCACCAACTCCCCCAAAAGAAAAGTTAACGCTTTCGGTAACGGTGGTTATGACACCACCTACTGGACCGCGCAAATGAAATCAGCCTCCGTCACCCTACACACACACCCCAACCCCCTACCCCCCTCATTCAAAGCTATGATCCCATACCTAAAAGATCTATTCAAACTCGCACATCCAGACGCACAACTCACAGACGATACCTTCTCCATCGGAGTATGCAACTATTACACCGAACCAGACATGTATATAGCCGCCCACACCGACGACAACGTATGGTACCCCAAAGAATGCTCCGCCGGAACAGTCTTTCGCTAGTATTACCCTCTACCCCCACGGGGAACCCGACGAACCCCACTTCTCCAGATTCCAAATACACCACAACGGCAAATGGCACCAAGTCAATCTACCACACAACAGCGTCATGATCATGCCCAGCAACATACAACACAGAGTCCAACCCTTCCTCAAATCAAAAACTAAACACTTCAAACCCCGCATCAACGTCACATTCCGTTCCACCTTCCCCAAAAAAATTGACCCACTCATGCACCTCATGGCGATCTCCAATCACGCCAGATACTACTGCATTCCACACGCTATGACTATTCCCTCCTCCAGCGGCACCGAGATAGATGAAATCCTAGATGCATATATCACCTTCTGCGACAAATACAACCAACCATTCTACTTACACATACGCGACCGTGATAGAAAAACTATGATACAAAAATACCGAAATCTACACTATCCGCCGTTCAGAATAACTAACAACATGGTCGCAGAAGTCTTCGAGACTATAATACATCAAAAATAAACTTGATTTATACATTCAAAATCAATATATAAATCAAATATGGCGTCATTTACTCGTATGAATATTCCAGCACATATGGTCGGGGAAGTCGAGGCGTTGATGCAACGCCTCAACACTGATATCGAAGCAACCAACGAACACGAGATGGGCATGGCCTTTCCCGATGGAACTGTTGCTGATGACTCCGATGAGGAACCTGGGTGTTTTGAAATGGTCTCTTGGAATGGTGATGCTCCCGTTCTATGCGAATCCCGTATCGATACTCGCGGTAAAATATGCTACCGCGTCTGTGAAAGTTCAGACAAAAACTACTATGAACTCCGACCCTGCGACAAGGTGTTAAACAACGAAAAACTCAAAGTCGCATCCATCTCCATGTCCCGTAAAGTAGGAAATAAATGGCAGTTCCTCGTACACTGGGAAGGTAGGGGAGAAGGCCGCGCCGAGTGGGTCAACGATGAAAACTGCAACTGCGAGGATCTCATCCGCAATCACTTGGCCAAAAAAGGCGTTAACACCGTCTACTGTTTCGCCCGCGTCAGTACCCTCTCACAAACTGGTGAGGATCACGTATCACTCGACGCCCAGCAGGCTGGTATGACCAAAACTGCCCAAATGCGTTTCCCCAACCACAGAATGAAAATCATCCAGCATGTCGGTTCTGGCTTCAAAAAACTATGCAACCCCCTAGTCGATATGCAAAACTACGTTACTGAGGGTGATGTCATCCTCTGCTACCGTGTCGATCGTCTCACCCGCAACTTGAATAAATCCCTCCCCTGGTTGGAAGAGATGACCAACAAAAAGGTCACCGTCCTTTCCACTTCCCAGAATATCTCCTACATGGAAAACAAATCCCAGTTTACTATGGAGATTCTCCGCGGTCAGGACGAATCCGAGACACTCGGCCGGCGTATCCGCGACACCCTATCTCACAAACGTAACCGCGGCGATGAACGCGTCGGTGGCCTTCCCTACGGTAAGAAATACAAACGCGTCCAGGACTCCGGTGGTGGTGGAGAGGGTGACGGTACTAAACTCGTTGTGGTTGACGATCCCGAGGCCATCGCTACTATCCGCGAAGTCAAGAAACTTCTCTGGGATGGCAAATCCAAAAAACGCCGCTCCCCCCAAGAAGTCGCTGATATCCTCAACGACAGGGGTGTCACCAAACGCGGACGCAAGTGGAGTACGACCATGGTCACCAACACATCCCACATCCGTATATAAACACTAATTAGGTTGGACACTGTGTAGACAGTGACAGGTGTGGGCGATGGTTGGGGCCCACACCAACAAAAACAATTAGAAAAGCCACATCCATATCGGATGTGGCTTTTTTACATCCCCCCCCCTCTGTCAAAATAAACTAGATTTTTGATACCAAAAATCTGTATCAAAAACAAAACTATGGCTACAGTCAACATTCCCGTGACTATCCCCCTCGACATGGTTGAGGAGTTCAAGACCCACCTCGAGTCTAAGTATATGGTTGATTCGCAGTGGCGTGTGACACCGAAAGAGCAAGGAAATAAGGCGGTAGACAAAATTGACATCGTCATCCACAAACTGACAACGACGGGCACAATCATTCAGTCATATGTGGTAGCTCACAAGTATCTTAAGGATGAACAGAGATATGTTCTACTGGTTCAAATTCAGGGACAACAATTTCCATGCTGGTACTCAGAGGAGGAGGCTCAGAAGTCTGTTGGAGACGCCCAAATCCTCAAATACTTCAAGACTGCCAATGGAACTTGGATGGGGCGCGAACCCATTGATCTCTATCTGCTCCACCGTAAGGCTAGGGAGCAGGCTAGTAGGGTAGAGCTCCGGGATTACGATAACATCCCTCCTCCACCACCGCCCTACATTCCCCCAAGATCTGATGCAGATAGGAACGCGAGACTCAACAGTTACATCAACCGCAAAGAGCGTACGTTCGACTTCACCCACAGTTTAATCGGCGACGAAATATAAAACCCCCGGTCTGTTCCACCTCACGGGACCCTTGATAGCCACACCCACACCGGGTGTGGCTATCTTGCGTTCTCAGTCTTCTCCCATGTAAAAATAAACTTGATTTTTCTGGTCATTTCTGTAGGCCAAAATCAGTACTCATGGCTACCACTAACATGACGAATATCGCAGAACATATGACCCAGTTCCTCAAGTCCCATGGTGGACTTGACCTGGAGAAATTCTATGCGGATTTTCATCTTTCTCCGATTGAGGAGATTGTTGATGGATTCACAGCGATGTTGGCCGAGGCGATCCAGGATGAAACACACATGACCAAGTTGAAGGCGCTCACTACCAAGAAGTCGGACAAGATCAAGGACCCGAACAAACCCACCCGTGGAAAATCGGCTTACCTCTTCTTCTGCCAGGACCACCGCGTGGCGGCGAAGGAGGAGTTGGAGACGTTGGGTGAGGACGAGAAGGTCACTGTGGGGCAGGTGACCAAGAAGTTGGGGGAGATGTGGAAGGAGTTCAAGGGGGACAGCGAGAACGCGGAGGAGTTGGAGTCCTACGAGGAGTGCGCGATCAACGATAAGGCGCGCTACGAAGAAGAGATGAAGGACTACACGGAACCATCGCAGGAGGAACTCAAAAAACTCATGGAGGGAAAGAAAAAGCGTGGACCGGGAAAGAAGAAAGACCCCAACGCGGTCAAACGGCCCAAGTCGGCTTACATCTTCTTCTGTACCGATTACCGCGACACGGTGAAGAACGACCTGGAGCAGGCAAACGACGAGGCTCCCTCGTCACCCGAGGTGATGACCGAGTTGGGGGTGCGGTGGAAGGACATCAAGAGTTCGACGAACAGAAAGGACGTGGCGATCCAGAAGAAGTACGAGACTATGGCTACGAAGGACAAGGTTCGGTACGATACAGAGAAGGCAAGGGTGGCTGAAAAGGTCTCGGATGTCAGTGAGGGTGAGGTCGAGAGTAAGGTCGATAGTGAGGTCGAGGCGAGGCGGAGGTCGAGGCGGAGGTCGAGGCGGAGGTCGAGGAGCACCCCCGACCCAAGGGGCGTTGCCCAAAGGGCAAGACTTGGAACTCGAAGGTGGGAAGGTGGGAGGTGCCCAAACCGAAGGGGCGGGTACCCAAGGGTAAGGAGTGGAACTACGAGAGTGGGAAGTGGGAGTAGGTGGTAGGCGTGCATTGTAGGCGGGCATCACGAAGGTGGTGACGGGTGTGTGCGATGGTAGGGGCACACACCAACAACAACAAAAAGTCTACGGACCGTAAGAATAGCCACACCCACATCGGGTGTGGCTATTTTGCGTTCTCAGTCATCTCCCATGTAAAAATAAACTTGATTTTTCTGGTCATTTCTGTAGGTCAGAATCAGCAATATGGCAAATATGTACTCACACTCTGATATGGATATGTTCTCGAAGCACCCAAAGACCAGTCGGCACCACATGGTGGTGGATCCCGATGAGGGCTGCGACGAGGAAAACGACTGCTGGTATGACCAGATGGACGACGAGCACGAGGTTGACTACGAGTCTGATTTCGACAAGGACGACAAGCCGGAGCGCGAGGTCCCGACCGTGCCCTCCTCTTGGGAGGACGCGGAAGTGGGTATGGTGACCCTGGGCAAGAAGTCGCCCAGCCCCAAGCCGGTGCAGTTGGCATCCAAGTCTTCCCCCTGGAAAACCCTGGGTGAGCAGCGTGTGTCTCTGCGTGCCGTGCAGCAGAAGGGCGATGCCGAGCGGGAGCGCAAGGCGCAGATGGAGCGGGAGGCGGAGGTCAAACGGGTTCGGGACGAGGAGTTGGAGCGGGAGCGGGTGTGGCGGGAGGAGGAGCAGGAGCGTAAGGCGGTGGCCGACCGCAAGGCCCGGGAGGCGGCGGCGAAGGAGTTGGAGCGGGTGAAGGCGAAGGAGGCGGCGGCCCGGTTCAAGCAGCGGAAGTTGGAGCAGGAGGCCGAGTTGAAGCGTCGGCGTGACGAGGAGGCGGCGGTGAAGGAGGCCCGGGCGGAGCGGCGCAAGGCTCGGGAGTTCGCCCGGGAGCACGAACTTCGGGTCAACCGCACCCAGATGGCTATGATGGCCTCTCCGATCAAGGTCACTGTGGCCAAGCCCCTGCCGATGACGAAGCCGGTGAAGAGTGTCGAGGAGGAGTCATCGACCGAGTCCGAGACTGACGATGAGGACCATGCTGAGATGTTGGCTCTGATGCAGCACAAGGCCCAGCCGGTGACTTCGAAATCGGCGCGTGTCGAGGAGGAGCGGAAGGTCGAGCGTCAGGTCCAGGAGGAGACCAAGCGCAAGGCCCGGGAAGAGATCTGGACTGTGGTGAAACCGAAGTCGGAGAAAAAACCGATGGTCATCAAGATGGGGCAGGAGTCGTACCGCAAGATGCCGGAGAGGAGGGTCTATACCGTGCGGGCTCAGTCGCCGACTCCGACGGCGACCACTGAGGGAACGGAGGTTCGAGAGCGGGTGGATGAGAAGGTGGTGCAGGAGCGTTTGACGAAGACGCGGATGTGCATCTCGGTGGAGAAGGGCATCAAATGCCCCCACGGAGACAAGTGCCGGTTCGCACACTCGGTGGACGAGTTGCAATTGCCGCAGTGCATGTTTGGGTGCGATTGCCGGTTCGTGCAGAGCATGGGGAATGGGTTGTTTGGGAACTTCGGGACACGGAAGGTGTGCAAGTTCATTCACACCGGGGAGTCGAAGGAGTCATACTACACCCGTACGGGGGTGAAGCCTCCGGTGGTGAAGTCGGTGTCGAAGCCGGTGGTGAAGCCGGTGGTGAAGTCGGTGGTGAAGTCGGTGGTGAGGCCGGTGGTGAAGTCGGTGGTGAACCCCCCGCCGAAGGGGTGGGCGGTGCCCCCGAAAATCACTGCGACTCCGGTGATCGAGAAACCGGTGATGAGGATGCCGGTGGAGTGTGTGCCGTGTGTGGAGACTTCGAGTGTGACTTCGTCGATCTCGTCTCAGAGTTCGGGGACGATCCGGTTGTGCAAGTATGTGATGGAGGGTAAGACTTGCCCGCACAAGAAGTGTCGGTTCTCCCACGAGCCGATGCCCGAGTCGAAGCCCGAGTCGAAGCCGCCGTCCGGGCACTACCCGGTGCAGGCGACCTCGTTTGAGGAGGCCTGTCATGCGCTCACCAACTACGCGCCGATGATGATTCCGACTCAGCTGCTCGGAAAGGCGCCCAAACCAACGAGGGCAGAGCCCAAACCCACACCGGTGGCAGCACCGACACCGATTCCGCCCCTCCGACCGTACAAACCGTCGCAGTTGTGCACCGATACTGCGACCACCCCGTTCATGCCTGTGATCCCGACAGTGCAGACGATCTATGTGCCGGAGAGTCAGTACATGATGGCGTTGGAGATGGCGATGAACAGTGGGAAGAACATTAGGATCGAGATTGCTAAGTAGTATATATAATGTGTGAGTACATATGGTAATGGACACCACGAAGGTGGTGACGGGTGTGTGCGATGGCAGGGGCACACACCAACAAAATAAAATGAAAATATAAAATGAAAAAAAATATATAATAATAAAGATGGATCTTGTAATAGGAGGATGTGCAAATGAAAATGATGTTAAAGAATATATAAAAGAAATTAATCCTGATCATACTTACGTATATAATAACGGATGTGTTCAATCGTGTAATGAATTTGAATTTGACGAAACTGATAAAATTACATGTTTTGACAGAAAAAATGAAGGAAGAGAATTTGGGGGGTTCCTGGATTTTGTTATAGATAATTACGAAAATAACTTTGATGAAAATAATGAAAAAATAATGTTTGCAGCGGCCAATCTTAACAATCACGGAAGAAAGAACGCGGTGAAAGACATATCTCTCCAAGAGTTCCCAACTTGTGGAAGGATAAGGTTTGATTGGTGGGACACCGTAGAGGAAGAAGGGCACCCAATTCACGGCCACTACGCCTCGAAAAATAATTTAAGGTACAGAAACTCATTACTAGAGGAATCGAACTACAGCAATTCAAAAGAATGGCTTGACGACACGCTGAACGGCGACTACGACCCAGAAACCATGAACTGTCGTAGAGGCGTTTTCACTACGACGAAGGGAGCTCTCATGCGAAGACCACTGGACGATTACATAAGAATTTCTGAGACTCTCAGGGGTAACAATCCCGTGACTGGCCATTGGATTGAAGGAGCCGCCTTGGCAATTTTCGCAAAGGATGAAAAACTTTCTAAACCAATTTTTTATCCAATTTTTTCTGGTTAATATGATACAAAACGAAAAAAAGCCGGAGGGCCGCATTAAAAACCACTTCCAAATCGGAAGTGGTTTTTTTGCGTTTACAGGCCATTGTGAATGCCTAGATATAAAATAAAATCGAGTTTTTCCGCTTTTCTCGTAAGCAGAAAAACAGACTATGGAAATCGCCCAACCATACACTAATATCAAACAGTCCATCGAAATGTTCATTGCCACCCATGGGGGGCTAGACATCACCGAGTTCTGCGCCGCCCACAGGGATATGTCTGTGGAGAAAGTTATAGAAGCATACAACAGTATGTTATGCACTAAATTCTTCAATGATGGAGACAAATGCATGAAATCCCTATATGACTCCCTCGTAGCAGAACATGGTTTTGGTGAAGTAAATAAATCCCTAGAAGTCTGTTACAAGAAACTACGTAACGAAATCAAAAAGACTAAACCCAAGAAAATCCCTAAACTGAAGGACCCGAATGAACCTACGAGACCTAAGACGGCGTACCAGTTCTTTTGTAACGAAGTACAGGAAAAGATTCGTACCGAATTGCAAACTCGGGATGGGAATTGTAGACAGATGGGGCACGAGTTGAGCAGGTTATGGACTGAGATGAAAGACGCGTCTGGATCTCATCGAGCAGCCAAATGTGCATCAGAAGACCCCAATGATCCCCGCAGGGGATGGATGATGGAGGCATGGCCTCACTGCGCGGAGAACGAGGCTCACCATCATAATCTTGAACGTTATAAACAACTTGCATTGCAGGATAAAAATCGTTATCAAATTGAGATGATGACCTACATTCCTCCCACCCAGGAAGAATTGCAAGATAGGATGGTGTATTAAAACTCTAACAGTTGGATGGAGATTGAGAAAGTCAATCACAGGTATACGCGATGGTAGGGGCGTATATCCAAAAACCTATTGAATAAATTTATCAACCATACTCATATAGGGTATGGTTGATTTACGTTTAACTTATGGTAAAAATAAACTTGAATTTTTTCGTCAAAATGATAACACAAATCAGGACTATGGCAGCCAAACAAATAATGTCGAATATCAACGAGTATATGAACGCATTCCTCGTATCGCATGGCGGTATTGACATGGAGGAGTTCGGCGAAGAATATCCAGATACAGACGTCACGACTATTGCAAACACACTCATGGAGAAGATTGTGGAAGCCTACAAGTCGGATACAAATCAAGAGCAAATTATGGCCCTGGTTGCGCAGCGTGCCAAGAAGGAGCCGGGGGAGAAGAAACTGCGCGACCCCGACAAGCCCACCCGTGGGAAGTCAGCCTACCTCTTCTTCTGTCAGGACCACCGCGCGGCTGCGAAGGAGGAGTTGGAGGAGGCGTTGGGCGAGGACGAGAAGGTGACCGTGGGGCAGGTGACGAAGAAGTTGGGGGAGATGTGGAAGGAGTTCAAGAAAGACCGTGAGAACGCGGAGGAGATGGCGGTGTACGAGGCAAGTGCAACCGAGGACAAGGAGCGCTACGACGAGCAGATGAAGGGTTACACGGAGTTGACGCAGGAGGAGATCGCGGCGAAGGTGGGTCCGAAAAAAGCACGTAAAACTGCGGGGGCTAAGAAAGATCCCAACGCAATCAAACGGCCCAAGTCCGCGTACATCTTCTACTGCGGTGATTGGCGCGAGACGGTAAAGCAGGAGTTGACCGAGGCTAACGACGAGGTTCCCTCGTCACCCGAGGTGACAACAGAGTTGGGTGTTCGTTGGTCGGATATTAAAAACTCGATCAACCCGAAGGATGTTGCAATGCGGAAGAAGTACGAGATGATGGCAGAAGGAGACAAAAAACGATACAACACCGAGAAAGCGAGCGAGTCTGCAGAGGGTGATGTAAAACCGAGTGCGAAACCGAGTGCGAAACCGAGTGCGAAACCGAGTGTGAAGGTGGTGGAGAAGGTGGTGGAGAAGGTGGAGGAGAAGGTGGAGGAGGTTGCACGTGTTGTCCCTAAAAGAGCCGCAAAAAAATTGTCCCCATTCGCTCTCTATAACAAAGAGATGCGTCCTAAAATTGCGGAAGAGAATCCTGATATGAAAGGTGCCGACTTGGTACGAAATCTAGGAATTATGTGGAGGGAGATGCCTGAAAGCGAGAAACAGGAGTGGATCGAGAAAGCCGAGGGATAAATAAATAAAAGATGGTAATGGACATCACTCTAGGTGGTGACAGGTGTGAGCGATGGTTGGGGCTCACATCACTAAACATATGGAAAGCCATACCCACATCGGGTATGGCTTTCTTGCGTACATGAAGTGTCTAAAATAAACTTGATTTTTTCATGTATTTCGTAAGGACTAAGACAAACACATGGCTACAGCAACAATTCCGGTGTATATCCCTCTCGACATGGTCGATGAATTCAAGGCTCTCATGGAGAGTAACTATAACCTCCGTATTACCCGTGATGGGTGGCGTATGACGCCCCTCCGCGAATTCACATCCTCTCGCTCTTCCCCACCATATGTCTATCGTAAGCGGCCGTCGAAAACCACGTCTCCCAAGACGACAGAGCCCAAGACGACAGAGGCGAAGACGACAGAGGCGAAGACGACAGAGCCGAAGACGACAGAGCCGAAGGACGACGAACACTTGGCCCACCAACTCGCTTCTACCGACCAGAGCCCAACGTCCCCTACTAGTTCCAGTGCCAAGCGCCTCGATACCGAGGCTTTCGGATCGACAACTCAGGACTGGGGACCTCCAGGTATCATGGGTTACTTGTCGAAACAGCCGGTGCCTTCGTGGGCCGTCAAACAGAAGGACTCGGGACCGCTACCGGAGGATGCAAAGCGAGAACCTCGGACACGGTCACAGGTGCGGGCGGCCAAAGCGGAAACGAAGCCGGAAACGAAGCCGGAAACGAAGCCGGAAACGAAGCCGGAAACGAAGAGCAAGAAGTTGCACTCCTACCACATGTTCTGCAAGGAGACTCTGGCATTGTACTCTGAGGAGGAGTTGGCTCGCATCGAGGCTGCTGACGGTCCGAGACAGAAATGGCGAATCTGTGCCGATGCCTGGAAGGTGTTGAAAGCGGAGTGTGAGCGTGGGGACTGGAATGCGGTGCAGAAAATGACTGCACTCAGGAGAGCAGCAGAGGAACACAACGCCAAGATGGAGACAGAGCCCGAGACGACAGGGGCGGAGCCCAAGGTGGTCAAGACGCCATCGAAATCCACGACCCGGGTGGCGACCACGGAACAATGGAGTTGTCAGTTGTGCCTGATGGCTAACCCCGGTGCCCACACCGTCTGCATCTGCTGTGGTAGGGCCAAGGGTACAGTGCCCTCTCCGATCCTCCAGCGTGCTCACGGGCGGGTGGTGCAGGAGGACGAGGGTCACGGCGAGAGTAAGGGGCAGGAGTGGATGCGGCCTGGCACCTTGGAGAACCAGTGGCTCCGAGCTGAGTTGGGAGAGTCCGAGGGACACGAGGAGGTGGAGGAGGTACTGGCCCACAAATACCTCAAGGCTGCTCGGACCTACATCTTCCTACTGTTGTTCAAAGGAGATCCTCGCCCCCAATGGGTCAACTGCGACGAGTGCCAGTGCCACGAGTTGATCGTTGAGTACTTCGAAACCAAAAGACCCTGGGACGGTGTCAGCCCCTACTCCCTTCTAGATTTGTACTTGCAGCACCGGACTCCGTTCACTACGGCTCCATTCGTCTAAACTAGGTATGCATTGTAGGTGGGCACCACGAAGGTGGTGACGGGTGTGTGCGATGGTAGGGGCACACACCACCAACCCCATTAGGGGGCGTATGGAAAGCCACACCCACATCGGGTGTGGCTTTCTTGCGTTCGGGCTTCGTCTAATCTTAAACCAAAATAAACTTGATTTTGTGGGTGACTTGGTAGGTTAAGGATAGAATATGTCTTCTAACACAGAGAATACGATGAATATGAATATCTCCACGCACATGGCTGCGTTCATTGAGACCCATGGTGGTCTTGATCTTGGGGAGTTCTACAAATGGTTTAAGGGTGACAGTCCGGAAGAAATCATTCACACTTATAACTCCATGCTACTGGCAAAGTATAACAAGGAGATGCGGGGCAAGTTGGAAAAATTTGATGTGGAGAAGGAAGTTTCTTCTATCAAGGAACAGTTGGAGTCATTGCCCAGTGGAGAGTCTCTCCATGAGACTATTGGTGGTTTATCTCAGGTGGAGAAAGATGTTTGCTCTATCAAGGAGCAGTTGAAGTCATTGCCTAGCTTACCCAATCTCCAAACTGTTGTTGGTGGGTTATCTCTGGTGGAGGAGAGTTACACGGAACTTGTTGGTGGTTTATCTAGGGTGGATGATGATGTTTCCTCTATCAAGGAGCAGTTGGAGACATTACCTAGCTTGCCAGATCTCCAGACTATTGGCGGTGTTTTATCTCTGGTTAAGAATGATGTTTTCTCTATCAAGGCGCAGTTGAAGTCATTGCCTAGCTTACCCAATCTCCAAACTGTTGTTGGTGGTTTATCTAGGGTGGAGGAGGATGTTTCTTCTATCGAGGAGCAGTTGAAGTCAATACCCAGTGTAGAGACTCTCCAATCGACTGTTATAGAGTGTATATCTTTAAAAGACATAGTTGAGTGTATGTGTAAAACCATTGATGTTCTTATCAATGAGAACCGCAGAATTTCGAGTCTCATTGATAAACCATCTACGGTGTCAGATCACCAACGAGAGTGGGCTGCGCTTACGGTTTGCTATAATGATTTAGACAACTTTATTAAAAAGGAATGGGCTGGAAAACAACTTAAGATTGGACATATAAAATACGAGTGTCGTCAGTTCCCCTCTTTTTGGGTATACATGGAACCGTTAAACACCCGCGACGGGCCGGAGGCGGAGGCGGAGATGGAGCTCGAGCGCTGCGGCGCGGCGGCGGCGGAGGAGTTGAGCATGGATGAGTTTTTGTTGTCAATAGAAAGGCTTTTCAAAATAAATATTCCTTCCATTTACGATGATGTTCGTCTTGAACTTAGGATTAAAGATGTATCAGTCAGAACCGGGACTCAACCTTTTCTTGAGATTCCTACCCGAACCGTTGGACAGTGGTTGAAAGAGATTAGAGAGTTTCCTGGAAAACTGCGTGCTAATCCAGATTCCTCTTATCTAATCAAACGTAAAGAAATTATTCCCCCCGTTATTTTTTATATCATTATCTTTATGGTAGGAGGTAGGTATTATTCGCTGCAAGGGAGGACCTCTTGCACAAGGCGAGCGTGTGGGCCGATCACAAAAAAGGTCATTTGGTTGCTGAGGCTAATAAATGTAAATTGGCTTGGCAACGGGAGTTGGTAAAATAAAATATTTCGTTATATAATTTTCCCTTCGGGGCGTATTGGAAGCCACACCGGGTGTGGGTTCTAGTTGTTAATTAATTGACTTGGCGGGCATCACTTTAGGTGGTGACGGGTATATGCGATGGTTGGGGCATATACCAAACCACGATCGGTTTAGAAAACCATACCCACATCGGGTATGGTTTTTTTACGTTCAAATAGATCATGGAGGTGTAAAAATAAAGTTGATTTTTAGTTGATAGAATCATGTTAGTTTTAGATCATGGATCAAATGCACTCAAAACAAAATATTTCCTCGTATGACGAGGATGAATATTCCTGTGATGAACGGGAGGTGGAGGAATCAGACTATGAGTCTGAGTCCGAAACCGAATATGACGAGACGATGACAAACCGGGATTATGAAATTTTGGCTCAGGAATCCCGAACCCTCGTTTCTGACAAAGCCCGCGATTCTGTGGAAACCATTGGTATGATGACTCTGAGCAAGAAATCGGCCTCACCCAAACCCGTGCAGTTGACTTCGGCATCTAGTCCTTGGAAAACTCAAGCGCAGATGCGAGTGTCTCTGCGTGCAACGCAGGATAAGATCGACGCGAATCGTGAGATGGAAGAGATCAAGAATCGGCATAAACAAATTGTTGAGGAACGCACGAAGAAGATGGAAGTGGATCGCAAAGTGATTATGGAAAAGCAGGAGGAGGAGGCTGCCAAGGTACGTAAAATTCGGGAGGAGAAAGAAAAACAGGATTTGAAGATTAAACAAAAACAGAGTGCGTTGCGCTTCAAGGCCAAACAAATGGAGGCCGCTACCGAACTCAAACGTCGGGCAGACGAGACGGCTGCCATTAAGGAGGGACGGGCGGAACGTAGGAGGGCACGAGGTTTTGAACGTGAACACGAACTGCACATGAATCGTGTAACACAGGTTAAAACTACAAAAATTAATACTGAAACTATTACCATTCCTAAAAAGGAGACTGACTCGGAGAGCGAGAGCGATAGTGAGGATGACGCTGAACTTCGTGCTCTTGTTCAGTCGAAAATTCCCAAAATCATTTCGAAATCGGAACGTGTGAAAAAGGAACTGGATGAAAAAGAGCAGAAAGAGAAAGAAGCGGAGGGTTGGACTACCGTGGGGGTTATTAAAAAGAAACCCAAAGAGATTATCAAAATGGGACAGGCACCTTTTCGCCCGGAGACCAAACGTCCAGCATCTCCAACTCGGTCTGTACGCAGCACCGAGGAATGTTTGACAAAAACACGGATGTGCATTTCTATCGAAAAGGGCATTCCATGTCGACATGGTGCCAACTGTCGGTTTGCACATTCGCCTGAAGAATTGCAAATTCCTCAGTGTCGGTTTGGAGATAGGTGTCGGTTTGTGGTTCGCATATCAGAAACCTCATACAAAAAGTGTGAGGATCATCAATGTTGTCCACGATTGCACACGGGTGAAACTCGAGAGAATTTCTACATTCGTATGGGTTTGGCCAAACCGGTGGCCAAACCGGTGGCCAAACCGGTGTGTAAACCGGTGTGTGAACCAGTTAAAAAGATTATTCAAGTGGTCCAGGCTGCTCCCAAAAGGGACAATTCCTGGAATAAACCGATAATTATTCCTAAATCCAAACCGAGCGACTCCTCCGTGTGTTCGAGTGTCAATTCTAGTACTTCGTCCAGGAGCACTAAATCCATATGTAAATATGTAAGTGCCGGACTGGTTTGTCCTCACAAGGTCTGTAGGTTTTCCCATGAACTGCCGTCCGGGGCTGAGTCCCGGACTCCGCCTCGATCTCCGCCTCGATCTCCGCCTCGATCTCCGCCTCGAGTTCAACACCGGACTCCACCCCGGACTCCACCCCGGACTCCGCCTCGAGTGCCTAGTGGAATAGTTATGGCTCACCCTCCCGTTAGCAAACCCGAGGTATTGCCGCCTCCCGCTCCAACACAGACGATATATGTTCCTGAAAGTCAGTATATGGCAGCACTTCAAATGGCAATGCAGAGTGGTAAGAGTATACGTATTGAAATTGCAAAATAAAATAAAACAAAAACGGAAATGGAGACTGATTAGTCAGTCACAGGTGAGAGCGAGGTAGGGGCTCTCACCAACAAAAAAACCACACCCACATCGGGTGTGGTTTTTTTGCGTTGGTCATTGTCCATACTAAAATAAACTTGATTTTTCTGGTCATCTCTGTAGGTTTGAATCAGTATCATGGCACGTACCCAGATCATCGAAAATATCAATCTGTTCTTCGCGGAGTATATCGCATCGCATGGCGGTATCGACATGCAGGAGTTCTATGAGAACTACAGAGAAGTCACCGTGGAGGATATTATTGAGGGTTTTGTAGATCGGTTGGTGGACAACTTGACGGGCGACGAGCACCAGGAGAAAATCAGCGCGCTGGTTCCGCAGCGCGCCAAGAAGGAGCCGGGGGAGAAGAAACTGCGCGACCCCGACAAGCCCACCCGTGGGAAGTCAGCCTACCTCTTCTTCTGCCAGGACTACCGCGCGGCAGCGAAGGAGGAGTTGGAGGAGACGTTGGGTGAGGACGAGAAGGTGACTGTGGGGCAGGTGACCAAGAAGTTGGGTGAGATGTGGAAGGAGTTTAAGGAGGACGGAGAGAAGGCCGACGAGTTGGCGGTGTACGAGGCAAGTGCGTCCGAGGACAAGGAGCGCTACGACGAGCAGATGAAGGGTTACACGGAGTTGACTCAAGAAGAGATCGCAGCGAAGATCGGGCCGAAGCGGCAGCGCAAGGCGTCTGGTGGTCCCAAGAAGCCGAGTGTTAAGCGTGCGCGGTCTGCCTACAACTACTTCTGTACCGAGAACCGGGAGCGGGTGAAGAAGGAGTTGGAGGATGCCACCGGCGAGATGCCGTCTGCACCCGAGGTAACTGCGGAGTTGTCCGTGCAGTGGAACGACATCAAGACTTCTACTACCCGCAAGAACAAGGTGCTCAAACAGAAGTACGACGAGATGGCCGAGGCGGACAAGTCAAGGTACGAAAACGAGAAGTCCGAGTCTGACGACTCAAAGCCTTCTGCCAAGCCCGTCGCCAAGCCCGTCGCCAAGCCTTCTGCCAAGCCCGTGGCCAAGCCAGTCGCCAAGCCCGTGGCCAAGCCCGTGGCCAAGCCAGTCGCCAAGCCCGTGGCCAAGCCCGTGGCCAAGCCAGTCGCCAAGCCAGTTATCGCGCGAACACCGGGGTTCAAGGTGTTCTGTGAATCATGCAAGGACGATGTAAAGCAGGAGGGAATGAAGCCTGTCGAGATCGTGAAGGCCTTGAGGGATATGTGGGATGGAATGAGTGATGAGCAGAGAGCGGAGTGGGAGGAGGCGGCGGAACCGTGACGGGAGTTTAGTGGAAGGGAGCGAGAATAAAAACAAAACAAAATAAAAATCAAAAAATTTGAAATATAAAAAGCCGGCGGGCCGAAGAAAGCCACACCCACATCGGGTGTGGCTTTCTTGCGTTTGGTACTCCAGGTCGATGTAAAAATAAACTTGAAAATTGACGACAAGTATCGATATTGTTAGTAGAATCATGACGACACACCTGAACAACCGTGATATTATGACGACCTATGAGGCCGTTGTAACTCTGGGGGCGCTCGTGGTGAGTGCTAAGATTCTGTCCATGGTGGCACAATCTATCATCACCGATTTGATCATGACTATTGTGTTGGCTTACGTCTGCAAGATGCTGGCGCCGAACAACAAGGTTTTGAATGGTGAGTGGGAGGCGAGGGCGAAGAAGAATGCGGAGTGGTGTGGGAAGTTAGTAGATGTGGTAAAGAACCAAAGTATCGATCCCGAGCCGTTCTGTAAACCGAAACTGGTTAGATGTATTGCAGAGGATGGGACTTTGATGTCTCCCCCTGATACCTTTCGATTTGCCACTAGGGGTTTTCCGGAGGCTCCAAAGCCGTTTGTTTTCCCACCAATATCGGCACCGCAGGGTGGGATCGTGATTACGGAACCTGAGAGTGATGATGAGTGGTATGTGGGTGAGTGTCCTGGTTGTGAGAGTGGAGCTGATTGTACTGGTGCCCATCGTGATAAGTATGGGGATCTTCACCCCAACTGTTGTGCTCGTGGGGTTGGGCAGGAGTATCCTGGGGAATGTGGGTCGAGGCCGAACGAGTTTGCATCGTCCATACCGTTGGCGTTTGCAACTCCGAAGATGGCTACAATAGCGACAGGTAGGTATAATAGTTACCAGGAGGCTTATCAGAAGATCGTGCTGAAGCAAGATTAAGTGTACAGGGGCGGAGACGAATTTAGTTCGTCACGGGTGTGAGCGTTGGAGGGGCTCACATCAAAAAGAAAAACCATGCTTACATCAAGCATGGTTTTTCTACGTTGGGTGAATTTCATACTAAAATAAACTTGATTTTATCGTGTAACATTATAGATGAATGATAAAAATGACTCATACTACCCTGTTTACCAATACGACTCAGCAGATGGAGTTCGTCGAGAATATGGACCGCGTCATGGAGGCGGTTTTGATTATGTTGATGGTGTTTTATGAAGACTATCTTTCGAAGATTTTGAATAGGTTGGTGACATTATGTGATGCTAATGGATCTAAAATTGAGTTGGTATTCGAGTATGCTAACAAATTGGTCCAGAACATTTCGCAAATGGAGTTGGTGTTGATTTTGGGACTAGTAATTGTGAGTATGCTTTCTAGAAGTAAGTCGAGGCATCTGGAAAAGAAATTGAAGGAAATAGAGTTGCGCACGAATCGCGAGATCATGGAGAGGGAAGAGATGATGGCAGAGTTGAGAGCAGAGAAGAAAGAAATCTATGAGAGTAAATTACGTACTAGTGTGGAACTGTCGAGAATGAAGTGGTTGAACGATACATTGAAGTCGAAGAATAGTAAGTTGAAGCGACAAGTGGAAATGTTTAAGAATCCGATTAAGCAGATGGAGTTGATGGATAAGTTGAGAAATTATTTGATAATGCGAGGAGCGACCGAGCATGAGATTGATCGATTGGCAAGTTGGAGGGTAGAGGTAGTGCCTAGGACTAAGGGAACTCGCCAGGATGTGTATTATTATGGGGAGAATGGGGTGATGATGCGTTCGATGAAGGAGGCGGGTGATTGTATGAAGTTGGAACCGTTGTATAATAATACTCGTAATAACATCAAGTTGCTTAAATCATAAGCAATTAAATAATGTAAAATAAAGGGGGCCGAAAAGTTTCCGGAGGGAAAGGAAGTCGGTCACTGTTGTGTGCGTTGGTGGAGCACACAACCGTCTTAAACCATACCCACACCGGGTATGGTTTAAGTGCGTAAAGATGAGCAAATCTTCGAATACTGAGTATATTCCACTTCAGGTTCGACGGGAGACATGGTCTCATTATTGTCATCCTGCAGATTCACGTTATTGTCAATGTAGTAGTTGTGAGACGTTGGTTAAATATCCGGCGAGTTTGTCTGAGTACGGAAGTGAGGAAACAGTACCTCATAATGTGATCGAGGAAGGAGGATTTGTTCATGAAAAAGGTAAAGAAATGGAATGGTCAAACGTCAAGATCAAGTGTAAGCATTGTCTAGAAAACAATGTAGTGAATTCAGAAGATGTAGATATTGTGATGTTGTTATCGGATTATATGGATACCACAATTTCTACAAAACCAGAGGAGAAGAAAAAAACTAAACACACTTGGAAAAGAATCCCACGATAAGTGCGAGTCTGAGTACCGTAAGAAAACCATGCCCACACCGGGTATGGTTTTCTTGCGTTAAATATAATCACAAATTTCAGCATGACTAACAATATTGTTTGAGTCGAGAAGAAGTTTAAAAGGTTTACCACAGCCGTAAATTAAATTTTGTTTTACAAGTGAGTCACAGATTTCTTTTGAACTATGAGGAGGTATTTGTTCACTGGTAGATTTGTATTGTCCGTGTCTGAAGATGGTGCAGTTGACTTGGTTTTTTTCTACTTGGATTAGGGAGTCACAGTGTGGGCAGTTGAATACATAGCAGTTGTCTTCCTGTTGAAACGTGACATTCATATTTTTTTTGTAGGAGTATTATTTTAAATTTAATATGCTATAAACCTATTAGAAAAATAATATTTTCATATTATAAATGCCACCAACAGCAGCAGCAGAAGCAGCATATAATGACTTTCTTACAGATAAATATAGAGCAAATTGTCTGACAATAAGAGACCCAGGAGAATGCGTTACTTGTTTGAAAAAACAAGTATCAAGCGCAGACTATTCTCAGCAGGTTCTAAATGATGTATGCGCTAGACCAGAAGCACATAACTCTCCCAGACGAGCATGTGGAAAAGATGATGTATGGACAATCTGTAATTGCCCTGGAGGAATGCAAAATCCACCCCCACCAGGAAAATCTCCCATAGCACCAACCGTTCAAACATGCACCGCACGATGTCATCCAGATAATATTCCTATTTGTACTATGGGAGAAGGTAATCCATTAGGAGATGGTTATATAGTAGGCAGTGAATATATTAAAAACATATCAAATAAATGTAAAGGGTCTGATACTGATGTACTAACGTGGGGTTGGGGAACTCCCCTAGTATGTGACAACGTTGACAAAGAAGAAATAGACTTTAGTTGCAATGACGGCCAATGGGGAGTACAAGTCAATAACAGAGGAGATAGATACGCTGGAATTAACAACTGTGTTACCATGGATCCTGACGAAGATGATGAATGTTATGACAAAAGCAAAGGTGGAACATGTAAAGATGATTGTCTAACAAATATATTTTACAATACAACAATATATAAACCATATAATTCAGGACAACGCACAAATGAGAAAGGTGGTAATGGTTCAGTATGGAGAACTGTTAAAGTTCCAATAGACGAGATAATCTTTGAAAGCAATGTTGAAGACGAATGTGAAGAAATAGAAGGTACTCATATACCAGGAGAACAGATTTCATATAAATGCGCTCCTAAAATAGGTACTGGCTACTCAACAATAATGTGTAATGGAGAACAACAAGGAATTGTCGTAGGAAATTACGGTTGTCCAAGAGTTGATTGTCTAATTTTAGGTGGATTACCATGGCAACAACTTGTAAATTGCCAATGTAATGAAGCTGCCCCAGATTTACCAGGAATACCAAATATGGTCGGAGAATATGTTATTGGAAAATACCATATGAGGGATGCACAGCAAGGTGAAGAAGATGTAAACTGGTATAGATGTCACGATCAATCATTAGCAACAGATAGGACCGTTACCGATTTTATTGGAGATGATGATAACCCAAGTATAAGTTAGGGTTAGATAATTATATTCAGAATATAATTATCCATTCAGAATTTTCTTAATTGCATTTCCGAATTTGTTGCCACCGGCAATATCTTGTTCAATACACCAACAACCAAGAAGTCTAACCTCACCTTGTTGAACCCATTTAGCGAATTTAGCGTAGTCATAGCAATTGAATTGTTCTGCAGCATCGATTGATGCAGGTATTAGTGGGTTGAAAGTTGTGTTATGGCTTTTGAAGTATTCTGATATCCTAGTGATAGCCCAATACCAGGCGGGAACGCCTTCTGTATTAAGTGCTAGCCATGCATTAGGCATTCCATCCCAATTTGGATTGCCGCGTGCTTTTTGTTCTTCGGAGAAAGTTTCCCAACTTACGCCATACATATTGACCGCGTTAGGTCCGTTATTGTAGAATTGTATGTTATAAGAAGTTAAATAGGGAACCATGAATTCATAACTTGACAGGGAATCATCAGCAGCCTCTGGACAAGCAGATATTTCTAGGGATGGTAGTTTTGTTGTAATTTGTCGTAAGAAACTTTCCCAAGTTTTTCTTTTATTTCCTACCATTATCTGACGGGATGTGCTTTCCATATCTATATCGATACCATCAAAAATATTATCGTAATCTTTTAAGAACTTCTGTAGTCCATTAAATAATTGTACATCAGTTGGATACAAACCATTCTTAGGTGGTACAACATGGATAGGGGCGGGAGGAGGATCAGTATTTATGATATTACCGGGTTGAAAAGTAGCACCCCCAATAGATACAAAAACTTTTTTATTTCTTCCCCAGCGGTCTGGCTTTGCTTTCCATACTGTAATGTCGTTAATTAAACCAGTTTTTCCTTTATTCCATGATGAATACTGTCCCTGGATAACTAGAAAAAAATTAGCGTTAGTATCAAATTCTAGGAAAGTTATGTAGAGTAAGTTGTATGTAGGAGGTATTTCTGAGATGAGTAATCCTCCTGGATTTGTTTCTGCATTTCCATAGTAGCCGATTACTGATGGAGGAGGCACTGCTTTTTTCAAATTAGTAACTGGACTTTGTGTACAAGGAGGCGGTGGTGGAGGTGGAGGAAATGGTTTAGGTTTTCCATTAACACACCATGTTTTTTCGGGATCATATCCACCACATTCTTTGCAGTTATCTATACTTTCACTACAATAACCGGGTGAACATGTTTTGCATTTATCCCATGAACAACCTCCTCCGCTAGGATTGCAAGTATTATCTGATTCGTATTTTTCGTAGAGTGTTCTAAATAATATGAAAACTAAGATGAGTAAAGTAATAATTAGTAATCCAGCAAAAATTAATTTATTGCATTGTTTTTTCATTTATAATATAGTTAAATGTTTATAATTTTAATTTATTTGGATGTTAGGTCCTCATTGTATTTAAAATTTTGAATTAATATATATTGAAGTTTGTATGTTTACTTTATTATACCTTAGAATGTCCAGAAAGAGTATATTTTAAATAGTGGAGAAAATTAAAATTGAATATTAGATTAATCTATTGGATAGAACAATAGATTATGTCTGATAAAAATTCAAACAATGATACTATGGTTGGAGTTATGGACTCCTGGGAAGACCATGAACCGGATGATAAAAAACCGGATAGAAGTATTTCGCCCCGTCCTAGGGCGGAGACTGATTTGGAATTAAAAGGAGAAGGTGACATATCTTCTGAGGATGAATCATCTCAGGAATCTATTGCGCCGACTCCAGAATGGGTAGTGTTGCAGTGGAGGGGTAAGGAGATTATTGACCGGCGTAAAATTTATTATAACGAGTGTAAGGAACGGTACGAGTATGTGTTGGAACATAGTTTCTTGCGCAAGGGGCAATATGTGAGTGATAATGGTGATACGTATTGGAAATGGGAGGGAGTGGGTAATCCCAAATATGTCGCACTTAAATGGGTGGGAGAGAATGTAGTGGAGAAGAGGGCTGATTTAACCTTGAATACAATTCAGGGTAAATACGAGTACCCATCATCTATCCGCAGTCTTCACAAAGGTCAGTGGGTCTCCTATGAGGATGATAATACCGACAAGTATTTCCGATGGGGAGATGAGGATTTAGATGTGGATTTTCCTTTGCCTACTTCGGAGAGAAAGTCGGAACCCCCTACCCGTTTGGGTAAAATGAACTTTTCCAAAAACTCGACGAAGATGAGGTTAGGGGCGAAGTCTAAAAAATCGGAGTTGGAATCCGATGATGGTAGTATCGATGGTCGTCGCACGGAGGCATTCGATGCTTTGGCTGACAAAACTGGTTGTGCTAGTGAATTGTTGCACACCCGTATGTGTCGGTCTCTGGAGGATGGGGTCGAGTGTCCGCATGGTTCGGAGTGTCGGTTTGCTCATTCGCAGAATCAGTTGCGGTTGACCGACTGCGTGTTCAAGGATGAGTGTAGGTTTGTGAAGTGCAATGCATCGGGCATCTACTTCAACACCAAACCCAGGCCTGGGGTGCCTCGTAAAGTGTGTCGGCACTTGCATCCCGATGAGACTCGAGAGAACTATATGAATCGGACGGGAATCGATAAGTTTGCCCCTGTCGATGCGCCGGTTGCGTCGAAACAGCGGTCGCGTGTTTTTTCACCGCGACCCAAGATTTCGACGTGTGTATCCGTTCGGCGCTCTCAGCCTACTTCAGAGCAGATTCAGCAGATGCAGGCGCTGCGGATTGCCGAGTTGGAGGCAGAGTTGGACGCGAAGTGGACGGAGCAAGAGAATGAGGAGGACAACAGAAAGGCCGCCAAAGAGAACGAGTTCTTGTTGAAAGAAGCGACTCAACCGCGTTTGCCCGATCCGTCGATTCCGCGACCTCAGGGGATGCTTCTCGCGCCTGCGGCACTTCCGCCGCCCCCGCCCCCGCCACCAAAAACGGTGGCTGAAAAACCGACCGCGTCGTCCAATGCATCAGACGACACGTTGGTGATTCGTGTACCACCGGATCAGTACATGATGGCATTGGAAATGGCTATGAAGAGTGGCCGTGGTAAGGTCCAGGTTGAGATTATGTAAAGGAATATTGGCGGAGATTGATATGAGTCAGTCACGGGGGTGGGCGATGGTGGGGCCCACTCCAATAAAAATATCCACAACGAAGTTCCACAACGAAGTTCCACAACGAAGTTCCACAACGAAAAACCATACCTATACCAGGTATGGTTTTTTGGGGTAAAAATGTCAGGGTTTGGTGTTAGAACGGCAATTGTAGATCATTATACTGCCAAGATTAATAATATGAATATTCACTCGTCAAAAGACGAGGATAAGATTGTGGATGCATTTCGGAAATTTTGTTGTACTGAACTTTTTCCAGAATATGAAGATATGAATAAAATATTAAAATATCCAGTAAATATGTCTCAATTTAGTTTAGATGATTATGTGAATGTCAAGAATCTTGCTACTTCAAACAATTCAGATGTACATAGGAAGTTGGGTAAGTTTATTTTTAACACGGGAGGTTTGGAGAAAATGCAAGAATTGTTTTATGTATTAAGTCAAATTACAATTTATATGCTAAATAAACTAGGAATAACTGATCCGGAAAAGATCGGGGCGTGTTTGTGGTTATCTAGACAGATTGAGTATGAATGGGATGGTATTGGTGAATGGATGGTGTAAAAATAAGTAAAACATACCCACATCGGGTATGTTTTAACTGCGTAAAAAATGACTTCGTTAGAAAATTTTGATATTGAGAGTTGGTTTCGCGCTAAATATGTTAAAAGTGATAATGGTAAGGTATGTGGGTACGACATATCTTATGAAGATATGTTACAGATGTTTATTGCTGACAAAAAGAATATGATAGCCACAGAGTGTGGTACGGGTCTGTGGTCGCCAGCAATGGAGTGTGTGATTGGTTGGAAAGAAGTACATCATTATCAAAAGGGTCGTGATATGTTGGCTGATTTGCAGAAGCAACTGATGAAGTTGGAAAGAGAGCGGGAAGAAGAGCAGAGAAGGAATTCTGTGGAATACAATTTGAATATTCTGAAGGAGCAGACTGGAGTCAATCAGGTTATTATTGATGCCAGGACGATGGATGCTATGTATAATTTGATTAAGAATATTGATAGAAGATTGTCTAGGATGGAGCATCCTACGAGTTATTATTCATCGTAAGTTTGAAATTGATTTTTGGTGTGTATTTTATATTTTAAAATATAAAATGAGTGATCTTCAGAATAAAAAGGATTTTCAAGATTATCTTGTAGATCCATGGGTTAGGGAATCCCAAGCAATGGAGTTAGAAGCGTTACGGATGCGGGTGGATGAGTTAGAGAAAATAAAGTTAGTCTATGAGGCTGAAAGGAGTACATCGATCGAGCGTAATTTGGAGATTGTGGAAGATATGATTGAGAACAGGGGTGAGAATAGGGTAGAATTTGAGGCTATTTATAATTTGTTGAAGATAATGAGTGCAAAGTTGGATAATTTGGAGAAATCTACTTATCATAGATATTAATGGAAATATAGAAAGCCATACCCACACCGGGTATGGCTTGTGGACGTAGAGAATGGCACATATCATAGTAACACCGATTAATTTGCGGGCGCGTAATCCGCGGGGTAATACGTTGAAGGCTCGTACTGATTATTTGCGAGAGCAAGGTAAGTTTAGAGATGAATCTATTATGAATCCGAAGTGGGATGATTCCCTGAATAATACTGCGGAGGTGGGTGATAAGTTTGCGTTTGTGCAGAACACGGCAGATATAATGGAAATATTTACAATTATAGCAATTATAGACGCGGCAGATCGTCCCAACTATTGGGATATTCCGGAACACCAACAGCGTAGGTTGTTGGTGTTGTCGCACAAAGAAGATGAGATGAGTTTTGAAGCATATAAGGATATACATGAGTATAAACAAGGTTATATTGTGCGGGGTACGACGCGGTTGATTTGGAATTTGTGAGTTAGGAATAAAATTAATTTATTTGAATATCTATCTATCACTAGATAGATAGATATGGAAGTTTGTAATGTGAAAGTTCAGCATATTCGTCCTAAGGGCTATGAGAACTTACGGGCGTGGTGCACGGATGAGAGTAATGAGTATATTGGGAGGAGGGGTGTTGTGTTTATTGACAAGAAGAGGTATCCGGAGGAGGATTCTGTGTGGGCGAATCCTTATAAGATTGGAAAGGACGGAGATAGGGATGAGGTGTTGGAGAAGTATGAGGAGTATATATTGGAGAAGATGTGGGAAGACCCGGAGACGTATGATATAGAAAGTTTGAAGGGGAAGAGGTTGGGATGTTGGTGTCATCCGGAGAAATGTCATGGAGATGTTTTGAGAAAGATATTGGCTATGATAGTAGGTCCGGATACTAGTAAGCCTGTATTTCAGGTATTTGAGAAAGAGAAGAAACTTGTGGAGAATAAGAGTTGTCCTTTTTGTGAGGAGAAGATAGTTATGAGTGATTTCAAGAGTGAGATTGCAAAGAAGGAGTATACTATTAGTGGTATGTGTCAAAAGTGTCAGACGGAACAATTTGGTGCTAAACCACAGGGGGCGGAGTCTAAACCACAGGGGGCGAAGCCCAAGGTGGTGCAGCGTAAGCCGGGATTAGGAGGTATAGATTGGGGGTCTGAATCGTCTTCAGATGAAGATAACTAGTCTAAAGTTTTTTACCTTATTTAATAAATAAGGTAAAAATGGATTCGGATTACGATTATTATATTAAAAAAAATATGTTGTCGAGAAATACCTTGGATAAGTTAAATTGTGAAATTTTAGAGTGTGTGAAAGAAATAGATCTATTTGTGGAGAAATTTGTAAGAAAAGGGAAGAATAAGACTATAGATATGAATAGAGTTGTTAAGAGATCTAAGTATTAAATCAAAATAAATTTGATTTACAACTTGAAGTTTCAAGTTGTAAGTGAAAATGACTTCGTTTGAACTAACATCAGAGATGATCTATCTGCTCGTAATCACAGATCCCATGGAGGAGTGTGATGATGAGAGTGCTATATATTATTTGCGTGAAGTAGCAAACAATCGTAAGGATTTGTTTATTGAGGTATTATGTGTGGGTGGGAAAGTAACGGAGAACGAGCGTTTGCTACGAGTTTGGGAAATATTGAAGTCAGAGGGAGAATGTGAGAGTGATAATTTTAAGGTGGGTTGTTTGACGGATATGCCGCGATATGCTGAATATTTTTCGTTGCAGTTTGTATTGCAAATAGGTCCAATCCAGAGTTTGCGAGTTGCCTCTAAATTGGCGGTGTGTTTAACAAAGTATGTCTATATGTTGATGGGCGCATTGGGAACAACAAATTCGAATAGGGATAGTGAGGCGTATGAGTCGGCTCTGTTGTTACAGAACAAGTCGGAGCGGCAAATGGTGTTTGCAACCAAGGTAGGGGGTAAGTTGCGGTGTCCGCAGTTCACGGGTAAAACGAGTAGGATGTTTCCGGATATGATTCGAAATGAGATTTTGCGAGTTGGGTTCCGTAATACTGTGGGTCGGGCTCCGGCGAATTTGAAGTTTTTGAATCAGTTGGTAGGTCCGGGTGGGGCAAACTATGAGGTGGTGAAGAGTATGTGGGAGAAAGTTCAGGGTGAATCAGAGAATTTATTTGAGAGTTTGAGTTTGGTTTGTGAGGAACATAGGGATGAATTAAAGAGTGCTATTGAGGCGTACAATCCAGATTTGAAGGATACGGAGAAGGAGGGGTTGGCTTTGATGCAGATTGCGTTATCGAGTATGTTTGGGTTAGAGTTTGGAAAGATTTATGTTTCTTCGGATCCATGCTTTGAGATGCTGAATTTGCAAAGTAGTTCGGGATCTCCGGCTAAGAGCGTGAGTAATTTAATGAAGGCGTTTCGCGCGTTTGAGGTGATGACAGTAGCAAAGGGAGATGTTGGTTTGACTCCGTGTTATGATTTGGCGGCGGCGTATTGCGCGATAACATATTTATTGGACCCGGATCAACATGGGGCTATTTTTGAAGATGTTAAGGAGGGGGAGTTTGAGCATATAGTGATTAGGGATCGATACAATACTTCCCGATTTGTTGAATTGTGTATGACGGATGGGGTATATGGTGATACTGATGAGAACCCGGTTAAAATGAGGAAGATTTGTAGGACAGATGTGAGTAGTAATGGTATTAGGAGTGTCGAGGATGTGGAAAAGTTATTTGGTAAAAACCCCGAATTGGGAGATGGCCCTATTGAGTCATCGGAGTTAAAACGTAACATGACTATGGCTAATGGTCATGTTATACCTCCGACAACGCATGAGCACCACGCTCCTCGGGAAAACAGGCCTTGTATGGAGGATGTCTCACCTGCGGCTGTCTGCCGGCATCTCCATTAACTCGGAGTTAAGACGTCGGGTATTTTAAGGGTAGAGTATAAATTAAAATTGATTAAGCATATTAAAAAAATATGCTTAATATTAAAATGTCGGACAAAGAGAAACAACAAAATATTCATTCTAACAATAACGAATTATGTTGTGATAGTTATCCGCATAACTATCCTAATGGACTTTCACGGGTGGATACAGAAGAGATTTTTAAGAGGGTGGAAGAGATAAATAAGGAGGCTAATATAGCGAACCAAATTTCTATCATGGATAGATGGCGATCAGGAAATTAATATGTAGAAAATCCACACCCATACCGGGTGTGGATTTTTTGCGTTTAACAGAGATTATTATTAAGTTCATTTTTATTATATATTATATAATAAAAATGAACGAGGTTCTAGAAAAATGTTTTATTTGCTATAAAAACAGAAGGAGACCCCAAAATAAAATCCAATCTTATGGTTCAAATTATACCCTTTGTTCTTGGTTGTTTTATAATTGTACTTTCTGCTATTCCATTTATACTTAAGCACGGGTGGAAAATACCCGATTCGCTCAGGGAGGAGATTGAGGGGGGGAATTTTTTGAGTTATTGGAGATTGTCGCATCTTTTATTGCATCTAATAGCAGGTCTATTATGTCCAAGAAGTTGGTGGCTTTGGTTATTAATGGGTATATGTTGGGAACTAACAGAGCGTACGCTTGCCCTAATATTTAGGGATAATTGGTGGGGTACAAATTTAGGACATTTGGAGGATATTGTAGCCAATACAGCAGGATTTATAGTGGGATTTTCACTCCGCAAATTATTAACAAGAGCAAATAGCCTGGGAACAGTCACAGGGTGAAGTGGATGATGCAACAAAACAAGCGCATGGACAGTCGGTGTAGCAAACTTCTTGTGGGCATTCCGGGTGTGCGTTCATGCATTGATTTTGTTGAACACTTAGGTGGGCGTGATTACAGTGTAGTTCAGAATGTGAGAGGGGAAGGGTCATAAGAAATAAAAGTTTTAAGAAGGGATTGAGAAACATTTTATATATAATAAATATTATAAAAATGATGTTAAATATTTAGTAGGTGTAAATAAAGTTGATTTTGTTTTGATTTTAATTTTGGAAAAATTAAAATGTCTACTTGTATCATTTGCCTAGGGGATTGTGATAATAGTATCTGTTCAGCATGTTCTTGTTGTTGTCATTTCCAATGTTGGAATAAATATCTGAAGAAGAATCATAATGATGTGTTGAAACAGAGGGGGGATATCTGGGTTACAACGTGTCCGCATTGTAAGGCTGTTGGTACTTGTACCGTACGATTAACGCGGAATGTTGTGAAACATAATTTGCAAAAGGGTAAGTATGTGGTACAAATTCGTCATATGTTAGATGCGTTTCAATCTTTGAAAGATACGAACGAAAGGGCAGCGGCGGCCACAAAGGTGTTTAAGGTTGTCGTTGAGTCCCGTCGTTTTATATTTGACGAGCATGACGCCTTTAAAAACACGGTGCGCAAGAAATTGATAGAACTTCACAATTCCAATAAAAAATGGAGGAGTGAGGCTCGAAAATATTGGAAAATATTGTTTGGGGGTAAGATGGAGTAAGTAAGCCGACGGGGGTGGCGAAGTAATTATGATATAATAACACATAAACATGTGTTATTACATTCAGGGATTTATTGTTTGTTAATTAGAAATTTGATGGTAAAAAATGTTAATAGTAGGAACAATCCTACACCTACGCCTACGCCAAAGATTCGTCCTCTGATATCAGATGATTGTTTTTTAATTTCTAGTAGTTCTGGATAGGCTTGAAGTGCGTCGGAAAATGGGGTTCCGATGTTTTTAACCTGTGTGTAGATCATGTAGTAAATAGATGCTATTATGTAGATAAAAGCAATGCTTGCTAATAAATATAATATAGGTTTAGGAATCATTTAATTATTGCTAATAAAAATATAGTTTTTAAATATTATTCTGAAATAGTGGGCAACATGTTGGGTCTACATGCGAATGTAGCAGCAGGTCGAGTCACTCGTCGTCCTCTTCTGGGGGTACGAGTAGCGGGTGGTGGTACAACAGGAGCATAATCGTCCTTCTCCATTAAATACCACCGTAGTCTTATTAATATGATAACTACGGCAATATATAAGATCCATGCACCGATTCTAAGCAAGCGTTGTTTTAAAGTTTACTTTTCATTGGGTAATTTATAATAAGAAATAAAAAATAAATTGAAATCTTAGTCAGAAAAATAAATTTGACTTTTGGGTGTAAACCCCAAAAAGTTTGTAAAAATGTCAGCAGCAAAGACACTAAAATCAATCAATGACTATGTGTGTAATTTCCTCATGGAGGAGATAGGTGAAGATACTGAGTTGATAGATAAATGGAATTCTAAGGAGATTCAGAGTGAACTGAGTAAGGTTTTCCCCAAGAGTAGTAAGGAAGATAAAGTGAAAGATCCTAATAAGCCTAAGAGGGGTAAATCGGCGTATTTATTCTTTTGTGAAGATAAGCGTGAGGAAGTAAAGCAAGAATTTGAAGATTCTGGGGGGAGTTATTCGACTAAGGATGTGACTTGTAAATTGGCCAAGTTGTGGAATGAATTGAAAGAAGATCCTGCACGTAAAAGTGAAATGGAGGGTTATGAAGAGAAGGCGCAAGAAGCGAAAGAGAAGTATGATAGTGAAATGGCAGGATATGTTCCTCCGACGGATCAGGAACTTAAGAAGGAAAGTAAGAAAAAGAAAGATCCGAACGCCCCCAAAAGGGCCAAGTCGAGTTATTTGTTCTTTTGTGAAAAGAACCGTGACAAAGTGAAAATGGAGTTGGAAAATCCGACTCCAACTGAAATAACGAGGGAGTTAGGTAATAGATGGCAAGATTTGACGAGTGATTCGAGTACTAAGGCACGTCATGAAATGAAGGAGTATGTTGCTTTGGCGGAAAAAGATAAAGAACGGTATACGAAAGAAATTGCAGCGTATAGTTCTCCTGTGGTAGCGGAAGAGAAGAAACCTGTGAAAGTGGCTAAACCGGCACGTAAGATTTCGGGGTATGCTTTGTTTTGCAAAGATTATCGAGATAAATTGAAAGAGGAGAATCCTGAATCATCTGGCGCAGAAATTACACGATTATTGGGAATAATGTGGAAAGATCTGGCAGAAGAAGTAAAGGAAGAGTGGAAAACCCGGGCGTCTGGGGGTGATTGAGAATGAAATGAGGTGGTCGGAGGCTAATATGAGTTAGTCACGGATGTGTGCGGGGAGGGGCACACATCAACAAGAATATTTTTCGAAAAGCCATATCCACACCGGGTATGGTTTTTTTCCGTTGTTTTTCCTAGAGTTTGTTAGTCGTAATAACTATACTTTATGGCAAGTTGTTTTATTTGGTTAGTTAGAATTTTATTTTGTTTCTCCAAGTGTTCCCAAGTGAAGTTTAATTGAGTATTAGAACTTGCTAATTTCCCATTGATTGATGTGGTTAATTTTATGTTGAATTGATCTAAAATAATAGTATTATCTTGAAATATGTCTTCGGCTTTTATTCTGGTATTAGTATAAATTTCAAGCATTTGATTTCATAAGAGCCAATATTTCATGGCATTATATAAGGATAATATAAATGGAAATTTAAGTTTCATTTATAAGTAAGAAAAGTTATAATTAAATGTTGAGAAGTTTATGGTTTTTAACACACGGTAGTTTAGTGTATATTGTTCCGAGTTTGTGGGTTATAAGTTCTAGAGTATTACCGTTTTACCTGATGATAATTTTGAGTTGGCAGATGAATGATGATAATTGTATAATAAGTGAGTTGGAATATAATTTGTTTGGGGAAAATTTTAAGGGTACGGGGCCTAATTGTCGAGTGCCGAGTAAGCAACGGTATATAATGTATGGTAGTACATTATTATGTATTGTTAGTATTACTTATAATAATTTTTCTGGAGTAGTGGGATACTTTACCGATAAGTTGTTATAATTTGGGATTTATAATTATATTTGTAATTATATGTCTAATGATTTTTATAATAAGTTTTTTGTGTCTTTCTAGAGGACAGAATAAGTTATTTTATATTACATTGTCGTGTGTATATACGATGTATATATGTTTAGGAGTAATGGAGGAAGATATGTTTTATAATCGAGTAATACCTCCTCAGATGTGCTGGGAAATAGAATATTGTTAATAAAAATGATTTTAAATTTTGGTTTTTAGTTAAAGTTAAAAGATGGAGATAGTAGAAACTGTTTTGGATGATATAACATTAAAACTGTGTGATAAGTATGATCCGTTAACGAAATGTATTTCGTTTATGAGAGAGAAGGTACATCCCGAGTTATTAGCCTTATGTATTTTAGATAAGGCTAATGACGGAGAGTATTTTGATCCAGATGCGTATTGGAGAGAAAAACAGTATGATTTATATTATATAGTAAATAAGGATATAATGATACTTGAATTAATAAATAGATTTAGGGATACGAATATGGATGAGATATAAAAATGAGTTTATGTATTCAAAATTATAATAATGAGTTATATTTGTAAAGATGAATAGTAAAATAGATTGGTTAGATTTGTTTGTTTTTGTGAAGATACTTGTGTATCGAAAAGATAAGAAATTAACTATGGATGTTTGTAAGTATTATTTGAAGGTGATGTCAGAATTGAGTTTGAAAGAATACGAAAGATTGGGACGTAGATCTCTGGATAAAGTTTGGGAATATTTGGATGCAAGACAAAAGGGGAGTTCTATGCGTAATTGTATTTCCTTAACGAATATGGATGAAATATAAAAATGAGTTTATGTATTCAAAAAATACATAAATATAAAGATGGCAATGTTCGAATCCAAATATATATTTTTTTATGGTCACCATCCTAGGTATGGTGGGAAGCATTATCTATCTAATTGGTGTCCAAGTCCCTTCGTGTCAGAGGAGGAATTGGAGAAGGAGGGAAGTCCTCATGTATATGAAAATAATGAGCAATACATGATGGCGGAGAAGGCTAGATTGTTTGGAGATGATAATGCATTAGCCAATATATTGAGTAATGGTGATCCTGCATTTTGCAAGAAATGGGGAAGGAGAGTAAAAGGATTTGATGCTGTAATTTGGAATAATAATTGCAAGAAAATAGTGAGTAATGGAATATATTATAAGTTTACTCAGAATAGGGAGATGGGAGATTATTTAGTAAGTACGGGGGATAAGATTTTGGTGGAGACTAATCCACATGATAATATTTGGGGTATAGGAATAACGGCGCATGAGGCTGCTCGGAGTCTACCGTCACAGTGGCCAGGTACTAACTATCTTGGAGAATGTTTGATGGAAGTGCGGGAGATGTTAACGGTGCGTGATGAGTGATAATTTTTAATATTCTTATAATATTAAAACTTTAAAAAGAAGGTGTACTTAAAAATAGTACATGGATCCTAATATTGCTGTAGTTATCATTTTAATAAGACTATGGTGGTACCTAATTGAACAGGATGGTTGTCTAACTCAATCAATTCGGACCACCAGGAGAGGAAGACAAGTAATTCGCCCCGCTGCACGTAGACTTAACATGTTGCCGAGCATTTCAGAATAATAATTCACAAATCTAAAATTGAGTATTTTGAAAAAAGTTGATGATTTGGGTAGAAATGGTAACGTTTAACTTGAATGAAACTCCTGAAATAATATTTGATATAATATTAGAATATGCGTTGAACATCGATGGTGGTGTGACTTTTAAGAGTTTAGAGAGTGATGCAAGTGTGTGTCTAGAGTTATGTTTAGTATTTAAGAGACTTGGGATAATGGGGGAGCATTTACATAAGATTCGTCGGTTGCGTTTATTATTACGTAAATATCATGTATTTAGTGTTTATGATCCGGATAGGGTATCTGAGTGTCCTTTACTATTAGATGCATTGAGTAGTGGTTGTAATTATATTTGGCCAATGATAGGAGGTAGTGTAAAAGAGTTTGGAAATGATGTTAAAAGGGATATAATTGATTTAATAAAATTGGTACCATCGTCGGTAAATTATAAGATGGAGAAATCTATAGTGTATGGTAGGTCTTATATAACTCCATTGTATATAGCGTGTTTGAATCCCAAAATACCATTAAATATAGTGAAGATGTTGTTTGAGCATGGTGCAGATAATAATAAATATATATATGTTCAATTAAATAAGAATATGAATTATAAATGGATAAAGAAGAATATTTGGGAAGATTTGGAGAATAATTTGAGTAATGGTAGTCGGAAGAATTGGGATCGTTATATGAAAATACTGCAATTGTAATAAAGAAATTGAATTTGTCTTAAAGAATAGATTGTAAAAATAAAATGAAAATTTTTACAATTTTATTGTGTTGTTTAAATGTATTCGTAGGCAATGGTTTTCTACGTAGTGTTTATGGGTTCCCAGGTATGCGTAGAACGTATCGAGGGGTGATGATAAACCCTGATGATAATGATGCTATCAAAAAGAAGTGGATAAAGAATAAGGAATATGAAAAGAATAGGAGGTATCATAAGAGCCAGAGACGTAAGAAGAAGATATTGAAGGAGAAACGTCGTAGGGAAGCAGAGGGAGTAAATTTGGCGTGGAAGTCTTTGGAGAAGGCGTTGATAGAAGAAAGTTCTAACGATATAATTTATACGCAACTAGATGATGAATTTTCGTCTAGGATGTTAAAATCGTATGATGATTGGATTAGATCAACAAATCCTGCGACTCATCGAACTACAATTAGGGATATTGGTAAAATAACTCGTGAGTATATGGATATGAATGATTATTTTAATGGTAAGAGGGCGGACGATTTTTTTAATGAGACTAAGAAAGACAGCAACCTCGACTAGATTTAGGTATAATTTCGAAAGCAATTATTCCCTCCCAATCGTCTAAATCATCTTCTATTAATCTTGCACTAAGACGGGTGTCTTCCCTTCGCATTTTTTTAAGTTCATCTAATTCTTCTGCAATCTCTACGGCTTCAAGAATGTAATCGTAACGATTACTATATATTATGGTATTGTTCATATTATTATATTTAATATTAAATATAATAATTTATTTTGAAATGTGAATAATAGGATTCGTTTTCTTACTGCTTTTTCAACGGGAACGCTTGGGTCCTGGCTTGCGTTTGCAGGCGCCGTTCTTTTTAACACCGTAGAGGCAACGAGACTTCCTACGGGACTTCCTACGGGACTTCCTACGGGACTTCCTACGGGAACGACGTGACTTCCTACGGGAGCGACGAGACTTCTACGAGACTTTCTACGAGACTTTCTACGGGAACGACGAGACTTTCTACGAGAGCGACGTGACTTCCTCCTGGAACGTCTAGTGGAGCGACGTGACTTCCTACGGGAACGTCTAGTGGAGCGACGTGACTTCCTACGGGAACGTCGGGACTTTCTACGGGAGCGACGGGCTTTACGTCTACGTGACATTCCGAACATAGCAATTCCAAACTCACCAAGTCCCTCGTCTTCTCTTAATTCTTTCTTTGCTTGGGCACGTTTGGCTTTTTTCGCTTTAGAGTATCCTCTAAAGCCAGCGGTTGTAGGAGATGCACGGGGCTTACCTTTTAAAGTAATATCATCTTTTTTCGGTTTCATGTAGGCCCGACGTGCCGTCTTACGCACCATACCTTTACGAGTTCCCTTACGGGAATGTGCAATATGGGACCTCGACGTACACCTTCCGGTTCTTGAGGATCTAACTTTCTTTCCTTTACATCGCTTTCTGTGAGAAAGTTTAATGCTTTTTCTGGAACGACAGCGTTTCGTTGAACGACTACGAACTTTACCGTCAAGGCATTTTTTCATACCGGGTTTCTTTTTACAGGAACCATCTTTTTTGAGACCATAAGGACAATTAACCATTTACTTTAAACCAATATAAAAAATTTTTAGTTATAATATCTTTTAGTTACTTGTACTTTTTACGTGACTTCCTCCGGGATTTCCTACGTGAACGACGTGACTTCCTCCGGGAACGACGTGACTTCCTCCGGGAACGACGTGACTTCCTCCGGGATTTCCTACGGGAACGACGTGACTTCCTACGGGATTTCCTACGGGATTTTGTATTGCCTTTTTTACGATTTACAACGACTGGATTCTCAGGATCCATTTTTTTACGCAGTACTGTCATGGTGCGAGAAGATTGTATGATGTCGTATAGATGTTGCGTGTCCCAATTTTGCATAGCAAAACCAGCGAGCATCATAGCATTCATTTTAGGTTTGGCTAATATACGGAAATCCCATTTTTTGACGAAATCTTTGTAATTAGATTTATAGGAAATAGCCTTAAGTGAACCACAAGAAGTACTTACAGATTTAAGATAAATATTGGGTAATAATTTGGAAAGTTCTTTGGCTAAATTCGATTTCCATGGTGCAATTTGATAAAAAATATTCTTATTAGAACAACAGGCTAAAGCGTCAGTTATACTTTGGTCTCCGGTAAGAAGTACATCCTCAACACTATATTTGATGAGGGATATCATTTTTTCATTAGGAACGGGTAGTATGTCACATCTTAAAGTTAAAGTAGGACCATTTCCTTCTGAGATGACGATAGTGTCTTTTTTCCCAACAATTTTAATATTAGGGTAGAAAGGAGATATGTGTTTACGTATTCGATTGTCTAGATCTTCATCAATAAACCATGGAGGTAGAATGACTTCAAAATCGCGGTGCTTAGTGTGATATTTTTTCGCCACCATAGTGAGAAATGCCATTAAACACTTTTCTAGGCCAGTAAGGGATTGTGCGACATACGCAATAGCATATGGTTTTTTCATTTGTTTAGGAGGTATTTTATTAAAATTAGTGAATAACATCCCGTCCCTAGTTTTACCTACACCAGTATTAAATGTAAAGTTTTTATTGAGTGCATCGTTATATTCAGAAAAGAAATAAGTATTCCACCAATTAGCATAAGGGAATCCCTTTTGAACATCTTTAAGATTAACGTCATAATCACCCATTAAAGGTGCTACCAAGAGTAGGTCTTGTTGAGGTATAGAAGGGACTTTGAGATTGGCAATTCTGCGGCATTGAGTTATTTTACCAGCGTCAAGTTTAATTATAATATTTTTAAGGAAACCTAATTTTTCAAAATCTTCTGGTCTGGGAGTAGCGATTTTAATGGTACTTTTTGGATACCAGTATTTCATGTAGGAGTATAATTTTGCTGCAAATACAATATCTCCAAATCCATTACAAGGAGTACAAATAATAAGAATCTTAAGATTAATATCTGTGGGTACTTTAATTTTAGATTTCATAAACCAATTAATAAGAAACATGGGACCTAAATCTTTTATACTTTTTGTCCCGAATACAGCATCATCATAAAGGGTATTGAGCCAATTATTAACATTAAGTTTCATTTAATATTTATAAATATTAAAATATTTTGAACTATAAATGTTAAGAGTTGGTCCGCCAAGAGGACCCCGTCGATTTGGTCCACCGGGACCACCCCCAGGATTTGGTCCACCAAGAGGACCCCGTCGATTTGGGGGTCCACCACGCCCATTGTTTATTGCACTTATGATAATGGTGTTTTTAATGATTATTGGAGCGATGATGATGTTAATGCCAGGTAATAACGCAAAACCAGTCTCTCGATTTAAATATAACAAGAAGGCCAAAAGTCCTAAGAATAGAAGAAATAAGAAATGAAAATTTATATTTTAAGAATAGAATTAAAATATAAAATGTTGAATTATTTTACAACTTGGAACGTAATTTTAATATCTATACCGAAATATAGGCGAGAAAATAGTAGGGCATTATTAACTTTGAGTTCTGTAATTTCCTTAGCCGGTATAGTAATGTGGTTGGGTAATATTAAAACTAGTAAATGGTATTGGAAAAATAGAAGAACCAATTTTTTAATATATACAATATTAGATATAATGTTTCACCAATTACCATTACAATTAATGTTAAAAGAGAAACCACGTGGCAATGCGTTTAGAGCATTAATACCTGTGCTATTTTATTGTAGTTTTGTAGAGAATCCGTACAAAATAGTAGGTATTAAAATGGAAAATTATCATGGAATAGTATTTGTAGGTATGTTAGCACCTTTGGTTAATCATCTAACGGATTTGAAATAAGATCTTGAAGTGTAAAATTTTGTCTGCAACATGGACAGGGAGTATTTAAATTATCTCCCGAGAAACGCATCCATTCTAGTAAAGGATTAGTATAAAAAGTATGTTTACAGGGTAATTGAATAATGTAAGGGACGCCATTTTTATTACGACCAGGTCGTAATCTAGAGTGTGTTATACCGCAAATATTATCTTTATTCCATTTGTTATACCACCATGGTTTTGTAGACATTATTATTTCATTTATTGTAATTGTTTAAATGAAATAATGTAGTTAGTAAATTGCAGCAGAAGGTATGAAAAGCCCTAAATAGATTTTAAGAGTTCCTTTAGCAAGTGCGGCGCTCGCACCAGTTTTTAGTGTTAAATTAACGAAGCGGGCCGTTGTTGCCAAATCTGCGGGGGTTCCGGTGCCCCCTATATCAGTGTGACCAATTGCACCCCCACCCATAGCGGTTAGGGTTGAATTTTGGTAAGTGGTGCTGGCGCTATTGCCTGTGAAACTAACTAGATTGGCGGTGTTGAGTATATCATTGGCAGTACCGGTGGCATCGGCGCCGGTTGCTGCGTTGGTGTTGATACCAAGGTCTGCATCGAGCGTGGTGAGTGCTGCGTCTGCAGCATCCGCGATTCTGTCTCCACCTGCTACGATAGCATATTCAACGATAACGGCACCTACTGGTAATCGGCATACATTTGGGGCTGAAGCCCCTGATGCTCCGGAGACACCTGGAACATTTTGTAGAGAAAAAGTTAAATTTGTTGCAGTAGCATCGGCAGTGGAGAATTCTGTTGGGGTATAAAGTTCTAATGTAGTACGAGGAAAAGCAATGTGTGAACCTAGAAAATTAGGATTAGACGCCATTTATAATATATAAATATTATAAATTTATTCTTCGATTTTAGTTACTTTACCAATTACCTTTGTTCTACCTTCGGATAATAGAATTCGAGTTCCAGGTTTAATAAATTGTTTTCCAAGCCATAATCTAAGGATAATGTTAGCGGAATCACCAGTACGAAGAACAGAATCATTATCATGTTCTGAGCGAGAACTATATTTGGATATAATATCCTCAATTACGACGGAAGTACGTAGGGTAAGAGCGTGCATAAGAGGTTGATATCCAATTTTGATGTTTGTACTATGGGATCTAAGAACTTCAATTTGTGCATGTATTTTGTCGCAAAGAATTTGTTGTTTTTTATTTGATATTACAACGGTACCTTTTTTGACATCTTGTTTAGTGATACCTTTAACAGCGAGGCATACATAGCAATTATTGTTAATTTCTTGTACGGGTACTCTTTTACAATGTATGGATCTGATGGTTATAGGAGTATAAGAATTATTGTTTGGACCAAAGAAAAGTTTATCTCCGACTTTAATTTTACCAGATGTGAGATAACCTCCAATGACTGTACCGACACCTTGGACGGTCCAAGAGTCTTCGATATAGTATTCTACATTGGGTGATAAGTCAACGTAAGGTTGTTTTTGGGGAGTAAGATTAAGGAAATTGTGTAAAAATGGGATATTTTCGAGGGTAACATTAGAGACGAGGAAAACAGGGACAATTGTTTCGGTATGTATATTCATTACACATCTGATGATATCTTCATGGGTTTTGACTTTGATTGGGATACGCCGTAAACCAGGTGATTTAATAATTTTGTTGATGGAATCAAGAGTTTCTTGGAGGACATTAGGTCTATCCTGAACCATGTCTATTTTAGTTACTACAATGCAAAAGGGTATATGGAGGGTTTTACATAGGAATATGTGTTCCCGAGTCATTCTGAGAACGCCACGATTTGCACCAACCATGATCATACATAGATCAGGTTGGGAAGAAGAGAGTCCAAAAATTGTAGTTTTGAGATATTTTTCGTGACCAGCAAGATCAAAAAAAGAAATAATTTTAGCACTCTTTTTAACGATATCTGGCCATGATAAGTTTCTAGAACCAAATTGGTTTGTACTATTACCGTTATTATCGTAACCAAGTATTTGGTGGCCTATTGACGAAGTTCTACCGGAGGTGACTTCATGGGCATAATTAAAGACGTTGAGTCTGGCTGAGCCCCTACCGTCATCTGATTTTCCGTTAATGAGAACGGAAAGGAGAGTTGATTTTCCACAATCAACTGAGCCTGCAATAGCAACTTTAACATCAATATAGGAATTGTTATTAATTTCGCGGATAAGAATTTCATATATATATTTTTGTTCTGAATTTTTTATAGAATTTTCGACAGGAATACGTGTGAGTATAGAGATGTAATAATCGTTTTTCTTTGCTGCAGATTTGAGACAATTGATAGTAGTGTTGTATTCCGTTTCCGAAATGCCAACAATTGTACCATCATCATCTACTCCCAAGTTATAAATACATTCAGAACCACCTTCATTACATCTGTAGCGCATTTGTGTGGCAAGACGTTCAATGCGTTCGGGAGAATCATCGCTAAGTTTGCGTTTATACTCGATGTTTCCATCGTCTTGTTCAGGGATCATGTTATGTCTGTATTTTAGGGTTTAAATCTTTAAAAGAACTAAATCAATAAAATATTTCGTTGTAATAATATAAATGAGCAATAGAAATGTTTTAAGTCAATATGGTCTAGGCGTCGGCGCTGGATCTCAAAAAATGATAACGTGTTCGTATGGTTTGAAAGGATGTAGACAAAATGATAATTGCCAAAGTGATTCAAAAATTTGGTGCATTGGTGGAACAATAAATTGTGAAAATGATTCAGTTTCATTTTGCGAACAGAGACCGATAATTATAACCCACACGTGTGATAATGGGCCCAATTTTCAATGTGAAGAAGGATCTGAAGGGTGTGAGGATAATTCGACTAAATATTGTAATACGGGTAGAAAAGTAATGAAACATTGTCAAGACGGAACACACTTTGAATGTGAAGAAGGATCTGAAGGTTGTTCTCATAATTCTCCCAAATATTGTGGTGGAACTCCAGTAAATAAGCCAATTACAAGGAGTAGTCCAGGTAAGCAGATTCCACAGAAGCATTATATGTGTGAAGATGGTTCTGATTTTTATTGTTGGGATAACGAGCCTAATTGTTATGAAAACTCTGCTGAATTTTGTGCGGGAGGTGATAGTTGGTGTGAATCTGTTGGTGGTAGGGGAAATCCGATTTGTAAATTTGATAATTGGGATAGTTGTGTAGAGAATACGGGTTGTGTTACCGATCCTAAGGAGGCGCATCCAGGTTGGTATGATCTTATGAAATCCGAAAATTGGCTGGATCGAGCGCGGGTTGAGTTAAATCATGGAGGTGCAATAGTGGATGAATGTAATCAACACAATACAGATTGGTTTAGTAATCCCAGATGTCGGATAACGAGTGGTAAATATGAAGGAGAAGTGGGAGTGTGTCGATACGATGGGGTGAATGTGAAGAAATGTGCGCCGGTGGGTCAAAGATGTTCTAAGGCAGTTCCCTCGTATTGTAAAAAAGAGCAAGAATTGTTACTTGGACATAAGAGGGATGTAAATCCAATGTGTTTCAAAACTATGGACGGGGATGTATATTTAAATTGTGTTTAATAAATATTTATTAGCCTAATAATAAAATGCAAAACTTGTTTTCGAAAGGTAATTCTGTTGCATTACTTTTAATGTTAGTTTCATATATGTGTGCATGGTATGCCTTAGTTATTATAGATGATGGCGGGGGGAACTGGTCGGTTAAGATTAGCACTAATCAACTAATTAGTTTAGGTTTTAGTTTAGGTATGGGTATTTTACTTTGGGCTAGGTATATTTATACCTTGACGAATCAGGAATAGTTTTAAAACTTTTGTTTTAAAACTACTATTTGGTAATTAAGTTGGGTAAAACTATATGTTTCATATAGCATGTTGGACATTTGGATGAATTAAGTTTATTGTAACAATTATAACAAATATTAACGTTGCATTGGGGGCTGTCGCATTTTTGTTTTGAGTGTGGTAGAAGACCATTTAGTTTAATTATATTATTTACATCTCTATTAGGATCATGTTTGTATGATTCTAGGAAATCAATCATGTAAGAATATGATATAAAAGGTTTAGCACAGAATGCGCATTCCATTTACATATAGAATATTGTTTGTATAAATGTGTTTAGTCATAGGTTCCTTCAACATCATATTCGAAATCTTCTTGTTCTTCAGCAGAATCATCGTCTTCTAGCAGTTCTTCCTCCTCTATATCGTCGTCATCAGATTCTATATCTTCTTCGTCGAGTTCATCGATTTGTTCATCGTCTAGGGTTGTGTTAGCGTCTAGATTCTCAGGTAGTATGAAATCGAACTTATATTTATTACATAAGTTAATATCCTCGGGTGTGAGATCTGCAACAGATCCATCCTCCATTTGTTTTCCGATAACTTTTTTGGTTTTGGAGTTGAAAACGAGTCCCGATTCGGGGTGTTCATGGTTTCCATGTTGGTTTCTACGTATGGCGAGGCACGGCTGAGCGGACATTAGTTTTTTGATGATAGGTGGGGGTGTTGGTTTTGAAGTTTTGGTGGGTGTGGTTTTGGTGGGTGTGGTTTTGGTGGGTGTGGGTTTAACATCGCCTTTCATATGTCCAATAATTTGTGATATAAGGGTGTCTTTATTTCCTGTAGTTTTAAGTCCTCTCGTTCTACACATGGCAACAAGTTCAGGTTTAGTGGCTTTATAGAGTTTTTCTGAGTCGATTTCGGTAGTTGGAGGAGGAGGTGGAGGAGGTGGTGGAGGTAGGGAAGAACTTGGTGTAGAGGTATTTGTTTGCCATAGTGATAATAATTCCGTTGAATCTATATTATACTTTGTAGATATTTTTTGAATATATTGCTGGATAATGTTATCAATAGTTGTAGCAATAGAATCGCTAAATGACATTTTGGGTTTTATTTCCCCAGATTAATCCTTAAATCTCATTTTTAATTTTCACTTTTTAATTATGGGCAACCCTCACTACAACCACTCCCACTACACATAATATTACCATTTGTTAAAGCAAAAGCATAATCTGCTTCTACAATCTGCAAAACACCATTATTAGTTATTAATGCTGCATACTCAGTTTCGTCAAGACTATTCATTTTAAATCTAACGACTTCATAGGTAGTCCCATCTGTTCCCTCGCTTTTTTGCTTATCATCAAACTTGATAAATGCAACTGGGTTATTTGATTTAGCAGACTTAAATGGACCGACCGTCATCAAATCCTGATTAGAATCCCCTTTAACGTAAATTGGACCAATACCACCATTCCCACTCGTAATATTAATATTAGCAGCCGAATAATCAGAAAATACTGCTTCACTACCATCGCTAGGATCATCTTTAAATTCTATTTTACAATATTTGTCACTACTTTTGTTAAAATTGGCATCGGCCGTCGCGCCCTCTTTTCCACCACCCTTACTTACAAAGCCATTTACTGACATAGTAAGCCATGACCAAGAACCGGTCGAGATATCATAGTGAAAATCTTTCTCGTTACCCGTGTTGGTTAAATAAAGTGTTAGTTGTACTTTTAACGGTGTCATATTGGCCAAAAAGAATATGTTATCACTATCATATTTACCTTGATAACATTGATATCCTGTATTATATGGTTTAACTATATTAAATTTTGAACCTCCACTATAATTACACATTTGTCCTAAAGCACATTTTGAACTATCTTTACTAATTCCACCAGAGACTGTTAGACATTCACCTACATCTACGCATAATGTATTGTCGTTGGGATTAACTCCTGAATCTGATTCACAGTCATCGTTTGTTCTGGTATCAGACCAAGTTCCCCAAGAAGGACACCATATTAACCCATTATTTACAGTTTCAGTACAATCTGTTCCACAATCTAATGTTTGACTTATTTCACCAGTGGTGGGATTAATTTTGTAATTATCCGGTAATGTCAGACCAAGATTAGGCTTATAATCGTCGCACTTTTCATCACTACTTGGTAAATTGTTGTCATCTATATATTCTATTGCTGTACAAATAAATCTGTTGTTTTCTGTATCCTCAACAAATTCAACATTCTCACTTAAAGTATGCTCACCATTCGATGAAACTATTGCAGTCTGTTTATAACATTGTTTAAGGGCCTCTGAAGCCGTACATGTATTCTCAGTATAAGTTTCATCACTTTGACCACGATAAATTCTTTGATTTAATCTTGTCCAACCATATTCTTTGCCTTCTTTTATACAACCATATCTAGGTTGGTTCAAATGATATTCCGCTGTTTGCGTTAAATTTCCATCAGTATCTGTTTCACTCAGTATGTCACCGATACTTTGATATGTTTTTGTGCGTCCATCAGATGAATATTTAATAGCAACATCAGAAAACCGGTAAGAAGCGTCAGGATTATCAGGATCCTCTGCACAGGTTAGATTACCACTGTCACTTAAACCGAGAGCATTTGTTCGACAAATTAAAGGGACTCCTTTATCTGCTATTGTAATATAATTATTCTTTCCCCAAGGCTTGAGCGTATCTGCTATTCTAGGTAAATGGAAAATACCATCAATCTGGTATTCTTTACCAGTAACGTCCTTGTAGTCGTTAATCATTTGACAATTATTATCCTGTATTACACATAAATAAGCATTACTACCTGATATACAATTGTCTAAAATTTTTCCACCATCTGCACAAGTACATTTATAATCGTCGGTATTTACATATAGTTGGCCTGGTGTTCCGGGGTCGGTGTTCATTTTGTTCCAAAAATCTTCGACTGTTTCTTTTCCTGAACTGATGTCAACAATTAGACATTCCCAGCCTTCTTTGTTACCGCAAGTCGTGGAACTTCCATCTCCACAGGTTGCTTTACATTGACCATCAACACATGATTGACCAGAAGTACAACAGCCAGTTAAAGAACCCTCACTATCTCTACACTGAGTCATATTATTTACGTTATTGATACAACACGCAGTTCCGGTGCTTGTTTTATATAGATCACTAGCACCACAACAATTACCATTTATGTTAGTGTAATTCGATTTACAATCACATGAACAAGTTTCTATGTTTGAAACTTCTCTTTTAGGATCACAATTAAGCGAAGATACATCACAACTAGGATCATCAGGATTATCAGGATCATCGGAATCATCAGGATCGTCAGGATCGTCATCAGAATCTTTAAAAAAGTTGAAATATATATATACAGCCGCAGCACAAATAGATATAAAAACTAAAAATCCTATTGGTTTCATTTATTTATTTATATTAATATAAATAAATAAATGAAACCAATAGTAATTTTAGTTTTGTTAATTTTGTTAACATTTTCTATTGTAGTATTACTACGTTATTTTAATATTATAAAAGAGTTTCCAGATTATTTAAGTTTCTTAGATTTTTTACCTGTAAAAGATTCCGACGATCCAGATGATTCCGATGATCCAGATGATTCCGATGATCCAGATGATTCCGATGATCCAGATGATCCTGACGAAATTACATGTGAAGAGAATGATTACAGGTATAAAGATGCGAATGGAGATTGTATAACTTGTGATATTAACACACAATATGTAAACGAAGCAGGTACCGCGTGTGTGGATTGTCCTGATAATCAAATACGGGAAAAAGTGGGGGATTTAGATCCTATATGTTTGGCTTGTGTCGATAGTTATTACGATAATGGTGTATGTAAAGATTATTGTAAATCTGGAGAAAAATGTACATCAAAGAATGAGTGCATTGAGGGAAGTTATCAGATTTTAGATGATGAAAGTAATAAATATTGTTGTCCTGGAACAAATTATATTATAAATGAAGGTAATTGTTCGATAAAACCTTGTCCAACAGGAAGTGATGAATGTGATGGAACTGTATATAGTAATACAGAGTGTGCTGATGAGGAAATTACAGGGTCTCCAGGACTTATAGATGAAAATAAACTTCATTGTTGTTCATCCGGTACTTCTTGGAATGATAGTGAAAATAATTGTACTGAATGTCCTGATGGTCAGGAAAAGGATAGTAAGAATGTGTGTTGTGAAAAAGGGCAAATGCTTAGTTTGAATGGTGTGTATACATGTTGTAATAATGGGGAAACTCCAGTAGATAATCAATGTTGTAATGATACTGATATAAATAAAGATGATAATCAATGTTGTACAAATGGCAAGAATTCTGATGGGGATTGTTGTACGGATGGTCAAAAAGCAATGGAGTTTGATGGAGAGACAAACTGTTTTAAAACGTGTGGTACTAAACTATATTGTCCATCTAATTACGGGTGTATAAACCAAACTTTTTCAACAAGCGGTTCTGAAGAGCAGAAAAAATTATTATATAATTCAATTTGTACAGGTGAGTCTTCATGTTTATGTTCTGATCCCGATAGCGAGAATGGTCTTAAATCGATTACTAGTGCAGAAGATTTTTCTAGATATTGTTGGAGTGGTCAAAGCGGAGATTCCAGTACACCAGTATTACAAGTTTGTAGAAATATTAACGAAGACAGTGTTACAGGATGTACAAAAAGTGGGGATGTAAACTATTATCCATCATCACAGAGTATTAATCTTTCAACTTATTATCCTTATAACATTGGAATTAAAGCAGACGGAGATAAATTAAGTTGTAATGACGCGGATAGTTTAACAGACGAATGTAAAATACCTACAGATTGGAATAATGGAAATAGAGTACAGAAACAATTGATGACTGAGTGTACTGATGATTTGAGTAAGACTTTAGCCTGTTACAATAGTATGTTTACAGTGAATTCTTCAGATAATACGGACCGGATTTTTTGGGAATCCAACGGTGGAAATCAGATAAATTGTTATAAAGTATCTAGTTATAACGCAAATGGAAGTAATCAACCATTATCTGGAATAACAAATACTAAATATATTGCTTGGGATAATGGGGATATTACAGAGAGTAATTGTAACAATTCTTCGTGTCCAACGGGCACATGCTTAAGTGCTGATGGTAATAATTTTAAAGAAACCTGTATAGAAATGAAAGGAGAAAGTAATAATATACCTCAAACTGCACTTTATGATGAGGAGTCTGCACAAACGTGTTCAGGTATATTTTTACCCAGTAAAAGTAATAATAATCAATATTGTGGTATTAAAGATAATTCATCTTCTAATAGTTATATAATATGGGACGATGAAAGTATAAGTAAGAATACATGTCAAACAAAAACATCATGTACAGATGATGACAATAAAATTGCAAATTCTGCATTGTGGTCTGATGACGTTGGATGGTGTAATTATGGTCCAGGGTTAGAAAAATGTTTAGTTAAAAACCAAACAAGTCATTCGGGTTATGGAGGGTTCGCTTCTACTTTTCCACAAGATTCATGTAATGGTATAAACCAAAGTTTGGTTTACGGTTCTATGTATGCAACTCCATGTCAGTCACAATTTGATAAAAGTTCGGTAAACTACGTTGTAACATGGTCAAAACTAACTGATGATTCGTCTTCTAAAACATGGAATACAGATAAAAGTGATACTAATGGTTGTGCTATTATTGATAATCGAACACCGTTATACATTTATGTTCGATATTGTTCGGAAAAAAGAAGCAACACAGATAGAGATAAGTTTGCAAATGGTTATGGCGGTGCATTCATTCCGAAAAGTTCCGTTATATATAATAATACCGATCATCCGAACGACAACTGTAAAGTCAATATTTACACGAGCAAAAAAGTATCACAACTTAAACTTGTTTCATTATATTCTAATGACGGGAATGGTAGTCGCCGAGAAAAATCAACAATTAATTTAAAACCTAATGCAGATAGTAACGATGATAAAGAATGTTCAGGACTAAATAGTATGATTAAAGGTTTTGATGATAATGAAGAAAAACATTTTATAATTTTTAAATTAGTATATTACAAAACCACTGATGAGGGGAATGAAGATGAGGAGTATGATAATGGGTCTCATTATTTCATGGTAATTCGAAATGAAAAAGACGAAACACCTGGGACTGTTAATGGAACAGGTGCACTACTAATTGGACGAGTATCAAACATGACAAAAGAACAGTTTGAGAACTATGGTGTATCAGATGTCTATAAAGAGAAGTTTAATATTGAAGAAATGAAATCATTTTTCCCAGGTTCTACAGAATCAGATTGGAAAGAACGTGGTTGGTTGGAGTAGACTTAAAATTATATAATTTTAAGTCTAATTTTGTGGTGTAATTTGTTTAGGTTTTTGTAATTTCTTACCCATATAATTTAATAGTATGAATATTAGGATTGTTCCTAATATAATTATCCAAAGGGCTACTTCAGTATCTCCTATTGTAACTGTTTTACTTGTAAAAACAGTCCAATAATTAGAAATAACAGTAGTTGATTCGTCTATATAATCATTATCGATTACAACTGATTCACCAGTAGAACTATTACAGACTAATGATTGTTCTTGTTTTAGATCTCCCATAATTTCATCGTTTATAGCCTTTTCTATTTGAACACATTCTGGATATTGACAACTTAGAGGAGTCTCGTCCATTTGGTTGGGATTTATAAAATAATTATTAGTCATAGCATCATAGTCGTACCTGGCCTCGTTACATGGAGTATAAACACAATATTTTCCCGCTGATCCAGATAAATTAATATTTCCCATTGTTTCGTAAGCGGCTATATCTTGAATCAAATCTGTACCAATAGTGTTATCATTTTTACCCATCAAATAACATTTGCAATAATCTTGTGTCTGATCAGATTCGGCAAGGATAGCATTTAAGTCATCATCAGTCATGTCATTCCATTCATCTGACGTACAATATTTATTTGCGTTCTCAGTATCTCCTGATACTTTTGAATTTGCACATAAATAATTAAGACGAGTATTTACACAATAACTTTCCATTGCCTTTTCCGCGCTGTCTTTTGAATATTGGAACCATTTTTTACATATTTGTTTAGGTGTTGGACTTTCTTCGTCATGGTCTTTAGTGTTATCACTCACTCTGGCATCTATCATGGCAGGAGGAATATATTGATTGGAAAATAATGGTTTTTGGTCAGGTTTATAAAAACAATCATTATTATATTTAATATTTGTAAAACAATAGTCTGTCATAAAATTATCTATATTTGTTTGTTGATCAGTCAGATTAATGAACCAATCAGAATTGGTTGTGTTTTTCCAGTCACTTGCGTCATAAGGTTTTGTAAATGCATCCTTATTATCTACGATGGTATTTTCGGTATTATCCCATATCCCAGATGATTTTAATAATTCTTCTGCAAATCTTGTTTGTTTTACAAAATCGTATCCGTCAGGCTGCTGACAAACATCAGTTTTAGCAGGATAAGGAATGGTATTGTTTTTAACAAATGTATAGGGATATGTACAAGATACAGTAGTGTTACAATTTGTGCTGCTATCTAGGTTGGTTGTTGTTGAGGTGGAAATTTTTCCATTTCCAAGAACTGGACAAAACTTTCTTGGATCTTTGCTCTGGTTGTCGTCTGTACAATTAAATGCTGGTTGCCATGATTCATTTCTGGTATTAGGATTTAAGTTTTGGAATTTAAAATCTGTCATTTTTTTATTATTATAATTATAATAATAAAAAAATGGGTAATACTACAGCAAAATCTATTGTAGATAATGCTGTGACTAATACATATAAGTCTAGATTTGATATTGATAATATTACAACTAACTCAAGTAAGACACAACAAACACTTACTCTAAGTAATTGTTGTATTTCGGCTTTTGGGTATTCTGGAAGTAAATGGAATTCTACTACTGGTACTTTGGAAACATGCGGTACGCCAGTGGATTGTCCTCTAAAAGACCAAGATCCTGAATGGTGTGAAGAAATGATTAAAAATACAACTGTCTCTATGAAAAATACAGCAGGAACTTATTTAAATACCAGTAGTTTACAAAATACAAAATTAGACGAAAATGTTTCACAAAGTTTAGAAAATGACATAACTTCTAGTGCTGATTCTGAAAGCGTAAACTTAACATTGAATCCAGGATCCACAGAGGCAGATTCAATAGTAGATAATACTGCAGCCGTGGCAACTGAATTAGATACGAGAATTAGCAATCTTACATCTAGTGATAGTAGATTAATGCAATCGGGCGTAATCCAAAATTGTGGAGTGGGGGCCGGAACTGTCACTTTAACCAACCAAGCAATGATTGATTCGGAAGTTTCTAGTTCTCAAGAAACATTTTTAGAAAGTAACACTGTTTCTGATTTATCAAATGCGGTTTCCAGTTCTGCTACGGCAGTTACAAAAGATGTTATAACAGGTATGCTTATGTGGATAGCAATAATTATTGGTTTAGTATTACTCTCACCTATGTTTCTCGAAGGGGCTGCATTTGGAGGTATTGGAATGGTTTTTAAACCTTTAGTTAAGCCTATGATCATAATAGCGGCGATTCTTTTACCTGCACTATATACTTATGATTATGCGAAAAAAGGATGGTTAACATATTCATCTTGTGCATTTGCAGAGGGGGGGAATGATGCTAAAAGCATGAGTAAATCTAAATGTTGTTTTACAGGTACAAAAAATGATATGACAGCAGAAGAAAGGATAGATTATATTAAGGGGAAAGAGGATCCCTCAGTTTTTGCAGAGGGCGATGGCGAAAATAATATAACCTTATCTGACCATGACACATGTTCTAAAGAAAAAGTTGATGTAGGGGGTATTAAATATTTAACGTGGCTCCCTTTTTGGCCGTTTGGATCAAAGAAATTTAAACAAGGAGAAATTTTAGACAGTGAGCGGTGTGTATGGTTAAGTAGTGATAAGACGTTAGAATATGGAGAATGTGTAAGTGAATATCGTTCTTGGGCTACGGGAGTTTTAGTGGCTTTATGGGGGATAAGTTTAATAGTAATTATTGTTATGCTTAAAAAGATGTTTGGGGAAAAAGAATCCCCCCCAAAAGAAACAGAAATGACACCAGTTAATACTGCACCAAGTAGTAGTTTTCCAGGTAAATCGGTAGGTTATTTTTCGTATTATGATTAGATAATAGTAAAAACGTTGAGTTTATGTTTACCAGAACCAATTGTATTGGAATCTTCTATTCTAGTAATATTTTTAGTTTTATCACAGATGGCCCCTACACGTCGTTGGGGTTGTTTTAGACGTTTAGAAATAGTACGGACGCTGTAATATACGCCAGGATTTGCGCGTAAAAAGTTTTCTATTTGTTCCTGATAGTTCATTTTAATTTAATATTCTATATGATTTTAAATTAAATTCTTCAATAAAATAAAAAGGATGACACAACCTTTAGTAAATTTATTAATATCACTTTTGTTTGGTATATGTGTTCTAATAGGTTTAATAATATGGGTATGGACACGTCCAGTAGTATCAAAGAGTTCGTCATCTGAAAGTAATGATAAGAAGAGTGATAAGAAGAGTGATAAGAAGAGTGAGGATAGCACGAATGATAAGAAGAGTGAGGATAGCACGAATGATAAGAAGAGTACTACTTCAGGTAGTGTTGATGATCAACTTTTAGCGTGGCAAAATTGTTTTAGAGAAGATGGAAATGCTAACACACTTAAATGGAATAGTTCCCTAGCCAATAGAGCCCAACAGTGGGCCGATTATTTAGCAAGCGAAGAAAAATGTGCAATGCGACATCCCATAAATAATGACGCTGAATGTAACACTTATTTGAATGGTAGTTGTAACAATGCATCTAGTGATGGACAGAATATTGCTAGTTGGAGTAGTAGTAATCCCAATCAAACTAATAATGATTCATTAACCATACAAGGTAAAACATATTCTAATGCTTATGAACTGGCTGTTAGAGGTTGGTTTGATGAGTGCGAAGCATACAAAAACAATACGAGTGGTGATACAGGTCACTTTTCACAATTAATGTGGTCCGATACTACAGATGTGGGATGTGGTGTGAGTGAATGTAAAAATGGAAATAGTAAAGGTTTGGTGGTTTGCAATTATTCTCCAGCGGGTAATATTAATTTGAAGAAAGGTAAATCTAATAAAGTAAAAGATGGTGTAACATGTCCATCGACAAGTAATTCATGTACGAATATTTAAAATTGAAGTTTTAAGATTAATTATAAGTAAATATGAGGAATGGAAAAATTAACTAAGTACGAACAAGTGCGTGTAATTGGAACGCGTGCAACACAAATCTCGATGGGCGCTCCATCTACTATTGATATTACTGGTATGACAGACGCGATTGTTATTGCAGAGGCTGAATTGAAGGCTAAAAAAATTCCTTTGATAATAAAACGTAAATATCCGAATGGAGAGGTTAGGGAAATTCGTGTGTGTGATATGGAAATTAATTAGATCGTAAATTAAACAATAATTTACGATTTTTGATACGAGTCCGCAGATTCATTATACGATTGGTAACCAAGCCAACCAGCAGCAGCAGAATGATTGGACGCAGTAAAAGACGCAAAAACAGAGGCTGAAGAGGGAGGAGTTTCCGAGGATACTACAAGAGAAATAACAGAATCTCGAGTATTGAAATAAAAAGTTTATATAATAAATGATTCAAACTTCAAAAATTGGTCAATTTTTAAAAATGTTTCTTTTAATAGGTTTATTAGTTGGTTTAGTAATTTATATTGTAACTATTAATCAAACATCCGATAACACAATGGGTTGGACTTGTATTGATAAAACATGTATTCAAGAATTAGGGGGTACATACGATAGTCAAGAAACATGTCTAAAAACATGTACAGCAGCAGAAACCTTAAAATATGCTTGCGACTCACTGGGAAATTGTGTTTCAAGCACAGATGGATCATATGACGAAGATACTTGTTCTGGGGAGTGTGTTCAACCTGATGAACCCATAACTACAACCTATAATTGTGAAGATGGGAGTTGTGTACCCGTAGAGGGAAATGAAGGTAAGTATGCTACTTCAGAATGTTTAACTACTGATAGTACTCCACTTGACGCATGTGAGAAAATACAACCGTGGACATTTAACGAAACTGCACAAACTTGTAATGGTGTGGGTAGCAAAAAGACAACTATGAGACAAGATATGATTCCTTATAACCCAGATGCCGCATATTATGTTTCTCAGGATGTGTGTGAATCACAGGCTGATTTTAGTGCAAAATATAGTTGTGAAAATGGGTCATGTATTCCCAAAGGTAATATACCTATGAGCGACGGGCTATATAAGTCAGAAGAGGATTGCACGGCAGATTGTATTAGTGACAAATCACAATGTAGTGATACAAATGTTACTGATGGAGTATGCTGTGGACAGACATCAATTTACAATTATACATGTCATAATAAAACAACTGAAGGAGATTGTAAATCAACTGAACATTGCTGCTGGAAACAACAAAAAGTAGATGGAATAGAGTATGGAGATGGTAAATATGATGTTTGTCCATGGTCTTGTCAAGTAAAAAACGAAAAGGCTCAAAAAAATACAGATGATTGTTTTTTCCCCGATCAGTACAAATGCTTTTTTAGTGATTTTGATGAGTCTCAAGGTAATAAACAAACAATTTATAATATGACACCAAGAGGGGACCCTGAGGGTAAGGCAGTTGGAAAGGATGGCGAAGATGGTTCTTGTCAAGGTAAAAAATTTGATGGTAGTACTTGTTGTAGGTGGGTTCCTTATGTTGAAAAATCTTTTCCTGGGGATGATTGGAATTGGAGCAGTTTGTTACCATGTATTAAGGAAGTTACTTCTAATGGAACTGTAAAATACCACGATGAATGTTTATCATAGTATTTAATAGAAAAAAGTTTATGGTTGGGTAAAATTTATGATATAGTTGACGACATCTAGGGGTAGATCCATACGTTTGGCGACCTTGGCCCATTCTTGGCGTTGATTATTCCGTCGTTCTTTTTGGAGTTTTGCATGGGCTTTGATTTCTAGAACCAAAACATTTCTGAGTATTACATTACTATTTGGTTGTAGAGAGGCTTGTAAAATATCCGCAAATGTAGGATATGGACTCCAATGTGGTCTGGGATAAGATCTGAGATGTGGAAACCCATATGGGTCCGAGTAAGTTCGCATTTAATATAAATTAGGAATAATTTATATTGTTTTTATCTTTTATTAAATATTTCTAGACTTAATTATTATAGGTAGTTAAAAATTATCTTGGTAAAGTTATTTGTTTTTCTAGATTTTCTAGGGACCAATCACTGTGAGAATTTTTGTACTTTAAATACAAAAATAAGAGTATAAAATCGCACGTTGCGATGCAAGAGTTGGATATAATGACAGGATATAGTTTGTAGTAGGCAGAGTATGAAATCATACATCCAGCGGCTATTAGATTCATTCCTATTGTATAAATGGAAAGATCTTGGATTTTTTCGCGTTTATAGGTGAGATAGATTTGTGGTATTTGCATTGTGGCTATTAGACAGGAACCAATGTATCCTAGGGAAGTAAAAAGTGTTTTCATTTTAATTAAAATGAAAACTGTTTAAATATTGTTGTATTCAAAAATTATACTTTTATTAAGTTCTATTTAATTTTCTATTAGATCCAACCCAAATCCCAAGTCACTGACGTCTACTTGTAATTCTAGAAATTTACTGTTTAATTTGTCAAGATAAGTTGGATAGTTTTGAAGGGGTGGCAGGTCCCTTTGTTGGTTAGGAAATAATTGTGGAAAAGCACCTGCAATAGTTTGGTTGCTTATTTTAACAATTGGTGTTAATTCAAAGTTCTCAATTTTCTTACGGCCCCTGGCATAGAACATCAAGTAAGTTAATTGGGTCATAATTTTTGTTATAAACATGGTTTTTTGGTACTGTCGCTTATTGATTGAGATGTTATTAAAAGTTGGTATATTATTATTAAGTGTAGAAAGTAAATAAATAATTCTTCCAACATGATTAATATTTTTATGTCTTGTCAAGACACTATATGGATCAAAACCATGTTGTATTTGTTCTTTTCTTCTCTTTTGATAAGCGTCTAATTGTTGTGTAAGTAGAGATTCTATAGAAGGTATATTATAAAAAGAATTTATTTCTTGATCTAACATTACTGCAATATTCTTAGTACACATTCTCGCACTAAGTCGAATAGTCTCGTTGGGATCATCACTCTTTAATTTTTGAATGGGCCATACAAACTCAAGAATATGGTCCGGAATATCCGAATTTCTTGCTTTAAGTAAAAGTTGAACTCTAATATCACTATCCGGGTTTAGTTGAATTATTAAATATCCTGGATTTACTTTTTCATATTTAATTATAGTAGGATCATATGGTAAGTCAAAAAAATCACAATTAGAATTTTTTAATATATTTTCTAACTCTAAGCGCCTTTCATATATTTGGTCAAATAACCATTGAACAGGTTGATTAATAATATTATTTATTCTATTATCAACTTTAAGTGGGATCTCCCCTATAATTTTGTTGTCGAAATTAAGTCCAAGTTCACAGTCTATGTCTCCAGTTGGATCCACATAAGCACGTAATGTTTCATTATTATTAAATAAATCACTTAGTACTTCGAATGCTATACCTCCAAAATAGCAACGTTGTAATTTTACATTTTTTAAAGTTATATCAATTGGTTGATTACGATTAATCTGATACTGGTATATATCGTTATGATCATCATCATAGAGTTCCTCCTCAGTTAGATTATCAGGTATAATCAAATCATATATTGTACCCTGTAAAGTTTCAGGGAACTGATCAAATGGAATACTGTTAGTAAAATCAAGTAAATCATTTAAAATAGGATACACTGCTGTTGTCCATTCTATCCTATCTTGGTCTAAAGTATATTTAAAACTATACTCGTTTACATTTCCAGGGAAATCAGTTCTTTTACTTAGTGAAGGCATTCGAAACTGGCGAGACAATGAGGGAGCGTCTGGGGGGTTATTAACAAGACAACTAAGACCACCTCCGTTCAACAAGCAATTAGCAGAATCGATACTGACATCATTCACATTATAAAAATATATAGTTCCACGTTTGTTAACAGCCTGGTTATCGTGTGTGAGTAGTCTTTCATAATTTCCTATTTCTGTAATTCTATTTGTCCTTGTTATATCATTATATAAACACCAATTATCATCATCGCTGCGGAAGTAACAAGTATAATGATCAGGATTAGGTGTAAATATGACTACAGCAGATAAACTGAATCTTTGTACATTATTCTGATATTGGAGTTCTATATTTCTAGGACAATTAACAAAGGTAGTAAATACTCCGGGTCTATTTTGTTGATAGCGATGGAGACTAAAAATAAGAGCGGGGGCCCCAATAATTGTTGTTATTTCCACTTTCTTACTATATGAAGGACCTCCTTCAACTGGAGTCATCAAATATTGTTCGTCAAACAATGTTTCCTCTGTTGTATTTAATTTATCAACTAAATTTAGCCTATGACCTCTAGGTATCTGTTGAAGATCAAAAGAAGTAATAAGTATGACTGGAGAGTAATCTATTGCGAAAATAGGTTCTGTCCGATATTCAAATCGATCTAAATCTTCATATGTTAATGATCGATTATTAGTAGCGTATCTACGAGTTACTGTTATCAATGAAGACGTATTGGGGAATAATCTAAATAAATAATTTAAATATTCTGCAGCATCTGCTGTATCACAACCTGAGAAATCTTCAAATGTAGTTCCTGGACATAAACGTATTAACTTTTGTAATGCCGTAACATTATAAGTCTCTGCGTTAGTACTTTGTATAATTTGATTTATGCGAGATAGTTCCTGTTGTATTAGTTCTCTAATTTCGATAGAATCTCTTGCCGATTGTCCCTTTCGACAAATATCATTGCTTTGATCAGTTTTTAAATCAAAAGTAAGAATATGTTCAGCAAGTGGATTTTTTGATGCGAATAATGCTTGTAATATACTATCTTGGTAACAAGTATTACCAACATTGATTAAAGATCCTCTATTACTACACGAACTCTGTTGTGGACCCCCAGGTGATTTCTTGACACTCATTTGCTCATCTGGGCCAAGTCCCGTTTCTCCCATGGATAGGGCGAGGGCCTTGGCTAAATCTTCGTCATCGTCATCGTCATCAGATGGGGATTGGTCTGGGCCAAGTCCCGTTTCTTCCATAGATAGGGCGAGGGCGAGGGCCAATGCGGAGTCATTACTCTCGTCATTACTCTCGTCATCACTCTCGTCCTCATTTTCGTCCGCACTCTCGTCCGCACTCTCGTCGTCACTCTCGTCGTCACTTTGAACATTTTCGATTTGTTCTAAACATTTTAGTGTAGTTATTAACCATTCTGGTAATTCATCAATAGTTAACCAAGAAGAAGCAAAATAGTTAATACGGGCGTTAGTATAACTGTCGAAAATGGAAGTATTTTGTTCTAAACTATTAATAATTAATACACAAATGTTGTTTAATATGGTTTTCCATTCAGGTGGGATGGATAATAATAAGTAGGGTATATCTTCGAGTGAAATTAGGGGCATATTATTATCATCATCATCTATATCAATAGGAAATATAATGAATTTATTTTTAACTATTATGTCTGGATTTTCTATTATTTGATCAACGATTTCAGGGAAAATTTCATTTTGTATTCGAATAAGTTCTTCCATTCTATATTTATAATAAATATAGAATTTTGATTAAATCGATTAAATTTTATTTTTAGGATATATAGTCCATAATTGCATCTATTTTAGTAGATACATTAGTAAGTGTATCTATAAGTTCGGTTAATTTATTACCTGTTCCAAGAGTTTCGATAATTTTTGTTATGTTATCTGTCTGGGTAGAAAATTTGGTAATCATGGTCGTAACATCTGGTAGTATTTTGTCAACTTCATCAATAATACTGTCTATTTCGTTTGATTTATCATCACAAAGTGCTAGAAAGTCAATTACTTTACCAATTTTGTCTACCCTAGGTTGAATTTGTGGTATAACTGTTTGAATAGTTTCTTTTATGTCAGTTCGGGTGTCTGAGTCTGGCATTATATCTTCTATTTGAGTAGATAAAGTTCCAATACTAGTAATTAAGGTGTCAATAGTATTATCGGCAGTAAGATCAGATGCAGTTTTAACGACTTTACTACCATCGGCTATAATGTCAATATTGTCGTTATATATTGTAAATAATTTGTTACCGTATATAATAATAACTATAGTAAGAGCAATTATTGCCAATGCTAAGATAAAATTAACAACAAAAGAAATATTATTTTTAAGTTCCATTTTATTTAATCTAAATAATAATAATAATATTTAATAAATAATGTCGAATATTGACTTACCTATAAATTTATTTTCACCTCCATCTTCACCACCACCACCACCTCTACCCTTACAAAGATCTTATAAGGCAATTTGTTTAAAATGTAGTAATATTTGTGATACATATAATCCAGATGATCGTTATAAATCATATTGTTACCATTGTTCTGGAGATAAATCAACAATATCTATCTTTTTATCTCCACTGGTTGTACAGTGATTGTTTTATATGATTTAATAGGGGGTTTTGGTGGAGGTTTTTTAAGGGGACGTGGATTTAGTGGTAATGTTAGTATTTTACTTGAATTATGATGAATTAATTCATAATTATCGGTAAGATTGCTTATGATATGCCAATCATTATCCATTTATTCATTCAAATATATTTTTAAAGTCTATAATAAATTGAGGTATTTCCCTACCTGCAATTTTTCCCTTCCAACTATGTATGTGTTGTTTATCAAAGAAGTAGTAATGATGATATGCTGCGATGGAGTCATCATCCTTGTAAATATCAGGCATGGCTTGATTTGGTTTGGTGAATCCAATATCAGGTATGGGTGGTATATTTTTAGATAATTCTTCGATATGTTTTTGAGTTGTGTGTATTTTTCCGTACCTATAAGTGTATTCTTTACATAGTTCCAATCCTAAACTACAAAGCCATTGATAGTTTTGAGTAGAATCTCTGACCCATTTAGTGCAAGGATGATTTTTAAAGGCTAGTTTATATGGAGGTTTGTATATTGTGTGATCTGGATCTATAACATGCCATGCTGTGCACAACATTTGGCATGATTCTAATATCATTTTAACGACATGTTTATCTACATGAAGTTTGGCGCATATATTAGTATCATGATCTAAATAGAAAATGTTTACCATTGTTGTTTAAGTAATAAAATAAGGAAATTAAAATCATTTTTAGAAATAAAAGATGAATATTTCATTAATTTTAATTTTGACTTTTTTGATAACAGGTATATGGGATGTTGTGTTAAGATTCATGTCAGAAAATTATAGTTCATTGCCTAGTTTTTTACAAGAAACTTTTCCCTTTATAGAAAGATTACAGCCCTATTTTGAGTATTATACCTTATTAGATGCTGCTATAATTGCTGGTTTTATAGGTGCAATGACTCAAGGATTGCTTCTTTTGTTGCCCTTTATAAGAAATTTATTAGTGGACGGCAAAATATGTTCTAACTTTATTATAAACCTACTAATATTGATGATTCCTAGTTTTATAGTGTCGGGGGCATTTGGTTTTGTTATGAAAGCGAGTAAACAGTACCCTAAGTTAGAAGAGTATTATTATGATATGATGCCTGATACTTTTTTGGGTATTAAAATGAATGAGGAACTTGTTGGGGCTATGCACGATGGTGTGTCAGGGTTAATTGTGCAAGTAACACTTGTTTTAATAATATGTGCTCTAAACTTAAATAAAAAATAAGTTTAATATCATAAATGAGTACTGATAAATTGGATTTAATATTGGAAAAGATGGAAAAGATTGAAAAACGCTTAGATAAATTAGAAGAAAGTTGTATTGCAATGGATAAACATATAGGGTTTGTAGATCAAGTATATAAGACAGTTAGGACACCTCTGGATTTTATTATACATAGAATAAACTATTTAACTGGTACTAAAGAGAGTTTATATTTACCAGAAAAAATTCAATTAAAAGAAGAACTATATTTAAAATAAAATGTTTCCCAACCGAGACAAAGAGTTGAATAAAGCCAATTATCTTAAAATAAACAAAGAGTTAGAGTGCTTTTATGCTGAGAGAAAATATATAAAATGTATGAGGAATACAGGAGATGATTTCAAAGAATGTATGGAGTTGTTTCACAATTGGAATAAATGTATGGATGATCGACTACACAACATAATACAACGTCGTTAATTTTATATTTAATATAAAATCTAAAATTAATACTTTAATATAAAATGTCATCTTTACTTAATTCTACTAACTTAGAAAATACTTATAGACGTCAATTTGGTAATATGTTTTTCCATATATTACAAAAACTCATAACCGCTAATGATGCCATTGTAGCTGGTGGTGCAGTTTTAGCACCATATGATACAACTGGGAAAACTAAAATTAATGACCTTGATATTTATGTTCATGAAAGAAATGCTCAATCATTATTCTCCCAATTGTCAAACATAAAACTAACACCAGATATGCTGTTTGGATTTATTCCCAATGACAGTTATAACATATTGATGCAAATGGCCGAGGAAAATCCAGAAGCAGTACAAAGAATAAACACTAATGAAGGCGCCACATCTGACAATATTTTAGTACCGATCTTTGACTTTGACCCCAGTGTCTATAACACAAAACTCCAACCCCCTTACGACAGGTCATTCTTTGTTAAAAATAATATTTTACTAAGATTACCCATATATGGAAGAGGTTTTAATGATAAAAGCCCTATTTATCTTATACTTGACGAAAGATATACACGCCGATTTCCAGAGATTAAAATAGATGTTCTTGTTGTTGCTGATAACGTTCCATTGACAAGCGTTCCAGAAAACTTTGACTTGAGTTTCTGTAAAGTCTGGTGGAATGGTAATGAAGTATTTGCTACTAACCCAGATGATATCAGGAATAAAAGAGGAACACTATCACCTGATTATGTATCAGCTTTACTACAAGGAAACACATTTACTTTAGACAGAATCGCAAAATATAAAAAAAGAGGATTTAAAGTCATTATACCAAGTATGTGTATTCCAGAACAAGTATTGGAAAAACAAACAAAAGAAATTGTATCAGACGAAAGATGGGTTGTATCAAAAATTATAGAGGGAATTGAAATATTATTCAATGACGGAAAAAATTTGGTGAGAAAGACCTTTTTGAGTAACCGCCCATCTATTCCCCTCAACACTTGCTTTGAAAACAAAAAACAAAAATTCATCATGGAAATTAGTCAAAATGATAGAACTAGATACAGTTATACAATCTTCATACTTGATGCATTAAAAAAATTTAATAAAGACTACCAGGGACCTATATTTACCATGGGAAATATCAATAACTTATATGTTAACCTATTTGAATTCCTAGAACTTGACCTGGAAGGATTAAGATTACTACTAAATGTCAATCACCAAGGACTTCCAGGTTGTGACAACTACGGTCAGAAAACTGATATCATTATTCAACGAGAGTTTATTGAACCAAAAGAACAATTTATACAAGAAATCAAGGCCATATTCTACAAAATGTGGGCGCTCCAAGAGGGTTCAGATAACTCCGACGAATTTCGTAGGGAAAATGCTAACAAAGAAATCCCAGAAAATATCAAAAAAGAAGTTCTACAAAGATTCTTTCAGATATACATGGTTAAGTGTCAGATAGGAACTCTTATAAATGTATTACTAGAACGAAGCGACGAGAAAGAAATATTTAAGAGATACCTAAACATTATCAACAACGCATTTCCAACTCTTGACGAAAATAATAAACTTGATAAACTCATCATGGACTCTGATTTCCTAATGAATAAAGTATTAGATGATACACTAACACCTAAACCCTACTACAGTCGAGAATTTCCAACATGCCAACAATCTCCATACCTAATTTTCCTACTTCCTGAATATATTTACACCAAAAAATACCAAGATAAGATAGAAGATCCCAGAATTTCTTACGTTGTTTACAGAAATAATTCCTGTAGTGTTCCAATTAAAGGATACGTTAAACCAATTCCAGAATTCGGTGGTTCAATAGAACCAAACCAAGTTTTTGAAACAAGAGAACAATGCCAAGAATACAAAAAACAACTACTTACAGAACAACAACTCCGAACTGCTGAAGCCAGACAAAAAGCGCTAGCAGAATACGGAGACTTAACCGATCCAGATGTTTCTGGTAATGTTGATGACTTTGTCATACCAGAAGGTACTTGGGGAATAGATGAAATCCCAGGGAAATGCTACAGGGCCGAAGACAGTGGCAAAGACCTCAGCAAAAACTGGTACGAAAAAGGAAACATACTATTTCTAATGCATTTCTCAGAAATAGATCCAAATCAAGAAGATTTAACCGTTTGCGTTTCCCAAGAATACTTAGAAGAGAGAATGAGAGATAATACAAACATTTACTACACATGTACGGGTCCTAGAGCCAAGATACTTAATGGAGACAGAAGCGGACAAATAATACCATACGATGAAGTAGAACCAGAGGATAGATATGATCGATTGCCTAGTGGGGGACCAGATGCGGCAAATGTAAATAATGTGGAAGAAACTTTCGTTAAAATTAACTTCGCAGAAGAACAATTGCGCAACGAAAAAGGAGAAAAAACTGTTGATACAACAGTTCCTGCATACCTACGAATCAACGACGTCCGTAAAATAATTCAAATAGTATCGGAAAACCCAGACACACCCAGAGTTTTCTCACTTCTTCCAGACGGTGAGAGAACACACACTGTTACCAAAAGTGTTATGGATGGCGAAAGTGTAGTTGGTGGATTTCACTGTCAAAATAATAGTGTAATTAACATATTCAAAGTCAGAGAATTTATCCCCAAAACCGGTGCGGCTGGAGAATGGAGAGATATCCCTCCACTTGCTCCTTCTTTCCCCCTCTCTCCTCCTCTTCCCCGACTATCTCGGCAGATAGGTATTAACCGACCCTTTGATTCCGATAATGAAATATTAACACCTTTCACCAGACAAGAAGAAGGAACTGAAATAAGCGAAGAACAAAGACTACTTGAAGGTACCGATATTGATGAGCAGGGTGTCGCACGTCAACTCGATTTTGATTTTCAACGAGACGAGGATGAGGACGAGGATGAGGACGAGGAGCAAGTGATGCGTAGGAGATCCTCCATTCGCTGAGTGCGTGCGCCAAGTGGATGATTTGAAAGAATGTATTGGGTTGATTCATAGTGGAATAAATATACATTTTTAGTTAAATTATTTATATATTATAAATGTCAGAAAAAGAATGTTATGTCAAACAAACTACAGCAAAATATCGTAATAGGGCCAGCCCTCCTTATCCCGCAAACAAATGCGCTGAGGGTGTCGTACAAACAGGAAATGATGGTCAAGACTGGTATGTTAAGAAAAGCAAAAATGGAGTTAAAAGATGGGTTACTGAGCCCCAATATTGGGGCTTTAAAAAATCTGATTATTATGGGTATGAAAAACCCAATCAGTCATGGAAAAAATCTGTAAAGTCCCGTAGGAAATCACGTCGTTCCCGTAGGAAGTCCCGTAGGAAATCAAGGAAGTCACGTCGTTCCCGTAGGAAGTCCCGTAGGAAATCCCGTAGGAAGTCACGTAGGAAGTCCCGTAGGAAGTCCCGTAGGAAGTCACGTCGGAAGTCACGTGGTTCCCGTAGGAAGTCCCGTCGTTCCCGTAGGAAGTCCCGTAGGAAATCAAGGAAGTCCCGTCGTTCCCGTAGGAAATCCCGTAGGAAATCCCGTAGGAAATCCCGTCGGAAGTCACGTCGGTTCAAAGAGAAGTTCTGCTCCCAGACGTAGACCAGAACCTTGGAAAGGATGGTCGAGACAAGCACCAAATGCACGAGAAAGGACTCGTATGTTAAGAAATTGCGGGAGAAAATGTTTCTTAGGTCCAAACAAAACTTTCCCAATATGTGCTAAAAATACTTGTCGTAAATCGAATAAAGGGTTATACGCTGCTTATGTTAGAGCAAAACAAATGTCCGATACTCCACGTAGAAGATACACTAGATCTGGACGTAGAAGTCGTAGTTTACCACGATCTAAATACGAAAAAATTGCTAGACGTGCACGCAGACAACTTGTTACAGCAGGTTATAAAGTTGGAAACTAATTATTTAAAAACAATCCATTTTTAAATAAAAAATGTCTGAGGAAACTTATATTAAACAAAATGATATGGATTTATTTGATAATCCCATGGTGAGGGCTGCAGCCGCTGCTATGTCTACAGAAGACAAAGAAAGATATAAGGAAATTGGGGAAGAATTATATGGTAATATTGATTTTGAGAATTCAAAAGTTAAAACTGACACACCCGAAACTATGATGGAGGCTGCCGCATATATAATAGAACAATTGAAATCTGGTATTCATCCATCCATGATGGAAGACAATGAAAAGGCTCTCATGGCTGATGTATTTGGTGAAAAGTGGTATGAAAAATATGGGTATGTAGAACAAGATTTAACTGAAATTTTCACTTTAACACCTACAAATTAATTCCTCTTTCCTTTGCTAAGATTTTTATACATTTCTGACTATGGAGGTGTCGATTCAGGTGTAGGTTTAGGTGTAGGTTTAGGTTTAGGTTTAAGGTTGAGTCCTACTACAGTAAGAATTATAGCAACAATTATAAACAATAAATATAACAGGAATAGGTAAAATGAGAAGTCAGTTAAAAATTTTCCTTCAATTGGTGCCCAGTTAGAATTACCCCAACCTAATAATTTACCTAGACCATCATTTGTATTTGGTATTTCACCTATTTTAGAAAAATGGACTTTGAATAGTAAATATAACGAACTAAAAACAGGATATAAATTTAAAGTTAAAATATTGAGTAGAATTTCACCCAACCATCTTAAACCCCCCCATTCCCAATCGTGTGCATATGCACGACCTACTGGTAATAAAGTATTAGCAGATAAAAGAAATGCTGCCTGCGGATCATTTGGTGTTAATCCGGAATATGTACTATTTACGGATGGTTTTGTTGCTGCTGATGTGCTCATTTATATTTAAAAATGATTTTTAAAAATATACAAAATTTATAAGATAAATGGTTCTTAAAATAGCATTTGGAGGCAAAATGGGTGCTGGTAAAGATTGTGCCGTTAAATACTGTATTAAAAAATATGGAGGTGTTCATTTATCGTTCGCCCAACCTATATATGATATTTTACATTACACTCAAAAATTATGTGGTTTAGAACAAACTAAAGATCGTAAATTTTTACAGTTTATAGGTACAGAATGGGGTAGGGATATTGATCCTAACATGTGGATTAAAATAACTATAAAGAATGCACCTGTAGATCAAAATGTATTTTTATCTGATTTAAGATTTCAAAACGAGTTTGATTCCCTTAAAGATAACGGTTGGATATGTGTTAAACTTGTTAGAGAACAATTGATATCTAGAAAAGGTACGGGTGATCTTAATCACCAAAGTGAAACTGAAATAGATACAATTCCCCAAAACTCTTGGGACTTTATTATTGATAATACAGAATCTATTAAAAAATTTTATGAAAAATTAGATACCCTTATAATAAAATGTCAAGCCAAAAAACAGGATTAGTAATTGGGGTGATATTACTTAATATAATTACAGTTTATAGCGCTTATCTATTGTTAGGAAACTAATGCATAAATTTTATTATTCTAGTGTAATAATAAAATGCCAGAAGCACAATATCAATATGATCATAATACCAAAAGATATGGTTCTAGTTATGCAACTAATTGGAAAGACGCTTTACAATATCAATGCGGAGGTGATTGTTCTTGTTTTCCGAGTGAACAATGTAATTCAGCGTTAAGTCTAATTTATGCAGCAAAATACGACCCTCCAGTAGAAAAATTCACATATCCTAGTCCTAATCCTAGTCCCGGAAGATATATGCCTTCCATGTTAAAAACACCGTGGCCCAAATCGTGTCCTTATCAAAATACCAATATGTGCTTAGGTGATGGCGCTGCCAACTCGCGCACCTGTAATATGTGTGCTGGTAAATTTTCTCCTAATTAAATACTAATTTTATATTAATTTGAATATAAAATTAACGTCAGTATGCGCGTTTATCTATACATTTATTCCAACTTTCTACAGTAACGTCTAGATTTTCTTACTGCGCTTTTAAGAGTGGGAACGCTTGGGTCCTGGCTTGCGTTTGCAGGAACCGTTCTTTTTAACACCACGGAAACATAGGAAGAACCGAATGTATATTTAGGATTGTGTTAGAGAAGACTAAGTGTATGGACGACACTCATATAGGATTAATCTATATAAAATTATGAAATATTAAATTGATTTTTAACAAAAAATCAAAAGAAAAATCTGGAATGGAGCAAGCCCGTAAAATTTGTTTAGAAATGTTAAAGCAGCGTGATTATGAAGTAATAGAAGATGAAGATGATAGAATAATAGCATTAAAACCAGATGGTAATCAAATGATTGTATTTTTTGCTAATCATCCTAAATTTAATGTTAAAAATATTCAAATATATATAACGGTAATGAATGAATTACATATATTTCATGCTATTATAGTGTACAAAGATGGAGTGACTGCTTTTACTAAGAAGGCTGTTGATCAATCATTAGAGATGAGATTTGAATTATTTGATATGGAAAATTTGCAATTTAATATAACTAAGCATCGTTTGCAACCCAAGTTCGAACGTTTGAGCGACGAGGACGCAGAAAACTTTAAGAAAGAATTTGGGTTAAAATTTCCTAGTTTGCGACATGATGATCCAATTGCTTTATTTTATGATTATAATAAGGGTAATGTGATAAGAATTACTAGGTATCATGGTGGTAAATCCATATCTTATAGAATTGTGAAGTAATAAAATTATTTATACACATATTTATTATTCAATTAATAAATATGTCTGGTGAAGAAGATCTGATAGATTTGGGAGAAACTCTGGATATAAAATATCCCTTATCCTCTGATGAAAAAATTTATTTATCTATCTTGAAACATGAATTAATATTATATATGGATGCTTTTATTGAAAGTATTGATAGATGTAATATTGATGTTACTAGACGTACAAAGAATTTATTGTTTAATTTAAGTGTTCCAGAGGCCAACAATTTCATAGAGATGGACATTGTGTCAAAAGTAGATTTGAAAGATAAAATAATACAGACGTCTTTGGCTTTGGAGGGGTTAGGTAAGCAACGAGAATGTGGGATAAGTTATTTTACACCATTAAAAGATTTGCGTAATTTTGTTAATAATCATTAATAAATGGGTTATGAATAATATGAACATATTTAGTATTATTATTGGGATCAATCCATAATTCTTGTTGTCCGTTTTTTTCTATACTTTTTCCCATACAAACCCATCCGGGAGGTATTTTTGGAAATGAATTTGTATAACACCAGTCATTTTGTATAAAACTAGTATCAACACCCTTAGATATATAGATTCCGTAACGTAGTGGTTTTGATGGGAAAGTGGGTGACTCTAGGTATCTGATCTTTTGTTCTAGTTCAGAAATATATACTTCATATTTTCTGAGAGTATATTTTGTGGGAAACCTGGGGAAAAATCCAGTAGCGGAAGTTATTAATATACAGAGACAATATAAAAGAAAATTCATTTTATATTATCTATCGAGTCTTTAATTATTAAAATTTAACGCCCTCTACTTTCCATAAAATTATCACATTTTTTTAAAAGCAACTGTATTATTTATAAGTTCCTGAGTAAAACACCTGGGGGGAATGAAAGATAATCTAACACAATTTTTCACATGTGTGACTTATTAATGCAGATGTTGGGTTGTTGCATTTTATATTAATTGGCTTTTAAAAAAAGAAGAAAAACTAAAAAATGATAGAGATATGGATATCGAGTGAGGTAGAGACATCTGCGAAGGAAATTGCTACCAAGTTATCGTTTCAGGACGTAGAATGTCAAGTAACGCCTAATTATTCTGCTAATAAGGATCGTCAGTTAGAAGATGGTTATCATATTAAGATCTTTCAGATGGATGAAGGATTGGAATTTAAGGATAAAGTGTGGAATGTGTTACAACCGTGGTTGAATTTGAAGTGTGCGTTTGTGAAGGTGGAGAATAAGTATATGGGGTGTGTGTTGAATTGGCCTACGGTTTTTACGAAGACTAATTGTCCGGTTAGGCAATCGGATGAAGAAGATAAAAAAATGTTGTAATAATAAATGGAGAATAAGTTATTGATAATTTTAATTCTATCCGTCATATTGAATATGACTCAATTTTTGTATTCTGGATTTAACAAGATCGGTAAATTCGAGAATAAAGTTTCTACCCTAGAGAAGAAAACAAATTATATTTTTCCTACTTGGTTGTGTGAGATGGGTATGGTGGGAGTGATTATTCTGGAGATAATTGGATCTCTAATATTAATATATGCAGTTTATTCTCTGAATAATAATTCTAATAATAAATTGTTGAAAAATTTGAGTATATTTGTGATAATATTGTATATATTGTTTATTATTGTGGCTACGATAATTTATCATCCTCCTGGAGAGGGTAAGATGATACCTTTTATGTCTAATGTGTCGACAATAGGTGGATTTGGATTTTTATTATATATATTTTTGCAGTAATAATAAATGAAGTGCCTAGTTATAACATTAGGGATAATATGTTTATTATTACTGGTTTTCTTTTTTAGTCAAGAAAAGTTTGGGTATAAACCTAGGGAACTAGATTTGTATAATTCTGAGTTTTTGAGTGAATGGTTAGATCCCAGATGCTTAAAAATATTGAAACAGGTAGAAAATGGAGTTTCTCCTGATAAAATAAAGGATTTACGTAAAGAGGGGGAGGGTATATATTCGTATCCATGTGTTACGATAGAGTTTGCAAATAAATTGTTAGAAGAGGTGAAAAATTATGAGGCATCGGGGGAAGAAATAAGGAGACCAAACTCAATGAATAATTATGGTGTGATCCTAAACGAAATGGGAATGAAAGAATTGATGAATTCATTACAGGATAAACTAGTTAAACCATTAGCCCAAGTATTATTTCCGGAGATGGGAAACGGATTATCGGGTCATCATACTTTTACGGTGAGATATAATGCTGGGGAAGATAGAAGTTTAGATATGCATACGGATGATTCAGATGTAACATTTAATTTATGTTTGGGGGAAAATTTTAAGGGATGTAAGTTACAGTTTTGCGGTGATATTTCTAAGCATGACCATAGACACCATTCCCTAACTTATTTTCATGAAGTGGGGAGGGCTATAATGCATTTGGGTAGTCGGAGACATGGCGCGGATGATATAGAAGAGGGAACACGAACTAATTTAGTAATGTGGTCTTACAATCCAGAATATAGGAAAAAACCGAAACCATCTGGGGAGAAAGAAAGTGGTCCCCCTGATTTGTTATGTTTGAGTTGGACCCATGATCGTGATTTCAATAGTCAGATGGAAAGATTAACAGGTAAGAGGGATTCACGTGAGCCGTCTCCGAAGGCGTGGTGTCCCAAAAGGGGTCATGAATTTGACACTTAAGAAATAGAAAAGAAAATAAAATGACTATTTGGGCGAAAATACGCAGAGATTATTTGTTTAATGAGAAATGTAATATGGTGATTTATTGGCAGAAAGCCTTTAATGAGGACTTTACAAAAAGTCAATTGGTTATCCATAATACTAGTTATGGAGAATACATTGCTATGTTACCGAGTAGAAAACATAATCCCATGACACAAATTGGGAAAAATATTTTATTACTAAAATATTTTGAAATGGAGTATAGAAAGTGGCGTAGAAATATGTTAAATCTGAAAATTGTAGAAAGATCTTATAATTTGACAGATGTTAATACGGTAATATCGAGTTATTTTTAAAGTGTATTAACTAGTACTCCTGTTAAACTTCTAGGGTATAATAGGTATTCTGTAACGATTATATAACATAAAGCGAACGCAGGAGATATTGATGCCATTAAGAAACCTGTTAAACAAGAGAGAATATCTCCGATTGAATTAACGATAGAATCTCCATCTTTAGTCATATTTACTGCCTGTAATTTTTTAACGAATGCAGCTGAATTTTCGATGTATTCCCAGGTTAATTCACCTAAAAATGTTGTTAAGAATAAAGCACTAATAGGAATAGAAATGTTGAAGGTTTTCTGTAATAGAGTTCTAATACCCATTAAAACAAAGAAAAAGATTACTCCATGACTAATATGAGTAAGTGACCAACTATCAAAGACCCCACTATCACTATCATCAGTCTGTACACCAATATCAGATACTATTATTGGTCTATAAGTTTTACCATCTTCTTCCACATTAGGCCAATAAGGCCTGTCTACCTGACCAGGGATTTTAATAGTATCATCAGGAGATGTACTTATATAAATAATTACTATTATACAAATAAGTATAACGAAAACTGTGCCCACTGTGGAGTAATATTTTGTGTTGTTATTTCTTAAAAGAAAATCTTTGAAATTAGTCATTTTATAGTAATAATAATAATTTAAATAAGAAAAAATAAATGCAAAATGGCAAAAGTTGTAAGAATTTGGTATCATTGCATGACCCCAGAAAATGATGAGGAAGAGGGATTGAATATAGTTTATACATTTAACAATAAGTTATTTGAGATTGTTGCAGACGATTATTTTGAAGTTGTAAACAAAGGTAGAAACTGTGATATTGGTGAAAACATCCTAACAAAGGCTGCGTTTGAGCGTATGCAGCAAAAGGTTTCCCAGAGGGGTACAGAGACGTATACTCCGTTTAAGTATAACGATTCGCTGTTGATTTATATTAATCACGAGGTTGTGGCTTACGATGGACCTGAACAAGTTAATCCTGCGGATGTTGAGACAAATCTTTTAGGATAATTTAAAAATTTTATAATTGATTATTATAAAATGCCTGATACTACTCTATATTCTACATTATTGTCTGCAGCCACGGCGATAGAAACTTCTGCTGCAGCAGGTCCAACAATAAGTTGGAGTACGTATAAATCTAGTCCACCCACTGGTGGGGCTACTGTTGAGTTAACAAATTCTGATTTTAATGGGGGTACATTGCGTATAACATCTGGCGACTGCGTGTTTAAATTAACAGAAAATATTTCGGTACAACCAGGAACTGCTCCCGATTTTTTTCCTACGGAAAGTACGGAGTTTCCTTTCCCCCCATACCAGTTGGGTTGGTTTGCGGCAATAGCGATAGAAACAAGCGAGGGAGTGGTAATCGATTTGAATGGATATCGAATTGAACAAACACCTCTGTTTGCATTACAGCAAAGATTTTATGCATTAATTGAAATAGGGGATCAACCATTTTTAGAAAACCAGGGACCTAGTCAATTTGGACCCCTAGTACCAGGTACAAATGTAACAATAAAGAATGGAATCCTAGGTAGATCGTCTCATCACGGTATCCATTCACCTGGAAGTGCAACAAATGTATTGATCGAGAATCTTCAAATACAGGATTTTGAGGTTGCTGGAATTCACTTGAATGGGGCTACTAATACAGTAATACGCAATTGTCATATTGGAACCATTAGAAGTGATGTTCCGGTAGCAGGAACATATTCTCAATGTCGTTTTATACGACCCTTTGTGGCTGCAATAGATAGTAATTTAACACTGCCATTTGTACATGAACCAAAAACAGGCAGTGAAATTTTGTCTGATTTAGACAGTGTAATTACTACTGCATATAACAATATTACTGCTGGATTAGCAGTGGATCAGGATCATCCTGAATGTAGTTTTTTAGTTAATACCCCTAGTTTAGCGAGGGGTCAAGGGCAAACACGAAATCCTACTGGTAGTTATAATCCGGATGGAGGTGCCTATGGATTAGTTTTAAATCGTTCTGGAGTTGCTGTAAATGGATTTTTAATGACCCAACCAACTGGATCTGTTGGTAATTCTAATATTTTAGTAGAGGGTGTATGTGTTTCGATGATACATTCAAGTACAGTTGAAGTAGTAGGAGTAAGTAACCCTGACGCGGTAACAGGTGATGGGGCTTATGGTGGCGGGGGCGCGTTCCAATCGGGACCTGTCGGTGATATTTTTAGAATTGATGAAGTAACATCTAGTACAAATGGTTTTTATCAATCAACGGTCTTAAGTAACGCCCAATTATTTGTATCTTTAAGGGGTACCGAAGGTGCTAAGGGTACTGCAAATATTCCTACAGATACTTCATCTGGTATTATGGGTTGGGCCCTGTCAGGGACTAGTAATATGGGGACTCAAAATATTAATACGGTTTTGAGTGATCCTGCAACGAATAATTTGTATAGATTGTATAATGGAGATGCGATGGCACATGTGTGCAAAGGTAATATTGGTATATTTATACAGGGTGCAAACGATATTGAGGTCAAAAATTGTAATATCACCGATATTGAACAAGAAAGTTTGCCTAGTTTAGGGACGGCAGCAGATTATCCGGCGCCAGATTACAAAAGTCATCCTGCACAGAGTTTGCCATATTATGGGGGAGCCACAACTAGGGGTATTGCTGTGGCAAGTAGTCAAAATGTAGCATTAAACAATTCGGAAATTAATTTATTGAAGAGTTTACAAGGTAATGTAATAGGAATTGATTTCATAGGTGTTAATACTTCTATTACAACTACAGACATGACCTTGGGCACAACTCAAACTCGTCCAGAAGATAGAGGGGGTGCTAATCAGCCTGCGATGTGTTGTCCCATGAGAGTTAGATCAACAACAAGTAGTAACAGTATTACATCAACAGGCAAATGTCCGGCCAGAATTGTGGATGCCAGTACTCAAATTTAATTTTGAATTTATTTGACAATATTCTAAAATATGCATAGATCATGAAGAACGAATACCAAGTATGTCTCATAATTGCAGTATTTTTTGGTTTATTTTTAGTTTCATTTGTAAATATAGAACGTGTGCATACATGTAAATGTAGGAAAGAAATTACAGATGATAGAATAGTACATTTATTAGACAGTAGTGATAGCGATAGCCAAGAATCGACTATTGATATAATAATATAAGCATTATTAATTTAAGGTTAAATACCTTAAATTAATAATGGTTAATATCCTTGGTGGACCCACTATATTATTTTTTAGTTTATTTATTGTTATGTTAATATGTTTTCCAGATTGGAGTTATATTTGTAATAGTGTATATCTATGTTCTTTTTGTAGAAGGACTCGATCTGATCCACTACAAGTACCTTTAGATATTTCTAGTGAAGACGATAATGATTTTCACGAAAGTAGTATTAGTTCTATTGTAAATGATGAAACTTTTACCGATGTAGGAAGTGTTTAAATTTTATTATATTTTAGAAATATAATAAATGGATGTGGATACAAAACTAAAATTACAAACTCAAGAAAAGGCTCTTATTTATATCAGAGATGCACTTTCCTTTTATTTAACGGGAGTTCGAGTACGTAATAATGTTTATAATATTATTATAATCATAATCTCGATGACAACGGCGTTTTTCGAGACGTTGAAAACTGAATTTGAATGGGATCAGGCTAAGAAGAGTTGGTTACGCAGTTTTGCGACAATAGCCCCAATAGGTATGAGTACATTTATAGCATTTATATCTACAATGATGAAATTCGAGAGAATAACAGAGAAGATGGAAGATACTACTAAATCTATAGAAAAGTGTCACTATGCTATTAATAAACAGCGTGAGACTAGGGATAAAATTCCTGTTGTAGAGGCGCAAGTAGAGGAAGCGGTTTTAAGTTTTAGGGAGGCTATAATGAATGCTGAAATGTTATGGTTGTCACGAATGGATCCCAAAACGAAAAGGGAATTTTTAAAACGGAGTGATTGTATCCATGATATATTTGCTGATGGTAGTAACGATGTTGAAACAATAAAATTAATAGAACAAAGTTTCCGTCCTGATACGCCAAAGAGGAGATGGATTTGGAGAACATTACTAGGTGATGAAAAGAGTGTTGAAGAAGATAGTAGGTCGGTTAACAGCGCCACCACCGATAAGAAACGTTTAAAACTGCCTCCAGTAGAAGAGAAAAAGATAAGTAAAGGTTCTGAACAAGTTTAAACGGAGTTGGGGATTAATTAAAATTTAAAATTAATTTTATAGAATAGATTTCTTTAATATATTAAATGGTCCGACGGAGAGAAGATATGAAAATAGAAATTACTAAATATACAAAAATATATCCCGTTCCAGTATATAATTTGAATATAGAAATAGAAAAACTTCCACCAACTACAGGCGATTTTTGGGATATTATAAACGAAAGTTATTACACAAATTCTAAGAGAACATGTTTAGTTAAGGCAGAGAATGAATATAAAAATCAAAAAAGGTTAAAATTGACTTTAGAAGATCTCTTGTGGGGTTGGAAATAACGAAATTTTAAAACAATTTGTTTTAAAATCTATTATACTTTATACCCTTGGACAGTGAATAAGATCTATACGTATTCATTTTTTATTCTTTGATAACAGGTAATTGGTCAAAATCAATTGCTAAGTCTATCATTCCAGTACCAATAGAGGCTCTTTTCCCGCATATAATTGATGCCGAGACGCCTTCAGTTGGTTCTATTTCTCCCTGTGCGGCAGCATTGAGGAAATTGTCCATAGTTTCTTCGAAAGAAGCCCTGCCAAATGGTCCAGATTCGTCTTTTTTCATTGTGTATCTAGTGATAGATGAAATATTACCAGAATATGTCATTCTATCTACGAGAAGATAGGTGTGGCAGAAGTTAATACCATCCATAATACTCATAAATTCTTCGATTAGAAATTGTCTGGCGGCTTCTATTCCGAATATTTCATATATATCCCATACATTATTGGATAATGTTTTAGAAAAGTCAATATTGGGTAGGGATAATAGTTTTTTATAGTTAATAAATTGTGATGAAATGTTTCTAGAATTTGTTCCGTTTGTTTCACATATCCATTCATTGTTTTCTTGTGTATAAAAAATTTCTAGGATACAGGGTATCCCACAAATATTAATATTTTCTAAGGTTGGTCGTACACATTCTTCTAAATAAATTTCTATAACATTTTCATGATTAATAAAGAGTATTCTGTCTTGGGGTAATTCAATATTGTCAGTATCAATGAAAATATCAATCTGGGCAAATTGTGAGGGTGAGATTATGCAGTATAAATCATCAAATTCAGTTTCTAAGTATTCTGCTATTTCTAACAAAGTTAGTTTGAATTCAAATAGTTTATACATGTTTAACTTAATTGATATACAATGTTTGTATTTATGACGAATATTGTATAGCATTTGAGTTACTTTGTACCATTTTTCAGGTGCCTTATTTAGAATAGGTTTTATACTTATGGCAATATCATTGAATGTTAAACCTACGATAGAGTGTCCCACGTTTTCTCTTAATTCTTCGATAGTTTTGTTTTTATTTTTAAAGTATATTTTATGGTTAATATTTCTAGGTTTTTTAGTAGCATTAATAAGTTCTTGGAATCTGGGGACACCCATAGTGACAGTTTTGGCGCTCATACCGGCTTTGTGGAATGTATTTAAAGTTGTTTGTGTTTGTTTTTCACCGATACTTTGGGCACAGATAACGCCAACACTTTCTCCGGGTTGTATAATAGAGTTTTGATAGGTTTTGAATAATTCCGATTTAAGTGTGGGAATAATTTCTGGGTATACTTTGTGATTTTTAAGTTGTTTATATAAACGATTTTTATTATTAAACATAATGGTTTGTGCTGTATCTAATGGTATATTTGGTTTGATGTCAATGAAATCTAAAATATATTCAATTTCATCCTCTGTTAAATAGCGAGACATTGTTAATTGACCCTAATTATATAAAATGAAATTTCAATTTTAAAATGTTATAAAGAATAATCAAAACACTAATAAATGTCTTACGCATCATATGGAAATTTAGGTAAGGATCCTACTTTACCAACTGAAGCCGAAATGGTTACATTGCCTGAAATTAAGTCAGAGGAAGATCGTATAAACCTACTCCGAAACTATAGAGTAGTTGTGATAGATAATTATACTACTTGGTGCGGTCCTTGCAAAGTAGTAGCACCGCATTTTGCTAAATTGGCTAAAGATATTGCTACTGAGTATCCATTTGTTATTTTTGCTAAGGAAGATGCAGGATTGGAAATAGATGGGGCACCAGAAATTCGTGGAGTTCCATGTTTCCATTTTTATGTTAATGGTAACTTAGTTAAGGATGCTACATGCACAGGAGGTGCTATCGATCCAGTTAAGGAGAAATTGATGAATATTATAAAATATATGGTACAATAAAAATGAAAATACGTTCTAATATTTGTAATAATATTAAAATGAAAATAAAACTAACTAATTTTCTATGTTATGAAGACAAAACATTTGATTTTGGTGATCAAGGATTAACTCTAATTTCGGGTCCATCTGGGGCTGGTAAAACATCATTATTAAGAGCGATATTTTTTGCCCTGTTTGGAGAGGGTAATAAATTGCCTACAATCGGTAAAACATCTTGTTCAGTTACCATTGAGTTTGAAGATATGAAGATAGTTCGAACTAAAAGGCCTAACAGATTAGTTCTCAATGATGTTTACGAGGACGATTCAGCCCAAGAAATAATAAATAAAAAGTTTGGGAATACTTTTAAAACAACTGGATATATTCCACAAAATAATTTGTCTAGTTTCATACTTATGAGTCCAGTAGATAAATTGACTTTTTTAGAACAATTTGCCTTCAAAAACGTTAATTTAGGTAAAATTAAAGCCAGGTGTAAAGCGCATATTTCTATGTTAAATGACGAACTTATCAGTATTAATTCACAAGTATCTACAACTAAAAATATGTTAGATGAGGTTTCTCCTCCAGATATGATAGAGTTTCCAATTAAATGTAAAAAACACCAACAAGATCTAGTCATTAAAAATGAAGAAACTAAACATAAAAATTGTAGTATAAAACTTAAGAAATTAAACAAAGAAATTATAAGTCTCACTACTCAATTAAATGCTCTTAATATATTAAATGCTACTATAGAATCTTATACTGAAAATTTACACAATACAGATATTAAATTGGTAAAAATTAAGCAACAAATAGAACAAAATGGATATTTAGGTGACGAACACCTTGATAGACTGAACTTATTGCTAAAACAAATTATACGTTCTAGGAAAATAATCATGTTAGAAGAACAATATAAACGAGATTTAGAGCAAGTTAATATGACGAAAAAACAAGAAACCGCTGAAATGGTACAAGAAATATCCTCAATCGAGGGCTCAATATGGTCAGAATTTAATACTAAGAAAGAACTTGAATATCAGATTAATGATACTAAAGACTATATAGAAGATATGAAAAATTTACAGCGTTTGCGAAATGATTTGAATAATTATATCGATATTGATATAACAGAAATACAAAACCAACTTGATAAATATACCAATTCTATTCAACAAACTCAACAATTATATGATAAATTAAAATCTCAAAAAGACATTTATCATTGTCCAGTATGTGAGACCTCACTACGACTATTGGAAAATATTCTTGTTGAAGTTGATACAGTAATTAAGATTAGTCCAGATCAAGATATTGACAAGGTAAAATCTAGTTTGATAGAACAAAAAGAGAAACATCATATTCTAAACAAAAAATTATCTAACGAAGAAAGCAAATTAGAGATTAAACAGAAAATACAAGATCAGATAAACTCTATATTATCTTCATATGAAGAGGAACCTAATCTAAAATCATTAGAGGAAGATCTGACATATATGCAAGAATATTATACTTCTCAACTTATACAAGAAAGAACCCTAACCAAGTTAAAACACAACTTAGAAAACGAAATATTCAGTTCAACATGTGAGCAACTCGAAATAAATGTAGGTAAAACTATGGAAACTATATCATTTTTGAAAAGAAATGAACAAAAAACGCCGGATATAAACGACACTAATGAGGATGATATACGTAAAGAAATTCTATCCCAAACAACACTCCATAACGACTATTCACAACTAGTTAAACAACAAGATAGTCTAGAATTAGATAAAAATAAAATACAAAAAATTTTAACTGGAAAAACTACTGAATATCAAAAAAATTATGACACTAAAGATTTAACCACAATAACCAGTGAAATAGATATGTATCGAGAAAAAATTAGTGAACTTAAAATGCAAAGAGATAAACATATCAATAATTTAGATCTTATTGCTAAATGGAAAGAAAATGAAACTAAAATAACACAATATAAATCCTGGCAATCAAAAATAACTGATCTTACTAAACAAGAAGTCGAAATCCGTAACAAGTACACTTCCACAATGACTCTAAAAACCAAAATTCTAGAAGCAGAAAGTTTAGCCATGAAACAAGTAATTGATATAATTAACACACATGCTAGGGGATTTTTAGACTGTTTCTTTGTTGAAAATCCAATTAGCATACAATTACTACCGTTCAAAGAAACTAAAAAAGACACCAAACCATCCATTAACTTATCTATCGATTACAAAGGAATGGAATGTGATCTAACCATGTTAAGCGGGGGTGAACTCTCTAGAATAGTTCTCGCTTATACTTTAGCCCTATCTGAAATGTTTAATACGTCATTACTTCTCTTAGACGAATGTACAGCAAGTCTAGATCAAGATTTAACAAATATTGTATTTGACGGAATTAGAGATAATTTTAACGGTAAGTTAGTACTCATTATTGCACACCAGGTTGTTTCTGGAACTTTTGATAAAATTATTAAATTATAACTATTAGAAAATAAATAAATTTATAACAATAATATTATTGTTATAAATTTTAACTAATTTTTGTAACATCTACATATGGGCGCCTTAAGATCACAGGACGACCACGCCCTAGAATTTGGACAACCAGTATTATCTATATCTCCATAAGTGCCATCTAAATCAATACAATAATCTGAATCTCCTTTGTCTTCGGCACAAGTTGCTGTACAACACAACGCACACCAACCGTTTACACAAGCAGAATTATCATTATGAATTTCACCAGTAGCCTTCGTACTTTTAAAATGATTCTTACACAGATTATCACAACTGTCTTCGTCTTGATCCACATATCCAAAAGTATTACAACCAGATAACGTATAGGGATCTCCATCTTTTACACACTTAGTTACTTTGGCAGTTCCTTCATACCCAAGAGAACAACTTGCTTCTACATTAAAATTACTAGAATTTAATTCTTCATTGCCTATTGTATAATTATCACCATATTCTGGAGTAGTACAATTATAAGTATTACAGCCATCTAATTGCATGTTCCCAATTTTATCACAAGTTGCAGTAACATTTCCAGTATAACCAGAAGAAACATCACATTCAACACCTGCTGTAGGATCATTTTTAATATCTTGATAAGTTTTCGTTAGTTTGTTTTGGTCAGTTGGTATAATGTATCCAGGTGTTGGTTTAATATCACAAGTTATTTCTTTACAACCAGATAACGTATAGGGAGTTTTATCTTCTGTACAGCCAATACTTTCTAAGTCCCCTTCATCTTCATAACCATCAGCACAACTTTGAACTTCTAAATTAAAACCTTGTACGGTTTTATTTGTCTTGTCTCGGTTCAAAATATATTGATTTACATTTTCTGGATCCTCGCAACTTTGTGGTAAACTACAACCAGATAAAATATAGGGCTCTCCATCTTTTTTACACTCAATTACTGTGGCAGTTCCTTCATAACCACTATTAATATCACAAGAAGCAGTAACATCAAAACTATCACCACGTTTTAAATTATTTTCAGTTATGGAGTCATATCCTATTTTATTTGTGGGGCTAGTACATATAGGTATTTTTTCACAACCAGTTACTGTATAAACTTCTCCATTTTTTGAACAGGGAGTAATTTTAGGGGTTCCTTTATATCCATCAGCGCATGTTGCTGTAACATCCCAATTTTCATTATCTGCTCTTAAATTTGTTTCAGTTATTTCATATCCTATTTTAGGAGTTATAGAAGTACATGTGATAATATTTTTTTTGTCAATTATGTCTTCTCCTTGATTTATTAAGTAATAAATTACATAACCAAACCCTACAACTACAATTAATGATAAAAATATTGGTATAGCAAAACGATTCATTCTTTTATTATTACTTAAGGAAAAGTTATTATTATCCTAAATATGCTAACTTATAAAAAATATAATGATCAACGTTTAGCAGTACGTGGGGATAGAGATATATATCAAAATATTATTAAAGAGATAGGAGGTAGATGGAATTCCCGGATGCAAGGAGGAGAAGGATGGATGGTTCCTATTGATCAAGAAGATCGATTAAAGCAAATAATTAATCACCTAAAAACCAAAGATAATTATGAAGAGTCAGATGAAGAACCAAATGGAGAACAAAGCCAAGATGAAGAACCAAATGGAGAACCAGATGAAGAACCAGATGAAGAACCAGATGAAGAACAAAGTCAAGATGATCAACAAAGTCAAAATGAAGAGCAAAGTCAAGATGATCAACAAAGTCAAGATGATCAACAAAGTCAAAATGAAGAGCAAAGTCAAGATGATCAACAAAGTCAAAATGAAGAGCAAAGTCAAGATGAAGAGCAAAGTCAAGATGAAGAACAAGATGAACAACAAAATGAAGATCAAACCATGAAATTAGAGCAAATTCGTATAAATATGAAAAAACGAAATCAACAATCGAAATATAGAAGAGAAGCAAGCGATTCCGAGAATTCAGAACCTAAGGATGAAGATAGTTTAGTTTATTCCGAAAATATTGAAAATAGTGATGATGAGTTAATGGCGAAAAATGATGAAGATACAAAAATCATTGAAGAAAGCCCAAAACCTACTATACCTATGATTAAAGAGAAAATCAACTTACCTATACCAACAATAAGTATTGAGGAACAAAATAAAAGAGCCTTTAAAAAACACATTCAACAAATGCAAAAAGATAAACAAATACAAAAGAAACTTATTAAAAATACTGAAAAACCAGACCATTCTAGAGATTATGTTCAGCGAAATAATCATCGAAATACTGATAAACGCAGTAGTAATACTCTAGAACATAGGCGAGATGATAGACGAGAACATAGGCGAGATGACAGGCGAGAACATAGACGAGATGATAGACGAGATGATAGACGAGATGACAGGCGAGATGACAGACGAGATGATAGACGAGAACATAGAAGAGATGATAGGCGAGAACATAGAAGAGATGATAGGCGAGATGATAAGCGAGATGATAGAAGAGATGACAGGCGAGAACATAGGCGGGATGATAGGCGGGATGATAGGCGGGATGATAGGCGGGATGATAGGCGGGATGATAGGCGGGATGATAGGCGGGATTATGATAATGAACGTAAAAAAGATGAAAATTTGAATACCAAGGAAACAAGTAATATGTTAAAATATTATAGAACTTTTACTAAGAATCCTAAAGAATTTAAGGAATTATATTGCTCATCAGATGAAAAATTATCATCCTCTTCAGACGACGAGGATGAGTCATCGGATGATTTTCCTAGTCCAACTACTCCAAAAAAACAGACTAATAGTACAGAATATACTAAAATAATTAAAAAGTTACAACAGAAAATAAATGAGTTGGAGATAGAAAATAAAAGAATAAAGAGTAGTAAAAGATAATTTAAAAATAATAGAACAAAAACCAAAATGCAATCATTTCCATCTGTTTTAAATATAAATAATAAGTTAGATCTATGTAATTATAGGAATAGATGGTTGTTACAAAATTTACGTAAAGAGATATTTCAGCATATGTTACAATATGATTATAGAGGAGAAGAAAAAGGTGAGGTCTATAAAACAGAGAATAATTATTTTGACTTAGACCAGTTTTACAATAATTATTCAGTACAAGATAGCGAATTGAAAAGTAACCTAGAAAAAAGTGTAAAAGAAGAACTAGGAGAACTTGGTTGGAGTTGTAAATTAAGTTTTGGAGATACAGCGCTTTTTATTTATTCTACTGAAAAATCTCCATCATCATGTTGGTAAATTTAAAGTATTATTATATAATATATAATAATATTAGTCTAAATGTATAGTAATACATATTCTACTGATTATATTAAAGATATAAATTCTAGATATCCTTGGGATAATTCAATTTATTTTGCTTCTACGGATATGCAAAAAGCGAATGGGAATCCTATTACTTATAAATTACATGCAACGGGGGACTGTACAGTGTATAACGGGAGGCAGTACGTGGCTTTACCCTCTAATACAGTTATAACGGAACGTATTAAAGAAAACTACAACCTAATGCCATAATAAATATTTAAGAAGACTTTGTTTAAAAATAAAGAGAAGTATGAATATAGACGTTAATAAAAAATTAATAGGATTTTTTCCTGAGGATAGTTGGGATAATCCAAAAAGACATATAAGTGCTTTGGTGAAGGGTGGTAAAGTATTGGCGTATGGTGAATCAGGATTGGCGGGAGCGTCTAAGTTTTCTACAATAAGAGGTAGGTCTTGTCATTCTGAGATAGCGGTATTAAAACATTTGAATACAGATGACAAGAGGAAGATATCAAAATATACTATTTGGAATATAAGATGGTCTAGGGATGGCCGAATAGTAAATTCTAAGCCTTGTATAAATTGTCAGAAGGTATTATTAGAAAGTGGTATTAAAAATATAGTATATTCTACAGATGATGGATTATTTTGTAAAACTAGATTAGAAGATTTGATATGTGAGCCGAGTTCAGGTTTTAAATACTGACATATAATAACTATGTCATCATTTGATGACATAGTTAAAGTTTATTTTTGGATCGGAATTCTGACAGAATGGGCTGGTACAGATGTTAAGAAATCGGTATAACGGGAGGAAGAACGTTGGGGGGAAGAGTTGACAGTGAGTTGTTTTGTATCGAACTCACATTTGGGTGTTAGTGTTTCGGCTTCCATAATACCTAATATACCGTCTTTAGGGGCTGTAAGGGCGGGAGATTCATCTTCCTGCTTTCCACACATATCTCCTAAACAATCCATTTTATTTAAAGGAAATATATTAATCTTTATCTTTATCTTTGTTCTTTTGGGATTTAGGAAGTGTAAACATTTCACATTCCCATTTCATAAAGACAAACATTCCCAGTGCAAAAGCAATAGCATAAAATCCTTTATATGATTCTCCTAAATAATAGGTGTTAGGAGGAGTTGTTTGATAACCCATATAAATAAGACAAGCAATGACGAGACATAAATATAAGGTTGAACCGAAATTCATTTATATAATGTAAATAAAATAATCAAAAAAAATGGTAAACAAATTATTAATATAATAAATTGGGTAATAATTTTAGCAGAACTGGTGTTTTTATTTTGAGTAGTAATAGAACGTAAGTGAGTTGGATTATCTGAATTTTGGGTATTTTTACCAGCAATAAAATCGTTCCAGTTCGGGAGATTGTTAAGTTCAATTGGTCTTAGGAAATTAATATATGGTTTTCGATTCATAATTCTGCGTGAATACCCAGTAGTAGGATCAATACCTCCGGCAGGAATGCGTAATTGTAGGGCTATTTTATTTCTAACATTAGTAATGTTATCAAATTGTGCTTGGTCTATAATAGTTAAAGACATTTTTGGGATTTTGGGGTAATTAATGGGGTAAAAGAAGTCTGGTAACATAGCCATACAATGTGTTTCTATTCCACAATTATTTTTACCTCTTACCATTTTAAAGTAACCATTTATTCCCCATTTATCACCCCAACTATTTTTAACTTGCCAATATGGAATGCCATTTTCTTCTCCCCAACCTAGGATTTCAATGGCATGTCCACCAACTTGAGGGCCATCACCATTCCATTCGTAAATTGTAGTTACTGGATCAAATGTGTAAAAATCTGGGTATAATTTAATTCCGGTAACTATTGGCCCCCATTTATAAATTTCATATTGTATTTGTTTCTCGTTTCCGTCGGGATTATCTTTATTACTTCCATATAACCCATAATAAGAAATACATTTATAAAATCGAGCAGCATCATCAGTATATTTTTGAGTTCCGTCGTCTACAAAATTATTACATTCATCTCCCCAAGGTCCTGCAACAGTGCTACATAGAGGAAGGTTTGCAATTTCTGTAAATGATCCAATTGTTTGATATTCTTGTCCGCTACTACCTAGTTTTTTATTATATGGAATACACTGTTCAGTAGTGGTTCCTATTTCATATAAATACCTTGCAGCATCGGCGAGGGTGTTCCCAAAACAAGCAGATGTCTGTAAACTCAATAAGTTTTCGTTTGCTTCGTTTATTTGGGATAGATTGTCATTAGATAAAAATTGGTTTATTTCTTTACCCTGCCAATCACATAATATAAGTTTTGTTGGAGATAATTGTATGTTCATTTTACCTAGAGATTGTATATTAAAACGATTGGCTAACATACTTGTAGTAGCGAACGCCCAACAACTTCCACATGAACCTTGATCCATTACAGGGCAAAGTAAATCTTTCCAGTTTGTTATACCGTCAAATGTTTCTGGAATATCGAAAGGTGGGTTTTTGTATATATTTTTCATTACATTAAACGCTAGTACTTGATCATCAGGTAAGATTGTATTAGTTGGTTTTTCTGCAATTTTTGCTTGAAGTCCAGTACGCAATTTCTGCATTTATTAATATAAAATAAAAATCAAATTTAAATCGTTATGGAAATATAATGTTTATTTATAGTAAATTAAAATGTTCGCTAAAAAACAATTTGCAAAAGTAGGTATAATTGTATGTATTATAATCATTGTTGGAATAATATTTATTCCCAATCTAAGAACTTCTTTCATGTCTGGTACAAAAAAATATCTTAAAGCAACTGGGAAAGTTAGCGGTGCAGACACAACCACCTGTGGGACAAACACTGGAAAATGTCAATTTAGAGTTAATTATACTGTAGACGGTAATTCTTATTATTCAACATTAATAACACGAACTGATCCACAGAAAACTTATACTGATATAACTGAAGTTGATATTTATTATCCTGAGGATGTTACATATTATACTACTGATGATGATGGTGATACCGAAAACACCAATCATGCCAAAAAGGAGTTTGAAGGTCAATATAAACTGTCTAAACCTAATAAATCTGTGTTTATTTTAGGAATAATTTCATTATGTTTGTTGATATTTTCTGTGTTTATATATATATTTTAGAATTTATCCTAAATTAAATGTTAATCTAATTAAATTTACTATTATAAATGGAAGTTTATAATAGACGTATAGAAATAGGAACAGAAATATTTGGTAAATATTATACTACAAAGAAAAGTATATTATTTATCATGGTGAGTATTGCTGTTTTAATTGTAGGTGTTCTAATTGTAATATCGCAAAAAGATATTAAAACAGTAAAAGGAACCATACTTTCCGAAACTGTGGATTGTGTACGTAATACAACAGATAATAGTAATTTTGATTGTAATTTTGATGTAAAGTATACAATTGAGGGAAAAGAATATATAAATCAAATTAATACAACCGATTATAATTATAGCGATAATATTTTTTCAGACATAAAACTGTATTATTACCCTGAAAAACCTTATAATGCTAAACCGAAAATACATAGTAATTGTTTTTGTTTAACTTCAAATAACAATGTAGGGTGGTTATTAATAGCGATTCCCGTAGCGATTATTATATACAGTTTGTTAAATCTTTATACAGTCTATAACATGCCTGTAGCCGCGTTTGGTGCAGGTTTAGAAGGTGGGATGACAGGGTCAGCATATTTAAATGCTCCTTTGTACGATAAAAAAGAGTTAATAACTTAAACAATTATATAAAAGGAAAATTCATATATATAAGGTATTATAATAAATTATGAGTATTAGAACTGATGAAACTAGTAGAATTAATAATAGAATTAGGGAACTAAATAAGTGTATGGAAGTAGACACTGATATGATAAATTCAATAAAAAGTCAAGGTGATAGTGCATATGTAAGAGCACAAATAGATAAATTTAATCAGAAAAATGATTTACGTATTTTAGAGAAAGAAGAGTTGGAACTTAGACTGATAAAACTTGAATCTGGCGACATTGATGGAGAACTAAATCTAATTTTAGAAAATAATAGGCAAGATATAATTAATAAAAACCAGATTGCTAAACAAAAGAAACAAGAAACTAACCTTAAGAATTCCAATAATTCTATAAAATCTAAAAAATATTATCAAATAAGTAAGGAATCAGATAAACAACATAAGTATTTAAATAAAGATACATTTAGGGCTTTTTCTTATTGGAAACGTGTTAACGAAACTGTACCAGATTACATACTAAGTAATCTGAATACAATGGTAAATAATAAAGGTTATTTCTGGAGAGGTATAGCATATTTTGGTTCTTTACCTAGAGATAGTGATAAAATTACTATATTTGAAAAACAAAAAGGTAATCTTTTAGTTATTCATGAATGGGATACTAATAATTATAACATATATCATAAAAAAGGTCGTGATAAAAAATTTTTATACCATAGTACACCTCGTAAAAAACATAGGATTCCCCGTTTTGTTTAGTTTTTTTGAAAATGAATTAATATAAATATATATTGATAGACTTAATATATGTTAAGGACACTCAATACCCAAAAATGATAATTTTAAGAGAACGGGCTAAAAAATTATTACTAGTTCTTTTAGGGAAAAGAATATCGTTCGCTGAACCTGTTACACCCGTAACTGTTGTCCCAGAAATTGCTACTCCTACCAGTAAACATGTCTTATCCGAGGGGGATAGTAGAACATATGGATCGTGACGAATGGTCATGTTCTACACTCAATGATGAGGAATTAGAAGAATATCTAAATATAATCAATATTTAAGAGAACAATTTTAATAGATTAAATATGTGTGGAATTTTAGCCGTATATTTACAAAATAATGAAAATAATATAGAAAAAATTCAAGATGGATATAATATGCTTAAAAATAGAGGTCCGGATACAGGATCTATTACTACAGAACAAAATCTAATCATGGGGTTTAGGAGATTGGCTATTGTTGACAAAACAGAATTAGGAAATCAACCCTTTACAAGCACTATAACCGGAAAACTCAATAAACTCATATGTAATGGAGAAATATTCAATCACAAAGACCTTAAAACTCAATACAAACTTACTTGTAAATCAGAAAGTGATTGCGAATGTATTCTCCATCTATTTGAAACATTTGGAATCGATAAAGTTATAAAAAATCTAAATGGAGATTTTGCATTTGTTCTATACTCTGAACATCAACAAAAAATCTTCTTTGCCAGAGACCGTATAGGGGTTAGACCCCTATTCTATGGTTTTACCAAAGATAACAACTTCGCTGTGGCTTCATACGCTAGGGCATTATCTGATTACTGTTTAGATGTCAAACCCGTACCGCCAGGATGGGGATTATATGACATCACAACACAAAAATTATCATTCTATCAATATGAGTTTCCCAAAAGAAATATTATACCCTGGGCAGAAAACTCAACTTTATACGAAATTAAAAATGCCCTCGAAAAAGCCGTTATTTCACGCCTAATGTCAGAACGACCCATTGGATGTCTTCTTTCGGGTGGGTTGGACAGTTCTCTAATAGCCAGTATATTATGTAAACAACTAGGCCCAGAAAATGTACGTACCTACTCAATTGGAATGACTGGTTCACAAGATCTTAAACACGCTAAAATTGTAGCCGAATATCTAGGAACAAAACACACTGAAGTTCTATTTACTCCAGAACAAGGGATTGAAGCAATTCCAGATGTTATTAAAGATTTAGAATCATATGACATTACAACTATCCGAGCAAGTGTAGGAATGTGGTTATTATGCAAATATATTAAAGAAAATACCGAGGATGTCGTTCTATACTCCGGAGAGGGTGCTGATGAACTTTTTTGTGGATACTTATATTTTCATTACGCTCCTTTACCAGATCTAGCAGCAGCAGAAAGTGAAAGACTTATTAAAAATCTACATCTATATGATGTTCTTAGAGCCGATAGGTGCGTTTCCTCTCACGGATTAGAATTACGAGTCCCTTTTCTCGATAAAAATATGGTCAATATTTCTATTGGTTTACCTGCCGAATACATACAACCAAAACAAGGCATTGAAAAACATATACTTAGAACGGCATTTGCATCTGGAAACTACTTACCTGACAAAGTACTATGGAGAAGAAAAGACGGCTTATCTGACGGCGTATCTAGTGATAATGGAAAACGTTGGTGTGAACAAATTCAAGACTTTGTGGATAACCAAATAAGTGAAACAGAATTTGAACCATATAACAACATTTTCCCTAGCAAAGAAGCATACTATTATAAAAGAATTTATGATACAATTTTCCCCACATATCAACCCAAAATTGATTATTGGTTACCAAAATGGGTTAATCACGGCGGAGATCCTTCCGGTAGAATTCTAAAAGTCTTTACCAGTAATGACGTATAGTTTTATATGATATCATATAAAACTTAACCAATAATAAATCCCTCTTGGGGTTTTTCCCAAATTATTTGACTTTTCTCTGATCTAGGGAAATACGTAGGATAAAATGGTACTGTCTCATTAAAGACAACTATAGGCGTCGATTTCTTAATACTTTTTGAGATTGGGACCCGCCATCTCGCGACCCTCTTCATATTATCCACTTGTTCAACTAATAATTAATTTTTAGATGGATTAGCCACAAAATAAACAGAAATAATACTTAGAAATATACCTAGCCATTGTAGACGTGTGAGTTTATCTTTATAGAATAAAACACCAATTAAAGTTACTAAAATAACATTAGTAATTTGCCATATGGTATTAGCAGTACTAATATTTTCAGATTTTTTAAATAAACCTGGTAGTATTATAGCAATACCAATATAAAATAATATGCCTATAATAAGGCTGTAATACTTGTTATTTAGACTATATTGTTTAAGAAAGACTTCTGCGAAAACCTCTAGTAAAACGAGTACGATGACAAAAGTCCATTTATTGTCTATTATTTTTTGAATCGAATTATTCATTATTTATTAATTCTTGACATTTTAATATCATAATATTTTTTCATTGTTTTATTAACTGGAAGATTAATGTTGTTTTTAATAGCATAATCTACATAGGGTATTATCGATTTCCATGCAGATTGACTAACTTGGTTGAGATTATTTAATAATTGTTTTCTAGGGTGCAATTTGCAAGCCTCTTCTAGGTTTTTATAATCGGGAATAGTTCCATGGCTTACATTAGATGGCATAACAGTACTAGGTGTTGAAAGGGATGTTTGTTTACTTTTTGGTTTGAAAGATGGTTTTTTAAGAACTGGTTTACGTGCAGTGGCTGGACTTTCTGCTACTCCTATACCTTGTACTTCCGTAGGTTCTAAGTTTGGATTGATATTTAGAGCGCTAGAGAACCAGTCCCAATCCGAGTCGGTCATTTGAAATGCCCAGTTGAAGGTTGTACGTAAGGCTGGAGTATATATACTTGCTATAATGGATTCCCAACGTTCTTTATCACCGGCTCCTTCTTCCTGTGGTTGATTTTTAGCCCAAGCAATGACTATTCTAGGATCTATATAATTTTTAAGAGATGTTTGTATGGATACTTCTTTAACATTTTCTTGTGCAGTAATTATATTTTCTAAACCTTCTATTTTTTTCTCTAATTTTTGAATAGCACGTTGATTATCAGGATCTTCATCATATAATATTTCAAGTTCCATTACTGCTTCTTCAAGTTCATCTTTTTTCTTTTGTAATGTTTTGGATACGGTACCAGTTAATTTTTTATGATTTAAGACTTTGGCTATGTTTGCATTAGCAGCACTAAATAATGCTTTAATTTTCTTTCTATCAGCATCAGGAGGTATTTCAAGATCTTTTAATGCATTGTACATTATTTCAGATGCTAATCGTGTGCGAAAAACTTTAGATGTAAAGTTTGTATCATCTTCTTTCAAGTATGCATTAATACTTTGAGCAGATATTTTATCAAAAAGTTGATCGTCTTTTGTTTTACCTGCAATAAATTGTTGCATATTATTAAAAATATAGTCTGGTACTTCCATAATTTTTTCATAATTAATACTATCTTTACCAATAAAAGATAATTGAATTATATTTTTGTTTGGAAAACTAACAGCACCTACGGGTAGTGTGCTTGCTCCCACAGTATCGGCCTCGTCCGCACTTTTCTCGTCACCCGGTCTAATTCCATGATTATCTATTAACCATAATACGGTACCAAGTTGTTTTTTAACAGGATTTTGAGACGCAGCATCTACAGTGTATCGTTCCCTAACTTGGTTAATATATTTTTGTAATTTTCTAGCCTTATCGTATTTAAATAAGTCGGATTTACCCTTAAATTGACCGGAATCATCGAAATAAATATTTTTAACTCCACCTGTTATACTATCCTTATATCTTGCTAACCATTGCACATTCGGGTTTGATATAACGTCTCCCCAGTTATGTCCCACTGGAGGTGGTGGAGGTTTAACTCCCTGTCCACCAAAATTAACTGTTACGTCTTCAGGTTGAACCACTTTTTTAATTTTTCCTCTCAGTGGATGTTGACCTCTACCCATAAAAATACCGGCAGGTTCTACTACGAATCCTCGTAATCCTTCTTTATTTCCATTTAGATAGGCGTATCCATACTCAGCCTTTTTCTGAACTGCTAATTGTTTTTTGGCCTTTTTCTCTTGTTCTGTTAACGCTCCCGTACTTGTGGCTTCAACATTTTCAATTAAATTACTCCAATCTATTTTTTTGAAATCAGTAAAAATTTTTCTATGGTCCCTAGTTAAATACTGTTTAAAATCCTCAAAAAAATTATTATTAAAAAGTGGATCTTTAGTATGTTCTTCAAATTTTTTACCCTCTTGTTTTCTTACAGTATCACTAAGTAATTTTTTAGCATACATCATAGCAATTTCTTCCTCTTTAGGTTCCAACTCATACTCTTTCCCATTATAAATAAGAAGGGCACCTAATTGTTCGTAAGGTTCCATGATATGAGTAAAGTAAGGACCCCTCCAACTTAAACTTTTCCATTTTGGTCCGGTTTTTTTCCCAACATTTTGATCAGACCACCAATCGACTTGCTGTAATTGAGGAATATAAGGTTTACCCAATAGTATACTATTCCAAGATAAATCTTTCGGTTTAAACTGCTCATGAATTTCGTTCATCTGTGCCATAATTTTTTGACCTCGTCTTTGCATTTGTAAACACAAAACAAGTTCACCACTTTGTTGATCCTTTACTAAAGTAAAAGTAGAAAAGGGTAATTCATCGACACTGTTAAATTTAGGAGAAGTACCAACATGTAATTTTCTCACATATTCTTTTAGTTTTTCTTCATTAATTTGTACATTTTTTGGATTAGTAATCAAAAAACAGAATTGCACACTCATTCTTTATTATTAATATTAATAAAGAATTTATAAATAATTTACAGGTATTCTGATTTTTATACTTAACGTCTCATTCCTTGGGAACCAGGTCTAGGAGTTGGTCTAGGGGAAGTACGTCTTACTGGAGAACCAGGTTGAACTCTTGTACCCGGAGTTCGTCCTACACCTGGACTGCTAGGCCTAGGTCTTACACCTGGACTGCTAGGCCTAGGTCTTACACCTGGACTGCTAGGCATGGGTCTTACACCTGGGCTGCTAGGCCTGGGTCTTACACCTGGGCTGCTAGGCCTGGGTCTTACACCTGGACTGCTAGGCCTGGGTCTTACACCTGGACTGCTAGGCCTGGGTCTTACACCTGGACTGCTAGGCATGGGTCTTACACCTGGACTGCTAGGCATGGGTCTGGGGGTAGGTCTTACACTGGGGGTAGGTGTTGGAGCCTTCTCTGGGAAAAAGTTTGGATCTGGTCCCGTAATATTTCTCATCGGTTGCCATGGAGCAGTGGGTGCAACTGTTCCTGGTAAATAATCAGGTTCTGAACAGTAAGAAAATCTACCCATCATATCTAAATCATGTTGTGTTCTAAAATTATTCCATGGCGGAGCATGGTACTCATCCATAGGCTCTTGCGGATAATAGTTCATAGGATTCATTTATTACAATGAAATATTTTAATTTTATTTTAATTTACTACAATATTACCTCGAATTTTGTTTTTAAAAACGTCTGTAAGACATCTGTGAACTGTTGGGTGCTGCTCTATAAGACATGGGGGAAGCAGTCGGTGCTGCTCTATAAGACATGGGGGAAGCAGTCGGTGCTGCTCTATAAGGCATGGGGGAAGCGGCAGGGGTTGGTCGATAAGGCATAGGGGAAGCAGCAGGAGTTGCTCGATAAGGCATGGGGGAAGCAGCAGGAGTTGCTCGATAAGGCATGGGGGAAGCGGCAGGGGTTGGTCGATAAGGCATGGGGGAAGCGGCAGGAGTTGGTCGATAAGGCATGGGGGAAGCAGTGGGAGTTGGCATAGGAGAAGGTATAGGTTCGTCTTCCCTTCTGGGCCAAAAATTCGAGTTTGGTCCTAAAATAGATGTCATCCATTCCCATGGTGCAGTTGGGGCTATTGTACCAGGTAGATATTCTGGTTCTTCTATAGGAGCGAACATTTTTTGCATTTCGATATCCCATTCAGTTCTAAAACCGTTATAGGGAGGACTATTGTATGGAATACTCATTTATTATAATATATTCTTTTTTTCTATTCAAATAATATAAATGTATCTAGCACGAAATTGAGAATCTATGTACAAAACGAGTCAAAATTAGTAAAGGATTTTATAAATAAGGCAGAATTTTCAGAGACTGAATTGCATATAATAACTTTGTTACATAAAATTACAGCAACAGAACGTGCTACGGCGCATGAAATTAATAAATTTGTATTAGACAGGCCAATATTAGACCCGCCATCTTCGCTAATAAGGAAGCGTTCGGCATATTTGGATGGAACATAGGTTATTAGTATTTAATTTAAAAGAATTATGAATAATAAGGAAATGCCAAATGAAAACTTACGCTTAAAATTGAAGGCAACAATAGAAGCAAAACGAATTTCTCGTATGGGCCAAGATACAGCCCATGAAAAGTTGGAAGAGTTTAAGAAAGTATTGAAAAAGATGGAAAATGGTCCGTCTAAGGAAAAAATGGAAATTATGATTAGTGTATTACATTCCGAATTAGAAAAGAATGAGGAAACATATGCTAATGCAGAATATGGCGGGACTATAGAAGGAGGTTGTGGATTTGGGTCTGGGGGCGGAAGTGGAACAGATGCAGGGTAATATGATCTAAAGTGGTATATTTTAAATTAAAATGCATACCTCTATCCCGGTTGTATATCCTCATCGAGTTTCTTTTTTAAATAATGAGAATTGTGACGTTTGTAATAGTAGTGATGGTACTTATTTTATTGATGTACATAAATATATAGGGTTTAGGTGTTGTAAAAACAATCAGTGTCAAAAAATGATTGAAGAATATATGAAACTTACTACCAAAAATAAAGAAGAGTTAAAAAATAAATATGGTACTAATATCAAAATACAACGGAGTAATGATAGTATTGAAAATGATTGGTCTATTACCAGCAATGCTTTTCAAGAGTATAAAGATAGTCCATTTTGGGTTCAAGTTAGTAATACAGATAATAAAGATAAGTTTGTAACTTTACAACAATTAAATGATTGGAACTCATGAGATTAAATTCAAATAATTTAATATCATAAATAATAAATGAATAAATCTTCATTTAGATGCTGTGTAGCATTTTTAATTATATGTATAATTGCATTAATACTATACTTTTTTTTGTATAGAGATAGTTTTACTTTACATACTAATTTTAAGGGGCCTCATAGAAGTAATGTTGACGAAATTTTATCTAATAAAGCAACTAAAATATTAGGAAATAAAAATACACCTATTTATATAATTGATAATTTTGTGTCTCCCAAAGACACTGATTTAATCATATCTTCTGTAATAGATAACTTAGAACCATCAACTCTCACTCGCCCAGAAAAAGATGATCCCTATTTTAGAACAAGTAAAACAGGACATTTTAATAAAGGAGTCCCTATTCAAGATAAAATAGACAAGAAAATAGCAAATTTTTTAAACTTAGATAATGAAACAGCAGAATCATGTCAAGTTCAACATTATGAAGTAGGTAATGAATTTAAGGCTCATTGGGACTACTTTCACAAAGGAGTAGATGATGAACATCTAAAAGATGGTCAAAGAAGTTGGACTTTTATGTTATATTTAAATAATGTTAAAAAGGGAGGTGCTACAGAATTTGTTAATTTGAAAGAAATAATTAACCCTAAAAAAGGTACGGCAGTAGCATGGTGTAGTTTAGATAATAATGGAAACCCAGATGAAGATACTTTACATAGAGGTACTCCTGTAGAGGAGGGGCATAAATTTATTATAACCAAATGGTTTTTAGATAAGTAAATTTAAACAATATTTAAATATATAAAAGATATGAAAATTGTATTATCCCGACATGGGGAAAGTGTATATAATACAAAAAACATGTTGGGAGGAGATTCTAGCCTCACGCAAAATGGTATAAATTATGCCACAAATTTAGGGAATTTTATCGAAAAAACAGATTGGTTCCCTAGAAAATGTATTTGTTCTACTAAAAAGCGAGTTCAAGAGACATTCGATATAATTAAAGATAAAATGAAGACAGTAGTTTCTACTAATGAATTAAATGAATTGAATGCTGGTATATGTGAAAATTTAACTTATACAGAATTTTACCAATTTTATCCTAATGAATTTACTCAAAGATATAAGAATAAACTAACTTATAAATATCCCGAGGGAGAATCTTACATTGATTTAATTAAAAGAGTGGAAAATATTGCCCAAGATATCAAAAAAGAAAACGAAGATGTGTTTATAATCAGTCATCAGGCTATAACTAGGGCACTTATGGTTCATTTTATTACTGAACTTGATATAAATCAGGTTCCACATATTGATATTCCACTAAATACTTTAATTGTCCTAGAAAACGGTAAACAAATTGATCTAATACCATTGTAAAGTAAAAGGCCATACCATATGGTATGGCCTTTATAGGAATGTTCCTGGTGGGTTTCGAACCCACGACCTTGGGCTCATAAGACCCACGCTCTAACCACTGAGCTACAGGAACGGTTATTATTATTATATTAATAATAATAAATTTTTAAATTGGAATTAATCTACCATGACAGGTTTTTCGGTTTCTGGAAGTAGTCCCTCCTTTCTCATACTTCTAATCAAACGGGTAACACCAATACCACCCCCCGAGCGTTGAAAGAAGTTAAAGTTGAAATACTCATGTAATTCTGCATCAGTACGCTCCTTACCATATAGATCATACAACCTCTCACGATATTCTCCATCTGAAATACTCTTGAATCGTTGTTTCATTATATATGTGTTAGTTTCTCGTTCAGCAGAACCAATTGTTTCTTGACCACTTAGTATGACGTCTACTTTATTGGCCAGGGTAGTTTTAGTATCACGTTTCATGTTCCAGAATGGACTTGTTGATTCTGGAAAATTACATAAGAAATATGTAGGTCCATCATCATCATACAATAGTTGCTCATGCTGATGTTCTAATTCATCTACTTCGTATTTTTTTGCTACATCGTCATAATTACCACGGGTAAATTTACTTTTATCATATCCCAAACTTTCTAGTAATTCCTGTTCTAGTTTAATTAAATCTTCCATTCCCCCGTGCATTTCGAATTCAAATAACGGAAAAATTAAATCGTGACGTCCAGAAACAGGGTGTGGTTCCTCTCTGTAACTGGTAGAAATACAGTAAAATCCAGGAATTTCAGGACGCTTGAGCAATTCATATTCTAACCACATTTGTCCGGTTTGAGGTAACGGCCATTCCTGTCCATCATAGTTAAAACTTGTAACTGTCCAGGGATCTTCACATGCAGCCATGATACTCAATCTATTTTGAGTATGTGCCTCTAGAAAACCCTTCTTTCGGAAAAATTCGCGTAATTTTTGCACTACATAATCATATTCAATTGTATCTATAATTAAATTACTATCGTATATATTCTTTATTTCTTCTCTTTTTGATTCAGTAATCATCTTAGATATACTACCAACATCAATATTTAAATAATAACAGACTGCGCTAATAATTTGACCCATTTTTATATTATAAAAAATATCTTATTAAATTAATATTTAATAAGATAAATGTTATTTTGTACTCCATATTTTTGGTTACTTCTCCCACCAACTCCGTTTATGTTTTGTTGTCAAGGTGAAAAATGTAGAAAAATGCAGGGTAGATCAGGATCACAAAGACCACCACCACCCCGCCCTGTTTAGGTTATATTAAATATATTCTTCTAGATTAAATAATAAATTGATATATTATAAATAATGTCACCTATTTCTTGTTCTAATAACTCTAGAAGTCCAGGTCGTAAAGGGACTAAATATACTTGTTTACAAAAGGGAATTGGACTTGGATTAAAACAGCCTATAGATCAAAATTATACTAGAAAATATCTACCCATAGATAAACGTAAAATATATTGTGGAAAAGCCAAACGTCTACCAAAAGGATATGATTTAATGGGAAATTTACCTATGTGTTTACAAAAAGGAGTTGGGGTCGGTAAACAAATTAAAGCAAAATCTAGGGGAAAATCTAGGAGAAAATCTAGGAGAAAATCTAGGAGAAAATCTAGGAGAAAATCTAGGGTAAAATCTAGGAGAAAGTCTAGGGTAAAATCTAGGAGAAAGTCTAGGGCAAAATCTAGGAGAAAGTCTATGAGAAAGTCTAAGGTAAAGTCTAAGGTAAAGTCTAAGGTAAAGTCTAAGAGAAAATATTCTAAAATGATTAATCCGCTACCAAATAATGAAATAATTATAGATAATATCCTAAGTAATAATATAAAATATATTGATTATGATCAAAGATTCGTTGTGTATGTATGGAAAACGTTATACAACTATGCTAAAGATGCAGGAGTTGGTCTAAGAAAAGGAACTACACCATACATGGTGTTTGCTCCCGATATAATCAAGAAACTTAAAGTTTTAGATTCACTAAATCCATTAGGAGATGTGTATTTTTCAGAATTGAAAGAAGAATATGGAAATAAACCAACAGCAGAACAAATTATTCTTTTTTATGGTACAATTAAGGAATCTGAGGCAAAAGTACAAGAAATAAAACATTTAGATAAGAATAATCGTCCCTGTGAAACTCCATGTAATTTATATGATGTAAACGGAAATATAAAACCTAATCCTTTTACTCAACAACCTCATGAATATGATCCTAGAATAAAAGATTTGGATTATAGTTGTAAATGTATATTAAAAGATATTCTGGTAAATAATCAAGAAGTATTAAGTGATTGTGAAGAACACAATTGTAATAGAGAAAAAACTAATTGTATAATTTCATAAATTTTTATTAGTAATATTTGGAATAATAAATGAATAATACCTCTTTTAATGAAGTAGGGTGTGACAGTAATTTTGCAGATGAAGGTGACACATCCTCTTCCTCATACCAAGATTTGAAAAATGTACATAAAGCGCTTGAAGCATTAGATTTAATATATTTTGAAACTAATTTAATCAGAAATAATATAGCCCATTTTGAATATTTTTATAACAATAAAAGAACAAGATTTAGAACAACTCAGTCATGTCCAGCGAGAATAGAACAACTATATAATGACAACGAGTGGATTAAACTTGATAAAATTAGATGTAGTAATTCAAATAATATACAAAAATTATGTACAGATTTTTAGAATAAACTTTCATTCTTGTAATAAATAACTTTAATGATAGAAAGTGAAGAAGAATGTTCTATCTGCTTTATTCCACTGTATGATCATAAAACAATAACAATGGAATGTGGTCATAAATATCATAAAAAATGTATAATTAATTGGTTAAAAACTAAAAACGTTTGTCCATTGTGCAATGAACAGAGAAACATGATACCTTTACCTCCATCACCTAAGGGTCAAGAGGGTGGAGCGGTGTGTCCGAGATGTACAATCTCATAATTTGTAGGTTTTCTATTCTTGGAATAGAAAACACCCAATGTGGGGCTCGAACCCACGACCACCAGATTAAAAGTCTGGCGCTCTACCGACTGAGCTAACCGGGTACTATATAACAATATTTAATACTTTAAATTTTATTTAAAATCACCATAATAAAATGTCTTCGTTTCAAATTTTTAATAACGTTCCTTTCCCATCACCCATCCAAATTGCAAACGAACAAAATGGAAACATATATATTGATTCAAGAGAAAATACAGTAGTTAACACCAGGAGACATTATAACTATAGATGGTCAAGCAGATACTGGTAATTCGTCTATAGTTTTAGCGGTTAATTGGTTAGAACCAGTGTAAATGATGTATTTCTTCACAACTCTGATACATTTTAATTTAAAATTAAGAAAAAATTTAAGTAGAGATGTTTGATAGATTATCTAGGTTAAAAATATTAGGGTATACACCGTCTGCTATTTTAGATATAGGAGCGTTCGTTGGTAATTGGACACAATGTATGTTAAAGATTTATCCGACTAGTGATTATTACCTGTTCGAAGCAAATGATCAGGAGAAGTTGGATTCTTATAGTAACAATCATGTTCACGTGTACAAGAATATAATATTAAATGAAAAAGTAGAAGAAGTTGATTGGTATCAGACTTCTTATACTGGAGATTCGTTTTGTAAAGAGAATACTTCTCATTATAGAGATATAAAGCCTGTTAAGAGAACTACGATTGATTTAAATTCTTTTTTGGAAAAAGAAAAGATTAATTTGGTTAATGAAGATATTTTTCTAAAAATAGATTGTCAAGGGGCAGAAATTCCAATATTAAAAGGGAGTACAAACATTTTACCATTTACTACTTTTATTCTTATTGAGATACCTTTTTTTGGGTGTTATAATAGTAATACGGCAAATTTTTTAGAGCATATTAGGTATATGGATAGTATAGGGTTTATACCGTATGATATAACTAGTATTTTGTATGTCAATGATTTTGCAATGCAGTTGGATATGTTATTTATTAAAAAAGGTCATAGATTGACTAATATTGTCCAGGAAAAGTTGTTGTAAGTTGTCATTTCCCTAACCCCAGGGGTTAGGGAAACTACTCCTCGTATTGGGGAGTCTCAAACACATAGTTCAAGACCTAAGTGACTAGTACTATATAACAAGATTTAATACATTAAACCCGGATTAATAATCACGTAATATAAGTCGCCCTGTTCTGTTTTGATCGTCGGGATAACAATTATACTCAATTGTAGTACCACCGTTTGGATTTCGCTGTCTCGTTTGATTAATTTTACAAACTCTTCCATATCTATCAATACGACTTTCACAACTATTAGAACAGTTAGCCGTATTGGAAAGAGATCGTTTCTCACACCCATCAGAACAATTGCTAACAACTGAAGTTACAGTATCGGGTAAACCTTCGTACCAAACACTGTTACCACTAGGAAGAACCGTAGGTAATGATTCAGAAGCAGGAAGAAACCGAACAGATGGAATTGGATCATGATTAGAATCAACTATACAATTAGGAAACATCCCCAAACCCACATACCCACCACTGTTCCACGTACAACCACTAAAACTAGCACCACCTGGATTTATTTGAACAGAATTGTTACACGAATCCATATTTTGATTATCGTCAATTCCGCAACTACTTGATATTATTCTATTAGTTACGCCTGAAAGATCATTAGCATCGTGCCACCCCGGCGTCGTCGGCGGCGGCGGCGGCGAACGCGGCGGCGGAGGTGTTGGCGGTGGTGGTGGAGGTGGTGGTGGAGGTGGCGGTGGTGGCGGTGGCGGCCCTGGTTCGGGTGGTAGTGGCGTATTAGAAGGATCAGATGCAGGTCTATCTGAACATGAATAAGTTACCGGATCCCATTGACATCTTTCCATGTTCACAATACATTCATTAAAATTATTAAAATCTGAACAATGAGTAGATTGGTCCGGGTTTCTTTGCAACATACAATCATAACTATCTCTTATACTCTCTGAGTTTGTTTGAGTATCATTAGGAACTCTTTGGCCACATTTATTTGGGTCCGCTGAGTTTCCGAGACAACCTTCGCTGTTACTCGTAGGGTCAGTATTATCACAACACCAACCACCAGTAATGAAAGAAGACTTTTGAGAACAATTTATATTGCGAGCATCCCCTCTAATTCCAGGATTAAAAACATCTTCTCTCGAACAACTTGAAGTGACATAATCGGCATGTCCCCATCCTTGTTGATCGGAATCTTTGCCTTGTTGGCTCCATCCTTGGGCGCTGATGCTGCGTTGAACACAAGGTTCTAAATTATCCATTTGAACAAAACTAGGAGGATCTGAATAATAATACACACTAGTTTGACATTGGTTAGTTCCTTTATTATAATAACAAGGAGTATATCTTAGTTCTCGTGCTTGGCGTCCTTGCCCATGTTCAACTTGAAATGATATATTACAATGTTTTTCGTCACTACCTATTGCAGAACAAGTTAAGTTTTCAGGTAGTACGATACCATAATTACTACACAATTTCAGTTGAGGACCATTTTGTCCGAGGTCTGCACTATCCCTAAAATTTCTTCTAAACTCATCTCCTCGTTCACCACTGTTAAAGTATCGTTCCCACTCTCGTAACTGCTCTTCGTTTAAGATCTCCGGTTGCGGTTCGGCTTCCGGTTGTAGTGGGTCTTGCAAACATTCGGCAACAATCGCGTCCAGTAATGATTCATCTAAAGATGAATCATCACGTAAAGATGGCTCATCATCTGAAGATGAACTGGTAGAGTTATCTACTACCTCTTGGCCATCTACTACGACAAGTCCCGCTTGCGCTTCCTCTTGCTCGCGCTGCGCGCGCGCCTCTGCTATAGTCTGAAGCGCTAAAGGACTCAATACATAAGGTACACCATCACCACCCTCGCCATCGACCTCAAACACTTGATATCCTCGTACTGTTGCTGCGTTTCCGTCTGGTTCCATCACAACATAAAAAGACCTTGGTAAATTTATTCCTGGTTCAAAAGTGTCCGGATCCAACAATAGGCTAGTTAGGCCGGTAGAATCACGATATCTTCGATCACGCCACGCATTTGGAGTAGGTGGTGTATAACCAGGCGGAAGTTCAGGATTCTCCACCAGACCGTGGGCGGGATTGTCAACAGAGCCCATTGTTTGCCCTTGCAGCACAACGGCATCACTACGAGTTTCTGGGTCACAATTTGGATTTGGAACTATAAATTGGTATTCTGGACTATTTGTTCTACCACCAAAATTAGCGGCAGGTATAGTCACTAAAATTGGATTTGGTCGATCTCCAAAAGGTTCAAAATTTAAATGATTTATATCTACCCAAATTAATTGCTCCCCTGTTTGTTCTGTTCCAACATTTACAAGTATCATCGCCGCTGTTTGTTCTCGCCAAATTGGAGTCGTTCTACCAGGGGGTTGGACTGGATAAGTTGCAAAAGGGGCGTGTAAGTTTATTGGAACTTGGAGCCAATCCTGAAATCCTACGCGATCTCCCATGGCTGCCTCTAATTGGGCTCTAACTGCTTGAGTAAGAGTTATAGTCCTCGCCTGTAGTGCGTCCTGTATCTCGGGTAATAAGTTTTCAAACATAGGTAAATTTACAATTGGGTTATCACTATTATATATTACATCTCCTATTAAAAATACTTGGTCTGGGTCGCCAAGTTGTTGATGAGCAATAGTGTCATAGAGTGGCTCACCATTAAGTGTTGTTCCAGGAACAATAAAAGCCGCTTCGTCTATCACAAATGTTCCAAACCAATCATTAGAATCAAAAGGTGTATACTCTTCAGTTCCGTCTCCAAGTTCGGGGTTCCTATATAATCCTCGAAAATACTCTCTAAACCCACCTTCTTCATCTGGATTCACACCGTGTGGTATAATTAATTCTTGTGCAATGGACCTATTACGTGCTACCCAACCCGGCCACCGTGATTGAAGACGTTGTCGTCTTCCAGGGGGTTGCGCCCAACTAGGATGGAAAATTGGTTGTTGTCCATTAGCCGCAGCGATTCCATGTTCAATAGGTATATTATAATAGGCAAAAAAACATGGATCAATATATAAGTTAACTGTATTAGGATCATTTGGATTAAATCCATCCAAGAGACTCATGATACGCAAAAATAATCGCATTTGTTCACGTAATACTAGTGATACTGGAGTATGAAGTAAAGGTGCTACACGTCGTGGATTACTCATTTTTATCTAAAACAAGTTAAATTTTTACTATTATTTTTCCATAACCCTTGGGGTTATGGAAATTACTCCTCGTATTGGGGTCGAACCAATGACCTCACGGTTAACAGCCGTGCGCTCTAACCAACTGAGCTAACGAGGATTCCTATTTATTATATTTCCAACTTTTAAATTTGATTTTAATTTTAGAATTGTATGAATATATTAAAATGTGGCGATCTTTTCTATATCCTGTGGGTAAATATCACTCGCAGTATTTTAATTATATTAAATGGTCTTTTACGTCAAACGTATTAATTTCTATGGAACAAGCAATGGCCACGCATTGTATGTTGCATGCGATAAATATGGATACTCAATCTTTGCAAACAGCCAGTTATATCGGAAAAGATATAATTGGTCAATTGGGGGGTTTAGCATATGCATCAAAGATGGGTAGTAAAGCAGATGAAGAACCAAAAACGTTTTTAGGTTATTCTAACGTTATAGAGCAGACAGGTATGATAGCGCAATGTGTTACTCCCATGATACCATATTATTTTTTACCTATAGCCGGAACGGCCAATATTTTATCAAATCTATCGTTTATGGGTTATGGAGCAATCAATGCTAAATGTATTCAAATTATGGCGGTAGATAATAATTTAGGAGAATTATACACTAAAATTACGATGATCAATATGATAGGATCTAGTGTAGGATTGTTACTAGGAATTGGAGTAACAATTTTAATTCCTGATCACAATGATAGATTACCGTTTGTACCCTTGATAGGTATAGCAAGAATATATACGTTTAATAGGGCTATTGAGAATATTATTTAGGAGGGTTGTACATATCAGGATTTAAGCCTATACGTATAAATTCGGATCTTAGTTCTCTAACTACAACAATGGCATTCTGATAATCATTTATCAATTGTTTCATGTATTCGCGATGTTTATCTTCTGCGGATTGTGGAGGAGGAGGTGGAGGTGGAGGAGGTGATTTTCTTTCAAATTGACAGAAATCATAGGGATTATTATCTTCTTGAGGTATTATTTTAGATTTAATATTAGGTGCTACTGTATTCTGGGTATTATTTCTACGATCAAAATCACGTTTCATTTTGTATTATGTAGTAATTATCTTTAATATAAAATGAAAATATTTATAATGGTTTTGGGTTTCCATTTCCTAATGTTTGACACCAGTTATTGGTCCAGTTAGCATTGGAAACTTCTTCCACTTCAATATTTAGGGGTCTACCATTATACAGACCACTGGGACAGTTGTACATTGCGAATTGATATCTTCCCATAGGATGAGAGAGATATTCGGTACATTTTCCCGTCATTGGTCCAATACCATCCAAATAAGGCCAACCTTCGCATTGTTTGGATGGTGTTATTTCTAGCATGGCGGGATTAAGTTGAGATTTGTTAGTGTAATATGAAGGTAATAGCGTTGGCATTTTATTAATAGTAATAATTTTAAAAATTATTAATATATAAATGTGTTGGTCTTGGCAAGCAAGTTTAGTTGGATTTATACTTGGTTCTGGTTTATCAATAACATTAATAATACGTAATAAACCATGGGATCGTTTATGGGGGTTTTTATTTTTATTTGTAATATTTATGCAATTTTTAGAGTTTCTGATCTGGTTGGATCAACCGTCATCAGGTAAAGATTGTACTACAGGAAGATATAAAGGTAAATTAAATAATATAGCAAGTCAGATAGGAGCAGTACAAAATTTATTGCAACCTACATTTGGTATATTACTAACAATCTTGTTGATACCTAAGAAAGATACAGTAACTAATTCTCAGATGATGAATATAATATTTTTAGTAATTTCTATAACTAGTGTAATAGTATGGTTATTTACTAAAAAATTATATAAAACAACACTGTGTACAATTCCATGTGATGGGTGTAACAATCATCATTTAAAATGGCAATGGGTTGACGAAAATATAATATGGTGGATTTATTGGATAACAGTAGTGTTGTTTTTGTTAAATATTTGTAAAACTAGGAGAGGTGTTATATTATCATTATATTTTTTAATAACATATATATTATCCGCTACAATATATCCTTTTAACCAAGCCATAGGAGGTTGGTGGTGTGTGTCGGCAGTGGGAGGTCCTTTATTGAAATTATTATTATCAACAGATATGATGAACAAGAAAACATTTTGATTTAAACCATTATGTTTTCATATAAAATGGAAGGAAAAGAATCTCTTAATAGAGTTTCCTGGAATGACAATATCGAAGAAGCAGCAAAAACGATAGGAGAAACCGCGCGTGCCTATAAGTTAATGCATATAACAGAGGCTCAAAAATCCAATAAAGACTATACAAGATTAATGTATTTAGGTATTATTCTGGGGCCGACTTCAGGTATAATATCTGGTATCGGTGCTGCGTTAAATCCTGAAATGAATCCCACTTTCCCAATTATAGAAATTATGTTAGGATTTTTATCTGGTATAGTTGTTGCTTCCATTAAATTTGGAAGATATGACGAAGTAAGTAATGCAAACAAAATTGCCGCTGCAAGATATTCAAGTATAGAATCTAATGTCAGGAGGCAATTAAGCCTGAATAGGGAAGATCGACAACCCTCAGTAAATTATATGGAATGGTTAGAAACTAAATATGAAGAATTGTTGTTATCTGCGCCTTTATTACCTCCTAGTAATTATGATAAGTATATTAAAGAAGCCAAAGAACAGAATTGGATAATTCCAGAAAAGTATGATCATGTAATTAATATAAATCAGGGATCTAGGAGAGAACAAATATTGAGAAATAATGAGATATCTGTTAATATAGTACCAAATCCAAATATTCAAAAGGGTATAGAACAGATACGTAGATCTGTAACTGGCTGTAATATTTCAGCAACGAATCAATATTCGGATCAAATGTTAAATTATGAATTGAGTAGAATGGAAAATAGATAATTTTATTATTGGAGAATAATAAAATGAGTGCAGTTGGGAAATATTTAACAAAATGTGTTAATACATCGGAAAACACTCAAGAATTATTGAACACGATAATTAAACACACCGAGTCCCAAGCAGGAGCAATATTTCTTAAAAAACATGATTCATACGAATCTATTTTTACTGTACCAGAAAATAAACTAAAAATAGTCCTAAATACAGATAAACCTATTATTAGTATTATAACAGACTACGATGGGTATATAACTACTGATTATATTATTAATAATAGTATTATATTACCTATAATGGAAAATTCTCATAATTTAGGAGTTTTGTGTTTATTAAATCGAGAGGATAATTATGATGATGATATTATGCCTATTATCGTTCCATATATTTCTCTACTACAATTAATATTATCAAAAATACAGTTACAAACTCAAAATAAAATACAAGATGAAAAGGATTTATTTTTGGCGAATATGAGTCATGAAATTAGAACACCGTTAAATGGTGTGATAGGTTATAATCAGTTATTATTACAAACAGAACTAAATATAATACAAAAACAATATTTAGAAAGTATGAATCAATGCTCAGTACAATTGATGCAGATAATCAATGACATTCTAGATTTTTCTAAATTGTCGGCTGGGAAAATGACTATAAGTACGGAATGTGTAAAGATTAAAGATATAATAGATACCGTCATTAATTCAATGTCCATGAGATTCCACGAAAAACAACAAGATTGTAAAATTAATGTAGATACAAATATACCTGATTACATCATAATAGATAAACAAAAAATTATACAGATATTGATGAACTTAGTAACTAATGCTAATAAATTTACAGATAAACATGGGAAAATAGAAATTAATTTTAAAACTAAAAATACATTATTAGAAATTTCTGTTCTGGATAACGGTATAGGTATTAGTCAAGAGAACATAAAACGTATATTTACAGCCTTTGAACAAATCGAAAACTGCCATTCGAAAAATGGAACCGGATTGGGTCTTGCAATATGCGTTAAACTTGTGCAATCTAATGGGTGGTAAGATGAATGTAACTAGTAATATAGGTGAGGGGTCTATGTTCATGGTTTCAGTACCTTACGAGACTTCCGAAGAATTAGATAATACAGAATGTCAAGATTGTAAACTATTAGAAGGGAAAATGGTATTGGTAGTGGACGATAATCCAAATAACCGTTTGTTTCTATCAGAAACACTATTTGAATGGAAAATGCAACCAATAGTTTGCGCATCTCCATTAGAAGCATTACGCATGATATTGGGTAATAGATATAATTTTGACTTGGGATTAATTGATATTTGTATGCCTGGTATATCTGGAACTGATTTAGCACAACAAATTAAGACTGAAAGACCTTTATTTCCGATGATAGCACTCTCTTCTAATGATATTTTTATTAACAATGATTTCAAACAAAAAATAGATAAACCAATTAATAAAGTACAGTTATTTAACGCAATTTATAATGTTCTAAACAATAAATATAACCCACAAACTTATATAGGTTGTCCCGATAAAGTACTAGATTTATCTAGCACGATTACTTGTGATAAATTTGATAAAAAAGCACGTATATTAATTGCAGAAGATATTCCATATAATAGTTCCCTATTAGTAACTATGTTAGAAAATATGAATTATACTAATATTGATACTGCTGAGAATGGAAAGATTGCGATTGAAATGATTGCTAAATCATATGAGAGTAAAAATCCATATCATATATTACTACTTGACTTACGAATGCCGGTCGTGGATGGATACAAAGTTCTTGATATATATCACAAAAATCAGTGGAAATTACCCAATATTATAGTAGTAACTGCTTCAATCATGGATAATGATCGTAATAAATGCAAAACTTTGGGGGCAAAATATTTTATAAATAAACCAATTGACATGAAAGAATTAGAAACAACTATGTTACATGCATGTGATTTATCTAAAGAATTATTGTATATTTAATAATATAAATGAACGAAGTAGGACAAATATATCAAAGACCATGGGGTACTTATAGAACAATCGAACAATCGAACAACTACCAAGTTAAACATATTGTGGTTTATCCAGGTAAAAGACTTTCACTGCAGTATCATGAACATCGCAATGAACACTGGACTATTGTTAACGGAAAAGGGATCGCTCAACTCAACGATAAATCTATTAAAATGGGTGTTGACAGTTTTATAGTTATACCTAAATTGGCTAAACATCGTATGAGTAATGAAACTGAAGAAAATCTAGAATTTATAGAAATTCAGGTGGGTAGTTATCTGGGGGAGGATGATATTGTTCGTGTGGAGGATGATTTTGGTAGGATTTAAAATTTATATTTCTTATTTAGAAATATAAATGGTTGATCTAGATCTATATACACCTCGTGAGGCCCTTCTTAATATTCACGAACCAGAATATAAACCAAATTGTATCACAAGTGTGATTAAAACATCTGTATCTTGTATTAAAAAAATTTTATGTATTCTACCCAAAAATACTGGAGACATACCAACTTAAAATTATTTACCTAAAATTGATACTCGAATGAATATATCACCCATACCACCACGTACCTTACTATATTCTTCTTTCATTCGAGACTTATGTTTATTATTTACTACTATATCGTAATCTCGTTCCATTTCCGTTTCTGGAACTCCTTCAACTGGAAATAGAACAGCAACAATCAATCTACCGCTATCTGTGTAAATGCCATTAGTTGCTCGATCATCCTGACCACACTCTAGACAATTAAAACTTTGTTTGAACTCCATGTTTTCTGTACTGTTATCTAGGGCTAAATACCCAAGACATGGATTTGCAATAGTAAGAACTTTAAAGTTTGTCTTCTCTCCTTTGTGTGTATGTGTATAAGTTTCTACCCTAGTATTTGGTGTTCCTTTATCTTCTCTCATTAAATCTGCACAGCAGGGATCGCAACACCTGTAATATTTACCCCAAACTGGATTATTATTCATATCTTTTATTTTGATGTAATCAAAATTTTTGATTAGATTGCCTTGTCTGTCTTTACGATCTGGCGCTACAATAGCGCCACTGACACCACAATACATTTGATTGTATGCGGCGAATTTATTCGCTGGTATATCAAGATCTACTAGATGTTTAAAAAACGCGAAACCTCCAGAATTTCTGTTTTTACCATTTGGGAATACAACGTCGTACATTGTTCGGAAATTAGCAAAAACATTCTTTTTCTCATCTAGTGTTAATTCTTGGAAAGTGAATGAATATTTTTCAGTAATATTGCCACAAAAACAAAGTAATAGAACTATAACTATAATAGATATAATAATAATAGACAAAATTTTAGGATCTTTATACCACATTTACAATATAAAATGATAATTTATAAAAATTAATTATGATCAAATTTTTAAAACAAATCAAAATTTATAATATACCTACCATAGATTATTTAATTATGTACACCTCTAGAACTCCTCCAATACATTGGGGAAGGTTTATTAGAGATGATAAAGATAATTACAAAGGCTCAATGAGTAATATAGCAGAAAAAAATACTAATTTAAGCAATCATGACCATTGTGGAGGAGAATTATGTAAATATCCACCTACTGATAAGAAGATTTAAGATTAGACAGTAAATTATCTAAATATTCTTGTTTATTACTATCATTAACACTACACTGGGCTTTTAATTCATCTAACCCCTTATCAATCTGTCCTTTAATAGTAACATCATTCCAATTTCTCCATTTGTTAACGTATTTAGGTTTTAAAGCCGTTTCAGGTATTGCGTCACAGTTTAGAATTTTATCATTTGTGTTGCCATCTTCTTCCATCTTAGCAACAAAGTTGGCCCAAGCACCTAAACACGCACAGTGACTTTTATCTTTACGAGTTGCAGACCACCCATCCTGTCCGGTGTTTGCTGAAAAATTTTTTCCTATACCCATTTGTTTGATACATATTTGATGCACCCCAGGGTCATTTTCTCCACGATCGGAACAAGTACCGGAATTATCCCATGAACCACCTGTATCATCTGAATTATCTGGTTTTCTACAATTCTGTAAAGGTTTTCCGTATATATTCAACTTAGTTGGATATTGTTCGTTTAGTACGGACTTAGATGTAAAGTTTGAGGATGGTTTTTTAGTAAAATAATTGTAAAGTACTATAGATAAGTAAATTAGTAATGCTAGAAGGAATATACATAAAAGAATTACGAATCCTAATTGTAATTTAGTTTTGATTATCATTTATTAATTATATTATTTTAATATAATTAATCATCTTGTTTCAATTCAATCGTTTCGTGAATGTACCACGCGGTAGATCCACCATTCTCTAGACGTTGAATAGTATCGTTTATCTTTTTCTGTCCCTCTAATTGCTCACCTAGCATATCTTCTAATAGATCTTGGAAATGTGGATCGGCTGACTCGGTATGTATCTCATATAGAGAAACATAAGTTGCTTTTTCAAGTTCTAAAACTAATTTGTAGGCATCTACCATTTTTGTGGAAGATGTTTCTAATGATTTAATATCGACTGTACCAATGGTTAATTTGTCCACCTCACCACCTCTTTGTACTTGATAATCCATTAAAAATCTAGCATGTTTCAGTTCTTCATCTGCCTCGTGTCGGAAATGTGCGGCTAAGTTAGGGTATCCTATTGATCCATGTGCGAAGAAGCAATATAGACGTTCATAAGTTGCGAAATTGTGTAATTCTATTGCTATTTGTTTATTTAATAGATTTTGGAGTGATTCGGTCCATAACGAAAAATTTTTTAAATTTGTTAGGGGTGTATACATTTATAAAATTAAAACTATCTTTTTAGGTTAATTCTTTCTATTCTTATGTATTAGTTTGCGGAGTTTATAGGTTGGTAATTGGGTTGAATGACTAATATTACTATGAATATACCGTGCAACATGTTCACAGTTACAACGTAAGACGTTGTATGTGGGTGGGTTGTCATAAATTTCTCGATAACGTTTTTCCCATCCTTTTGCAGGGGGTATGTTTAAGGTGGTGAAAGAACCAAATTCTTTAAAATTAGTATTTCTAGATATATTATTTCTATTAAATTCATAGATGACATTATCATCGACAATGATTCCATAGTGGATGATGGGGTATTTTACACAAAATACTGGTTTATTTAGAATAGGTTTAGTTACTAGTAGGCCAAATCGCAATGGTGTTATACAGTTTAATAATAAAAATAATATGCTACACTTCATTTATTATTAAATATTTATTATAAAACGAGTAGAGATATTTTCTTTAAATAAGAAATGACAACCACTGAATTTGAATGGAATGAACAACAAGAACTTATACTAAAAAAATGGGCAGAAATAGCATCTTGCTACCAATGGATGCATGACCGGGCTTACAGAGTTTATCGGGAAAAAAATATACACTTTGCCCTACCTGTTATCATTATTAGTACAGTAACTGGGACAGCCAACTTTGCCCAACAATCTTTTCCAGAGGAATGGAAACACTATTTCATTATGGGAATTGGAACTTTGAATCTGTTAGCAGGACTAATAACTACTATATCACAATTTCTACGTATTAATGAACTTCAAGAAGGCTATCGTGTAGCAGAAGTAGGCTTTTCAAAATTATCTAGAAACATTGAAGTTATACTTGATTTACCTATTAAGTATCGTAATGTTCATGGAGACTCGTTTCTGGAATCTTGTAAACAAGAATATGACAGATTAATTGAACAAAGCCCAATCATCCCAAAAAATATAGTTCTAATTTTCAACAAAAAATTCAAGAAAAAGAAATTTGCCAAACCGAACCTTATATCTATATCAGAAATAACAATCTTCCATGAAGAACCTAATACAGAAGTCAAACTAACAGATGAAGAAGAAGAACACCATCATACGATGCGGAAATTGAAAGCATTGCATGAACAAATGTCTACTATTACTGATATTAAACAAAAACAGCAAGAAAGTATAGAAAATGATGTTGAAAACAATAATATTGAAATAGAGATGGTAGAACAAAATCTGTCATCACCATCATCTAGTGCAAAAAATGGAAATGTAACCGAGGACACGGGCGGAGAAGATACAGGTGAAGAAAGTACTAATGGAGAAGATACTGGTAGTGATATTGTTTAAAATATGGCTTAAATTTTAATCTATACTAAGATTAAAATGACAAAATCTACAAGGGCAATATGTATCAAAGTATCCAATCTCCGTAAAGAAGGTTATTCCGATCTACGGGAATGGATGCAAGATCCTAACAATATTTATGTAGGAAGACATGGTAGAATATTCATAAATAAAATTATATTTCATTACCCAGCCAGTAAATGGCAAAATCCATTTAAACTGAAAGATTATTCGGTTAATGACGCTCTAAGCCTATATACATTACATATACTCAATTCAGATCTTATATATGACTTAGAAGAACTCAGAGGAAAGAATTTAGGGTGTTTTTGCGATCATCAAAAAGATAAGTATGGTGTTCCTACGTGTCATGCACAGGTTTTAGTAGATTTATTGGAAAAGTGCTTTCCGCTTGTACAAGATTGCAAAAAAGTAAAATAATGAATTTATATAATATTATATAAATTCTCTAGGATATATTAGTTTGTAACAAACAAATTGTAATTCATCTTTTGAAAAATTTCTAATTCTTCTTCTGGATATTCCGTATAATCTTCGTAATTTCTAAGTTCTGTTTCGTAAAACTTAGATGCAACAGCAACAGCGGCAAATTCATTACAGCCCGTGGTATCTACATAATGTTGTGCTGCTACTGGGGTGATGGGATTCGTGGTCTCAAATGCGTCACAAATTTTTTGTACATTTTCACTGGCTTTTTTGTAAAGAAAAACAGGTTTATCATGTATAATAGTAATAGGAGAAATAGTTTGATTAAATATTTCTGATTCCAATGCTTGTTGAGGTGTCCATCTTTTATCAGTATTAAATTGTAACATACCTTTTAACAACGAACTAACTGAATTTTTCCTAAATTTACGTAATTCTAATTTGATAAATTTCAGCGTTTCTTTGTCTGTTATCATGCTCAAAAGTCGTTGTGTGTATAATTCATAAAATACAATTCCCATTGACCACATATCAATTGGATAACTATATTGTTTTTTGAAGACCACTTCAGGTGCACGATATTTGATTGTCGCAACAGTACCAGTATGAGTACCTTCAGAATATACACCATCGAACATTTTGGCTAAGGTAAAATCAATTAGTATTGGTTTCATGTTACTTGTCAGCATTATGTTATCAGGTTTTATATCTCGATGAATTATACCATTTTCTTTTAAAAATGATAGGGTTTTCAATAATTGATAAACTATTGGTTTTTTAGTCTTAATCTTATCATTTTGAATAGCAGTACTTAATTCCATACTATATTTAGGTAAGACTAAACTAACACAATGATCATCAACTATAATATCTTTTAAATTTACAACGCCCTGGTCTATTTCTTTTTTATATCTATTTGCAGCCTCTTCTAACATTTTAAGAACAGATATTTCTCGTAAAGCACCTAATTCAATATCTGAATATTTATTTCCTATTTTTTTAAGGACTAATTGTTGGCCATTTTTAGATTTAATATTGTAAACGTTTCCATAACTACCTGATCCTATTTTTTCCCCCAGTTTATATTCTGCGTTGTTTTTTATTACACCCATAATTACTTTATTGGATAAAGTTTTAAAATAAAATCATTTTTAAATAGACTCATATCTTTTAAAAATAGTAAAATGTCTAACTATAATTTTTGGCTAAATTGACTCCACTTTTAATCAAATGAAACATTATCGCAAAATACATCACAATAACCAAGGCATTTATTAAGACTGACCACCATTTAGCCAATATAACTACCCTCTTTCTTACACCAGAAGGTAACCAAGACCAACCGAATGCATCAGAACTATCACATATTAAATCATCACCATCAGCCGATACAGAACAATTTGCTAACGTAGATAAAACAACTAATTGAACTAAAACAAAAAGTATGCTAAAGACAAGTAATACTACTTTACTAAAAATACTCACTCCCTCTCTCATAAACCCTTCTGTACTATCACCTATCTCGTTCCCATAACTAGTATAAGTATCCATAATTTTTATTAAACAACAATATAATTTTTTTTTAAAAGATATAAGTATATAATAAAACATGTCACAAGTTTTTAGTCCTATTGCCGGGAATGAAGATTATACGAAATCTGATAATGCAACACAAATAGCAGAAATATCATCAGGAAAACTAAATGTCGGAGGTGATGTAATTGTAGGAGGTCATATTAATGGAGCAATGCATATATACACTATTGTTGGATATATTTCACAAACAGAATTACTAACTATGCAAACTGGTGCGAATGGACAGCCTACGACAGTCGCATATTTTAGAACTGAACCAGGTATTACCACCCCTCCGGAAACTACTACAGATAAAACATTACTATTCCCTCCGAAAGCCATACCTATGCAATTAGTGTTAACTCATAATGGAATTCCTTTAACTATTGGTTCCGGTACCCCAGGTCTTAGTATTGGTGGAGTAAGTTGGCAAGGAACAAATTTATCACCAGAAATGATAGGTTTTCCTGGAGCAACTGTGGCAAAAATAAATGCTGGAACCGCAATTGCAATGGACACTCCGTTTAACGCAGCATTTGGTGGTTCTACAAGTACAGGAGGTATTGGAAGTGGTCAGGGGCAATCATCAGACGGTTATTTTGCCTGCGCCTATGCCAGTAGTAGTAGTGCAAATAATTTAGGTGCTGGTGATTTAAAATTAAGAATAACTTTGGCACTGGTTCCTACACCCGCTCAAAATACGAGTGAATATGTAACACCATCTCTTGGTTAATGTTTTAAAGAATTTTTAAACATTATTATAAATATGGTAGAAATAAATCAAAATATAAATATTAAAACACCTAATATGTGCAGATGGTTGCAAGAAAACTCAGACTCTACATCCAAAAATTTGCAACAAATTATTGAAAATTGTAAGGATACTTTAAATTCTTCAGAATCTATACCATTTCAATCATCGGACCATGAATACCAACATAGCCCAGAAAATCTATCTACATCTGATTCAGGTAAATCACATCTAGAGGAAGAAATACAAGAATTAGATAATCTTATTGATGAACTACTAAATTTCAAATTAAAATGGGAAGTTCTAGATGAAATTACAGAAATTATTCCTACATTTCATTTTGAAAACTTATCAATAATTAATTTTGATAATGAAAATAATTCAGTGGAAAATAATCCACCTGGTTTTAAAATATGCATAGGGAATTATACAGATAAAGATAGTATTATAATTGAGGCTGGAAGTATGGGTTTAGATTTTACCTTAAGCGATGAAATGATACAGAATAAAAATATAATTATATATTTTTACCACCTGGGCTGGAATATGCATAGTAAACCTATATCCTTAATAAATATTTGTAATAAAAGTACCATTAAAATACCTAAAATTGATGATAATAACCAGTTAATGATACATAGATGTATAAATCTATTACATATTAATAAAGAATTTCCTGATGATATATTATCTAATGAAATTATATATAATAGAATTTATGTAGAAAAATATCAAAAATATTTCCCGCCTTTTTATTGGTCAGTTAATAAACAAATACGCAAAGAAATTGAACCTTGGTTAGTTCAATATGATAAAGATATAGAATTATATAATTTATATATTGAATTTATATCCAAAATTCCTGAATTAGATATATATGATATACGTAAAATAACTGGGAATATACAAAATTATACAATATATGATAAATTTTGTCAAAGATCTTTGATTAAATATTATAGTTTAAAATTAAATCCTGCTGAAAGAAAAATTTTATTAGAAGTCTTAGAAACCAAACATTTTGATCATATAACTAAAAGATGTTTGATCCTTAATCATAATTTATATTAGTTTTATAAGTTTGAATAACTTATAAAATTATTAAATTACTTACATACATCTACATTTTTGTAGACGCTCTGCTCCTCTGCAGATAGACCCTTCCATGCAGTAGATAACAGTTTATTTACTGCACTAGGTTTTGCAGATGGATGCTTCTTTCTATACTCTTCCCTTTTCTCTGAACAAAATAGTTGATACCCCGATAGTTTCTTAGTCTCCACTGGCTCTGCCTCAGGCTCTGCTTCAGGCTCTGCCTCAGGCTCTACCTCAGGCTCTACCTCAGGTTCTGCCGGAGCATCTTCACTTGACATTTCACTCTTTTCCTTAAAATATCTAGCCTTATCCTTTGCCGCAAGATCATCAAACTCCTTAGTCTTCTTCGTTTGCTTCAGTTTAGCCCACCTCTTACCAAGTTCCTTGGTAATCTCAGTAGCCTTAGCATCCTTACCCATATCCTTCACCACCTTCTCGCGGTTAGCGGTGCAGAAAAACAAATATGCGGATTTACCACGCTTTGGACCAGTACGTACTTTCTTAACCAAAGTTGGTGGGGGTACATAAGTTTCCATTTCCTTCTGATAACGTACCTTATCAGCGGTCGCATTCTTCTCAAAAACATCAAGTTCCTTCTTACGCTTTGGATCATCCTTCAATTTATTCCAACGCACACCCAGTTCCTTGGTAATCTCAGTAGCCTTAGCATCCTTACCCATATCCTTCACCACCTTCTCGCGGTTAGCAGTACAGAAAAACAAGTACGCGGATTTACCACGCTTGGGTGCATTAGGATCTTTGTTCTTATTCTTCTCAATCTTTGATAGCAAATTTTTAATACTATTTTGGTTCTGTGAATTCATCCATGATGACTCAAGATCAGTCCCATTTTCCTGTAGAAAAGTTACTACCAATTTATTCAAATTCTTTACTAATGTGTTCATCGTGTATTTTTCAATTAATTCTTAATTCTATAAACCACATTTTATCATAGATAAACCCAACATTTTAATACCTATTTAAAAAAATATATTCTTATTATTAGAGTGCATTCGTGCCCGAGTGGTCTAAGGGGTTGGTCTTAAGTACCAATGTATTAGTACGCGTGGGTTCGAACCCCACCGAATGCAGTCTATTTAAACTTCTCAGTTTAAATAGAAAATATATTTATATACTATAAAAAATGTCTCATCCAAGTTTTTTTGGGGTTCATGCAGAACCAGGTAATCTTGGGTTTTCTACAGTTTCTAATACATTGACTAACCCCGATCAAATGCAACCTAATAACACAATCTCCATGTTTAACGCTTCTATGGTTAGAGAATACAATATACCTATTCTTACTCAAAATCCCAGCGATGTAACTAACGATACATTATTAATTTCTAATAATAATATACTTAAATTTGATACCAGTACAACACCACCCCGATTCGTTCCAGATGTTGTAAATGCTGAAAAAATTCAAGGTCTTGACGTTTGTATAACAGGTATAGTTAATGACCAAGTCTTAAAGTGGGATAGTGCCAACAATTGTTTTGAAAATGCTACTTTAGGTGGTGGATCCGGCACTGTTACAGAAGTAGATGTTTCAGGTGGTACTACTGGTCTTACTACTTCCGGAGGCCCAATTACTACTAGTGGAACTATCACTTTGAATGGAACTCTTGCTGTGGATCATGGAGGTACTGGATTGACCTCCTATACGGCTGGAGATATCATACAGGCTACTGGCGCTACTACACTTGCTGCAATCACCAAAGGTGGTAATAATACCGTTCTCCAAGTCGACTCTACGGGTACTTTACAATACGGTACTGTTACGAACGCTATGTTGGCCGGTAGTATTGATTTAACTAGTAAAGTAACTGGAACTTTACCAGTAGGTAATGGAGGTACAGGGCAAACTAGCGCCACTAATGGTGGATATTTAAAAGGGAACGGGACCAGTTTTGATGTATATACTGTATCGCAGACGACGACAACAACGAGTCCCTATTTTGCGGTTTATTGGAATAATAGTACGAACCAATTTTATTATTATTCTAGTAAATAGCAAGCAGATTAAAATTTTAAAATTATATAATTATATAATTTTAATTACCTATATTTCTTTTTTGTTGCCAATAAGGGGCACCATATGAAATAAAAAGTTCCTCGTACGGATATATATCCCTAGTAGTTACAATATATGCTGTCATTCTTTCCATACATTTGGCATACATACAATTATTGGTCTTATAAATTTTAGAATCGTTCATGTATCTACCTATTCCTGAATCAATATCACTCGCGTCAATAAATTTCCCATTGTCTAGGGATAACAAATAGTCCGAATTAGAAATATTTGTAATATCAGTTTCATCAATAATTTTCCCCTTATATTCACAAACTGCAGTATTTTTAGGAATAAATTTTTCAGTGTAAACACCTTGACCAGAATTGGGAATGGAGGATTTTTTAATGATTAAATATGGAAGGGGTATGGTTTCAATATTTGGAATAATATTATATTCTTTATTGACTAGATTCAACATTGCATTATTATTATTTGTAAGTTGATCTACATTATTACTATAATTAGGAATTTGTGTTACTACTAAAGGAGTTAATAGTAAAAAAGTATCTTTAATCTGTAAATCATGCCAAATTATATCTGGAGCCATGGATATATTCGCTATTTTGTTATTTTCATTAGAATTTAAGAATAGATTTAGTGTTTTTGTCCAAATAGATAATAAAGTTGGGATATATTTATTTCTCACTATATATGCCGTGCATGCGTGACATTCTTCCAACTGAATACATGGTAAATTTTTATATTCTTTATATTCTCCCTGATTCGATCCTCCTAACATTAGAACATCCCAATCTGGATCTTTTTCTAATTTAATTAAACCTTGAATTGTTATATTGGGTTTGAGAAATTGTACATCGTCTTCAAATATAGTAACAAATTCTCCAGCATTTTCCAGTTGTAAAAACTGTTCTAATACTCTAATATGAGATTCTAAACACCCCATCAGTCCTAGATTATATTTAATAGCATTAAATCTTGTATAATTAAATACTCCTAACTTCTTCATTTCTTTTTCTACGTGGATTTTACGATCTACTCTTTCTTCTAAATTAATATAGTAACAATGTTGTAATATTGATAGATTTTGCGGAAATATTTTATAATTTTCTAATGCACTAGTTAAATATGGGTGTATATTACACTCAATAACTTTTTTACATGCGTTAAATCCTAGTTCAAACTCTGAATTAAACCAAGCACTTACAGATAATTCATTACATATTCTTGATATTATTATTAAATTTTTATCACTAATATTATCCAATAACTTTAACGCTGTTTGAAGATTAACTATGGACATTGAATAAAAACCGCCCATCCTATACAATTTACCTATTTCAATAAATGGTTGTGGCTGTAATTTACCTGTATTTTTCTCTAAATAAATACAAGCCTTCGTAAACCATTCTATCGCCACATCTCCTTTATTAAGATTAACATTCATATGACCACAATTTAAATAAGCCATGTATCTCTCGTCTGAAACATCTAGCATTTCTGTACGTTTAGCATAAAGAGATAATGCTTTCTCATAATTTTGTAATTTAGCGTTTGTTTCTGCTAAATAATACATTACCCGACCGTTATTTTCTTCCTTTTCTAATACTTCCGTAAGAACATATCGATCCCATTCTAATCGACTATTACATTTATATGAAACTTCATTCCTATTTTGGTATAAAATTATGGATAAATTATCAATTATAATATTATCATTGGTTAGTTGTTCATGAACAACCCCATCGTATCTCCACCCTCTATTTCCTTTAATTACTTTCACATTTTCATATTTAACTATTATACCATCTTCTTCCCACTCTTGGCCAACCTTAAATCCATTCATTAAATGCATGTTTTCCAATTCATCCCGTAAGTTCTCATAATTCTTCAATTCATCATTAGCATCTAACAATAATATCCACTCACATGATTCTAAACTTTCTACCCACTCTATTGACTTATTTCGAGAGTATTCAAAATTTATCCATGGACCCTCTTTTATTACTAGTTCTTTACATGTAAAGTCTCTGCACATATCTAACGTATTATCTCCTGATCCAGTATCATAAACAGCGATACGATCTATACAGTCTACATTAAGTGATTCTAAAGTCACTCCTATTCTTTTACTCTCATTTTTAACCATTAATAATGCGGTAATATGTACCATTTTTTTAAATGTAAAACTTGCGTGTTTATATCATTTTATTCTTGTTACCCAAAATAAATTTGACTTTATCAACTATTTTTCTCAACCCAAAAGTGTATCATGACAAATGAACAGATAGAAAACGAATATCGTCTTATTCACAAAATGAAACTACAACTTATACATGAAACTTTAAAATTTGAACAAGAAAAGAAGTCGTACTATGACTACCTTGGTCAAATCAACTTTTACCAAAATACTCTCGATGTACTAAAAAATTGGAAATATAAACAAGAATTGGAAAAGAACAGAACTAAAAAGTTAGAAATACCAACATCTACTCCTAGTACTGAAAATATAAATGATATCCACATAGAGAACCAAATTCTTAAAAGACGCCTCTATGAGGTTATTTCTTGGTACTCAGACAGGGATGGATTATTTACCACTAACCCATCTCCCTCTGTTCACACCCAAATAATGAATCATATTAAAAATATATCATGGCAATTTTGGTGGGGTGACTCTGATCAAGAATACGCTTCTTGGTGGTATGAAGGTATGAAAAACTTTCAAGAGAATGTCGATGTTCAGGATAATCTGCGCAACGACATGTATGACGACAATTAAGTTATAAAATCTTAATAATAACATTATTAAGATTACTGACATTCGTCACACACCGCCTTCAATACTTCGATATTTTTTAGTATCTTTTTGTCATCTCTTAGTCCTTCTATTAAACTTAATATTCTATAATTATCAGGATTTAGAAGACAAAAATACCCTCTGTCAAACATAGAACTTGGTCTATTATCAATAGCCTCCCCAAATTCTTCGTAATGACGAATGGGATTGTAATCATAATAATATTGACCGTGTTTTACTAACGCATTCATTATATTCCCTATTATATTTCTATATTGATAGTTCTGCTCATTCCAAATTGTTGTTCCATGTAAAATAACATTCTTGTTTCTACCATCTGAATTAATGCCTATTGCACCAACTAACCTATGTTCTCTACCACCACAACCAAATTGAAAATATACACTTCCCATCGTTAAATCATGGGACCGATATGGATTTTGATCATAAAAACCATAACTCTCTTGGTAGAGATCGGCTCTTATACGTGTAACATGAACATCCATTGCAAAAAATCCAGGTGGATGATCAAAACAACGAATTAATTGTATATCATAACTATCTTCCCGATTATGTCTACGAGGATTTATCAAATCCGGGGAAGAAAGAGGTCTTATTAAAATTTTTAGATCATTTCCATTATTAAAAATGCTATTTAAAATAGCCAAATTATGTTTTATGTTATTTTCATGTTCAAACTGCTTTAATTCAGGTAGTATTTCTAACACTCTTCTTAACAAATCATCATTAAAAAATTTTATATCAATATTAATATACGGCGGTAATCCAATATTTCGTTTTGCCGGAGGTACATATGCTCCACCACCAGGTCTCAAACCTCCACCTCTACTACCCCAACCACCACCTCCACCTCTACTACCCCAACCACCACCTCCACCACCACCACCACCTCCACCTCCGCCACCTCCACCTCTACTACCCCAACCACCACCTCCGCCACCTCCACCACCTCCATCACCCCAACCACCTCCACCACCTCCACCTCCACCTCTACTACCCCAACCACCTCCACCACCACCTCCACCTCCACCTCTACTACCCCAACCACCTCCACCTCCACCTCCACCACGACTTCTCCAATTTAGATCATCACTACCCATTCTAGACGTTTTTGTTCTAGAATAACGGGATTTCCTACGTGACTTTCTACGTGACTTCCTAGGTGATTTACATTTTGACTTTCTACGTGATTTCCTAGGTGACTTCCTACGTGACTTCCTACGTGATTTCCTACGTGACTTTCTGCGGGATTTTCTACGTGACTTCCTACGTGACTTCCTACGTGATTTCCTACGGGATTGTTTTCTTACTGGTTTTCGCGATTGTCTCATTGACTTCCTACGTGGATTTCTTGATGACTTTAATAAAGATTTTAACATTTATCTTTAAGTAATATTTTAAAATCTTTATTAAAGATAAATGGCACACTTATTGGATAAAATCATGGATATAGACATGGCACGTGATCTTATCGTAGCAAAATTCGAGGATGAAAAATTTCTTAAGAAATTTGTGAAACAACTTAACGACTCAGTCGATGTACCCATGATTGGAGAAGGTACCGAACGTAAAGTTATAAAGGGCATTGTTCTTGCTATTGTCAATGCATTAAAAGATCTTGACCTAGATGACGAAGAGAAAATTTTAGAAAAAATTGAGGAAGAAGCGCAACCAAAAGATGAGGCACCAACTCCTCCTTCAACTCCCGAATTGGCAGAACCAGAAGAGGTTTAATTTATCTTGGAAAGAATATAATATATTTTCATATTATATTCAATTATAATAAACTAATGATTTTTTCTGTCATACTTATATATTTATCGGGTATGTTATTAACTATTATTATAAAACAGTGTATAGGGTCAAAAAAGAGAAAACGCTCAGTTAAAAAGAGAAATTATTTTTGTTTTTAATTAGCCACTCCAGTAACAGGATTAATATCGGCCCAATAAACTGTAACTTTAACACACCCTGAAGACATTGTATTATCTATAGTGATTGTACAAGCATCGTATTGATCTACTACTGCACCATCCCACAATGATAAACCTGTTCCATCACCACTAGGGGCTCCTCCTGAAGGTAAATCTTGGGCATTATCTCTGTTGGCAATAGTATAATTAACATCCGATGCAGGAGTGGTCGTACCACGCGTACCCGTGGTCCAATTTTCTGCAACTCTATTACAGCCCGGTCCTCCCCCCGTTTGATTTGTTGACCCTCCTGGAGCCTGTACACCTGCGAGAGGATTTGCAGTGTGGAAAGCCTGTTGGGTAGGATCACCACCAGCAGTAGTAACATCGAAACCACAACTAAAAGTAGTAACACCTCCACCTATTTCACCATAAGTATTGGTTTCATGTTGTTCTAAAATAACTTTATTTACAAGACAATTGTTCGGAAATTTGAAAACTCTATTATCTTCTTTATCAGTAATTGGTGTTAAATTAGGAACCGCGAGTAAAAAATATGTATTTGCTGCCAATGGTGAAGCGGAAGATGCTGCGGGGGTATATAATGTAGTTTTTCTCATAACTGATTGTGCGCTAGTCAAAAATACAGGTCCTTGTACATTTATACTGCTCTGTTCTAAAATTGCTCCCTTATCGGTGATAATATTTGATAAATTCATGCTATCGGCTATGCCTCCAGACTGTATAGAATTAATTATACCAAAGGATTCGTTACCGCTAACAGGTATAATACGAGTAGTTGACATTTTATATTTATATAATATAAAATTTTATATTAGAAATTTGTGTATACATCACTCCAACGAACATAATCAATACTTAATTTAATTCCTGTTGTTTCATCACCTCCTGCGAAGACACCATCATCTGCGGATGCTCCCACTCCCGCAATTACAAAAAATACATCAGTTAAATTGGGATTAGTACCGCGTAAGTTGTCTATATCTATTTTACGTCCATATATTAAACTCGCGCCACCGCCGACATTGGCCCCACCGGCTGTACCTCCTAAACAACTTTGTATTGAATCGGCTGCACCAGCAAAAGATGTTGTTCCTCCGGGGCAGTTTAATTGTTGGTGTGTTACAAAATTTAATATTCTAGCATTAATACTAGGTTGATAAATACTTCCGGTATTACCATTTTGTTGGACATCCATACCAATATGGAAAAGCATTTCCTCTCCTGAAATTCCACCAGTTTGGTCCCCAATAGAAGTACCATATCTTTGTGCGTTAATTCGAAGAATGATATAAGCATTTTCTGCTGCAGTAGCAGATGAATCATATTTAAAAGATAATAATCGAGGATCGTTATAAGTTGGGTCTCCTGAGGAATTACGCTCGATAGTATCATTAGGATCTAAATTAGGAGATTTATAAAATAAAAGTGATTGGTTACCATCCGTGTTTACTCGCATATTGTTAAAACCTTTAGGAGTATAGCCTACCATACGTTTTACAACAAAATCATTTACTTTAAAAAAAGGATTCACAACTTCTTGGGATAATCCTCCTTCCTCGGCAATACTTATATTTGAAATATTAACTGTTGTATTAATAGTATCTGAACCAGAAAAAGCAGAAGAAATAGATGTAAAACCATCATTAATACTAGTACTCATTTTTATTGTAGTCAAACAAAATAATTAATAATAACATTTTATACTTTTAGATACATCTAAGCAAATGATTCTAAATAAAATACACTAACTTTAAGGGCGCAACCTGGTCCAGTAACTGGGTCAGTTTGTGCCGGATTAGCACTGTTTCCTGCTCCAATAATTAATGCCCTAGGCGTAGTATCTGTAACAGAAAAAACATTCTCAGATCCGAGTTGATTCGCATCATCATAAGCAGAAATTCCAACACTTCCCACATTTGTTTGCCCACCTGTGAAACCATTAGTATTTGATGCTAACCTTCCAGGTGTATCGGTATCGGTAGCGGCAAGACGAGTACAACCTTCAACAACACCTCCTCCTATAAGATTAAAATTGGCATTGCTAGCAACTTGAAATATTGGTTCTAAACCATTTTCCCCAGCAGCCATTGCTCTTATGATATTTGTAGGTGCATTTGCTGCTGTAAATGCTGCTGATGTCTCCAACTGTGCGGTACCAAGGGTAATTGCTAAGTTTGAAACTGTCACGGTACCTGCTCCGTCTCCACCAGGTCCTATTTTTGTTATCGTACCAGGAACATGTGTTTGAGTATAAACTTTTTCTACAATTGCTTTCAAAATCCTAATTGTAGAAGTTCCTGAAGTTACAGAAAATTTGATTACTCTTTCATCAGATAAATTTGTTGCTGCTTCTAAATTAGGTTGATTCAATAAATAAAATAAAGGAATTCCTGCTAAAACTGTGACGTCCGCGGTTGGACTTCCAATAAAATCATTAGGTGTATAACCGACTACTTTTTTAAGTGTAGCACTTCCATCTGTAGGAATATTATAAGTTGCAGGGGATTCTACGGTAATATTTTCTATTTTACTATTTAAATTAGTAGTAATAGTATTGTTAGTATTAACTGTTCCGCTAATATTCCCAGAAAAATTAGAATTAACTACTCCAAAGGATTGATTTCCACGTATTGGTTCAAATGACATTTATTATAAATAATATAATTTTTAAACAAACGTTTGTTTAAAAATTATACCATTGAGTCTGTTCCCTTGTATATTTTAGTTGTTCCATTGGATAACTCAAAATTCAAAGAATCATATTGTAAATTAGCAGGAGTGATACTTACTCCATGCCAATTATAATTAGGACCTAGAAACGGCATAATTTTATTGGTAACATCATACTCATTTTCATCACTAATTATTAAAATTGGACTTGGTCCACGAGTCGGAATAACAAACATTTTATAAAGTTTACCTTCAATAACGTATGTAACTAGATAAGTATTATGTTTGAGTTTAACAACTGAACTATTCATGTATTGTATAAAACTAATATACAACCCTTCAAATATTAACTGACAACTGTACCACCATATAGAAATTCTACTTTCATATTTAACAGAAACTAATTTATTTAGTTTATTCCATTTTTTCCATTTATTTCCTAGAGTTCCTATCCAATTTATGATCTTACCGATATGTAAAATGGATAATATAGCAATATTATAGCATAAAATATTATATAAGCCGGGATTATAATGGTTATAAAACATTATCATTATATAATAATGTTTTATAGTTTTAAACAAATATTGTGTAGTAATAAATGAGTACTAAGAGAAAGTATTCAGTAACAGTGATACCTGATAATGATGCGGAACAATTTTCTCCATCCGCATGTAATTGTGAAAAATGTAAAGAAATTCATTTATCCCAATTAGACTGGGAAACATTTGTTCCCAAGACTAAATTACAATTAAGAATGAAGCATGTAATTGCTAAATTAGAAAAAGATATACTAACCAACAACAATCATAATGTTGATCATATACCCGAAAGGCTAGGTTAATTACATTCTTTAATAACCAGTTTTAAAAATGCTTCTGTTATATTTATATGAGAATCTAGTAATTTATTCAATGCTTCCCATTTATACTCGTCATCATCCTCCTCGTCATCATCCTCCTCGTCATCATCCTCCTCGTCATCATCCTCCTCGTCATCATCATCCTCGTTATCATCATCCTCGTCATCACCATCTGCAAAATTATCATTATTATATACTTTAGGATTATTACCAAACGTAACACCTTTACTTAATGTTGGTTCTATAGCAACTCCTTCTGTTTCCACTATTGGAACTTTATTAATATTAGATGTTTCAGTCATTTGTTACAAAATTATAGAATCTTTAAACTAAGTCTAAAAATTTGTAATTGGGTAATAAATGACTCAAACAAAAAAGAACCTTTATTACCAAATAAGAAGGTTGCGAGCCAAACGTGATAAATTAAAAGGTATATTATATTCTTATGAGGCTGAATCTAAGTTTGATCAAGAACAATTGAATAATTTAAAAAATTATGTGTTAAAAGTTATAACAGCGCAAACATTAGTTTTTGGTACCGGACTAATTATTTATTTGCGAACTAAAATATGTTAATTATACAATATAAATATTAGTGATAATGAGTTTATTATAATATTTATATTATAATAAATGTCAGCATTATATGATTCTGATGATTTAGTATTAAATATTGCAAGTTTTTTGACATATTATGATTTAACTCATTTTTGTACTATTAATCGTCAACATAAATTAATCGGAAATAGGTTAAATTATAGTTTTGATGATGTAAAGAAGTTATATAAGGTATTATTAATGTGGAAATCTCAATTATATACTCGACCTAGAGTTAATTCTTGGTCTCGTAAAGTATGGGATCCAACAGAAAGATTTATTTTTGGTTAAAAATTTAGATTAGAAGGAGGGACCTCTACGCGCGGGAGATTTACGTGGTGAGGAGATAAAAGGACGACGAGGTGAAGGAGTGGGTCGACGTGGTGCAGGAGAACGTGGAGGAAGACGACGGGAAGGAGAACGGGAAGGAGAACGTGGTGCAGGGGTCGCAATATTGCACCCACAAGAAGGTCCTTCAGTACAATTATCGGCACAACCATAAGTACCACCTTGGCATGTAAAAGTACTGCCATCGGGACAAATATGAGTTTCTTTTGCACCTAGCATTCTACGTGGAGATGGTGGTAAAGGTTTTTTAGATTCTCCTTGATAATTAATATACATATTTGGAATATTGGTTAAAGAACCAGGACAGTATCTTTCCACAGGTAAGTACCCACTTTCACTGAAACAAGGTGTAACAGTTGTATCGATACTTTGTATAAATGGATGTGGAGTACCTAATTGTTCATAAATAGATGGAATAAGAGTTGCGGGTAAAGATTTGGTAATATTATGCACAGCACCTTGTACCCCATAATTAGTTAAATCTGAGTAACAACTATTATTAAGTGAAGTAATTGCTTCTGCGGCCATTTATATTACAACCAACATTATATTTGGAACTGTGTTTTTTGTTCTGTAGGTAAATATTTTTTCAAATGTTCATAGGATTTCGATGGACATTTACATTCTTTAAGTTTTAATATCAATCCCAAAGTCATAATGTTTAAATTTGGAGTGGTAGTGCCAAGTTTTTTAATTAACTTTTCATCAATAAGTTTAGCCATACCAAAATCTATAATATAGATTTTGCGGTTTTTAATCATATAATTCATCAAATTTGCATCTGCATGGAAAATACCTATATTATCTAGAGTTTTATATATATTTATTAAACGTTTTTGTTGACTTGTGGTTAATATACCATTCTGTTTTTCTATGACATCTATTAAATGAGTATCCATTTTCTCCATCACAATGTATTTAGAAACTACGTCCTTATCTACAATAAATGGAGAGATATCGTGTTTAGATGCCAAATGTTGCATACGAACTTCATCTTTTAATTTTGCAGATGATTTCGTTCTTCGAAATGTTTTCATAGCAAATATTGTACCATCATGGGTAGTAACTAAATAAGTAGTCCCTTCTTTACCTATATTACCTAGTTGTTGTTTGATTGTGTATTTATCTATCTTATTTTTTTTATACTCTTCATATTCTTGAAATGCTTCAGTCACCATATTTATTAAATATGATTTAGACTTTCCAATAGGTAATTCCATTTCTTGACATAATACTTTTAAAGTATTATAACTTAATAAATCTAACTTAGTATAATCCATTTTAAATTATACTAATATTATTCTTAAATCACTCTTACTGAACCATGCTTGTATCACTATATATAGTCTTAGGGGTTTCTTGGGAAAATCTTATCGTTTTAATGGCACAAGGATTAAAGAACAGATTTGCCAGTAAATAAGGAAGGGTAAAGGTTACTGCTAGTATAAAATGCAAGATTCTTTCAGTTCCGCCTTCTGTACAATTAAATGCAATATGAATAGAGAAAAATAATGCAATTAACTCTAAGGACATATAACATATCGCTATTATCACGTTAAAAGTTTCATTAGATGCTGAAAATCCCGCTGCAAGTGCTTGACCTGTAGTAAAATTTTCTCTTTTTGCTTTTTGGTATTTTTCTATAGACTTTTTAAGTGCTATACTGGATAAAATCATTTTATTCTATACTAGAATAAAATATTCTTTATTTATTTACATTTCTATGAATCGGTAGTCTTTTTTCTACCACCTTTTTTACTTACTTTTTTACAACTACTACCTCCAGGTTTCTTCCAATGATCGTCATTTTCAAAACATTTGATAGAACAAAAATAAGCCTCCCTAAAACATTGATTTGTTTCAGACCATTTTATAGTTTTTAATGTACAAACAGGTATTGCTGTTTCACATTCTTCACATTCCATTGAACTAGATGGTGTTCCCAACATATTAGATTCTTTAGCGGCTGCCGCATCCTTACCTGCTTGAGACCTCATGTCAGTTATCTGGCCTTCTTCTTCCACTCTCTGTCCTTCCTCTGCAACTCTCTGTCCTTCCTCTGCAACTCTCCGACCTTCCTCTGCAACTCTCCGACCTTCCTGTGCAACTCTCCGACCTTCCTCATCCACAGTACTAACACTACTACTACTGCTCTCATCGTCGGAATCAGAATCACTGTGAGCCAATCCTAAAGTAGTAAAAACTGGATGATAAACACATGGTTTACCAGGACCATTTTTAGCGGCTTGTCTTTCACATTGTCCTATATCTTGCATAATCAACTCATAAAACCCAGGAGTTAGTTCTTCTTGAGTCTCTTTAATTTCATCGCCAGGTTTGGGAACGGGAGGGGTTTCATCAAGTTCAATATCAAAATTAGGTTTCAATAATTTACCATAAACTTTAGCAAACCTGCCGACAAAATCTTTTGGTAAAGGTTCATTGTTATATCTATTAACCATAATAGGCCAACCATCTTGGTCCCTTTTATTGTTTAAATACTGCCCTACTAAATCTTCAATAATGAGACACCAAATTAAACCATCCTTTGATTTATAAAATATGACTTCACTATCTTTTAGAGAACCAGGTGGTGGGAAATTATCTACTATAGTATATCTATTAACACAATAATCTTTCCATTGAGTAAATGTGTTTTTAATCTTTTGTTGATTTTGGGTTTGACCTCGGTTTATTTCAACACAATAAATATACTTATTATTATAGTATTGTTGTATTATATTATTAGCCATACTAGTAGATATCTGTTTGATAAAATCTAAATTTTGTGTAATATATTTAGGATCTGGGTTTAATAGAGCCTCCGGATATTTCTCCTCTGGTGTTAAGTCAACTAATATTTCAGGTAAATAATACATTTTTTGAAGTTTAGCGTCAAAAGTTTTAGTATTATCATCCTTGATATAAACTAATAAATCAACCAAGTTATTTATAAAATCACGAGACGTTGGAGACTTTTGTGCGTAAAGCCTAATAACTTCTTCAATGTAAGGACTATCAGTATTATAATCAGAAACATTAGGTGCAATATTTTTTAATGCATAGGACAATAGTTTCGTAAATAAATTAATTAGTTTATTGTCTGGAGGAAGTTTCAAATTCTCTTCTATTTCTTCTTGTGTTTTTTTCTGTTTTTTATCCGTATAGTTTTGTTTAGTTTTCCATAATTGTTCATCTTGTACTTGAATATTCCCATTATCTAATCTATATCCTAATTTTAACTGAATTGTACCATCAGGAGTAGATATAGAAAATATATCTCCTTTTTGTGTGGGGTTTATTGTAGAATTACATAATAACTCGATAAATTTCATATTAATAGGTCCATAAAATGTATCTTGTTCATGTTGTATTTCATTTTTATAAGAATGTTCAGTTACTCCATCAATAGTTGTGATTTTTTTACTTATATATTGGTCGAGATCTAATAAGTGTTCAGGGAGGAGAGGTGCAATGTACACACCACTAAATATATTTTTAGGATCTTTATATATATTTGGAACCCATTCAATAGCCAACCAATCATTGAAACATCCTTGATTAATATACATAGGACTTTTAAACTTAGGGATTTTCTTTGGTTTTGAAACATCATCCCAGGATATTAAGTCCCCAGTTTCTTCAATTTCTAGATCCGTAGGATCATTTGGATCAATTTTGATAATACAATTGTCAGGTAAATGTAATGTGGATCCATGACGTTTTCTCTTTGGTTTATCTTGAACAACATCTTCTTGAATTTCGGTACCCTCTGGGCCCACAAGATCCTCAAATTCTTCACCAAAATCAGTTTCATCTACTACGAACTCATCGCGTTCTTTCATTGCCTTTTGAACTATAGGGTTTTCCGTAAATCTACACCACATACCATTTAACGTTTCACCCCAATCTTTGAGGTTTTTACTGGTTTCATTTCTAGTATCAAATGTCTTAATAAACTGTTTCAATAACATCCGATATTTGTCATCTTCTAAATAATGTTGTATAGTGGATAATAAATCTACTCTAGCACGAGGTGGGGTTTTCCCGTTTATTTTATATGTTTTAAATATTTCCAATCTATCAAGTATATCTTGGGTAGATATAGTATCGTCTCGGGCCATTTGATCAAAAAATTTCCAAGTGGTTTCTACCTCATTATTTCTAACTTTTTGTCCTTTAGCAGTTTTGGGTTGTTTAATTGCTTTTGAACAAGATTGGGGTGGGGGATCGTCAACGTTTATTGCAACAGCCTGGGAAGCCGCTTTAATAAGTTTTTTAAGATTTTTAGGTTTAGGTGGCATTTTTTATTATTTGGTAGTATTTTATATATCAAATGAAAAAGTTTGTTTTAAACGCATATCCAAAATAATATAAATGAAGTTACATAAACTTCCTGATGATATAGTCACCGAAATATGGAAATTCTTAGATACAAATAAAATTTCAGCCGCTATGTACGTACTTTGCAAAAAAATGAGACGATTAGGCGATAAATATGGTTATATTAAAACAATATCATTCTCACTGAATGATAATTTACTTAATTTTGTCACGAGATGGAGTATTAATCATAGAAGTATTCGTTCTGTTACAATGAAATGTCTAGATACACCCACCAATTGGTTACCAGCACTTAAATGGCCAGATTCCGTATCTTTTATTAATTGTACTACCAAAAGTTTGATAATACCTCCAAAATCAAATACAAAACATTTTTCATTCATGAGGAATAACTTGGGCAAGCCTATCTTTGGCGATAAACACAACATGTATAGAAATAGTTTTAATATACAATGGAATAGACTGAGTCAATTAGAAACAATAAAGATTAAAGTCGAACGATCATCTTTCGGGGGATTAGAATATTGTATTAAATTGCGACAAGTTATTATTGTAACAATGGATAAACAAGCCCTACCGGAATGTATAGCAGAATTGAAAAAATTAGAATGTTTAATCACAAATTGTTACGCGACAAGAGCCCTAGAATTTAAGTCAACAGAGTTGAATACATGTCTTATGCCCACAAAATTTAAACTCAAATCTGGGAGTAAAAAATTACCTGCTACACATCTATTGGATAATAGTAATATTAATATTGAGGCTTTTATTGTGTAGGTTACAACTTAGTTTGATTAAATAGTGAAATAAATCTAGCAGACCATCCTATGCCATCTAAATTAATAATAACTATAGAAAATAATATTATACCTATAAATGCTAAGTAGGGAGTATTAGGATTTTCGAATGCTCCGGCTACCAATCCAATTGTTGCCAAAGCAGCGATCCACAGTGGTATACATGCTAATATAACATCTAATAAATTATTAGTTGTAAACGCTCTTTTAGTTAGAGGGGCCCAAAATATTGAGGAAATGAGGAATACTAAAATCAAAATTTTACCCATATTTCCATTTTTATATGTTAGGAGTCCCTTTTGGGGGCGTTCACCCCATATTCCGGATAACCACGTCGAAAATATTAGAAATCCTAGTAATGCTAAGACTTGAAAAATAACAGCAACTTTAACATTTGTTTTATTAATTCCCAACCAGTACTTAGATTCTAGATAGGATTTCTCATTCTTAAATACCACAGAATAGGAAACTAGTACTAAGAATGCGCTAATTACATTTAATATTGAGATCATTTATTATAAATATTATATAATTATAATATTTATAAATCAATAGTGGTTTTATCATCAGAATTTTTATATTTAGGAATTATATCTTCATATAACCAATTATAAAACACACTTTCCAAGTCTAGTTTATCATAAGTTAGGAATCCTGAATTTTCAGGATTAAATCTGTTACAATAATTACACACTAATTGACGAGCACTATCTAATTGTTTAAAACGTGTCTTATTTAATCTCCAACAAACTGAACAATTACCTTGATCTTTATTATTTGTTTCTAGAATATCTCGTTCTTTCTTACTATTTTTCTTAGTTAAATAAAAATGATTACAAGTAGGATGTTGTGCTACAACATCTCCTAGTCTAAATTTTCTAAATAACAAAGTTCTTTTATCCATTAATTCATGTTGTGAATAAGGTCTGGTTTGGGCTATATATGCTGTTTCTAATGCTGCAGAAGTCATTTAATTTAACATAACCTATTTTTTTAAGTCTAACTATTAATTAGTTAATGCAAGTTGTACAGCAAGATCAGTAATATCTTGTACTACTTTTTTATCCAACTCTAGATCATTATTTGTGGTATTTTGGTTTGGTATTTCGCTGGTAATTGTATTTTCGTTTGGTATTTCGGTAACTTTTTCCTCATTTACTATTCCTAAACCCGTTAAGGTTCTTATCAATATTCCTTGTTTAGAATTTATGGATGTATTCTTATCTTCGTCAGACATTCTTTATTATATTTAAGAATGTTTATTAAATGTTATAATTGTTTGGTAAGTTTCTAATGCAGATATAATATTACCAGTGGGAGGATAGTCGCTTACCATACTAATATTTTTGTGTAATAAAGTAACTATTACATTAAAATTATCGGCTATATATTCTGAACTTTCTGGGGTAACCTCTTTACGTCTTATGGGAACATTTAATGGACCTTGGGGACTAGGATTATAAGAATGAGGTGGTAGTTCATGATAATCTGTTAAAGTTCGCGTTTGAAAACAAAACCAGTTGAGATCTCTTAATGAATATTGAGTACCTGAAGGTTTATCATCTTTCAAAATAAAAGCAACTAGGTATCTACACTCGTTCGACAATAGACAGTACATTTTACTCATATAGACAGAAGCATTTTCCACATCTTTTATTTTAACCATTATAGGATAATTGAAATATGAATTTATATGTGATCTAAAAACATCTTTTTCAGGTTCAATATTTTCCAATAATTGTCCATAGTTTGACATTTTAAGTTTAATTTATTTTTATAAATTTATACTATAAATGAGTTATACGTATATTACCAATACCCAATTTTTTAATCCAGAACCTTTTAATCAACAATTAATGACAGATATGAGACTAAAACAAGGTCTCGATCAACAAATTATTTCTAATTTATCATCTTCAAATATCCTTAGATACCCTATTAATACAACACCTCAACCTCAATACAATGCATTACCCCCTCCTAATAATGGATATTGCCTCAGATATGTCAAAGCCCCATAATAGACTCTTACATTTAAAAATTATATTATTTATTATAATAATAATAATAAATAATGCAATTGACTAAATATGATATAGTATATTTATTACTACCAGCACTCGTAGGTTACGGAACTGCCATGGTATGTCCAATGGATAAATCAAGATCCGGATCAACTGTTAAATTTCGTCCGCCCTCATACGTGTTTGGAATAGTATGGCTTATTCTTTTCGTCGCATTAGGTTTTTCTTGGTATATTGCGGCCAATAATTCTATTGATAAACATCTTTGTATTATAACTTACACTATTACAACCTTATCATTAGGATTATGGACTTATGTATATTCATGTAATGAAGCAAAAGTTGAAAGTTCATGGGTTCTAATCTTGTCTGTTGCAGGAACATTGGCCTCATTTGCCCAAGGAAATATATATTCTAAAGTATTAATATCACCTTTAATTGCATGGTTAATTTTTGCCATGATAATGAGTACAACTGAAATTCAAAATACTTATTAAGGAAAAAATTTCATTCGGTTACTAATGTCATCCGCATCTTCCCTACTTATATTAAACATTCTTCTTGTCGAATTTAAACCTAATCTTGGTTTTACTTTAGTTTTTTTGAAAGAATATACTGACGCAAAAATTGTTAAAAATAATAAATATAACCTCATTTTATCTGAATATTTTATATTTATAAATATAAAATGAATACTCAACAACAATATTGTTCTTGCAATGCTGATAATTTTTCATGTCAAGCAAACCGATTCTGCGATCCAGAACTTGATGATGGTAATAATCCAATATGCGTCAAAGATAAACCAGGATGCAGCATGTGTAATGACTACTTCGACTATAAAGATAATTCCAACTTACCATTCTGTAATTATTCCCTACCCCAAGCAGACCACGGTTGTCTACGTGACGAAGATGGTGGCATCAATAAAGATCTTTATTTTGACGTTAATGAATATCACAAAGACCTGGATAAATGCCTCTTAATGGATAACAGTCGTACAACGAATAAGTGCGTTGAAAAACTATACCAAGAATTTGGTAAACCATTCACAGATAATAAAGCATTCGGTACTGCTAGTGAAAAAGATATACAAACTATTAGACAAAAAATATTCCAGATAGCAGAAAATGGTACAGTTACCGGATTCAAACCAGAATTCCAAGTTTGTACACAATCTGAATACGATAAAGAAAAATTCGATAGTTATTTTAAACTTATTTATCCTGACAAAAATTATGGTAATTGTACTTGTTTACACTATAAGTCAAACTCAAATCCAAATCAAAGATGCGAATCAGATAAAGTTGCTTTAAATTCATGCGACCATATGAAGTTAGGATTCCCATGTTATTACCCAAGACCTGATAGCCGTAACTTTGCACATGCATCTTTATTTTTCAACCCCTCTAAGTGCTCAAAACAAACTAGAGAAAATTGTGGTTACATAGTGGATGATCGTGATGTTATATCTTGGAATAGTTGTAAATGGGTACCGAATAAAGAGCCAATAGATCTTTACAATAATAACTCTAATATTTTTCACCCACCATCACCATCACCTCCACCCCCACCTCCACCCCCACCTCCATCGCGTACATGTGTACATGCTTGCTTATATAATAATAATCCTATACAATATTGTCCAGACGGTTCCGCATGTTCACAATCGCTTTGTTGTGATAATCATATGTAATTATTTTTCTATGGTTAATGTCGTACCAAGAACAGCGGCGACTTCCTTAGTATTTTTATTTATAGTTAATTCAGAAAGATCAACTTGTTTAGCAAAATCCTTGAGACTTATGTCAAGTTTTTTGTTACAAATCCAATAATATGTCAGTGCTGCTGCCACAGATTGAGGTCTAGACCTATTTAATTTGGATGAACGGTTTTTAACCTGTTCATAAAGTGCGATTACTTCGTTTTTCTGTGCTGATGTGGCTCTGAATTTATCCATGATATCATGTATGAGATGTTCGGGTGTAATAAATGTAGTGTGAATTTGTGAGTCCTTGGGAGCATTAACATTTACAATCTTTAATCCTTTCAAACCATTTTTCCTATTTAGTCCAAATAATTTAATTAAATTTTCTGGAGTCTGGTGTTTGCCAGACATCTTGTAAGCATGAAATATACATGCAAATACTATAGCCTTGCGGGAATTACCTCTATATATCTGTCCTTTAGTGACTTGAGAGTATAATTCATCGGCTTTATTGACTATAGTTTCACTAAACCCCATATTTTCTACATCCTTAATAATATTTCTTTCCTCGCATTTCCTAATTTGCACTCGAGTTGGATCTGAAGCGCGTTTACTGTCTGTTGGTCCATAATATCTCCATTCTTTTTCGTGTTCAATTATTTTTTTAATTTCTTCACCACAATCTATACAACTTGTTATTCCGTTTTCTGTTATTACATCAGTATGACAACATTTACATTGTGGTTCAATAGTTTGTTTAGTTTGTTTAGTTGTGGTATATTCTAAGAGGGCTTCCTCAAAAAGTGTGAAATCTGACATGGTATTAAATTTAGTTAATACAATATTTATATTTATTAATTTCATTTTTAATATTCTTTATATAATATAATTGATCTTTCATTATCAATTATATTACAGACTGTTCATTTCTTGATTAATTTTATGTGCTGGAAATTTATTTTCCATTTTAGGCATTGTAGACTGCAACCTTAATAAATAGTCATCTTTATCACTCTTATCATCGTTAAATTCGAAAGGTTGGGCTATAATACAATTATTTGGTTGTGTTTTATATACTTCATCATAATCATCAATAATCACAGTATTATTTTGGTCAAAACCAACTATTTTATATAAATCCCAAATAGTACTTAAATCTTTAGTGCCATTTTTCAATTTTTTAGAGATGTCACAATGATATGAGAAAAAAATCCAGTCCAGTTTTCTTTCGGGATGTCCACCTAATAGAATTTTATCTACAATAAACAAAGCATAATCCTTGCTTGCAGCAGTCCAAACGGATACGTTATAATTTTTAAATAGCCAATCTAAAAAGGGTTGTAATCCAGGTCTTTCAAATACTATATAATATCCATCCATATCATGAAATTTGAATTTTGTGGCCTTATCTTTACTTTTACCATGATCATACTCGTCATCTCCTTCTGCACTAATAACTGTTTGATCTAAATCTAAGAGAACATTAACTTTTTGTTGGGTCATTTATTATATATTAAGTTTTTATCTTTTCCATAAATATAGTTTGCAACGATTAATTTGTCTCACGATCTTTTTGCATTTGTTGAGCCATTGCCATTAAACTACTTCCTTGAGTTACATTGTCTGTATTGGGTTTAATTTTGGAAGTATAGTCACGATTGGGTTCTTCCGGTTCTCCGAATTCTTCTGATAAATCGTATCCTCCAGGACCATTTCTAACTCCTGCTGGTGGACGTTTAGGTATTTCTAAGTCACTTTCATCGTCTTTCTCTATGACTACTTTTTTATGTGGTTTTCTTTTAGGTCTTGCAGGAGGTGGGGGTTCATAATCTTCTTCACTAAATTCATCTTCTTCCACTGGTGGTGGTGGTTTTGGTTTAGATTTTCTGACTTTTCTTTGAGGAGGTGGGGATGGGGATGATATAATGGGATCTTCTAATATATATTCTGCAGGTTGTTCTGGGAGTTGGGGAGGTGGAGGTGGAGGGAGTTGAGGAGGTGGAGGTTGTGGAGGTAAATTATAACGAACAATTTCATCAATCCATTCAAATACCTTGTTACCTTCAAATTTTTCTACTTGACCGTTATTTAATATCAACAGAGTAGGGACGGATTCAATAATTATATTTTTGGAACTAGTTATTTGTTGTCTAATTTTTTTGTTATCAATACATAAGTAAGATAAACCGGTTAGATCTGTCAAATTTATAGGACAGTTATTTATTACTGTTAATAGTTCTGTTGACTTTTGTGAATAATGGCTGTATAAAAGTACACAAAATTGAGACATTTTATTTTTTGATATAATATCTGTATGTTTAAATTGTAAAATATTATTTATAGCGAATATATTGCAATAATAATAAATGGAAAACGCAGTAAAAATTGACGGTACTATATTAGATGATAACTATTTACGCTATGTAGGATGGTCTGAAAATAATTTGTGTATTCAGGAATTTTTTAGTGTTAATACTGTTAAGACTATTTCCCGTAAAGTAACAGAATTAACAATGGGAGTCCACCCTGAAAATAGACCCATACTTGTACCAGATGATAGAATTATCGAAGTGATGAATTCGGTCCAGGATACTTATCAACCTCCAGTTGGAGATATATATACTAGATATATAGTTCCCTCTGGAGATGAATTATCGGACGTGCAAAGGATGATTGACCAAACAATAGAAATTATAGTAAGTTTTGTGCGTAATACTATAGAAATGGAAGAAAATAACAAAAAACTAACAGCATGGACGACAGTGTATGGAGATTTTAATGCACATCAATTACGTCAACATGCACCAATTAAAGTCAGAAATAAGAGACCAAATCCTATGGAATTTAATATGAATTATTAAATGTTTTTAATATTTGTTACAAATATTAAAACTTAATTTTCTCTTCAAATAGAGTGCCAATAGAGTGAAACTTAGGTAATAATTTAGTAGTGCCATGGTAATCATAATCTATCTTATTAAAACTTTCTCGGAACTGTATGATGTTTAAATTGCCTCCATAATGTTCTAATATACGCCAGTGGGGTGCAGGAGAAATAATAACCGTTTTTGTATTCATTATGTTATTATACATTTTTGTTAACAACATGTCTGATTTATCGTACAATCGATTATGTTTGTTCTCATTTATATAGGCTTTACAACAATTAAATGAACAAAACACACCGTCTGTTTCATAATATTCATCATTACTACATTCAACACTTTTATCTTCTATATTTAATAGTCTTGTTTTAGTTATATTTTCTTTAATAATATAATTATCTCTACTAATATGGGAATAATACTTCTTAGTAACTTGATGAGAGACGTAATTAATAGGACAACCAAGAGGTCTAGAATCAAATGGGTGTTTACACCAAAAACAATGATATCTAAGCAAATTTACATCCATTTTTGAAGTAAAATCAATCATAGATACATGACAAGTATGTAGTTTTTTAGATTCATCTAAAAATGATATGGTTTCGGGGGTAAAACCCTTATTGTTATTGAGTTCGCTAAGTTTAGTAGTTGTCGTGTCATCATTTACCACTAAACTTGTTTCTTTATCTAATTGAATTCCATATTTTTGGTGAATCTTATCTATATCAAGATCTTTTAATATAAATAGGTATTTAGTTTTCTTACTCATTTAAGTTATATGAGGTATATGTTATAACATATCATTTTTAATTTTAAATTTAGAATCTATATGTGTAATAATAAAACATGGTTAGATGTAATAAAAGTAAATTTTGGTTGCAAAATCCAATTAATTTAGTATGTGATACGGCTTTAATACCACTCGATAATATGGTGTTCAGTGAACAAATGAATGCTATTACTCGGTTAGTATTTTTAGTGTATTTAGTCTTATATTTAGCAGGATCAAATTTTAGTTCTTTATTTTTACTACTTTCATTACTATTTATTATTATTCTTTATTACATACAAAGGAGTCAAATGAATGAAAGTAAAAAAGAGTTTTATACCGATCTAAATGTAGTCTCTATACCAGATAATTTCAAACTTTTCCACAAACCAGATAAAGCCCTAGCAGAATCCGTTTATCATCCCAAACCTGGAATAGTTAAAGATATCTATAACGACCCACAACGATATTTTTGGTGTGATGGAACAAAATGGTTAGAAAGTGCACAAGCAGGGGGTGAGGGAAAAGGTGTATTTAATAACCCCGAATTTATCTCTCCCAATCAGAAATTAGTGGGTAGAGCAAATCCAAAAACTCAAATAGCCCCAGTTGTTGCACCCCCTCCCTCAGATTTAAGTTTTTGGCGTACTAATAACACTGTTATACATTCCGCAATAAACGATGAAAGCCAAATAGAACAATACCAAAACGGATATCAAGTACAAACTTGTTGCGCACCTACTTATAATCAAACTATTTTCCCCGTCATAAATGAAGAACCTAAAGATGTACCATTAAAAATTTATGATAATATACCCCCAAGTAATAACCTCCCAAGTAGTAATAACCCCCGTTCAGTATTACCTTCCCCCACACCATCACCAACTTTACCATCACCGTCACGATCATCCAATATTATAGAAAACTATGAAGGACCTCTCCAAATAACGGAAATACAGGCAGATGAACCATGGATTCTTAACAACGATAAGGGGGGTAAAGGTGGAGATAATCATAATGTTCAGTTTGAATATCCATTTCTCAAAGTAGCACAACTTCCCTTAAAAAGTGATGTAGTTATACCAAATGAACCAGGAATGGTAGACACTACATGTGGTTATGATGCCAAACAATTACTAAACTCAGGATTACCCGCAAATTTACCATCAGGATTTGCCCAAAAAGATAGTCGCATGATGCAATATAATAAAGAAATATTTAAACAAACAATTCAACCTGGTGTGTATACCACTAATCAAGTTAATGAACCCATCAACAGTAATATTGGTATCTCATTTACTCAACAATTTGAACCCGTTATTTCAAAAACAAATCCAGAAACGGGGCAGATGTATTATGATCAAATAGATCCTAGAATCATAAATCCCGATTATTACAAAGAAGAACGTCCAAAAATGGACATGACTGCTACTGAAGCAAACGTCTATGATCCTCGTTTCAGTGGTTATGGTACTACGTATCGTTCTTATACCGACGATCTTTTAGGACAACCTAAATATTATTATGATGATGTCGATGTAATACGTATGCCTAATTATATAACACGTAATAATATTGATAATCAACCTTTTGCCGATTCATATGGACCAATGAAAGCAGGAGATGAATTCGGAAATAAATATAACGCACAAATACACGCATTGGCAGGAAATGCTTTTGTTGACAGCAACATTCAATTTAGAACGGAATTATCTGAAAGATTAATGCGTAAAGTCAACTCAGAGGCCTGGCAACAACGTATCTCACCCATTAGATCCGGAGGGCAAAGAACTTTGGGATCTATGGCTCTCCGTCCTTAGTTATTTTGTCCACAAAATAACTAATTTATATATTAGAATTATTCCAACGTGGCATCCATCTTTGCTCATTAGCCTTACGCATTTGCAACCCCATTATATCTTGACGATGTGACAAACTGTCTTGCATCCAAGATAAATCTCCTTCATAATTATTTCTTATCGACCCAATAGGATTATCATTTCTAACTGGAGTGCGCAAATATTGAGGTTTCATCGCTCCCATCGGATCTTTATATAAATATCCATCGGTCCAAGCAGAAGATACAAAATTAGGTCCGAAAAAGGGATCCTCTATAGAAGCATCGTTATAATATAAAATTTGACCAGAATTTACATCCGAATAAGTTCTATAATGTTTACCATAATCATCCAAAATTGGATCCGTATAAATTTTATCTAATGGTACACTTCCATCAATAGGTGGATTATGAAAACGCATCAATAATTTACCTCGAGCATTATCTATAACCCTACCATCAAATGGCGCTGTTACTTGTTTATATTCCCCTGGAGATGATACAGTTGCAAACCCCTTAGAATATTTGTCAGTTAACACATTCGGATTTATGGGATAACGACCTCTTTTATCTACTGGTTCAATATCTGCACGGAAAGGTTTAGTATCAAAACAATTCCAGTATTTTTTATCAAAATCACAATTCTTAACCGACATATTACTAGGAATTTGTTGAGATGGTTCGGAAAAATCCTGATTATTACAGTCATAACAATCACAGGAAGATTTCGGATAATTATACACAACACTATTGTTCATATTTATTACTATGCTAGGTTTTTTCTTTTTATTGGTTAAACCAATAAAAAAATTATTCTGAAGAAAGTCTGAATTTTACAGGAAGACTGTTATCTAACGAGACTTTCTACGGGAACGCTTGCGTCCTGGTTTGCGTTTGCAGGAGCCGTTCTTTTTAACACCGTGGAGACAACGCGACTTTCTACGCGACTTACGCGACTTACGCGACTTACGCGACTTACGCGACTTTCTGCGCGAGCGACGCGACTTTCTACGACGTGGCATCATTGATATTGATGGTGATCGTGGACGAGGATATATCACAGTGCCACTTCCTCCTGCGGCAACCGAAGCAGCGGAACGGGCTTCTTGTGCCTTCTTCTTCGCCGAACGTCTTCGTGCTGCGGCTTGAATTTTTAATGCTGCTGCCGCCTTTTTATCACCACCTGTCGAAGCAGCCGCAGCCTCTTCGTCAAACATATTGGCGAGATCCATATCCTCTTGGGCCGCTAATTCGGCCTTGGCGGCCGCTCTTTTGGCTTTCTTTGCCTCAGATGAACCTCTCCATGCCGCAGTTGTAGGAGATGCTCGGGGTTTACCCGCTTTAGTAATATCATCTTGTTTGGGCTTCATGTATGCACGGCGGGCGGTCTTACGGACCATACCTTTACGGGTTCCCGATCTTCTTGTCGAACGGCATCTACCGGTTTGACGATTGCGGGACTTACCAGGGCCGCAAGGTTTTCTTCTAGATTTTCTTCTAGATTTTCTTCTAGATTTTCTTCTAGATTTTCTTAGCACGCTTTTTTTTTAGAGCCGGAACGCTTGCGTCCTGGCTTGCGTTTGCAGGAACCGTTCTTTTTAACGCCGTGGAGGCAACGCGACTTACGGCTCTTGCGCGACTTACGGCGCGACTTACGGCGCGACTTACGGCGGCTCTTGCGCGACTTACGGCGGCTCTTGCGCGACTTTTTGGGCCCTGGCTTGCGTCTGCAACTGCCACTCGTCTTTGTGCCGTGGAGGCAACGCGACTTACGGCGCGACTTTCTGCGCGACTTACGGCGGCTCTTGCGCGACTTTCTGCGCGACTTACGGCGGCTCTTGCGCGACTTTCTGCGCGACTTACGGGACTTCTTCATGTAGGCGCGGCGGGCGGTCTTACGGCGCATACCCTTACGGGTTCCCTTGCGCGACTTTCTACGCGACTTACGGGACTTTCTGCGCTTGGGTGCGCGACTTACGGCGGCTCTTGCGCGACTTTCTGCACCGCGGGTCAACGTGGCTTCGTCAACTTGCATCGTCGGTGTTTGATGTTTCATTTTTGTTTGCATCCACGCGTGGGGATTATCAGCGATAGAAAAAGCTCTTGGCATATTTTTGTTTTATTTAAACCAAGATAATTTTAATTTTTAAATTAATTTTGTTAGTTCGCAAGTTAACAAAATTTTAATCAGTTTTTTCTTCAATGTCACAATATTGTAACATTTTATCAATAAGATCAACATGGGTTAGTAACATTCTCTTGCAGCAGTATCGTTTGAGTCCTAATATGTTCATAATTTCTTCTTGAGGTTTACCTTCTGCGGTTAATTTTTCATATGTTTCTTGTTTATTTCCGACAACTTTATTACATGTATAACATCTAACTGGGATTAACATGATTTAGTTTTGTTGTAAAAAGTTTAATAGAATAGTCAATTACATTTTTGCGAATTATTAATTTTAATGTAATTTAATACGTCCTTCTTTTTGGTAAAACAATTGCAATTGTTTTTGGTGTAATAGACCTCAAATTCTTGAGTAGCGTCTTCCCATGATTTAAAATAGACTTTGAATAAGGGATGGCCTTGATATTTTATACCGTTAACTCTATTTAAGTACCATTTAACTGTATCGCTTTCTTTTTCCCAAACTACGCTGTATGTGTCACCAGCATCGATGAATTTACATATTTTCTCTATGTCTTTTTGATTCCAAGATGATCGTTTTGGCGCCCAATATTTTGATAGAGTGATAATCCAAACACCTTCTATTGCAACAACTAGATGGAATATAGTGTTGTCTTCGTATATGGCTAATAGATAACCTATATAATCTTGTTCTGAAGGCCATGCTAATTTAACTTTATTATCCCTGTAGGCTTGTTCAGGGTGAGAATGGAAATTATATAAACCGACTGCAATTTTAACACCTTGTTCAGAACCTAAAAATAATGTATCATCATCTACTCCAACAATATTGACTGTATCATCATTAATTTGTTCAATGTATAAATTACCAGCGACTTCTTTTTGTGAAATAGTATTATCTGAGTTTTTAGTTTTGGTTATTTCTGATACAGGTAATTTTGCTAATTTATTAACTGCACTTTGAGTTAATTTCATTTTTGCAGTGCAGAATTTATCTTCACTGCAAAATTGTTCTAAAGTGTATATAACATCGTTATATGCTGATATATTTTTATCAGAGTTGATATATTTAATTAAACATACGTGATAGTTGTTTAGAATTCTTCCTAATGGACTTTTGGTGGCTATATAAGGATTATGAAATCCATAGTCAATATATGATAGTAATAATTGTGATAAGTCTTGGTTACATTCGAATGGTAGACATGCTACAATGATTGAATCTGTAGGTATATTTTCGGATATCCACTGTAAAAATTTAGGGAAAATTTCTTTATTAAAATCAACAGTAAGTATTTCACATATTTTACTATTATTATTATATTCAACATAAATGGTGTTATTGTTATATTGGAATACTTTTAGAGTATACTTTGTTTTAGGTATAAGTGGAACCATAGTTTATTTTATTATAATATTATAATAATAAAATCCGTTTAGATTTTGTTTAAGTTATCCATGTAGTCATCGTTGAATCTAGCATAGTGAAAATCCCAGTATTCTTGACATCCAAATTTCCAGTCTTTAGATACGATTGGTGCTTTCCAGTAGAAAACACATTCTTGCCATGTGTTAGTTTGGGTAACACCGTGTATATATAATGCACAATAGTCATCGGTAAGTTGATCCATAAGTTCACAAAAAGTAGTAAAATCGGGGATAATAGATGCATAATTTTTATATAACGCTTCTCTATTTTTGAGTAATGGTTCCCTAAGAATGAATATTCCATCTACGTTGGTACGAATAACGGGTTTAACGTCCATAGCATACTGTAGAGAAAGTATATATAACATTTTCCAATGTCTACCTTTTTTATACATGGCTTGTTGTAATGGTTTATTAAAAATTTTAGGATCATCTGTGCAATCGTCGAGTATAATAGCAGCCCATGGATTATCTAAATGTTGTGTGGCTATTTTTTGTCTTCTAACAAAATCCGATAGTTTTTCCTCATTGTATTCATTAAATATGAAAGTACTAGGTATAATTTCACTGTATGCGTGATTACTATCTTCAGAACCACTCATTGCCATAGCAATAGGAATAATGTGTTTTTTAGAGTATAAAAGTGCCTTAATTAATGTACTCTTGCCTGTACCTGGTTTACCTACCACTACTAATTTACAACCACCATTATAGTTACGATCATGCATTTTACGAGTGATTGGAGGAATAATATCGGGATCTAATTCTTGTACTTCAATATTAATAGTATTACTCATTTTTTAATCAAAAATGAATGTTTAAATCTTTTTGACTTATAAATAAATGGTCGCAATAAATATACCCTTAATCGATTTTAAAGCAGATCAAATTTGGAAGGCCTTTATCTTGAATTCTTTATCACAGAGTACTATTATTCTGATAGCAATATTGATAAAACAACAACTAGATAGTATATATATAAAACACGCAGAAGAAGAAAATGATATTAAACATGTATTGAAAGGTGAACTTTTACAAACAACATGGTGGAGTGTACTGTTAACATTTATAGTTACTTTTATCGCGTCCCTATCGTGTTATTGGATAATGTATTTATTGTTTGGGTTTGGAGGTGGTATGTTAACTAATGGGTAAATTTATTATATGAATATAATAAATTATTTAACGGCATATCCTGTAAACCCTGATTCTTTCAGATTTGAATTGAATTTACCAAATATACACATAATAACTCCAGATACTAATCCAACTAATACAGAATAAGAGATGATGAGTGGCCATGAGATTTTTTCCTCACCTTTCTTAAAAATATTAAGATACTTAGGTTTTATAACGAATAAAATTAGAAGAGTTGTAATAGATGTAATCATAATAACTATTGATATTTTGGTTAGGTGAATATCCATTTATTATTAAAACATAAATTAAACATAAATTATTAATCCGAGTCATTATCAGAATGGAAATTATTTGATTCTAGTTCAACTAATTCTTTTGATTTAATATAAATAGAGATTTTACCTAAACTACCTATATTAGATCTGAATAATAGAGGTAATTTATTAGAGGCTGGAAATATTTGCATTGTATTATTTAGACCTGCTAATTTGGTAATACGAGACAATTGATCAGTAGAGAATGTAGCATGATATTCTGTTTCACCATCATCTGAATCATCATCATCTGAATCTTCATTTTCACCAAATGCTACTTTACGTTTTAGAATACCATCAGCATCTGCTATGAATTCAATATGGAAATTTTTAGAAACTACTTTAATATTAGTACTACCAATACTACTTAGATCTTTGCACATCTTTTGAAATTCAGATGATGGTACAATCACTGGCTTTCCATAACCAATTGGAGCCTCAATATCAAGATTTTGAATAGTTTGGATTTTAATACCAGAAGTAGTTATACGGGTGTTTTCTTTAGGTATAGTTTTAATACCTAATTCATTGGGATTATCACTATTGATAAATAACTGTAGAGAGTCTTTTTTCTTGATTGATTTTAACATTTTGTGAAAATGGTTCAAATTGAGTCCTAAACAAAATGGAGGAGTAGTCTTAAATTTATATACAGAAAAATTTTCAGATAACAACTCTAAATCTACCATTGTTTTACGGTGATGATCAAACATACATAATGATATACCATTTGTAGACACTTCAAAACAGCCCGTTTTAAGATTGTTAGTTAGTAATTCGGCTAATACTTTAATATGATATGCTTCACCAGTTTTACATTTAAATGTTAGAGGCATTTTTTTATGAAATACTTAACACCTTAAATTGTTTTATAGAAAATAAGTATTGTTATTAATAAAATGGTAAAAGTTAATGGAAAAAATTTTATAGTTTATGATATGGATACGCTACAAACCATAATAAACCGTATAGCATCTAGATTGGAAACAATTCCTAAATATTTATACTTTAAAGATGGTTTACCGGATATAGAAGTTTTCAAAACAGGTAATAATATTGAAGTAGAAGATATTCTTAGTATACTCAAAAATTTTAGTAATAAGAGTACTAAATTTACCACATTATATGAGAATATGGTCGATAAAATACAACAGCAAAATCTAGACTTAAAAAACGATATTTTGGTTCCATTCATAATTTATAACAATACTTTGGCTAATAACCCTAAGCAGTTCCAGGATGCATTTATATTAGTTTATCAAGACGAAATAAATAAGAGTCCTTTATTTGACGATAATATCGATATAAAAAATATATGGGAGAATAGAGTACAATCAATCGAATCTATAAATGCACAAATTAAGACCACTACAAAAGAGGCCTCTCAGCAACAGGATATGTTTCGAAAGATTACTGATGCAGATGTAATTCCGTATACCCCATTTGAGGTGGAAAAACTCGACTTTAAAATACTTATAAATATGGGGGATATTTCTATAATAGAACTTTTTAATTATATACAATTGTCCCCTAAAATACCATATGCATTTGTTAATAATTTTTATAAGATACTAAAGGATTTTACACCCTTCAAAGAATGGGCGTTCAATTCTGAACTAATTAACAATGCTGAGTCAGATTTGTTTAATGTAATTATCCTTAAAACATTACAAACTAAACAATCCAGTAATAATATTACCGATTATAGTGATATTTTTATTACTTATCCTTCTAATGATGATACAGATAATAAATCTTTTGTTATTAATACATATTTATATACCAGCGGGAAACCCCTCAGTCTACAAAATTATATTCAAAATATATTAAGTATTTTCCCAACTTTTGATTTTAATCCATTACAACCTGTAAAAGAAGAAGGGATATCTGGTGTATTTTATTTCCCTAATTTTAGGTTAAATAAGTATGTGTTAGCAGATCTAATTTTGAACGATCCGTTATTTTCTTCATTATTAGCCATTGATGAGAGCAATAAGGCTACTAAAACAAAAAATAACATCTATATATATTTTAAATCTACAAAATTAGGATATATTACAGCGAATTTAACCAACAAAATAGCAGAAAAAGGAGACCCAACATTAAAAAATAAGGATATAACTCTGGGACAAGATTATTTACGAGTTAAAATTGGGAATGCAACAAATACTGAAATTGTTAACCAATTTCAGGAAATATTAAGTAAATTATTTAATATTTACACAGAGAATTTTGATAAAATTGTAAAAGAATATCAACAATTTATACCAAATTTTGGAAAGGATAAAACCAAACCATCTTCCACGAAAACGGTTGATATATCCAAGATACCATTAAAAAACATAGCACCTCAGATTTTTTTACCCGGTTATCCTAAAACTTGTTCTAAACAACCCATTATTGTATCAGAGGAGAAAGAACAAGAATTAATTAACGAAGGTATACCAGTAATGAAATACCCTATGAGTGAAGACGAAGGATTTGGAATACCTAGAAATTATGTTTGTAAACAACACCCTACACATCCATTTCCCGGCTTAATCCGTAATCCCTTTCCCCAGAATAACGATATTGTGCCTTTTTTACCCTGCTGTTTTGAAAAAGATCAATCTACGAAGGTGGGAAATCCTTATGGTGTGTATTTTAAAGGAGAAGAATCTAAACAAGGTGCTAATTTGGGACAACAAGATTTTATTATTACTAATAAGTTTCTAGAATATGGATATTTCGGAAACATTCCAGCACTTATTGATAACACTTTAAAAATTTTTGATGAAGAAGTAGGTTATCGATATTTACGGAAAGGTGTAATGAATAGTAAGAGTAGTTTCTTAGAATGTATTATTGAAGCCACGGAACCAGCGGGTGGTATTTTTAATGTTATTGAGGATGATACAGATAGAATAGATTATGTTAAAGAAGTAAGACAGGACCTGAGAACTAATACAAATATTGCATTATGTAAACAAACAATGTATGATTTTACATCTGAAGAAATAAAGGAAATAATTGAAAATGATGATAAATACTTCGATCCCTATTATTTTATACCTTTACTAGAACATGAATACGGATGTAATATTTATGTATTCAAACGAGATAAAACTGGTTCAAATCTAATTATTCCAAGGAACTTACAATCATATTATAAAACATATAAATCTAAGCCGTGTGTTCTAATATATGAACATATGGGTAGCGAATCAAACCGTGCGGAGTTTCCGATGTGTGAACTAATTATTAAATGGAAAAAAACACAAACAGATGACTGGGTCTCCCTCTTTGATAGTGATTCAAATTTGTGTCTAGGACTTAGACATATGTTTAATGCAGTTAAACAAGCATATGTCCTTAATATTAAATTGACAGAAACTGACTTTCCTTTTCCCTTAGGGGAATTTAAAATTACTAGTCAATATATTGATTCATATGGGAAGTGCAGGATGTTAAGGTTTACTGATAAGACAACTGATAAATCTGCCAACTTATTAACTAGCCCCATAGCCCCACTAGCAGTAGTAGAAATGGAAAATTTTATCATTCAAAACCCTATTACGTCAGATGTGGCCATTCAAATAGCAGCAAAACTAGGAATGATAATTACTAGACAGAATGTTGTTAACAACAAAGTACAATCCTTTGAAGGAACAATGGGTAACGTTCAAGTAATTCTACCAATTATTCCCGCAGAAATTACCACAGAAGGTATACCAATTGTTGAAAAATCTAATGAATATCCTGTTAAATATAATTCTACTTTAACCGAGTATAATACATATAAAAAATTATCTAGATACATAACTGCATATGTTTTTTGGTTATATTCTAAATATTTATATGAGAATAAATTAGAAATTTCTATAAAAACAATAGACCAATTTCAAAATAGTAATATAACAATTAATCCTAACTTTGTATATGGACCTGTAGGTAAAAAATTTAGCATGACTAGTGGTGTTATGAAGCAGAACAAACTAGTTCTAAAATCTGAAGAGGCACTCAAACGTCTTATGTATGTCTTAAGGATTAACTGTAGAGATATTAATAAAATATTGAATTATCATACTAGAACTGTTATAGAAAATTATTATTTAGATATAACAGATTTCGATCAGTACCAATTTCAAGTTATATTACAAGGTGAAGACTCTGTAGAAAAATGGATTTTACAGAAGAAAGTACAATATTTTTTATATGACAGTGTTCAAGAAACTAAACTTACACCCTATTTTTTCAGGAATAAATTGATTGATAAAAGAATTTCCTTGGCACAAAATACTAATAGTTTGCAAAATGCATTTAAAATTATCCATACATGGTTAACACAACACTATAATCCAGTAGATCCAGATCAAGAAAAAGATCCGTCAGTAAAAGACTTTACCCTATATCTTTATGAGAATAAAGATACCATTGCAGTAAAAGTATATGGTAATAAAAAATTAGCCTCAAATTATAAAATATTAGGGTATAAGATAGATCAGATCTCTGCTTTCACAGTTTTGTTGCCATTAACGAATTTATAAAATTGATTCTAAAAGAGAAACTTTTAAAATCTAAGCAAACATGCCACCCAAAAGTCCAACAAAACGTTATCAGAAAAAAGATCCTCTTTCTCATATACTTGAAAGACCAGATATGTATGTAGGATCTACACGATTACGTTTAACACCTGAATATATTGCTGGAAAAAACGAAACAGATAATTATTATATATATGCTAAAAATATAGAATCATCCCCTGCAATTCTTCGTATTTTTATAGAAGCATTGTCCAATGCAATTGACAATGTAGAACGTAGTAAAACAACAAAAACACCTTGTACTAAAATCAAGGTAAGTATTAACCAAGAAACTGGAGAAACTTCTATATGGAATGATGGTGATGTAGTTCCTATAGAAGTTAATGAAGATGAAAACGTTTATAATCACACAATGATTTTCGGACAATTATTAACTGGTTCCAATTATGATGATGAAGAAGAACGTATTGTAGCAGGAAGAAATGGTTTAGGTATTAAACTTTGTAACGTATTTTCAACTAGATTTACAGTAAAAGGTTGTGATCCGGACAAGGGGAAAATGTTAACTCAAACTTGGACCAATAATATGAAAGATACGGAAGGTCCTCAGATTAAGAGTTCTAAATTAAAAGGATTTACTGAAGTAAATTGGATACCTGACTTTAAACATTTCAATTTAACAGAATATACAGAAGATATATTAGCGCTATATACTCGTCACGTCCTCGATGCAGCAATGTTATCAAATGTTCAAGTATATTTGAACGATAATATTATACCTATTAAGAATTTATCTCAATACTCGAATTTATATGAAAATCCTACCAGTGAAAAACTATCAATAAAGACTAAATCATGCGAAATAATGGTTACTCCAGTAAATACTACAGGTTTTGAAAGCATTTCATTCGTAAATGGTGTTTATACACGTCTTGGAGGTCAACATGTAGATGCTTGGACAGAAGCATTGTTTAGACCTATAGTGGATAAGTTCAATGGAAAGGATAAGAAAACTAAAACAAAAACTCCAAAAATTAACATATCAGATGTGAAAAACTTCTTCAGACTTTTTGTTGTAGCAACAATAGTCCGTCCTGAATTTGATGGACAAGATAAGAATAAGTTAGAGTCTCCAACTGTAGAGGCCCTTGTTAAGACGTCTAACATAAATACAATAATGAAATGGTCCGTGGTAGAAAGTATAGAAGACATTATTAAAAGTAAAGAAATGTCTGTGCTTAAGAAAGCAGAACGTGGGAAAAAGAAAGTTAAAATTGATGGACTTGATCCCGCTAATAATGCTGGGAGTAAATTTTCTAGTGACTGTTCATTATTTATATGCGAGGGTTTATCCGCCAAAACATATGTAGTTGCAGGTATTGATACTGGAGTGTATGGAAAACAAGGACGAGACTGGTTTGGCGTCTTACCTGTAACAGGTAAAGTTCTCAATGTAAGAAATGCTACTCCCACTTCTATTACCGCAAATAAAGTAATCGTTTCTTTTCTCCAAACAACCGGACTAAGACATGATCTAGATTATACAGAAGATGTTAACTATAAAACACTTTCGTACGGAAAGGTTATTATAGTTGCTGATGCTGATGTAGATGGCATACATATCGAAGGATTGATTATGAATTTAATACATTCTATGTTTCCCACTTTATTGAACCGTAAAGACCCATATATTATTAGTATGAAAACTCCTATTGCTCGAGTCTTTGGTAAAAAAGGAAGTAATGATATATTGTTTTATGATGAACACAGATTCAATACATTTATCCAAGAACAAAAGACTAAAATCAACGCTAAATATTATAAGGGTTTAGGTACAACACGCGAAGAAGATGTACCTGATACTTTTGGTCTTAAAATGGTGGAATATATAAATGATGATTTTTCTTCAATGAATATGAATAAAGTTTTTGGTAAAAAACATGCAGACGCCCGTAAAGAATGGTTGGAAACTTATGATCCTAAAAATCAATCTTTTTGTCTTGATGACCAAAATGAAATATCACAAATGAAAATATCTGATTTCCTTAATGGGGAAATGATCAAATTTTCTCACGCTGACTGTGCCCGTAGTTTACCCCATATGGTAGATGGGTTGAAAGAATCGCAAAGAAAAATTTTATATTCTGTTTTCAAAAGAAACCTCAAATATTCAGGAACATCACTTAAGGTAGCCCAACTCAGTGGGTATACTGCAGAACATTCCAACTACCACCACGGTGAACAAAATTTACAAGATACTATAATCCATATGGCAACTGGTTTCCCCGGTACAAATAATATACCCCTACTTTACCCTGACGGTGGGTTTGGAACAAGATTAGAAGGTGGAAAAGATGCGGCCAGTGCTCGTTATATCTATACTAAATTAGAAGCATTAACCGAATACATCTTTAAACAGGAAGATACACCTTTACTAACCCAAGTAAATGATGATGGAGATTTAGTGCAACCAGAATATTATGTACCTATAATCCCCATGATACTAGTAAATGGATGTACCGCAGGTATTGGAACAGGATGGTCTTGTAATGTTCCTTGTTATAATCCTATCGATTTAATACAAGCCATCAAAATATGGTTAGAAAATGATGGCGAAATTATATTAAAAGACCCTGATGATGGAGAAATCCATTCTTTATTGCCAGAAATATTACCCTGGTATCGAGGATTCAAGGGTGAAATAACAAAAATAGAAAATCATAAATTTAATACCTCTGGAATTGTACAGACCGGTTCACGCGGAATAAAAGAAGTTACTGAACTTCCCATTGGAATGTGGACTAACAAATTCAAGGAATATTGTGAAGATTTAGTTATTGAAAAACAACTTAAATCCATGAAAAACTATTCAACCACAAGTGATGTTCATTTCCTGCTAACTGAGTTACCAGATGGCATTTCTTGTAACACTGATACTCTCAAATTAGGTACCACCCTTTACACCTCAAATATGGTAATGTTTAATGAGAAAAATTTCCTGAAAAAATATGATTCCCTAGACGCGATTATTAACAATTTTTGCAATGTAAGATACGAATTTTATGTTAAAAGAAAGGCCTATCAAGTCAAAAACATTGAAGATGAGATTCAACATCTTCAAAATAAAGAAAGATTTGTTAAAGCAGTTATTAATGAAGAACTACTCATTATGAATGTTCCAGAGGAAACAATTATTGAACAACTCACCAACGAGAATTATGACGAAGAACCCAAATCAGGGGGGTATGATTATCTTCTACGTATGCAAGTACGTACCTTTACACTAGATAAAGTGGAACAACTCGAAAAAGATATTAGTAATTTACAAGATAAACTAAATACACTTAAAACTACTACTGAGAAACAGATATGGATACAAGAACTAGATGAACTAGAAAAACATTACACCCCATGGATTACTATGATGGCAAATCGAGTTCCTAAGAAAAAAGCAAAATCTAAAAAATAAAGTAACATAATAAATTAAAATGACTAAAGTTTCAATTAAAGATTATTGTTGGTTTAGAAAACAACAGTACAAAGATGAACAAGAAGAAACTTTAAAACTTATCGATATTAACATACATAATATTAAATCTATCACAAAATCTCGATCATGTCCAGCACGTCTTAATTCCCTAGATGTTAAATTATATAATGGAATACCAGTTGATCATCGAATATCTAAAAACATAATAGAAGAAAATACCACATTTGTATATGATGAAAATGACAATAAATTTAAACCTATGAAGAAATCATATAGTTGTGTCGTATCTTAAAATTGATTTTTAGTTTCAAATAAACTAAAAATTATAATAATGACCACCAAATTACTTTCAGATAAATCTGATGTTGAATCAATAATAGACTATATTAAAGGTATAAAATTAGAGAATCCATCAGACTATAATTCTGACGAGCATGATTACAACAAACAACTATCTGAATTAGAGGATAATAAAATAACTATTATCTACCAAATCTTAAATATCTTTTGGGATAAAATAAGTAAGATCCCCCCAAATATACTTACCAATTTTAAAGCGCAAGTAGAAAAACGATTATATCAATTTGGTACTTCTTTATACGAAAATAGACCTATAATGGGTGGCTTAATTGAACACTCATTACTCAAAATGTTTAAAAACAGTGATTTCTACACGATTCCAAAACCTCAAGCAAAAAGAATTGACTGTGAGATTGATGGCATAGAATGGTCCATTAAATGGTCATCTACCGGTAATATTAAACTACATAATTCAAATAATTGTTCCAACAAAGATATTAAAATGGTTAATACTATATTAATTACTACTAATGGTATATATTTTATTGTTCCTGATATTATGCATATGTTCAATATTCAACTAATAGACTCAGAAAATAACAAAAACTCATTACTCAAAAATGTTGGAGATGGTTTATCTCTTCAGAGAAATATACTACAACAATTAAAGAAAAATAAATACCCTTTTATAATAGATATTAAAATTAACTACCATAGGAATAATTGCTCACATATTAGTATAATTAAGTATATACTAGATATGGAAGAAAAATTAAAAATGATATAAAGTTTAATTATGGTAATTTTAAACAATTACCATGACATATTCCATTCTAAAATTTATAGATCTTTTTTGTGGAATAGGTGGATTTCATCAAGCAGCCAGTATCTACAATTGGGAATGTATATTAGCGTCCGATATTGACAAAGAATGTAGAAATGTATATAAAAACAATTATGATATTGAACCTTTAGGTGACATTAAAAATATAAATGAACAAGATATCCCAGATTTCGACATTTTATTTGCTGGCTTCCCATGTCAAGCCTTTAGTCATTCGGGAAAACAATTGGGATTCCAAGATCAAACTCGTGGAACCCTATTCTTTGATATTTGTCGCATTTTAAACCATAAAACCCCAAAATTCTTTATCCTTGAAAATGTTAAAAACTTGTTTACTCATGATAAAGGAAATACATGGAAAACAATCTATAATAGTATAATTGAACTTGGTTACAATACCTATGAAAAACCTATTGTTGTTAGCCCCCTCTTTTTCGGTATACCCCAAAACCGAGATCGACTTTTTATAATAGGAATCAAAAAAAATCAAGGAGAACTACCCCCATATCCCACATTTACTAAATTATCAACAAGTATAAATGATATTTTAGATGATGAAAGTGATAATGATAAAACTTTACATTTAAAGAAACAAGATATAATAATTCTCAATATATGGGAAGAATTCATACAATATTTTAAAGATCTAAAAATTAAATTACCTACATTTCCGATATGGACGGAAGAAATGGATCTTGACTATGATATCAGCCAGTTACCTTCATGGAAACAAACTATTTTGCAAAAAAATCGACTGTTTTATCATACGTATTCAGATTTTTTAGATGAATGGTTAGATAAAATTAGAGACAAATCAATTATTGTGTCTAAGAGAAAGTTAGAATGGCAATCTGGTCATTTTCAAGAAAATGACAGTATATGGTCCCTCCTATTTCAATTTAGACCTTCTGGAATTCGTGTAAGTAGAACTAATTATTCTCCAGCCCTAGTGGCGATGGCGCAGATAGTTTATATTGGATCCCGTAAACGAAAATTATCTCCCCGTGAAGTATCTAGACTGCAAAGTTTTCCTGATTCTTTTAAGATTAATAGTAATAAAAATACTGCGTATAAACAGTTTGGCAATGCAGTTAATGTCAAAGTTGCTCAAGAAATGATTAAACATTTATTACAACTATCCTAATTTTATATTTAAAATATAAAATTACCACTCCCACGGTATATCACTTGTTCTAATATCTAAATGTTCATGCATAATTAATGGAGGATCAAATGCTAAGGTTTTTAAATACCCCTCTGACGTAAATTCCGCTAATAACTGATCTATATGGTTACCAGCATCATTATCTAGTAATTTTAACATTTTGCGGGCACCCTGTAACGAATATGCATAAGCCCAGGTGCCCTTCGGAGTCCACGCCCAAGTTAAATGTTCTGAAAATTTAGTACAATCATCTTCACATGGTTCACGTAAATCCCTAGAATCAGTTACATATACATCATCCGGTGCATCTTCACCATAATTTTTCTTTAAAACTTTAGATACTTCACTTAATTCATATCCTGGTCTTTTTTCATAACTAACTCCCTCATTACCACATCTATTACCACAGCCAAGGTATAACACATCCCATTTTCGAGATCCCATTTCTCGAACTCCAGCGCTAAATTTTTCCATTAAATCAGGAGTTAATTCTACATCATCTTCACATATTAACATAGTACTCCATTTATTTTTAACCATATTTCTCAGTAATACAATTGTACCTATCGTAAGAGATGCTGCTGGAACTATCTCTTGTAAATTAATATCCTTGTATACTGGTATTCTAACATTATAACCCATTTCAAAACTTCTTAATTTATCTAAACACCCTTGTTCTCCCTGATCCTTACAACGACCGTCCACAGCAACAAATCTTTCTATATTCGTATTTATGGCTTTGAATTGATCTAATACCTTCGTATATCTCTCCAATTTATCAAAAAGTGAAATAACAAATATTTTCTCAAAAAATTTATTTAATGTTACAGTGCCACGAGAACTTGGTTTTCTACGAGTTGAAGTCTTACGTCTAGATGTTTTTCTACGTGATTTTCTACGTGATTTTCTACGTGATTTTAATCTACACCGTCCTGTAGATCTATTTCTAACTTGATTAGATTTACATGGTTTTTTTCTACTTGGCATTTTTATTTATATCAAGTTTTTTTTGAGTTAATAAATTTACTTATTTTTAAATATATAATACCATAATAATCCTCCTATAATACCAGATATTGCTCCACTGGCATGACTTCGAAAAGATACTTTAGAATTTTGCAATGAAGGCCATACTACCATAAATATAATAGATAAAAACATTGTAATATCCAACTTTTGTTTAGACACCATCTCCCAAGTCATAATACCAAATAATATACCAGATAATCCTACACTACAAGGTAAATTAGGAAACATTTTATATAGTAAAACTTCAGTAATACAATTAAACGCAAATAAAAACATTAATAAAAACCCAAAATTACTCATCCCCATCGATTCTTCTACCCTAGACAAAGAATATAATGCCAATAAATTAGCGAATAAATGATAGATGTCCAAATGCACAAACGTAGAATTAAACACTGATATAATTGTTTTCCCACACGGCACTGCTTTAATTATTTTGCTTACATATAAACCAAATACCACCAGAGATACTACTGCTATAAACGTACATATCGGAACCCCTTTTAAATTAGTCACTAACTTCATTTTATTTATAAAATTAAAATATTTAGACAAATAAATGACAAAAGAATATTATGACAAAGTTAAAAAAGATGAAAAATCTCAACCTATTGTAGGAAGTAAAGAAGAATTTTGTCCCGTATGTGCAATACCTGCCATTGCAGCCGCCTCGGCGGGAGGAGCAGGCCTAGCCGCTACAGCACCTAAGAAAAAACGCTGGTTATATATAGGCATTCTCATACTTATCGCCATTATTTCTTGTGTAGCATATTATCTTCTAACTAAAAATAAAACTTGCCCTACTTGTCCTATGTAAATTAATATAAATTATATTAATTTAATACGAAATATTTACTTATAAAATTTAGGCTACAGGATCGGGAATAAAAACTTCAAAGACTATTGAAACATCACCTGCAGTAATAGTATCAGCGCTACACACAATACTTACACAATCAGCACCATCTACTGTTGCTGCTAAAGTACCAGTGATAGTCTCTGTACCTGCAGTATTAAAAAGGGCGGAGGCGAGGATGGGGACGTTAGAATTAACAGTAATTCCACTAGAATTATTAGCGCACGAAGTGACTACAGTACCTACCATAATAGCAGTATTAAATATAGTAGTACCTGCGCCTACAGCACCACTCGGCGTGGCACTCCAAGCCTGGCGATCAACATCTGCAGTTAGCGCACCAGCACTTGTAATTAAGGTTCCGTTATTAGTGATAGTTGCTTTAATTGGAATTGATCCAACGGGAAATTTGAATAATTTATCATAATCAGCCGATTCAGCGGGAGGAAGACCGGGTTCTTTGTTCAAGAAAAATGTTGCACTAGCGGCGGAAGGTGCAAAATTATTAGGTGCATATCCAATCATGCGTTTTACAGTTCCACCAGGGGCTTTTTTACTATCACTTACTAGACCGGTAAGGTTTAGTGACTCAACAACCACCTGACCATTAGATAAATTTAAGTTTTCTACTTGTCCAGCAACAGTGTTAACATTTGAGAAGGATTCATTTCCAGCAATAGGTGCGAAGAATGACATTTTTATATTATGATAATATAAAAAAAAATATAAATATATTTAAGATTTATTCGTCAAGTAAGTAGTAAATATTCACAGCAAGATCACCTCCAGATGAATATCCGAAGGTCGCGCCTCCTGCTAGGAGATTAATTAAAGCAACTGCCTGATTGTCCGCGGTGACTGTGTTCGAAAGAACAGGGGCGATTACTGAACCCGCGCCGCCGACGACAGAGCCAGCGGCGCTTACACCACCTGTAGGAATTCCGACTCCACCATATGACCCTAAAGTAGCAAGCACTATCCCAGTAGCGATTGAGACGGACTGCGTAATGGCACCGGCGACGCTGCCGTCTAAAAGAGGAAGTGTAGGGGCAGCGGCGGTGCCGCTTGCCACGGTGGCAATTGCGCTCGAGGCGTCGCCACCAGCAGCGCCGGTAAGGGCGGTTCCATTAGCAGGCGCCCAACCCGCACCTACAATTGTGGCACCTACTGGTAGTAATAATAGTTGTGGATCGGTGTTGAGGGTAGCCGCTGGCTGAAGCGGTTCGTTATTAAAATAAACACCAGTATCAGCAGTGGCGCCGGCCGGTATGTCATTGGGTAAGATGGCTGTATCAGTAGTTACTGATAAATGAGGTAACCAGCCAGTAGTTCTATATAAACGTTTATTTCCTGTATTGATAGGGGGGGTAGCAGTTAAATTTAGTTGTTGGGCGAATGGGATTACATATGCATCAGTCATAGTTTTATCAAAATTAACAACATCTGCACTTAAGTTTGAGGCGCTACCTGAACTAAGGTCTAAATTTCTAACAGCCGAGGCAACGTTCTCGACATTTGAAAAGGATTCATTTCCAGCAATAGGTGCGAATGACATTTTTATAATATAACAATATAAAAATTACAAATTTAAAGAATATTTTATGTGTTAACCTCTATGAGTAAAGTTTCATCTATACCTGGAAGTTTAACGTCTTCAACTAGATATTTCATAAAATTATCTTCAAGTTCCTCTGCAGTATCTTTGATCCCTGCATTCTTACGAGCAGTAATATACTTATCATAATACTTATCTTTGAATTCTGCATTTTCCTCATCTAGACGGGATATTTCACTACGAGTTTGGGTAAGAATACCCTTTATTTCTTCCATCTTCTTAATATGTTCCAGATAGGTCCATGATAATTGTGCTTTCTTAACACGTAAAGTAATATACTCGTCGTAGGGATCAACGTTTTCTCCGGATACATCTTCTTTTAATGCTTCTTCTCGTTCTTTAATTTCATCTACAGTTTTTTGTTCATCAGCCTTCTTATTTTTAACACTTGTGGATACTGCCTCTGTAGTTTCTTTCCGTATATCAATCTCACTAGTTTCAGCAGAATATTTTGAACTCTCGGTTAACGGAAAAGGTCTTCCCACATAAGTATGAAATATTTGATGGTATGAATCCACAGTTCGAATTATAAATTCAGCACGTTGATCAGCCTCCTGTGGAGTTGCAAAATTACCCCTGAGTTTAGCAAAACCATATACACCGTTACTATTAGGTGTTGCCCCTTTAGCAGGAATAAATGATAACAGTCCTATTGTTTGCATAGGTGGTGGAGGATCGGCATATGTACGATCTACACGAGGAAACTTCTGAATAAAGGCATCATTATTTAATTCATCTAACGCCAAATTAACTTCGTCTTCTGTTAAATTAGGGGCTCCTTGTTCAGGTTTCCACCTATTAGTTTGATCACGATCTTCTGGTGTTGTTAGAGAACTTTCTTTTTTTATTGACATTTTAGTTATTATAATAATCTCTTTAAACTATTCATCATCATCTTCTACGCCATGACCACAATAATCTGTTAAAATTTCTTTTCGTGAATCATACATGCCAAAATTCTCTAGTTCCTTCAATAATTGATCAAAAATTTTGTGAAATTCTTCAGTATGTCCCACACTATTACAAATCACATGTGCAAATTCATGTGCCAAAACATAAACCAGCATATTCATGTCATAATAATTATCATTTTCATCTTGTAAACATAAAAATACCTTTTCTTTATTAATAGTATAACTTTTATTACCTTTAAGTAATTCAATATTACGCATTCTGTGCCCGGCAGAGTCGATATGATTGCTATTTAGTTCTTGTAAAGCACTTGTCCAATAAGTTTCTTGATTAAAGAAGTTTTTAAAATTCTGTCTCAACTTATTCAATACTGGATCATCCTTTTGGTAATATTCACATGCTTGATTATAAATTAAATATACACCTATTAAACAGATTACTACTATTAGTATAATAGTATGTATACTTAATTCATTACTTTCTAGACTATCCATTTCTTTTATATATATCAAAGAAAACTTATTCTTCCGAAATTCCATATATAAAATTATATATTCTTTTAGAAATTTTATCACCTACCCTCCTCTCTTTGTCATTTGCAATCACATATTTCATATCTGACAACAACTTCACCCTCAAATGTTCAGGAGTTCTCTCATACTCTTCCATCAATTTTACCATACTTCCATATTTACTTACTATAATATCCGCTATTTTCTCGGTTACCTGTGGTATTGAAGACAATATATTTATAAACCATACCGTGGGTGTCATATTTTCCTTCTTTTTCTTCTTCAAACTTGCCGAATACTCACTCGCAGATATCTTCTTCTCCTCACTCTTAAAATAATCATTGCCATCCTTATTCAACTTATCCAACATCTTCTCCAAATACAAAGCAGTTTCATGCAACGACGCAGTCTTATATACCTTAATATTATCTCGTAACTCAGTATTTATAATACTACCAACCAAAGTAGACACCGGTACACCACTCACTTTACTTTTCAAATCCTTATCCAAATTACCCTCGATAATATACATTATTCTCTCTGTAGGTATACCACTTCCCAAAAGCCTAGCCTTTTGCTCTCGAGATCTACCATCGCATATACTGGCTTTTAAATCTTCCACAGTCTTTCTCTCTATAATTAATAACGTCTCTTCACCCTTCATAAATGCAATATCACCCAAATCAAGTTGCTTAACTCGAAACCGGATATTTTTACTCTTATTCAACTCCTGTTCGAGACCATTCTCGCGCATATCAAGTACCATTTCAATTTGATTGAATTCAGCCATTTTATTTACTTTTCCTTCTCCTTATACCCTTTCTTTAGAACAATCGAAATCAATTTTCACAGATGGTCCACCAAAAACGTCACAAGTACATACTCCGTCTTTACATTTACCATCAAGTGCATCAAATTCATCATGATGTACTAAAACGCAAGCCTCATAACAAGTTTTGGGATCTATATCCCAGCAATCATACCCCTTGAATCCAACATTACATACACACTCGTTATCAATACATTTACCCCCATGATCGAGATTACAGTAATTTTTACATTCTACTCTTTCTTCACACGTTTTACCATACCAAGTGAGAGAACACGTACACTCTCCATCAATACATCTTCCATTAACACAATATTCTTCGCATGGTCGTTTTATATCGCAAAATTCTCCGGTATGGGTAGGGTAACATACACATTCTCCGTCAATACAACTTCCATATTTACATACATCACTTTGGTCTGCACAAGGTATTTTTACATCACAATACGCACCCCACCAACCTCTATCACAGTCACAGTATTGATAGTTAGCATCATATTTTGTACATCTCCCGTGTTTGCAATCATTGTCATTAATACATGTTTTATATTCATCACACCATTCTCCAGTGTAATCATCCTCACAAATACAAGTTCCATCATGACATTCACCATATACACAGTTTTCTTCACAAGTTTTTTCTTTACATATAGTCTTATTACAGCAAAATAAACAATTTGGGTTATCATACCAAGTTGATGGGTCTGCAGAACAACCTAAAAATTCGTTTGCATTTGGAGGAAACGTACATACATAAGGTGCTGATAAATCATTAGGACATTTTTCTATCTCACATTCTCTTTGATTGCAAGGTCTTTCACAAGAATTTGAAAACATTTATTATATTAAACTATAAAAATGATTTTCTGTTAAGATTAATCTTTAGTTATATCAAAATGGACGATTCTTATCGTAAACAAGGACTTGAGAGTTTAGGAACAGTATTAAAACAAAAGAAAAACATTGAAGTCATAGAAAGAAATGTTTATAAGATTATAATTAAAAAGTATGATGATAACTACGAACAAGAACTTCAATATAAAAATGCAATATTACAAATTATCGGAGATATATACAATGAAGTTACTTTATCCGATATTTTAGAACACCTTAAAAAAGGGCAAATATCTTGGGACCATTTTTCATATAATGAAATGGCAGATAATATAGCAGAACAAAATAATTTTATTCGTAATCCTTTTGAGGTTGAAGAAGGTGTGTTTCAATGTAAACAATGCGGTAGTAAAAGAGTGTATTCATATGCTCGGCAAGATCGTAGTTGTGATGAAGGGACAAGTGTGTATGCTGAATGTGTAGCATGTAAAGCACAATGGAGAGAAAGAGGGTAAATTTTATATTATATTATATTATATGAATATAATATAAATGGGAATCTGTTTTAGTCTATGTGAAAATAATACTAGTGAAAATGAAGTTATTAAAATTCGTCCTTGTCGTAAAAAACCACCAAGTATAAATTTTGTACCTAATCGTCCTAGAACTACTAGATTCGTTAAAATGGCTCTATCGAACTAAAATACGGATTAGTATTTTTTAAGGTAAATCCTATGAAAATTATTATCAATATTAAACTAAATATTATAGATCCAACGAACCAAGATGACCAAAATGCTATTGGTTTATCTTGAGCAATATCTCCATAAGTAGTTATTTTTTGAGATTTAACCATAGGAGTAGGACGAGGAGTAGGACGAAGAGTAGGACGAGGAGTAGGACGAGGAGTAGGAGGAGGAGGTATTTCTTCATATCTTTCAATTGGAACTGGAATTTTTGGTTTTTCTACTACTATACTTGCCATATCTACTTTACAATTTTTAATACACTCTAAGTTATTATGAGGATTATATTGACATAAATTTAAGCATGTGTTATATGAATCTTCAACATTATTTGTTTTCCTTAACAATTGAGGGAAATGATGAGGTGCTTGTACAAAAACTGGAGCCGGATTTAATTGAAAATTACAAGGTGCACGACCCATTTCACTCATGGCTTGTTGTATACACTCAGCCCAATTTATACCAGCATCTCCCTCCAAATATAAAACACTGTTATTAGGAAAACTATCTGCGAATGCGGCTGCTGTTTCGGTAAGACAACTATTTAGTTCATTAATACCAGAACCTTCTTTACATGTTTCTTTACATCCCTTACACGGATTTATAGTAAATTTCATTTATTATTATCAAATATTATATAAATTATATAATATTTTATTACAAATACATCATGTTTAAGACTGTTTCTAGTTCCTTATTGTCAGATAATGTTTCTAATATTCTACGATTTACTCTAACAGGATAGGATAATTTATCTGCAATCTTAAAAGTTGTCTTAAATGGTAATTTACCATTTTCATCTTGATGAATCACAATAAAGTGAATTTTACTAATAATATCAAAAATGTATTTTTCGATAGTACGTACACCTTTTTCACTATCCTTACTAATCTTTTCTATCAAATATGTCGTAATATCCCTATCAAACTCTATATTATTTTTATCAATACCTATATTCCGCAACGCTTTGGGTATCAGATAATCTTCCACAATATGTATTTTTTCCTGTTTATTATATCCATCAACCTTTATTATCCACCACCTATCTGCTAATGCCTGATCTTCTGGTATTTTATTCATAGATCCAACATACCAAATTTTAGACAGATCAATACTAATTTCACCCAAAAAATTATCCTTAAAATCAGTATTTTGTGATTGGTCAACTAAATGTAATAGGGCTGCACGAATATCAGGGTGTTCCGCTGCTTTATCCAACTCATCCAAAAAGATCACTCCATTTTTATGGCCCATTTGTTTCAAACTTTTCACAATTACACCCGGTTGAGCACCTATATAAGTATATTCATGACCTTTCAAAAAATCAGGTTTGTCCATTCCACCGAAGGATATTTGTTCAAAACCCCAGTCCATTAATTTAGCAATCATTCGGGCTATCGCCGTCTTACCCACCCCCGGTGGCCCAACCAACCCTAAATTACTACGTTTCATATTTGGATTCATTAATTTGGCGCTAATATACAAAAGTATCTGTTCCTTCACATTTTCCATGCCAAATAATTCATCGTCTAACTTCTGAGATGCCCTAGTTATAAACTCATTAATATTATCAACCTTTACTTCCTTGATATTATCATGCGGAATATTCACAGCCCATTTTAACCAATGTTTAATTTTGCTGTATTCATCATTTTGATGTGGTAATGCAAGTAACTCTTCGTAACGACGGTAAATTACGGCCTTATTAGCCTTAGAAGCATTAAGATTCAAAATTTTATACTTTATAGATAATTCACTGTCATAACTACTCAATTCTTTCTCTTCCCTATTCATACGTTCATGTTCTTCCGCTGTAAACCTGCAATACTCCTGATAGCCTTGCTTATAATTTTTAAAAAGGAAGTTATATCTTGTGCGGGCTTCTAACCATTCCTCCGTATTGGGAATATGGGTCTTGTAAACTTCATATTGTTGACATAGTTTAACACGATCTGTTAAAAGAAGAGGTGTTTTAAAAAGATCAACTACATTAGGTTCGGTACGTTCCATTTCTTTTCTAACTTCTTGTAATTTTTCAAATACAACGGGATCTGTTTCTTTTAATGATTCTAACTCTTTCTCGAGATCAAACTCCTCATCACTGGAAGACTCATTGTCTTCTTCTTCCTCCTCATCGACTTCCTCTCATCGACTTCCTCCTCATCGACTTCATTGTTGAATTCTTTAATTACTTCATTTTCATCTGGTTTTTTGTCTAGTTTAGGATATTTTAAAGATATAGTATCATCAGATGGTGAATCTAATGACCTTTTGGGTGGAGGGTTATTATTCATTTAATATATAGATAACGTTTTTTTTAAGTAATTCTACTTCTATAAAAATCTACAGTATCTTCTGTAGAAATATCATCAAAGAGAGTTTTAAGTACTTCTATAGAATCTCCACTTTTTTCATGAAATTGTTTTCTTTGTAATGCATCGTCTCCTTTAAGATTGAATCTATCTAAGTCTTCTTTGGGCTCATAAGTTGCCTTAGATATAACCTTACGTTGTAATTGTAGACAAAATTGTTTAGAATTGGATAATTTTATAATATTTTGAAGTAATTGTTCACAGTCACATTCGGTTATTTGACATGTTGTAGAATAATCTTTTCTGAAATTATTATCTCCAAATATATGTTTGTATATTGAACGAAATAAATTAACCATATATGGTAAAATATTACTAATAATATTATTACTAGTATCATCAAGTCTACAATCCATATTCCAAAATTTTTTATTGTTTTTAACACGTTCAAGAGTATAAAAACTATAAGGATCTGAGTCCATCGATTTGGCTAATGGTAAATAAATTAAGTTAAAATACTTATATTTATTAAACAAAAAAATATCTAGTAGTTGGTCTAACGAAAATAATGCAACGCCGTACATATAAAATTGTCTACATATATTATCAGCATTAAAAGGTTTAAAATATCTAAAAGTTTCGGTATTGTTGCAGATTGATGTAAGTAATATTTGCATTTCGTCTATATCTAGATGTGAATTGGTGTATTTCCCATAGCGTGTTAGTCTAATCTCAAGAGATGATAATCCATGTTCTGAAATAATTCCCTGAAGTTTCTTGAGTTGATAATTTTTGCTAGTTAAAAATTCTTGTATTTTTTCAATGTGGTCCTTTACTATTTCTATATATTCGTCAATGTGTATATGTTCTATCATATTATTACGTAAACGCCTAATCTGTTCAATTATCTGTTTATAGGTTCTTGATTGTTTGAGTTTATCAAATAACCCTAATATTTCCGTGTTAATAGTATCTAAATTCATACTAGATTTTTCATTAGGTATAGTATCAGATTCTACAACTGTATCAGTATTGATTATTTCTACGTTTGTTTTTAATGGTCGATAAGTTTGTTTCTTAGGGGTATATGTAGGGTCTTCCTTGACATCTTCCTTCGTATTTTGATGACATTGTTTGACGTCTATATTTTGAGATTGTTCTGAAATAATGATGTTTATTTGATCAATGGGAATTGCTGTATTAATTTCTAAAATATTTTCATAATTACAGAATATATCATTAGTTCTAATATCAGTATTATCTTCTAATAATTTACGCCAAATAGTACTTTTAATTTTTTCTATAGTTAATTCTTTTTGATATTCTTGAATAGACACAGAAGGTAAAGGTCTAGTTTCATTAGTAGGACATTGGAGTAAATGGTTATCTATATTTTTGATTCCTTTCGTATTAAACCCACAACGTTCACAAGTAAAATTGACATCCTTATATTTTTGGCAATACTGAGTTTTGTTTTGATGATTAATTAGAGAGGATTTATCACGAAATTTACCTAGGCAATATTTGCATGTTTCAACCATTTATATTATACAACCTGCTTCTTTTAATCCTAAATGTTTAATTAATATTTAAACATAATCAATAAAATAACAAAGTATGTTATCCGATTCAGCACTTTTAACTTTTAAAGCCATTTGTAACTTTATTATTTGCCTAGACGAATATATGGGAGATACTCACCGGCCTATCAGATTATATGCACATTTATTAAAGAAGACTACTATAGCCAATGAAGTACCTATATTAAAACATATCGAATGCTTCAAAACATTTTGTGTATCAAATAGTGAAAGTATTTACACAAAAAATATTAATAAATTAGAGGTTGCTAATATTACTTATTCTCAAAAAGTATATCTCAACATAAACCAAATTTACCAGGACGCTGATCCTGATGCTAAAAATATTATATGGAAACATTTATTAACTATATCAGCCTTAGTAGATCCTACAGGTAAGGCTAAACAAATTTTAAGTACCAAAGAAGAATCTGGCGGTGAAGAGGATTTCTTAAAGAATATCATTGGAAAAGTGGAAGAACATGTTGATCCCAATGCTAATCCCATGGAAGCAGTAAGTTCAATCATGCAATCTGGAATATTTTCAGAATTAGTTGGGGGAATGGGAAATGGCTTAGAAAATGGTACCTTAGATCTTAGCAAATTAATGGGTACCGTACAAAATATGGTAGGTACTCTTAATGAACAAGCACAAAAAGAAAATGGTCAAGATATGGACCCATCAATTAACATGATTAATACTATGATGGGAACCCTAGACCAAACTATAAAAGCAAAAGAAAACGGAGAAACCCCTCCACCCCCACCTGATTTATCTCAAATGTTGGGAATGATGGGTCCCATGATGCAAGAGGCCATGAACGCTGGAGAATCAGGGAACCACATACCATCCACAGGTAACAAAATTGAAGATCATATCAATAAACAACTACAACTAGCAAAAATAAACAATAAATTACCACCAACACCTTCTAAGAAACAAGATGAATAATATAATTAAAAAATTATATTATAGTTTTAAACATATCTTTGAAATGATAAATGTCGGATAACATTGATATTTTAGCCATCGATCAAAAAATTCGCCTTGGCTTTTTGGAAGAATTCGAAAAAATACCCTTTTATACTGAAAAATTAAAGGAGTTATCACAAACTATTGAGAATTTAAATACTCAAAATCAACTTAAATTCCATAAAAATTTACAATATTCTTATGACTCCCTAAATAAATATTTAGACAATCTAAATAAACAAACTGAGTACAATTTATATATTGTTCAAACCCTACCCATAATTGAAAACTACAAAAAAATACTAAAAACACCTGTTAAGGTATCTTTTTTGGGTAAAGAAGTTAAAAATGACACTAAAAAGAACGACTTAATTAACGAGTTTCTTAAAATATCAGTAAATTACACTGATGATACCTTAGTCAATAACAATAACAATAACAATAAAAATAATTCATCTGATGTTATACAGTGTCCAAATTGTAACAATAAAAAAGACTTTGATAATATCGATAAAAATATATATGTATGTCAATATTGTTTTGCCCAACAATTAGTTCTCAAACATATATCCTCTTATAATGATATTGATCGTATTAATATTTCCTCTAAATATATGTACGATAGGAAAATACATTTTAGAGACTGTATTAAACAATACCAGGGAAAACAAAATAGTACTATTGTATCCAAAATATTTGATTCCCTAGAAGAACAATTTGAGAAACATCATTTATTAATAGGAGATAAGGATACTACACCACGCGAAGAAAGATTCAAAAATGTAACTAAAAATCATGTTTTATTATTCTTAAAAGAATTGGGATATTCTAATCACTATGAAAATGTACATCTTATCCACTATTCATTCACTAATATTAAACCAGATGATATAAGCCATCTAGAAGACCAATTATTAGATGATTTTGACGCACTTACTGACCTTTATGACAAAAAATTTAAACATATCAATAGAAAAAACTTTATTAACACGCAATATGTATTATATCAACTCCTAAGACGTCATAAACACGAATGCAATAAAGATGAATTCATTATCTTGAAAACCATAGATAGAAAGTTCTTCCATGATGAAATTTGTAAAGAACTTTTTGAAGAATTAGGATGGAATCATACACCATTCTATTAATTTATAGGTAGTACAAATTTAAATATTTAAACGTTATATTGTCCTACTATAAATGAGTGAAAATGTAGCATTTAGGGTACATAGTGATATTATGAATGATATAATAAATAATTTAGAAAATGAGGAAAATGATACAACTACCACTACAACAACCAATACTACCACTACAACAACACTGATATCTTATAGGGACCTAGATGATCCCCAACAAAATGAAAATATGATGTCTGCTTTATTTTCTATTATTAACATGGCTCGTGAGTTACCCGAACCGACTAGAAATATAAGATTTAATAGAAGAGGACCTATTTCCGACATTCTTATAGAAAGAACAGTAGAAGAATCTCTAAATCAAAGTAATCGTTTAACTAGGGCACCAACCACAAATATAGACGTTACATCCAAAAAATTTTCTAGTATTGAAAATTCTTTAAAACAAAAAGATTGCTCTATTTGCACTGAAGATTTTAAAGATAATGATGACGTAGCATCATTACCATGTAATCACCTGTTTCATCATACATGTCTTTTAGAATGGGGTCATTATAATACTGTTTGTCCTATGTGTAGAATACAACTACCTACTTTAAATTACGAAGAAATTGAAATGGAATAATTTTAATACTATAATATAAATGCTTAGAATATTTGGTAAAAAATCTAAATATATAAGTGGAAAAGAACTAACTTTCCCCAAATTATTTAATAAAGTTAAACGCAATTACAATGAAATATTACTAATAATTTGTATATTATTCTTTATTATTGGGGGGTTCTACTATTGGTTTACTGGTAAAAAAGGCACAATTTCAAACGACAAATTTTTTGTTTTTCCAGTTAATAAACCTTATACCCATCCTCATACTCAACAACTCAATCCTAGAGTTCCACGACAAAGTAAAGGTGAATTAGAATGCCGTCAAATCCTTGAAGAATTGTTTAAACCTCATAAATTCCCAAGTGTACGACCTGATTGGCTCAGAAATCCAGTTACGGGGGGTAATTTGAATTTAGAATTAGATTGTTATTGTAAAGAACTTAACCTAGCAGTAGAATATGACGGGCAACAACATTTCCGATATATCCCATATTTACACAAAAATAAAGAAGCATTTTATAACCAACAATACCGAGATTATATGAAGAAAAACATGTGTAAACAAAACGGGGTAATCTTAATCAATGTTCCTTATACAGAGAAAAATATCAAACATTTTCTTATCAATCAACTCAAAAAAGCAGGTTTTAGTGTCCCATCTTTTTAACATAAACCATTCTAATTTATTATATTTATATAATAAATGAATCCATCTGACAAACTTAAAAATGTTCATAACCCAGACTTAATTATACCAATCTGTGTATATCATATTATTGAAAGCGATAAATTTCTTTGTTATATAAATAGTTCTCAAAATATGTTAGATGAAAATGGTAATCAAGTAGTAGAATGTATTAAACCACCTATAGAAAATCCTTATGGAAATGCATGGCATTTAGCATTTTACTTCTATTCAGTTAACCCCCTATTCAGACCTGTTCCCGTTGGTATGCAACTATATTGTGCCATTAGAAACCCAGAATATCCATACAATACCATCCAAATCAAAAAAATATCAGATTCTTGGCCTAATCTAGACTTAGATGGTACATACTTTTATGCTTATAACAAACCCGTACCAGAAACTAAACCACTTTATATTTATGAAAAAGATCACAAAGAAATTTTTGTTAATTATTGCGCCGAACCACCACCCTGTTTAGAAACTACATACAAACCCTCCCCCAATAAAATTGAACACTTAAAATCATCCGTAAAAGCATATAAAGACCCTGCTGATCCCTATGTATTTCCAGACTCATGGGTAGATGCAGATATATCACCAATTTTTGTTATGAAAATGGAAGATTTCCCTAAAGAAGATCCTAGTGAAATTAAGTTTATATGTAATAATGGTATAGTTATGCCTTGGAATGGACCTTTGGGTGACTCCGTATATAATGTATCCAATCAAAAACCTGAAATTTTCTATGAAGCAGTTGTCGATTGTAATGAACTGGTACCAGATAATCAAGGTGGGGGGGCTCCGTTTTCACTAATTAATTTAATTAAGCAACAATCCTTAAATACCCCTTCTACTCAACCTAAAAATACCCCTTCTACTAGTCCAAAAGGTTTACAATCATTAACATTTAACACTAATCCACAATCAAACATAAAATACGGAGTTACATTAATTTTATACATTATTTCATATATTCTAATTATATTTTCTTTTTAAAATTCTAGTCTCTAATAAATGGATAAAATATCTCCCCTAGTTATAGTTATCGGAATGATAATAATAGGATTACTTGCTTGGTTAGTATATATACAAATTAACAAACAAATATCTGATGAACAACCAATGACTACTAGCCGTGCAGTACAAAAAACACCTCCATCCCCTACTAAAAATAAACACCGGGCTGTTTGTGTTATTGCGAAAGATAATACTCTTGATATGGAAAAAATACTTTGCATACCAACCTTAACTGATAAATCAAATCCCAATCAACCAGTGGAAATACACCCATTGTCAGGTGAAATTGCAAACAGATATAATTCCTATAAAAATCTTAATTCTTGTTATAAAAAAGTTCGTAAAGGAAAATCAATGTGTACGAATTGGTCTAATTTAAACCCAAACTATTATAAATATTGGACTAATTATTACGTTCCTTATCGTAATGGACAATTGTGTTATAGTTGTGTTCCTCATTGTGATCATGGATGTAACTCCGTTAACATATATTTAAATGGTGAGGATGGGGTAGAACTTGAAGAACCCGTACCTGACATAGAAGAACCCGTACCTGACATAGAAGAACCCGTACCTGACATAGAAGAATCTGATAGCGATGAGGATTCTGATAGTGACGATGAAGAACCGGATATTCTTTTAGATATTGATCCAGAGATTCTTATAGAGGGTCCACCAGAGGGACCTTTACTAGACAGCGAAGGGGACCTACCATTAGAAATTACACCAGCAGGACTTTTACCGGGAGGAGATGAAGTTCCCCCACTATTAGGAGGGAGGTGGTGGTCCACTATTAGGAGGTGATGGTGGTCCATCATTAGGAGGTGATGGTGGTGGTCCACTATTAGGAGGTGATGGTGGGTCCATCATTAGGAGGTGATGGTGGTGGTCCACTATTAGGAGGTGATGGTGGTGGTCCACTATTAGGAGGTGATGGTGGTGGTCCACTATTAGGAGGTGATGGTGGTCCATCATTAGGAGGTGATGGTGGTGGTCCATCATTAGGGGGTGGTGGTGGTCCATCATTAGGGGGTAGTGGTGGTCCATCATTAGGGGGTGGTGGTCCATCATTAGGAGGTGGTGGTCCATCATTAGGAGGTGGTATAATGGGTGAAAGATTTACATATGGGACAGCACGGGAAATGTTTAAATATTTGTGATATTATATTTGTGAGTTAACAAATATAATATTTACTTACGTATTTTTTTACCCTTAGCACGTGCCCATCCGGGTCGGTCACATTCCAATAATGCTTTAGGAATACCTTTCTCACGTGGTTTTTTGTCTGGTGGAGGTGGTGGCTTATTAGGACTTACGTCATCCTCATCTTCACTGGATACCGATTCATTATCAGTATCATTTTCGTCTGAAGAAGAATGGGAACAGAGATCTTCTGGGTCAATATCCTCGTCATCAATGAAGTTTTCAATCTGACCGTCTCCCAGAATTTCCATGGCTTTAGCCATTTTCTTGTCGTCATTATATTTTTTCTTAAACTTGAGGTCAATTTTTTGTAATGTACCGTCAAATTTTCTATTGAAAGAATGTGCGTTAAGGTCTACTTTTGTCATTTCTTTTGCTGTTGTAGCACTTACGAAATTTTCTAAATCTAGATCAAAAGTATTGTTACCTTCTTCTTCAATAGTCCATTGTTCGACTTGTTCTAGTTGATTTTGTAGATGTTTTAAGGCCTCTTCATTACCATCATATTTAATAAAATAATACCATTGTTCATGCTCCTCGGCTGATGTTTCGAGTAAAATAACATATTTTCCTTCCATATTATGGGAAGGTGGTGTTTCTTGTTCGTGAATATTATTGGGTTGTTCAGTTTCTGTGGACATAATTATTAATATGTTGTCTTTTTTTAAACAGTTTTAGTTAACTTTCTAAAGTTTCTGGGACATCTTCATCTTCTACTTCATCTTCCTCGATATCTTGACAATTTACTTTTGTAATATCTAGATCTAGGACTTCCGTATTATCCTTTAATTGATATGGATTATTTTTATTGTATTTAAGATGATTAGCAAACATGATATCTACAGGTAAGAGTTTAATACGACCTGCATGTATGGCCAAATTATTGGCTGTTTGTAGAAATTCAACGATTTCTTCTTCTATATAATGTTGTAAAATGATAAATACATCTTTACTAATTTTAATAGAAGAACTATCGTCCATATTATTAATTTGCTGGAATTTTTCTCGAACTAATTTATTAAATGGTAATTTGGATAAAATTAGGCAATTGCTAGTCTTTTGAAATTTACGAATTTCTCTGAGTGCAACGGTACCTGGTCTAAACCTATGTTTCTTAGGTTTATCAAGGTCTGCAGGTTCTTTCTTTGTTTTACGTACTGGTTTTTTACTTAATAAACTTGGGTGAACATACGGAACTACACCACCTCCCATAAATGAAAGGTTATTTTTACTAAATAATTTATTGAGTATTTTATCGTTGCTGACACTTAATTGTAATTCTCGAATGGATAAGCGTATTTGTTTACTATCCTTGATGATATCGAGGGCATTTGTGAGTATTCTAGTTGTAATAAACTCTAATATTATGGCTAAATACAAAGGTGGTTGGCTACTGACTAACAACTTACTGTTACCAAACTGTCTAATATATTTTTCACAAATGGAAGGAGGGAAAATGATACCAGCCTTGTCTTGTCGAGAATTAGTACTAGTAGAAGATTTGTTAATTTCGTTATAATTTTGGACAATATCTTGAATCCTCGTGTTAATAAGAGTAAATAATTCATGGGATGTACATATTTTGAGAGTATTAATCATTTCTTTTTCTGAAATTGTCTTTTTGTTAGCCATATTTGTTAACTGGTAGGCTTTATTGGAAAAAATTGTGGCAATATGGGATAGTATACTGTTTAATTGTTGTTTAGGATTATTAGAAATACTTTTAGTAGGATTAATAGTTTTCAATACTTTATTTATATAGAGTTCGAAAATACGGGTTTTCTTACGTCGTGTAGAAGGTTGCTCGGGTGTTACCATATTGTTTATTGAGATAGTTAGTCTTTTTAAGTTAATATTAATTGCAAAATTTTTCTATGTTTTAAACATAATGGTTTAAAGCAGTATACAGTATGATTGTAAATGGAACACCTTACAAAACCCGGATTAAGTCGTTTAGGACGTAAAGCAGGTATTAAAAGTATGTCAGATGATGTTTATATGAATTTGTATTCGGTTATAGAAGAACGTTTGTCTGACATAGTATCTTCCACTGTTGTAGTAAATTCACAACATGGAACTGTTACTATTATGCCTGATGACGTGTATGGCGCATTAACATTAAATGGTAAATTAGTAGGTAAATCTACTAATTTGGGTACAAACACATGTGCCAAATAAACTTCTAATTATTTAAAGGATACTAAATCATTATTTAAAATGCCTACCGAAAACACTAAATATAATGAACTAAAAGATAAAGCCCAACGTTGGAAAAATCGGGCAGAACAATTTGAAGAAGAATGTGAGTCCCTAAAAACACGACTGGATGATTCAGAATTAGAATGTGAAACTCTTAGATTTAAACTTGATGAATTAGCCGATGAACTAACCACGAATGCTAATTTAGTAAAACAATTATCAAAAGAAAAGAAACATCTAGAAGATAAATTTAATAAATCTAGATATACCGTAGACCGAGAACTACTATCTAAAGATGGTCAAATAGAAAGATTAACTACTTTACTAGAAGATTACAAAGAAAGATACAAAGAAGTAAGGGAAGATAATAGGGAATTACGCCAACAAAATTCACAACGTAATTAAAATTATTAAATTTAGTTAAAAAATTTAATATATCGGTAATTAATAAAAATGTCACTCATTAAGTTTTATCACAAACCAAAATGTCCATTTTGTGAAGATGCAAAGGCAGCATTTGAAGAAGCAGGTATGATTCCATCACAGGTTGAAGTTATTTCATATGAAGAGGCGCTAAAATTACCCAACGCGCCATCAGGTTTTCCTTTTTTCATGAATGCCAACGATCCAACCAAAACTACTACAGGATTTAGCAAAAAACAAGGTAATGCGGCAGGAATCCAAAAATTAATGTCTGATTTAGGGCTTGCTCCTGGTTCACCAGGAAGTAAAGGACCATCACCAATGCCTAGACAACCCCCAATGCCTAGACCACCTAAACCTGACCCCTTAACCCCAGAACAACACTCCGAGATTCCTCCAGGTGTTATCATTATGTTTATTATGCCTACGTGTGGTTTTTGCAAGCAAGCCCAAGAAATGTTCGCCGATGAAATCTCTAATGGTACAGTAATCCCCATGCCTATTGAACAGTCTCCTAGCCCTCTCAAATCGGCACCTGTTTTAGTATCCCACGATGGTTATATGTTTGGTAAGCCACCTAGCAAAGTTGAAGCCTATAAAAAATTGTTACCTAGAGGTGGTGTAGAGGGTTACCGCCGTGGTCCTCCAAAACAACAACAAAGAAGACAACAAGTAACTAGAGAACGTTATCTTCCCCCTCAGCCAATTCCCACTTACAATTATTGGAATGCTATGGATCCAGTTTCATATCCAAATTGGAATGTTGGAACCTTATAAAAATGATATTTACCTTTTGATTTTTAAAAAATCAAAATGGATCCTGATAAACTTTTAATTCAAGTATATTATAATTATTACAAAGACGCCTACCCTGACGAACCTGCAGTACAATCACGAATGAGTACTTTAGATTCTAGTTGTCCTCAGAGAGTTCGTATACTCTTACAAATAGATTATAATCAATGGTGTAGAGAAAATAAAGTAATTTTAATTAAAAATGATCTAAACAATTAATTATCTTAATTTAACCAAACATGTCCAACTTCGCTACAGCAATGCAAGACAAAAAAGAATATACACGGAATGGTGCTATCTCTATAGCAAAACCAGACCCTACAAATGAGTGTAATGGTAGAATTTCATTATTCTTTAAGGCAATTAGAACCCTAAATATTCCTACACTACATCAATATATTCGCGAAGCAGTTACAGAGGATGTGGATGATACATTCATACTAGCCTTTAATATTCGCGATTGCAGAGGTGGAAAGGGTGAAAGGTTATTGGGACGTTATACACTAATTTGGTTATTCCTTAACTACCCAGAAAAATTTATAAAAATTGCACAGCACATTGCCTTTTATGGGCGATGGGATGACTTATTGTATTTATGGCCAAAGGTACTCGATCTAGAAGAGGGTGTAGATACTGAAAGTACGTTGTTGAAAATAAGATTAATTAATAAGAATCACAACTGCGATATATTGGGATCAGTCGAATTGTCAATTATTAGATCTTACCAATTAGAAATTGTTAAAATTATGGGTAATCAATTGATTGCTGATCTTAGTCTAATGCAAAATGGAAAATCTATCACATTGTGTGCTAAATGGGCACCAACACAAAAGGATTCCCTTGATTTTAAACATCAAACTGTCAATACTATCTGTACTACAATGAAATGGTCATATAAGGAATATAGAACTAAATATACTAGTCCCTTACGCCTCTACCTCAAAATAGTAGAGAGATTCATGTGCTCTAATAGTTGGGATGATATCGACTACAGTAAAGTTCCATCCTGTGCCATGAAGAAACTAAAAACTTCTTTCGAAAAACATTCCCCAGATACTTTCATGGATTGGAAAACCAAACTAAACAAAGGCGAAGTGTCTATTAACGCCAAACAACTATTCCCCCACGAAATAATATACGAACTTAAACAGAATGGATCTTTGTCAACGATTATATTAGAGGCTCAATGGAAGGTTCTAGAGGACGAAACGGATAAATTGGGTGTCCTGAAAGATACTCTTTGTGTCGTTGACACATCAGGATCAATGGGGAGTTGGGGTTTTCATGTGCGTGGCACCAAACTACCTACATTTACACCTATGGATGTATCTATTGCTCTAGGACTGCTAATTTCTAATAGTGTAAAGGGGGTATTCCATAATCATGTTATTACTTTTCATAGTGATCCTACATTTCAAGTACTAAACGATTCTACATTGGAACAAAGATTTAGAACTATTAGGGATATACCATGGGGTGGTAGCACCAATATACAAGGCACTTTTGATCTTATCTTAAATAAGGCAAAACAACATAAATTAAAACCAGAAGATATGCCAAAGAAGATATTAATTCTATCCGATATGCAGTTTAATATCGCCGAGGGATATAGTAAAAACTCTAAAACCAACTTCAAGGTTATCGAAGAAAAATATGCATCTTATGGATACCAAAGACCATCCATAATTTTTTGGAATATCGCCGCAAATATTGGAGATTTCCCAGTAACAGTAGATCAAAATAATACTGCTATGGTTGCTGGTTTTACTACATCCATACTACGGGCCTTGTTAAAACAAGACAAATTTACATCCCTAAGTATTATGAGGGAAGTACTTGATAGTGATCGGTACAAACCCTTACGTGATTCCTTGTCCGATTAAATTTTATTACAATAAACTCTAATAAAATTACATATTAAATGCAACGGACCACACTTTAATTTCGGTACGATTGTGTTCTTGATTTGTATTAGCACACAACATTAACGCCGTAACATCTGTTTCTTCAGGTAGAATTTCAAATTTATTAAACGAAATCACATTTACATGTTCTTTTAATGATAAACTGAATTGAGATAAAACTAAATTACTAGTCATATCACTTAGAATAAAATTAATTGTACCTATCCCCCCAATTACAAAATTTAATTCTGTTAATTTATGTTTACTTCCCGTATACGGCAATGATACAATTTTAGAAGATTCTTCTTCAATTAACAAATCTCCACTCCACAAAAATGTAAATTCTCCTCTTTCACCTGTAGGTCCCTTATCACCCGTAGGTCCTTTAGCCCCTCGTTCCCCTTGTTTACCCACAGCACCTACTTTCCCTGTTGGACCTATTTTACCTCTTTCACCTGGCGGTCCCTTATCACCAGGAGGTCCTTGTTCACCCATCTCACCTTGTTCTCCTTTTTCCCCTTTTTCACCTCTTTCCCCTTGTAATGTAGGGGGCAGAGCCATTTCAGTAGTAGAAAATGTTGTATTTACCATTTCTGTGTTCGCATTCCTATTAGGAAGAGTGTAATTTATTAATTCGGGAGGCGGATGGGTTACAGACTGTGGGGATGATGGTAAAACAGGATGTAAATCCATTCCTTCAACTTCTAGTGAATTTGAGTCATTAACAAATAAATTAGTATTGTTAACCACAGAAGTCGATAAATCTATACTTGGTGTAACTGCATTACTTTGTTCTATTTCATACGAATATGGTAATTGTATACTAAAAGCCATTTTTAATTACTCATATTAACTTTTAGATAGTAATTAAAATTATATACCATTCAACTTAACTTAAAACAATAAACAAACTAAGAATAAATGTCCTTAACAGAAAAACAACAATTAATACATATTGCTTCAGAAATATTACTTATTGGATCATTATCATTTTATTTTAATAAAAAACATAAATTACTTGAAAATGAAGTTGAAGAATTAAGTAATAAAACACAAGAACTTGATACCATAATTAATAACCAAAATGATTTAATACAAACACTACAAATGACTGTCTCTCAGTTAGATACGAATATTCAAAATCTAACCTATCAAATTCAAAATTTACCCATTAATAATTCTCCTTCTCCTTCTCCTTCTCCTTCTCCTTCTATATCCTTCACTACTCCCAAAACTAAAACCAAAAAACCATCCGTTAACTTCGAATTACCTAAAACCACAAACATATCTACCCCAACACCCGAACCACCTACCCAAAAAGATATTGAAGACTCTACACAAAAAACATCCACGTCAGAAGACTCTCTCTCCGAAAATGACACAGAAGACTTAGATAAAGAATTACAACAAGAATTAAATGAGTTAAAAAATGATATGAACAACAATGAAATACCTCATTTAAAAAAAAACCTTTAACTAAGGAAAAATGGTCAATGGAAGATTCAAACTTATTGAACTTCCCACTCAAGAACAACAATCCACAGACTCCCAATATATTTCACCCTTTCCCCACCGGATTATCTCCTCTAATATGGGAAATGTCAAACTTAAATGTACCCGACCCAATTTTATACCCCATAGAAATGTCAAACATACTGATATCATCACCTGGGAAGAACAATATAGAGAAGAACTCCACGATATCTATCGAATTATTAGAGATCACATAGGAAAAAATTATGATATTGATTACATACCACCCAATTATCCTGCCCTAGTTAATATGATATTTAATTCATCTTCAAAATTTATTCCCAATTATAATAACTAATAATCTAAAAACATAGTTATATATTATAACTAGAATATGGGTAAAGCAGTTACAGAACTTAATAAAAATAGAAAAATAATATTTGATGAGTATGAAGAAAATAATTATTCCGAAATTAAGATCGAAAATAATATTTTAGACTCACAAATATCAACAATCGAATCAACAGAAACTATTGAAACAATATCTATGGAAATATACCAAGAAATAATGGACTATGTTAAGAATAACGCTGTCCATTTATGCGAATTTCTAGAAATAAAACATATAGAAAATTACATAACAAATCTTTAATACCAATTTTTTATGAAACCATACTATCCAGGTTTCATAAAAAAAATGTCTATTATACACCCCAAAGTCCTAAACATTTGAATACATTAATTTTTGCTGTATCCAATCCTGATAAATTGGCACTTGGAGTTGATTTGAGTTGTTTTAATACTTCTTCAACATCTACAACTTCAGTACCCTCGGGTTTTTTAACCGCAGCCTTAGCAGCCTCAGCATCTGCTTTAGCCTCGGCATCTGCTTTAGCCTTAGCAGCCTCAGCATCTGCTTTAGCAGCCTCAGCATCTGCTTTAGCCTTAGCAGCCCTAGCATCTGCCGCAGCCTTAAATTTACGTCTAGCAGCCTCAGCCTTGGCTATCTGGGCAGCCTTGGCATCTGCCGCAGCCTGAGCATCTGCCGTAGGCTTTTCAGCCGCCTTAGCAGCCGCCTTAGCCTGAGCAGCCGCTATTTTCTGTTCCGCTTCTGCCTTAAAAGCAGCAATTTGCGCCTCTAAAGCAGACTCCTCATCTTCATCTTCTTTCTTTTTATCTTCTGCCTGTTTCTGCAATTCTTCCTCTTCTTCTTGAGTTAATGCGTCTTCCACAAAATCTAAATTTTGTCCTGTTTGTTCTGATTTAGCATCTTCTGCTTTTAATTTTTTCATCATATTACCTATATTCTCGTCTCTAATCTTTATAGCCGCATTTATATCTTCTTGTTCAGCCTCTTTTTGATTTAATAATTTTTCTGCTTCCTCTTTTTGACGTGAAACATCCGCTTCTAATTGTATCTTCTTTGCTGCTTCTAATCGTTCTTTTCTATCTTTGATAAACTTTAATCGTGACATAGTTATATTACTCTCGATTTCATCTGCTGTTGCATATCCACCGGCTTGTTTTAATACAGCAAGGGATTGTTCAGTACCCACATATGTAGATGTTTGTTCTTCATTATCTTTAACCAAATTTGCTGTAAATTTATAAAGTTTTAATTCCTTACTACGTTTATCTGCCACATCTGGTGGCAAACAAATTCCAGCATCAATATCACAAACAAATCCAACAGATGTGCAAGCCTTTGTAGGACCACATCTTCCGTGAGTTGCCAAAGCACACAAATAATCAATTTTTGTTCCTGGTCGAATTGGTATACCTCTTATAACACCAAATTTATTCAATAATTGTTTAAGTTCATCATTAGAATACTTCGCCAACATATTTCGGGATACCTTATTACACACATCTTCTAATTTTATGTCTGATATTTCTGGTAACGCTGCAGGAATAGTAGTATAATCTTCTTCTTCAGATGTTTCACCTAAACCTAATAAATCCTCCATCGGAACTGTTGGTTTTGAAGATGGGATAAGTTTTGGTATTCTACCGGCAGGCTTCGGGATTTCCTTAGGGGGTTCAAGAATATCTCTTATAGTTTGTATCTTCTCAGGGGTTCCTATCATTTTATTACCATCCCATTCCATCTCTGTTATCTCTGGTTTTTGTTGCATATAACGACCAGCCATTTGTTCATCAATACATAGATTATTATCAACATTACAAACAGTACCTTCTGTTTCACAAAATTCTCCGTTTTCTGGATCACATCTATCTTTTGCGCTTATAGCACATAAATATTCCACCATAAGACTCTTATCTTCAGGAATACTATCTTCGGGAACTCCTGCATCAAGCAACATCGTAATAAGATCAACTTCGTCGTATTCAGTCAATAATTCTTGTGCAGGAATCCCATCATATTTACACTCTACATTCATTTCTGAAAGTTCATATGTTACATCAGACTCTTCTACAGTTGGTTCAGGTTCATCAAAAAACCCGAACGCATCGGCTGTTGTTGAGGGTGTTGGTTTGGGAGTTGGTTTTGGTTTGGGAGTTGGTTTGGGAGTTGGTTTGGGAGTTGGTTTGGGTTTTGGGGTTGGGGTTGGGGTTGGTTGGGGAGTGGATCTCTTTCTCATTGTCTCTCTTATGGTTTTTATAATGTCTTCCTTGACTTGCTTCGTTTTACAAGGTGCTTTAACTTTTTTACATAACTCTAATAATTTTCCTCGTGTAAACTTGCGTAATTGTTCTGGAGTCTCATTACCAGTAGCAGTAGCAGTAGATCTAGGTTGGGTTTTAGTTTTTCTTCTCAATACTTCCTTAAGAGGTACGTCATCATCGTCATCGTCACCAGAAGAACGACCAGAGATTATAGCATCACATAAGTCATTTCTATTCAAACCTTTATCATCTACACCACATTTGTGTGCTAATTTAACAATATCAGCCTTTAAAAATTTTCCAGTTTTACATCTTTTCAAATCCATATCACATTCTAGACCATATTTAAGTCTAGATCTTGCAGATGATCGATGTTCTGTTTTTCTAGAAGGAGATTTTCTAGAAGGAGATTTTCTAGAAGGAGATTTTCTAGAACGAGATTTTCTAGAAGGAGATTTTCTAGAACGAGATTTTCTAGAAGGAGATTTTCTTTTAGCAGCATTAATAATTTTCATAATTTCAGAAACTAAGACAGGTTTATCTGCAGCCTTGTACCCACTATAACCTTTTAATCCATATTTTTTAGCAACTACTTTTACCTGAGCAATAGATAGTTTTAATAACTCAGCACGTGTTTCTTCGTACATATTTATTTTATGATAATAATTTATTTTAATAATTGTAAAATATTAAACTAATATACAAAATTATATAGAGGGCATATCATCCACATTGATGGTAGGGCCTTGCATACGTTTTTTCTGTGCTGGAGGATTGCTATTTACATTAGGTTTAGCATTCATATTATTTATCATACCCATTAAATTGGAACCAGTTTTCTTCATCATCATCTTAGACACAATAAAGAATGCTGCATTCATGATGATCATAAATAATAGTCTAACTTCAACAGGCCACTTAGACTGTGTGGGTACATAAGATTTTTCACCCAATTCTATTAATAATTTTTCATATGAATTCATAGAGATGATCTGCTGTTGAGTAAATCCTTGCATATCAAAACCTAAAAAATTACCAAATAAAAATTCACAACCCATGAATCCATAAACTAAATAGGTTTTATAACTTTCTACAGAAGAATCTAATGATAATCTACGAACAACATCACTATAAGATTTTTCTAAAGTATTGTAATCTGTATGTATAGTATACTCAGGAATATTAGATCCTGGATAGGATTTTTTCAATAGATCAAATTTAAATAACATTTCTCTTTTACCATCCTCTTCTTCGGCATCGGTTCGACTAGGTTGGTTTATATCTCGAAGTTCTTTTTTAGGAAAATACCCACCTTGTTTTTCTAGTTCTGCTAGAGTTGGTGCAGTATTAGCAAAATGTTTACCACTTTGTGATTCTATATTTACACGTGTAGTGCTATATCCATTATTATCTCTAGGCCTACTATACTTATTGTCTACTGTATGACGTTTCTTAGGAGTTAGAGTAATATCTGAAACAACAGAACCATCATCTTTCAATAATTCTTTTAATCTTATTGATAAATCATCCGTATCTTTACTCTCATCATCCCGTTCTTTATTTTCATGTATGGATAATTCCGATACAGTTGTATCTGCGTCCCTAGATCTAGAATCGTCCCTATCGCGATCATCATACCGATCTCGATCGTCCCTATCGCGATCATCATACCGATCTCGATCATCCCTATCTCGATTACCCCTATCCCTACTCCTGTCTCCTACTGAACTATCATCGTCGCTTAATAATAAATCTAATCGTTTTGTAAAAGGTTCTTTAGGTACTTGTTCTATACCACGAGGGCTTTCACTTGCGATATACTCCTTATCTATTAAATCTTGCTTAATTTTTGACTTATTTTCTATTAACTCAAGATACAATCTGGGCATACGAGGAAATACCTGTGGTCTATCAATAGGCGATGACCTTAAAGGGACTTTGACTATATTAATATTTTGCTTTTTTAATGGTGGCATTTTACATTCAACTCGGACAACTTTAAATACCTTATATTATTTATTAAATGTAGTTAATCCCCAGAAATTCCCGAACAAGTAGAGTTCACATGTTCCGGCTTTCTAGTACATGTACGATAATATTCATTTTTGCACCAATGATCTATCACGCTATATTGTGGATTTGACTCGAATTCACTGTTCTATTATCATACCAGATAACTCTATTTCGGAATCCGGTTTGATTATCTTTACTAAATTTTTTCAATGCGGACATTTTATATTATACAAATATAAAAGTAATTAAAAACCTCCTCGGAGACGTAAAACTAAATGCAGAGTTGATTCTTTCTGAATATTGTAGTCCGAAATTGTTCGGCAGTCTTCTAATTGCTTTCCGGCGAAAATTAAGCGCTGTTGGTCCGGGGGACGTATTACCCTAAGGTTTCCCAAAGGGACTAGACTATACCTTGAGCCATCACTGGAGTACACCACTCCTCTGACCGGCGACCATTAAGTCGTTGAACCCTCTCCATAGGTCAGGTGTATAAAACCCTTAGGAGTTGGCTGCGGATTGTCCAATCCTTAACGTTTTTACTGTGCCCGAGGTCATTACCCTGGGTGTTGTTTATAGTTTCCAATAAACAAGTAGTACTTAAGGCTCTAAGGAGTTTCCCGCAATTGAGCCGCCTCGCCCAAAGATTCAAAAATCTCTGGACTAGCATCTGTGTTTTGATGGTTTATTCTTTTGTGTCTACGTAAACTATCTCTATTATTGTATGTTCTATCACAAAGTTCACACTTAAAAACTGTTTCTTTATTAATATGTTCTTTTAACTCATGCCTTCTCCGACCTGAAGGTAGGGAATATACTTTATCACAAAAATTACACTTATAAGTCTCGGGATTTCGTTTTTCTGCTACTTGAATTGCTATATTCATTTGAGAAATTTTATAAGGAATAATCATGAATGGTTTGATATCTTTAATAAACTTGAGTGCATAACAATGAGATAATCTCCATTCATACCCGACACAAATTTTTTCAGAAGCACATGATTTCCTAGTGCGTTTTGATATTGTACCTCCCCATATGTCTTGGGCTTTAGATAATGGAACTGGGTCATTTTGAGAAACAGAAAGACATAAGCGGTTATTATTATGCTTATCATTTCCAATAGTCCCTTCTCCTTCGTAAAATCCAGCGAACCATATTTTAAATGTTTGTTCGTTCATTTTATATTATAAATAACAAGATTTAAACCAAAACTAGGACACAACTGTTTACCCACAATCAGAGCCTAAATAATTGTGGCAGAATGCTTTTCGGGACAACCCCCTAGTTTATCCCCTCTTTATCTTGTATCTTCTGTTTGACATTTTCGATAGTATCGGTGGGCTCAACTTCCAAGGTTATTGTTTTACCAGTAAGAGTTTTTACAAACACCTGCATATTTATTCTAAATAAACATAATTAAAATCGATTATAAATGAATCATTTATAATAAACATCTGAAATGAACGACACAATCTATATAGTTAACTGGGATGTGGGTGCACATATCCCATTCTCTAAAACTATCGAACCCACTGTTTTGACCGGAATCAACTGTGGTATGTACACTATTCAGTTCTTCATGGGAAGCCCCCAAACTATTAGACGACAACGTATATCCGACGAGGATATAGAGAACACTAAAGAATTAATCCAACATTTTCCTATGAATATATATACCCATTTCCCGTACGTGGCCAATTTTGCGGGTAAATCAGCACCGGATGGTTTGGCTTGGTCTGGGAATACCCAAGTTGATGGGTATCTTAAAATTATCATGAAGGAACTAGAATATGAACTTGGTGTCATGGCTAAAATAGGTAAGGGTGTGGTAATACATCCAGGGGCCAACCCAAAACGTCACGAGGGACTCCTCACGATAGCAAAAACAATTAATAAGATAACTTTTCCTCCAAACTCGACTGTGATCCTCGAAAATTGCGCTGGGGAGGGGAACAAATTATGCAAGGACTTTAAGGAAATTAAAGTAATACTAGACAACATCGATGAAAAACAAAAACCACATGTTAAAGTATGTGTAGATACCGCCCATATTTGGGGTCAGGGTGATTATGATATTAGTAAAATAGAAGAAGTCGATAGGATGTTTGCAGAGTTCGACAGTATTATTGGTTTCGGTTACTTTTACCTATTGCATCTGAATGACAGTGAAGTAAAATTGGGGGCCAAAAAAGACAGACATGCTTGTTTGGGGGAAGGAGAAATTTGGGGGGATAGTTTTAATTCTCTTATTTATCTGTTGGATAAATGTAAGGATATGGATATTCCTGCAGTACTTGAAACTAATGGTAATGATATGCTCACATTGTCGCAATTGTCCCAAGAAGATGATGGATTGGTATGTATGGAATGTACAAGTATTCCAACTATACAAAGATGCCCTTGTTGTTTAGTTAGATAATTTCTTATCTTAATATTATTCTAAGAATAATATTAATGTAAAAGATGGTTTAAGAATTACAGTATAAATTATAAATACTCGAATGGCAACGTTTAACGAATCTGGGCAAGAGACTGTGTCTACACCTACTAATGATATGGTAATTACCGATAAATCTACCACAATTAATGATTCCGAGATTACCAAAAAAGATATTGAGTCTTTAGGAAATAAAATTAGACTTACAGATAAGGATGAGAATATGGGGTTGGAATTATATTGTTATGTGCAATGTAATAATAATGATAATAATATTATTCGACAGTGTCGAGGTGTAGTATTTAATGAAGATAAATTAGTAATGAAAGCGTTTCCATATACTATGGAATTAGTTCATACTGATGAAAATCTAATACGAGAGCATTTATCGACTATTATTGGTCAATGTTCTTTTTATTCTTCTTACGAGGGTACTTTGATTAGATTATTTTATTTTGGTCAGAGATGGTTTACTAGTACTCATCGTAAGTTAAATGCATTTCGTAGTAAATGGGCATCTAGGGAATCATTTGGTACATGTTTTAAACGATGTCTAGAAAGTCTATATGATAATAATGAAAAATTTCGGCAAAGAATCCCAGATGGGGAGGAGAATTTACTTGATAGATTTCAGGAAACTTTGGATAAAAATAAACAATATATGTTTTTAGTAACTCCAACAGAAGAAAACCGAATTGTATGTTCTGTATCTAGCCCAAAGTTGTTTCATGTCGGAACATTTATCGATGGTAATCTGAATATGGATATAAATATAGATATTCCATATCCGGAAAAATATAACTTTTCTACAGTAGATGAACTAATTGCACATGTGAATGGGATAGATATACATCATCATCAAGGAGTAATTTGTTTTGCTCCTAATAATCTTCAGTATAAAATTATTCATAAAGATTATAATTCGTTTTTCCGGGCACGTGGTAATGAGCCAAGTATCAAATTTCGTTATCTACAGACTAGATTGAATAGACGTGTTGTCGATATGTTGTTTCATTTATATCCTAATATGGAAAATGTGTTTGACGAAATAGAAAATTACATTTATGATGTTGCTAAAAATATTTATCACGCTTATGTACAGAGATACATCAAGAAAAAGTTTGTTACTGCTCCTACTGAGGAATTTAATGTTATTAAAGAGTGTCACAAATGGCATGAATTAGATCGTGTTAATAATAGGATTACCCTAGATAAAGTGATAGAAGTTTTGAATCAACAAGCACCGACCGCATTGAATCGTATGATACGTAGATTCCGAACAGAAAATAACGATAATAAGGCGAATAAACAAGGAATGAATGAGCGTTTAAGATCTATTACAATAACTTCTGAAAATGACGCACCTAATACCGAAGTTCCTATGGAAGAATAAAAATTTTTCCCCTAATTAATTATAAATGGTATCTTCACAAACAATTTTCTGGATAGGTTTTTTTATACCTATGATTTCATTATTCGGATTATACACATCATTTTATTGGTGGCTTAACAAATCCATGCCACCAATAATGGATAAGTTATGGTTAATAATGTCAAGTTTAGGTTTATTGATTAGTATATTTTATATGGGTAAAACTATGATGAGTATGTGGTCCAAATAGAGGTTTACTCTAATTTATAAATTTGATTATTATTGATCTTTTATCAATAATAATAGAAATGACAGTAACTGCTATTTTTATAGGCGATCCACATATTCAGATAGATAATATACCAGAAGTGGAATTATTGATGGAAAAATTAGTATTGATAGTGAAAGAAAAACAGCCAGATATAATAATTATTGCAGGCGATTTATTACATACACATGAACGATTGCACACTATAGCACTAAACAAGGCCTACGAATTGGTACATAGTATGCGAAACATAGCACCAACTTATATTTTAGTTGGAAATCATGATTATATTAACAATAAACAATTTTTAACAGAAAATCATTGGATGAATGCAATGAAAGAATGGGATAACACCATAATAGTCGATAAAGTTATTGTGGAGAAAATAAAAGGATTAAAATTTGTATTTATTCCTTATGTATGTACAGGATCATTCATACAAGCCCTAGATACTGTAGAAGATGAGTGGAAAGACGCAACTTGTATTTTTGCCCATCAAGAACTTTATGGGTGTAAAATGGAGGCTAAAGTATCTGTAGAAGGAGATAGATGGCATGTGGATAATCCATTGATAATATCAGGACATATTCATTCTAAACAGAAAATTCAACAAAACATATATTATCCAGGGACACCACTACAACATACTTTTGGAGAAAGTGGGGATATAAATATAATAGCATATTTAACATTTAGTGAAGAAAACTATGTTACAGAAGAGATAGATCTTGAGTTACCACGGAAGAAGAATGTTTATATTGATGTAGACGATGTGGATAATTATGATGTACCAATTACAGAAGATCATATTAAAGTAACAGTTAAAGGAGATTATGAACAATTTAAGACATTAAAAAAGACAAAAAAATATAAAAATTTAGTAGAGAAAGGTGTTAAGATAGTTTTTAAACCCGAGAAAGATAAAGTTAATATTGCTGATAATGATGAATATATTGGGACAGATTTTAATAATATTTTAGAGTCTATTGTCATCAAACAAAAGAATCCTTATTTATCTCAATCTTATGAATTAATTGTAAATAATAAAGAAATCGATATAAATGATATAATGTTTTTGTGAATAAAAAATTAATCTATATAATAAAATGAGTTATTCAACAGCATCTAATGGTAATACAACATTAATTGGAGAATTACCTACTATTGATGATCTAGAAAACAGTAGTTCGCCTAGTGGAATGCAAGGTGTAGAAGAAAAATATCAGAAATTTTTACGAAATAGACATGATCTTCCAAAAGAAGCAGGTATGGTAAGTCAAAACATAACTCAATCTGATCCTAGAACAGCATCTCAACATTTCAACCCTAACTATTTACCGAATCCAATGGCTCAATCTTATGAAGGTTATGAATCTCCCGAACCAAATATGGAGAATAATATGGCACAAATGTACCAATCTATCAACGATAAGTATAATTTACCACATAATAGTCCCACTTGCCTAGAAGTCGCGGATCATGTTAATAATTGTCCGATATGTTCACAGTTTTATAGAAGTAATAGTTCACCATATACTATAACTATTGTTGTTCTAGCCGTAATCTGTATATTGTTATTAAAGAAAATATTAGATACTAACTAAATTTTTTATTAAATTAATCTTAATTTAATAACCTAAAGAGATCCCCAATATATTTAAATGTCTATTATAAATTATGATACTTTAGTATTATCTGGGGCATCAACAAAAGCATTTATTATGTTAGGTGCTCTTCAAAAATTATATGACGATGGAAAACATAAAGAAATTACCACATTTATCGGTACTTCAGCGGGGGCAATGATAAATTATCTTTTAATTATTGGTTATACTCCTATAGAAATTTTTTTATATATATGCACCCAACAATTGTTAGATAAAATTCCTCAATTTAACTTATTTGCGATATTACAAGGGAAAAGTGCGTCTTCATTTATTTCTATTCAAGAAATACTAGAAAGAATGACTATTGATAAAATAGGTTATTTACCAACAATATCCGATATTAAACAAAATTTTAAGAAAAATTTTATATGTGTTACTTATAATTTAACAGAAAATTGTACCGAATATATATCAGAACAAACCCATCCAAAAATTCCTTGTATTACTGCTTTACGAATGACTTCTAATTTACCTTTTATATTTGAACAATTTAAATACGGACACAGTTTTTATATTGACGGTGGTATATCAGAACATTTCCCAATTCTTCTTGGTGAAGAATTGGGAAATAAAGTTCTAGGTTTAGTAATATTCTCTGCTAATTATAGAGAAATTAAGACAGATGCTGAAACTGATATGTTGGAATATTTATACAAATTAATTTGTATACCGTCTGATCAAAGTTGTAGATATAAGATTAAACAAGCCAGCCCAGAAAAAAGTACAATTATAGAGGTAGAACACTGCAATCATAAAATGTTTCATTTTCATCTTAAATCTAAAGAACAAATGGAACTTTTTTCTATGGGTTACCAACAACTTAAAAATACCACATATTAATCTATAATGGGAACACACAAAGGGGCACGTCTCGGATAATCAGACCAAAACCCTCGTTGTGTATATGCCACTATTAAATATAAACTAGGTGATGCTAAAGCAAACATTAAATGTATAGCCCTAGAATCAGGTGTAGGAGCAGATATTTCCATCGCAACACTACGAGCCCATATCCACAATATAAATTGGATACCTACACCTATCCATTTAAGGGCTTTTTGTTGTTGAGGAGTATAAAGATACTGTTTTTGATTTTCATCATTAACTTCAGTTGTGTCTGCTACTGAATTTAAAAACGCTAATTCTGCCATTTTATTATGTTCAAACATAATAAAATTTCATATCTTTAAAAGCAACCCCATTGTGGTGTAGTATGTCGAACTGTATTTACATATCTTTAATAGCAACCCCATTGTGGTGTAATATGTGGAACTGTATTTACATATCTCTTCCTTACTTTTTGTAGTTCCCTATTCGCGTATAGTCGAAGTCTCTCCGCCACTTCACCAATATTATCACAATCACCGTTCACATAATTGTTAAATATGTCTGTCATTGTAACAATAAACATATCTAATATTTGATGTACAGCCCTATCTTTCTCAGACTTTTTCTGCCGAGTTTTGAGTTGTTTAACCCATTGTTCCTCTGATATATCATTCAGAAGATAGGATACTCGAAGATCGGAATTATCTCTTACATTAATATCTACAGGATATCTCGGTAATATAATAAAACGAACATGCTCCACCAACCTGTGACACTCATCAATTTTCGTAAACACTATTCCCCTCTCTCGATAAACACGAGTTACCACCTCGATCCACGGTAAACCCCCACAGGGATTTATATTATCTCCCGGAACTCGTGGAGCAACTCCATTATTTCTCTCCCGTTGCCACTGATAATAATGAGGATTATGAATAGTACCAGTAACTTTCTCACCCGTCCTCCATGAGAACGGAGTTTTACACTCAACACACCACATTTGATCACATCCATCAATTTTGTATATTGGTACAGCACATTGTGGACAATTCTTAGTCTCCGCAGATATAAGTTTAGCCGTTGCAACTGCATCTTTATCACAGGTATGTTCTGTGTCAGTCCTAGAACCTTTAATTTCATGACAATCCGGACATACATAGACTTCACAAGTTCCGCATTTCCAAGCCGAGGAAAGAAATCCTCTACAATTCTCAGCCGGACAAGCCATAATAAATTTCTTACGTTCAATTTTCTCTACTTCTGCAGTTACATTAAACTCATCTCCATTCTGCCACCCATACCTATGATAATTAATTTCTCTTGATATTTCTTTTAACCGCTGTCTAATATAGACCTCTTCCTCCCGTAAGTCAGCAATCTTTTTATCATGAAAAATTCTCATTTTACGTTGTTCTACCAAATGTTGAGTATCTGGTAACAAACTTCTTTCCTGACTCAATAAATCATTCGCCCGTTTATCTCGATATAATTGATTATGAAACGATCTTGGCGTTGTTTCTGATATAAAATCCAGAGATAATTCTTTGTGACATGCCATGCAGTCAGCACCATTTTTACTAGGATCTAGCAAATATGTTTTAAAACAACTGTAACAAGAGACATATTCACAATAAGGACAGGTTATAGCCTTCCTAGTTGATTTGTTGATAGTTTCGCAACAAACTGAACAATCCATACCTTAAACATTCCTTCTATTTTTATCATCACAAATCGATTTTATTAAAACATATCTGAATCAAATTCATAGTCTTCTATATAATCTGAATTATCAATTTCTACCAAACTACCATTATCCCGCTTTACCAAATATGACCTAACTGTTTTATACATTGGACTTTCTACCGAATAACTAGCATCTTTTTCTACATGTAGTTCATATACTTCATTATCCGGTAATTTTGGTTTGTTAGGATCAAATTCAAAATTGTTATTAATAAAACCATCAAAATATTTATCTGTTACAACTATAATAGAATTATTAATAGGTCTTTGATAAACTAACGCTGCTTGTTTTTTATATTGTTCAGGTGTCCCCTCAAATATCAATCCCGAAAGTGGAGCATATTTATCTAAAATTTCCCTAGCCAAATCAGAATTTTGAAATAAATCATGTTTGTTATGTAATTGTAACATGGCATTCGCTCTATCAAAACGTCGTTTAGATTTTAATTCCAGTCCTTTATCTTTAATAATGATACGCATTTTATTATAGAATCCTATAATAAAAAATTATACTCAATTTTATTTCAAACTCGGATCTACTACTTGAAGTTGCCAACCTACGGCAAAATCACTCATATTTTGATAGATAAAATTATTCAATATAAAAGTTAAGAACGCTAAAATTGTAATCCCTGCAACTACTCCAGGAAAAATTGATAACATTCTATACGGATAACACTTCTCATCACATTTCGACTTATTTGTATCTTCACAATCACCATCTTCTTTATCAATGCGACCGCAAACTTTGTTATCAACAGAACTATATAAAAACATTATTACAAAACAAATTCCCATAATTGGAATCGTCCATTTACTAAAATTTGTAATACCTTTTGAATTCCTAGTAAAATTAGCCTTATATTGCTTTCCAATATTCTCATAAAAAGCGTAAGTAGAACTTTCTGGATCCATTTATTAATTATAGACATAATAAATTATTATAAAATTCCAATGCTTTGGGATGAGACTTTATTTTATCATAGTCTACATCTATTATACTTAATCCCTCCAAACTTTTAATACGTGATAGGGCAACATACGCCTGTCCACATTCAAAAATATCAGATAAATCTATTTCCGCATAATCAAGACTATCCCCTTGACTTTTATGAATAGATATTGCATATGCGACTTTAAGAGGAATTTGTGTGGCTCGTAACACATGTTTATCATTTTCTTCTACATCCCATATATCATGCATAATAACTCGCTCTTCCCCATTCAAAAAACGGACTATGGGATTTTCATCTATAAATTTAGTTACGACACCTCTACTTCCATTACACAACCCATTATCTAAATCCAAATTTTTCAATAACATTACCTGAGCCCCAACACATAATTGTAACTCAATTTGCGCATTACAACTTTTCTTGAACTTTTCCATTGCTGCTTGTTTATTAGAACAAGAAGAGGAAACCTTTATCTCCATATCATACTGATAAAATTCCTCACCCCCAAGCGCTAACTTGTCTAGTTCTAAATTATTTATTCTATCTACATCATAATTAGTAGCAAACAATTTGGTAGGCTTAATACCATAGTCGTTTTCCAAAACTACTCCTTTACGTGAATCCAATAACTCGCGAACTTCCTGATTAATATTGGATATACGAACATTATTTAAACATATCTGAAATATTTTGTCGTCTTGGCGAATAATATCAGTTAAATATATCGTGTTTGTTACACATTTAGACCAACTTTCTGCCTCAAAACAGAATGTATCAGTACCTACACAAGGTAATTGTAAAAAATCCCCTGATAAAATCAACTGAATATTACCAAATGGCCTCAGACTTTGCCTAATCTTTCTAGCCAATTGTTCCAGTTTATCAAATAAATCTGGATCTAACATACTAATCTCATCTATTATCAAACACTCAAGTTCTATCCAACGTTTTCGCAAGAAAGGTCTCTTCATTATTTTACTGTACAAAACATCAACACCATCAGTACCATAACCAATTCCCAGAAATGAATGTAAAGTAGTTCCACCTAAAAGGATTGCCGAGGTACCAGTTGTCGATGTTATTCCTATATTTCTAAGTGATGCATTAACTGTCCTAAAAGTTTTAATAACCACTGTTTTACCAACCCCTCCGGGCCCTGTTAAAAATACATTTTTCCGTTTAAGCATTAACTCATATGCTTCAGATTGTTTTTGATTAAATTTAAACGAACACTCAGATGATAAGTTCTTCATAAATAATTTATCGACCATTTCACTCATTTTATTAATAATAATGATAAAACTATCCTAAATGATCAATTTCATATTTTCTATATCACGATTCCAACCTTGTACCTTACTTCAGTAGGTCTAGATAATCATAATCTCGGTTTTTATCATATAAAAACATATTGTGTATATTTCTTGAGACTCCCTTTAACTTAAATCCAATCAATGGATAATGTTCAGGAATGTTATGTATCTTTTTTCTTACCCAATTTGCAATAATTACACAAAGTATAGATTGTTCGGAACAACTCCATCTAAAACTAGGATGCAATTCGCCATATTGTTCACCATTTATCCATTCTTCTTTTAAACACGCATCTTCCCACTCTTTGAGTAATTGGATAGATACATTCGATTTTCTAACAATTATAAAATTATTGAAAAGGTTAGGAAAATTATAAGTAAATGGGTGATCATCACCTAATTCTCTTATTACGTTAGTTTTTACATGGTGTTTTAATTGTAATGGCCTATAGAACACACTTTCCCTTGGAACGAAAAAATCAAACTTAACTATATCGAAAATTGTCAATACTATATTCCTAATATTACCATAATTTCCTAAGAGTGGGTATTTTTTAATATTCATATCCCTATAAAGAAGAATGTCCCCTTCACTCATTTTTTCTAACTCTAATAACATTATTTTCGGTCTCCAAGCACAAAACCCTATTTTAGACATACCTTTGTTCATAGTAACTAGTCCACTTTTTTCATATTCCTTAACATAATTGTCCAGACCTAAATCTTTTAATATTTTAGGGGTGTAAAGTGCAATATTGTCAAAATGTTCTATTTGTTTTAAAATTTTATCTTTGTTTATGCTTAAATCCATTCCATTGTCATTAGGAGGTCCTTCCGAATGAAACGTAACTAAATTTATCGTATCTTGAATCTTGATATGGTTCTATGGTTATTTTAGTACGTTTATTTGAGTAGTAATAATAGAAAATAGAAAGACCCAAAAAAAGTATTAAAACCAATGTAATAAGTCGTTGATATCTCTTGAATTTCATTTATTTTATATTAAATTATATATTAAAAATTAAAATATGTGCATAAAGTAAGCATGTCAAAAAGTAGACCAATAGCGCAAGAGAAGCACAGTAAACCAGTAAAGAAAAAAGCACGCGTGCGTGTTAAATTATCAGAAGCTCCTCCAATTACGTCTATTAATGATTTAATAGAAATTGGTCATTCAGTTAAATTATATCGGAACATAGATTCTGTTATGATTTGGCGTGTAACTCCATATCTTGAAGAACTTAACAACCTCATTGGTATGGAAGATCTTAAACAATCGATCTTTTATCAAGTGCTGTATTATATCCAAGGTATGCATGAACGAAACGATACTGATGAATACTTACATACCATGATTTATGGAACACCTGGCACAGGTAAAACCACGGTTGCCCAGTTAATTGGGAAAATTTACCAAGCATTAGGTATTCTATCTAAAAGAGGTTCCTTTAGAATTGCACATCGTGATGACTTTATTGCCGGTTATTTAGGTCAAACTGCTATTAAAACCGAAAAACTCTTAAAATCATGTATAGGAGGTATACTATTCATAGATGAAGTATATTCATTAGCCCCCCGTGATAATGATAGGGATTCTTTCTCAAAAGAAGCCCTAGATACTCTAACAGCATTTTTATCGGAACACAAAAAAGACTTCTGTTGTATTGCAGCGGGATATGAGGAAGATGTTGAAAATTGTTTTTTTGCAATGAATCAAGGTCTTAAAAGACGTTTCCCATGGATTCATAGAATAGATAAATATACGCCCAAAGAATTGGCCCATATATTTATTAAAATGGTTCAAGAAATTAATTGGGATACAGCCATTAAATTTGAAAATATCGAAAATATTATTGGTAATAATATAGAATTATTCAAAAATGCAGGGGGAGATATTGAAACTTTTATTACTAAATGTAAAATTTCACATGCTACTCGAGTTATTTCTTTAGGAAATGAACATAAATTTATTCTAACTAAAGAAGATTTAGATAATGCCATTGTCCTAGTCAAAAAACATAAAAAAATTGATAATAACCATAATTTGTCTTTTTACATTTAATTTTAATATTTATCTAAATAAAATATGCCAAGTAGAAGAAAACCATGTAAATCTAATCAAGTTAGAAATAGATCTACAGGACGGTGTAGATTAAAATCACCAAGGAAATCTGTCAGAAGACCAAGAAAATCTGTCAGAAGACCAAGGAAATCTGTCAAAAGATCAAGGAAATCTGTCAGAAGACCAAGGAAACGTAGTCATGCTCCTCACCGACTTCAACAAGCAATTCAACAACATGACCAAATAGTTACAGAAGCGCATGACATACGTCAAAAACTTTTACGTGCACTAAAAGACAGACGTATGGCCCTTGAAATTGCCGATGTTTTAGATCAAGCACAATTAGATGCACAGATGGATATTGATATACAACAACTAATTACTGCTTCTCAAGCCTATAGAGATTTACAACTAGCAGTTCAAAATAATCCCAATAACACCGACTTAGTAAATGTTCTCACGCAACTTCTAGAAAATAATTATGGAAAAGTTTATCAACAATCACAGATTGTAGCATCAGATTTAATAATGAAACTATTAATACCATCTATACAACAAGCCCATAATTATAGCCTGATTGGAACTAGATCGACAATGAATGCAATAGAGGTTATAGCCAGAGGACTCACATGGGGTATAACTACAGGGTCCGTTAATATATCAAAACTTGTTAATAATGCTTACAAAATGTTAGAAGAAAGAAGCAAACAACAACAAGAAAGACAAAAAATGATGGGAGAAGATTTTGATGCACCCGAAGTAATAAGGGCTTTGGAGTTAAAACAAAATACCTATTGGGAAAAAGTAGCCAAGACGGCACGTAATGCATGGAATTTTTATAACGCATTATCGGGTCTGACTCAAGGAAGACGAAGACAAAATAATCTTCCTATTGGCCAAGTACCTGAACTTCCTCCAGTTGAAGCCGTTCTCGTAATAGAAGCAGAACCACAACAAGGAATTATAGTAGGAGATGAACCTGCGGCGGATCCGTGGAATGAAGGCGCTATAGTAAGAGAACTCCCCGAGCAGTGTGGTCGTAGAACATGGGGGACACCTAATTGGCCAAACGATAGAAAAGGAGAAAGATGTCGTGCTCAACCCAATCCTAGGAACTGTGTGTGGAGTAAGACTGGTAGAAACCAAGACGGCACTCAACGAACAAGATGGACTTGTCACGAGAGAGATGGGTCACGCGGAAGACGGAGATAATAAAAATGATATATTTAAACGATAATTCGTTTAAATATAAACAAATGGGAATCCAAAATTTAAACAAACTTTTAAAGGATAATTGTCCAAATATTTTTAAACCTATTCATTTATCAGAATTTATGTATAAAAAGGTAGCCATCGATACATCTTTATTTATGTTTAGATTCAAAGCCGTTGCCGAAGAACGATGGCTTTCAGTTTTCATTAATTTAGTAGCGAGTTTAAGACGTAACGAAGTACATTGTGTATTTATATATGATGGTAAAGCACCAGAGGAAAAACGTCAAGAAATAACTAAGAGATATGAACAAAAGGCAAAATTGGAAGAAAGTAATTATAAACTTATCGAAGCCCTAGAGGAATTTCATAAGACTGGAACTATTGATCAATGTCTTATAGATTTATATAAAAAACGAAAATCGCCCAAACGTTTGTTAAAACCAGACAGCCGTATAGATATGGACTGGGTAGAACGGAAAATTAAACACCGTGAGGCACAAGTGATTAAGGTAAGTCCGGACGATTTTCAATTAACCAAAGAATTATTTGACATATTAGATGTTCCATATTATAATGCTCCCGATGAAGCCGAAAAATTTTGTGCACAATTATGTAAAAATGGCTTGGTTGATGCGGTATTGTCGGAAGACACCGATCTTATTGCTTACGGAACTCCAATTTTCCTAAGTAAAATTGATACTAAAATTGATAATTGTATCATGATTTCGTTTGAAGATATTCTTACAGAGTTAGATATAACTTATGAACAATTATTAGATATATGTATCATGTGCGGTACCGACTATAATAGTAACATTCCTAAAATTGGACCAAAAAATGCATTTAAACTTATCAAAGAACATCAAAATATAGAAAATATTGCCACTAACACTTCCCTAGATATCTCTATATTAAATCATACTCGTGGTCGAGAATTATTCACCACTTTCCAAGTTGAAGAATTACCTTCGACTATCAATTATTGTGGACATCCCAATTTTACCAAATTACAAGATTTTATTAATACTCATAATATAACTACAGACATGGAAACTCTGAAAAAATATTTTGATACTAAAATTGTTATTTGTGATGAATAATTACTTATATAAAAAATCCTTCAATGTAATAAATAATGCCAACTAATAGAAATAGTTATAGAAAATCTGTAGAGTTGTACGTAACTAACACTGGTCAACCCATAACTGGTACTATGGTAAAATCAATAAATGATGACGTTCCATTACCAATAAACCCACCAATTACATCACCTCCTCCTCCAACTCCAGGTTCTAAATACAAATCTCCTAACGAAATTCTTGGATCTAATTCTAAAACAGAAACTAATAAAAATTTAGATAACTCATCTACCCAAATAGAATACCAAACATTAGACTACGCCAATACAGGAAATCCAGAAGTTTGGGGTCCAGCCATGTGGTTTTCTTTACATAATGGTGCTGCAAGATATCCTAATAATCCATCTCCTATTTGGCGCGAAAGAATGAAATCCTTTATTCAAGGACTACCTGTAATGCTTCCATGTCAAGATTGCTCCGACCACGCAAATGCTTTCATTGAAAGTAGAATAAAATTTATAGATAATATCGTAGGTAATAAACAAAACTTATTTACCTTCTTCTGGGAATTTCACAATTCTGTCAATAAACGTCTTGGTAAAAGAATTGTATCTTTTCAGGAAGCATACAATATATATCATGATAATGTAAATGTCTCAAAATTGCAAATTAAATAATTATTATATTCCCAATGAATAAATGGCTAACGGAAGTACTATTACAGCATGTTTCATTATTGCTTTACTCGTAGTTTTAGTCGCGGCGAATGCATGGAATACCGTGCAATTAGTTACTATATCTAAACTGTTGGATCCAACTTCCGACATGACACAAGATCCATCAACACCCGCCCTATTAAGTGGATTAAATTCTATGCTACCACCTTCAGGTAACCCTCCTAGTAATCAATTCGGACCACCACCTGGATCACCAGCACCACCGTTTGGACCGCCACCGTTTGGACCACCACCTGGATCACAAAATCCTTTTGGCCCACCGGGACCTGAATCTTTTGGATATCCCCCAAATATGGAACAATTTATGCCACCTCCCCCCTATGGATCCGGACCACAAATGGGGATGTCGGCTAGAGAAGGGTTTAATGCCATGTTTTAAACATATTTTTACATTAAAAATATGTTTACGTTGTTAGTTTCACCAATTCCCTAGAAAAATCGCTATTATTGTTACCCATACCTGTTATCTCCGTCAATGCTTTCAATACTAAATTATGCACCTCTGTATTCGTTTCTCCATCTTCTGTCTTAGATTTGTCAAATAATTGATTAGTGGCATTGGCTGTTTTTGATTTTATTTCGTCATAAATTGCAGCAGTTAATTTATTGGCTTTAATATCTTTTCCTACTCCCTTATCAGTCATGAATTTAAATATCTGGCGGCTCGGATCTGTGCATATGTATTTCAACTTACCTTCTTCATCCGTCAGTAAGTTTTCAGCCACAAATCTGGCAATTCCTTCTTGACCACCCAACATGTATTTTTCATTAAATAAGTTTCTAATACTTTCAGTAAATTCATCTGCCTCCAAACACATTGGAGTCAAATTTAATATTCTATTGTTGTTGTTCGTTGTATTATTTGTAATTATATTATTATTAATAACTTTGACCTTGGCTCTTTCTTTTTCCAAATCGGTTTCTAGGTTTTGAACTTTCCATTCCATTGTCTCTAACTTAAATTTTAAGAATTGGTTTTCATTCTTAAGTTTTTGATGTACACTTTTTTCATCCTCTAGTTCTTTATTCAGACAGTGTGCGGGTCTGTTTCTCATGTGCGCTTCTAAATTGTATTTGTTAGTAAATACTTTCTTACAAAATACACAACTTAACTCATCTTGTTGAGTTTTACATTTTAATTTTAATTCTTCTTCTATTTTTAGGCAGCCTTTGGTTCTCTTTTTCATATGGGTTTCTAAAGTGTATTTTCTAGCAAATACTTTCTTACAAAATACACAAGTTAATTCATTTTGAGTCGTCATTTTTTATTTATGGCAAGATAAACTTTAAATCAGTTTCACATTTTTGCACATTTTTGCACATTTTGTTTTATTTTATTTTATTTCAAACTGTTTTTCAGTTGGATACGATTTTTCCATTTTATGAAAATTCTTAGAAATTATGAAAATTCTTAAAATCTATAAAATTCTTCAAACTGAAAAACAGTTTCGGATTTTATATTTTGCACATTTTTGCACATTTTTGCACATTTTTGAAAATAGTAACTTTTTAATCAATAATTAATCGGGAAAAATGCTCTGATTAGCCAAAAATAAAACGCAAATCCAACATTTTAAAAATGTGTGTGTTGAGCAAAATATATTTTTAGAAAATTTGAATTTTGGAAAATTTTTGAGAATCTGAAATCTTTATTTTTCTAAAAATCATCTTTCCTATTTTTAGAATTTAAACTAAAACCAGTTTCTGTTATTTTATAGTTTTATATCCGACGATATGCTCCAGAATTGTATTTGTATGTAATTATTACTCCTAGTTAGAACGACAAAATTGGTTAATAACCATGAATATTTACGAAATGTAAGTTATTTGAAATAATTATAAACTAAAAACAGGTTTAATTGTGGAGAATCATTTAATTTTTGATTTAATTAATTAATATTATATTCATATTTAATAAAAATGTCAGGGATAGGAAACTCAGGTTTTAGATCTTTACAACCCACAACAAATGCACAAGATCCGTTCGAAACATATAGTCAACTGATAGAGGATAATATCATATCTAGTAGTATTTCTGATAATGTTCATATAGGCGAAAACGCTGGTAAACACAACCAGGGTACTAATGCAGTAGCTATAGGCAAAAGTGCAGGATTTACTGGACAGGGAGATAATTCTATAGCGATTGGTGCTTACGCTGGAGAGACAAATCAACAAACTAATTCTATTGTACTTAATGCTTCTGGAATGTCACAATCAGCAACTAATTCTGGATTTTATGTAAATCCAGTACGTGAAGATGTCGCGGAAATAACTAAGAGTATATATTACAACACAACAACAAAAGAATTAACTTACGCAAACTCTGGTGGAGGGGGTGGTGGAACTACTTTACCAGATGGTACTGCTTATAGTAATTATGCTTATTGGGACCAAGATAGTTCTGCTTGGGCCACCGAAATAACAGATAGAGTTCATATTGGTCCAGATGCTGGTCTTTCCACACAAGGAACAGGGGCAATAGCTATTGGGGCAAATACGGGTCAGACATATCAAGATGTGGATGCTGTTGCCATAGGACGTTTAGCGGGTTCAACCACACAAGGAACCTTATCTACAGCAGTAGGTCCTTTTGCCGGTCAAACAAATCAAGGTAAACAGGCTGTAGCAGTTGGAGACGAGGCTGCTCGTTTCAACCAAGGTAACTTTAGTATAGCAATTGGAGGAAGAGCAGCAGAAACTTACCAAGGTATCGCTGCTGTGGCAATTGGAGACCAAGCCGGAACTGGAACTCAAGGACAGTACGGTATTGCTATTGGTACTCAATCAGGTAGATACGCTCAAAGTGCTAGGGCTATAGCTATAGGACTTCTTGCGGGTAATCAAACACAAGGTGCGAATTCTATTGCTATTGGTTATCAGGCTGGCAGATCTCAACAAGGTGCGAATTCTATTGCTATTGGTTATCAAGCCGGAAAAACTTCACAAACAGCGGGTTCTATTATTCTAAATGCCTCGGGTTTAGCACAAAATAGTGGTCAAGCAGGGTTTTTCGTTAATCCAATTAGAAACGCATCAAATACTAATGGTGTATTTTACGACACTGTGACAAAAGAATTAACTTATAATACTGCCACGGGTGGAACTACTTTACCAGATGGTACGGCGTATAGTAATTATGCTTACTGGGATGAAGATAGTTCTGCTTGGGCTACCGAAATAACAGATAAAGTTCATATTGGTGTAAATGCCGGACAGACAAGCCAAGGTGCTGATGCTGTTGCTATTGGAGCATTAGCAGGTGGAAGTACTCAAAGTGCTAATGCTATTGCGATTGGACAAAACGCAGGTAGAGTTGCACAAGGTGCCGGTGGTGACGCACTTGCTATTGGGCAAAATGCTGGTCGTGCGAGTCAAGGATTTTTGGCTATAGCTATTGGTTCCGCAGCCGCTGCAACAGCACAATCTACAGGAGCAATTTCTATTGGTTCTTCAGCAGGACAAGGAACCCAAGGACAATATGGTGTTGCTATTGGTGAGACAGCAGGACAAATATCTCAAGGAGAATATGCTGTTTCCATAGGAAAACAAGCAGGTAAAACAAGTCAAGGAACTTATGCCATTGCTATTGGTTATAGGGCAGGAGAACAAACACAGGAAACTCGGTCTGTAGCCATAGGGCAAGAATCAGGTAATGTAAGTCAGGATTATGATTCAATAGCAATTGGATATAGATCTGGTCGTTCTTCACAAGGTAATAATTCTGTTGGAGTTGGAGTTTATTCAGGTTCTAATGCTCAAGGTATACAATCAGTTGCTCTGGGTAATTATTCAGGTTATGGGACCCAAGGTACTCAGGCCGTAGCACTTGGTTATCGAGCAGGTGCCACAGCCCAAGGTACTCAGGCCGTAGCACTTGGTTATCAGGCAGGTTTAGGAACGCAAGGTGCTGGAGCGATTGCTATTGGTTATCAAACAGGTTTAGGAACGCAAGGAAGTAACGCTGTAGCTATCGGTTATGGAGCAGGTAGTGAAAATCAGACTGCCGAATCTGTTGCTATAGGTACTGATGCTGGAAAAATATCTCAATCAGGTCTTTCTGTTGCAATTGGTTTTTCAGCTGGTAGTCAATCTCAATCTTTAAATTCTGTTGCAGTAGGTTCACTTGCCGGTCGAACAAATCAAGGTACACAGGCTGTAGCGATAGGTAATGCGGCAGGTATACAATCGCAAGGTGCCCGTTCTGTGGGAATAGGTATGTCGGCTGGTCGTTTTCAGCAAAGTGATGACTCAGTTGCTATAGGTCCTAGTGCAGGCAGAACTAATCAAGGTGCTACCGCTGTAGCTATAGGTGATTCAGCAGGAACCATTACTCAGGGTGCTCAATCTGTAGCCATTGGTAGTTCTGCTGGTCAGACGAATCAAGGTACTGATTCTGTATCTATCGGTAATGCCGCAGGTGCGGAAAATCAAGGTGTTAGTTCGGTGTCCATCGGATTGCAAAGCGGACAAACTTCTCAAGGAACTAATTGTGTTGCTATTGGTAATCTCGCAGGACAGGGTACTCAAGGTACGGACTCAGTAGCTATTGGATATACGGCAGGTAATAGATCGCAAGGTTCATATGCGATTGCAATCGGAAGTTTTGCTGGTGAATCAAGACAATCTAGTTATGCTGTAGCAATAGGTGAAGACGCTGGAAGACAATCTCAGAGTGTCAGTTGTGTAGCAATTGGTAGAAATGCTGGTTATACAGCGCAAAGTAGTAATGCCGTATCTATGGGTAATATAGCGGGTTCTAACTATCAGGGAAGTTTTACTGTGGCTGTTGGAGCTTTGGCAGGACGAAACACCCAAGGTGATAACTCTGTAGCTGTAGGAACTTCGGCGGGTACCGTGGCACAAGGCGCGGACTCTGTCGCTATAGGACCTTCGGCGGGTGCAAATACTCAAGGTAGCAATTCCGTAGCTATAGGCGATCGCGCAGGAAATCAGGGTCAATCTATCCATGCAGTGGCTATCGGTCATGATGCAGGAAGATATACACAATCATCCTCCTCTGTAGCTATTGGTTATTTTACTGGTCTAACTTCACAAAGTAGTAACTCTGTTGCCATAGGATATCAAGCAGGAGCAGGAACACAATCTTTTAGTGCTGTATCTATCGGCGACTTCGCTGGTAATCGAAACCAAGGTTCTGAAGGTGTTGCCATTGGTCATGATGCTGGACGAACAAATCAGGGATCAAACTCTATTGCTATCGGAGAGTTGGCAGGTGGAAGCACTCAGGGTACAAACTCTGTTGCTATAGGTAGCAATTCCGGACAGGTATCACAAGGTCTTGATGCTATAGCTATAGGAAAGCAAGCGGGTCAAACATCTCAAGGAGTTGAGGCTATAGCAATAGGTGAAACAGCAGGTGCTGAAAATCAACAAACGGGTGCTATAGGTATTGGACATGAGGCTGGTAGGGCATCACAAGGAAGTTACGCTGTAGCTATGGGACAAAATTCTGGCAAAACAAGTCAAGGTGCTCAATCAGTAGGATTAGGTTCAAATGCTGGAAGTAATAACCAAAGTAGTTTTGCTGTAGCTGTAGGAAGTTTAGCCGGTTTTGAATCACAAGGACAATATGGTATAGCTATTGGTTATCAGGCTGGCAGATCTCAACAAGGGAGTAATGCTATTGCAATAGGCAATGGGGCAGGTCAAACCGGTCAAAATGCTAACAGTATTATTATTAATGCATCGGGAACTGCACTAAATGGATCAGGAACAAGTAGATTTTATGTTAGACCAATTAGAGATAATTCGGGTGGTTCTACTTCATACCCTTTGTATTATGATCCTTCGACATACGAAATATATTACGATGGTGGAAGTGGAGGTGGAGGTATAGAGGCGTAGGTAACTCCTCTATATTTTGTTTAAATCTATCTCAGATTTAAACAAAAGTTATTATTCAAAAAAATGAAACAAGTCATTATTAGGGGTAATATATATAATGTTGCTAAAAATGAATTTATACGAAGTGATAGATACACACCGTTAATAACATATGACAAACTTTCTGAGTTTGATAGAGAAATTTTTTTATTACAATCAATTTCCAAGTTAAACGAAGATTTTGAATTTGTTAATTATGGAAATAGTCATGATAGTTATGTATTTAAAAATGTAGAAAAATGGTTCGATACTAGTTTCGAATCAAATACATTACCACCATCTCACGTTTTTTCAAATAAAAAAGTAATAGTACGTGTAGATTCAAAATTAGTACTTTCTATTGATTATAGACCCACCATGTTACTATGTGACGACGCTGGGAACATGGACGAATATGCTAAATATGTTATTAACAGTGAAAGAATGCTTTATGTACATAAAGAGTTATATGATAATTATTCTTCTTATTTACGTATAGAGGATGGAGTAATATTGTTAGATAATTTAATTCACATAACTTTTATGATTAAGAATAGTGGGGACATTATTAGAACTGTATTATTAGAGAATTTGAAAATAGCAGATCAAATGACTATATTAGACACTGGATCGACAGATAATACGTTGGATATAGTGTGTAAAATTGCTGCTAAAGAACCAAATAGGATAAAAATATACCAAGAACCATTCATAGATTTCTCAACAAGTAGGAATAGATTGATGGAATTGGCAGAAGAAGAAAAGCGCAAGTGTGTCTTTCACATTATGTTAGATGATACTTACGTATTACGTAACAGTAAATCACTGCGAGAATTCTTAGATGAGATTAGATCTGATGAATATCAGAGTTTCAGTATCAATATAAAAGGTACAGATATTATCTATAGTTCAAATAGGATAATAAGACCAGAATCAAAGTTAAGATATAAATATAAAATACACGAAGCTCTTAATTCTAATGCCCAAGATTCAGCGCTAATACCTACAGAAAAAGGTTATATCGAAGATCTCCAGTCTGATTATATGAGAGATAGGACTCTAAAACGGAAAGATAACGATCTTAAACTACTTTTTGAAGAAGTAGAGAGGAATCCGAAAGATCCTAGGATATATTACTATATAGCAGAAACATATTTATGCATGGGAGATTATGTTAACGCAAAAAAATATTATTCTAAAAGATCTAACATGGACGGATATTCAGAGGAAACATACGATTCTATGTATAAAAAAGTAGTTATCGATCATCTCCATTTAGATGCGTCATGGGCAGATGTCCAGCAAGGGTATTTAGAGTGTTACAAGTTTGATCCTGAACGTCCCGAGAGTATGTTTATGATTGGGTACGAATATTATAATAAAAAAGTACTAAATCTTGCACACGTGTTTTTAAAGAAAGCATTTGAGATAGGGGTGCCATTGAACCAAAATATGAACATCAAAATAGAACAAGCATGTTACAATCTACCAAATTTTCTAATTAACACTTGCTATCAACACAAAGAATATAAACTAGGAATAGAGGCCTGTTATAGACTTCTAGAGTATGACAGCAAAGATAGGTTGGCAAATTATTGGTTAGGCTTATTTACAATGTTGGAGAAGGCGAATGATATTAAAATTGAGCATCAGAAGCATCCTGTAAATAAAGAGAAGATTTTATTTGTGTCTGATGGTGGGTGGGATGATTGGGATGGGGAAACATTGTATAAAAATGGTATAGGTGGATCTGAAACTTTTACTATTAAGTATGCTGAATGGTTACAGAAAAATAAGAAATATAACGTAGTAGTATGTTGTAAATGTAAAGAAAACAAAGTTTGGAACGGGGTAAATTATATAAAAATTCAAGATTGTGCTGAATATGTAAGATCAAATTTTGTTAAGTATGCAATAGTGAATAGATATACTAGTTATGTGGTACTATTAGAAAATCTTGGAGTTCAAAATATTTACTTTGTAGCCCATGATATTGCGATATCCGGAGACATAATTGCCCTTTTACCTCCTTTAAAAGGTATATTATGTATTAGTGAATGGGCTAAACAACAATTTTTAAGCATTCATCACACTATACCAAAATCATTGTGTTCTGTAATATCATATGGAATTGACACAGACAAATTCACTAGACACTCTATCAGAAAATATAGTTTCATTTACTCCAGTTTTGCTAATCGAGGGTTGCTAGAATTACTAAAAATGTTCCCAAAGATAGTGCAGAAATATCCTAGTGCTGTCCTAAATGTGTTTTGTGATCTGGAAAATACTTGGTTATTAGAGCATCATGGACCCCAAGTAGAGCAAATTAAAGAATTATTGGAACAACAGAAGGAATTTGTAGTTAATTATGGATGGGTAAATCAGAGAGTATTGAATAGTTTTTGGAGTACTTCACATGTTTGGTTATACCCATGTACATTTGCAGAGACTTGTTGTTTGACTGCGTACGAAGCAGCGGCATCACGTACTTTAGCCATCTCAAATGATCTAGGGGCATTAAAAGAAAATGTTAATGTCCTTGTAGGGGGAAATCCTGAGGAAGAAGATTGGAAGAGTAGGGCGTTGGATAGGTTATTTGGGATCTTAGACGACGATGATCTTTATAAAACTTTAATCACGCAAAACTACACCTGGGTACTAAAGGAAAAAAATTTCCCTCGAGTAGTTGGAGACTTTAGCAGTAGGTTTTTATCAGAAAATTAATCTCGAATTTTTAGTATGGGATCTCTTATTTAATTAAATAACAAAGAAATTACACGAGGAGGTTTTTGTTATAAAATATTTTTTATAACAAAATATACATAGTATGGGTTACACCCCCGTTGATTAGTATAAATTATAAAATAATACCTGCCTTCTGGGATATAATTTGGTCTATTTTAAACTTATATTCATCAAGATTATTAAGATCATTCCAGTTGAGTCTAATAACTGGAATTCGATTACCTATGTCTAGCAACCATTCTTCGTAACCTGATTTGAGTTGTTGTAGGTATTCTAAGGTAATTGTGTTTTCACAAGATCTATTTCTTAGTTTTATACGCCTAAGGGCCTCTTCAGGTTCTACATCAAGGTAAATAATCATGTCTGGCCGGTGTAGAAAGTTCGACATGTTGTTGAAAAGTTGACAGTAGGTTTGAAAATCAAGTTCATCCATGAGTCCACTATCACGGAGTAGTTTAGCGAAGATGACGTCTTCGTATATAGTACGGTCTTGGACGATATTATCATCCGACCAAACCATTTGTTGATGTTGTTTGAATCTGTGGTTTAATAGGTAAATTTGCATTGGGAATGAATATTTGGGTATATTCTCGTAGAATTTTTCTAGATATTCGTTGGTTTCTACGGGTTCTTTCATGATTTTGAAGCCTAGTTGATTGCTAAGTTTTTCACATAGGGTAGATTTACCAACACCAATAATACCACTTATTCCAATAATGGTGTTTTTCTTGGAGAAAGTTTGAGTGTATGAAGACATTTTATATATAAAATATATGTTTATATATAAAATCAATATTATTTTAGGAAAGAGTTGGGGCGGGACTTGGAACGGGACTTGGAACGGAACTTGGTTCGTTGATGATAGCGTCTAATAATTCTTCTTTAATTTGATTTAATCCTACTTCACTCATAACGGCGGGAGATGCAGGAATCCAGTTTTTAGCAACATTGAAGAAAAACCACCCTTCAATTCCGAGAACGCATATAAATATGGCTATATTTTGTAAAATTACTTTACCAAAGGGTAAAGAATGTTGTCCATTTTTAGATAAATAATGTCTGAAATACAAACCGGATAATAATACAGATAACCAAATAGCAGAGGCTATTAATATTGATCTAATTAATAATTTATTATGGTTTGCTTTGACCTCAGAATCTACACCTTTTGACTCTTTTTTCATTTGTTCTGCCTTAGTTTTGAGTGCATTCCAAGATATTGGAACATTATTTTGTTTAGAGAAATTGTCTATATTAGATAATAGAGGGGAGATTCCATTTTCAACTAACGGGTCTATATTAGTATTAACTGCTTTTTTAGTAACTTTTGATATAACAAAAAAATACAATAAGACTAATATGGTAAATAATATAGCCATATGTAAATTTAGATCCCAATAATGTTCTGCTTGATGTGTAGTAATACAGGGCATTTATTATTAATGAATATTTTTATAATTATTAATGAATATTTTTATAATTAATTATGTAATTTCTTCTAGATATATTTCTTTGAGAGCGATATTTCTGACGTCTTTTATCGGAAATAGATTGATTTTGTATTGTTGTAGTAATTGGAGATGTAGATATTTGTTGTGTTATATTGTCAATCTCATATTCCGATAATGAAGTTGGAATATTATTAGTTGCCTGTTGTTGTATTCTTTGTCGTATTTCCCTATCTCTTCTTCTTTGTCTACGAAATCTTGTTGATTGTTGTATGTGAGATTCATATTCTAATTCTTCCTCGATAAAATTTGGCACTGTTGTTGTAAGTTGAGGAATATTAATAGGAGTAGTTGTAATTTTAATAATTGGAGTTCTGCAGAATGGGCAATTACGGGTACGGAGTAATGCGTAACATTTTTTACATAAACCATGAGCGCACTCAAGTATTTCTAGATTGTTTTCGGCAACCGTTTCGTAACAAATCTGACATTCCATTTATTTTATACCAACATTAAATATTAATAGTACATTCTTTGATTTTATTAGCGATCTCTTCACAATCTATACATAATTGTGATGGTGTTCCAAGATATGTGGTGATAGTTTTACATCTTCCGCATTGGAATAACGCGATATAAGGTAAAATATAAAATTCTAGTTTTTTCTTGATAAAGGTGAGTATTAAATCTGCCATGGTACTTGAATCGATTTGTTCTATAATATTTAACCATATTCCACATTCATCAAATGATTCTACAAGTTGGTTGAAGTCGTCTACAAGTTGATATGCGATTTCATGACCCCATTTGTTGTTGGTTTTGGCAAGAAAATCAAGAGCAGTAATGATAGAATCTGATATAATAATACGTTGCCTGGGTGTAATTCCTGGACCTATGGATCCCGATCTCATAAATTGGTATTCAAAATGATTATATGTTACACAATCATTAACATGTTCTGTTATGATGTTTACCGCGTGTTCGAACGCTCTTTCCATTTCGTCCATGTTAGTATACAATGCTTTGGGATATTCATATGTTTTAAGTCTGTTCTGAAGTTCTTTCAATTGATTATTTTTGATTAAAATATCAGTATCATATAGGGTCTTACAAGTAAGAGACAATAGTTCCATATCTTTATAGGAAGTAATCATATTTTAAAATAGTATCTAATAATAATAGTATAATATAAAATGAATGTTGTTGTAAAACCGGGTCTAGGACATTTAGACACCTTATATAGTAAATTTGTTTATGAGACACTACCTTTTTGGCATGCCATAAAAGTAACCCCTAATATATTAACTACTTTTGGACTTATTTCCTCAATTGCATGTATATATTTTATTTATAAACGAAATACTTCACTTGCTATTTTATTTCTTCTTTTACGAATGTATTTTGATTATGCAGATGGTCTTACAGCACGTAGATACAATCAAGTCACTAAAATAGGAGATTGGTATGATCACATTGTAGATGTGTGCTTCTTTTCTATACCATTATTAGTTGTATTATTTATGACAAAACATAGATGGTTATATCTTATTCCCGTAATAATATTTATGTTTACAACAGTTATAAATATAGGTTGTATAGAAAAACTTTATGATGAACAAACTGGAAACGAGGGAAAAAGTTTGGAAATTACACAGAATTTTTGTTTTTCCCCGGAGGTATTTAAATGGTTAGATAATAGCGTATTATATATTGTCATAATTATTGTAATAATAATATTGTGTCATAAAGAAAAATAATATATGTGAAAATAAATGATTGTTCCTATTAATCCAAATTTTTGGAAGTGTTTAAATGATATTCCTCTAGATATTAATGTAATATTACAAATTTTGGGAACTATTAACATAGAAAATGAGTATAAAATATTAAACTATGATTTTATTCGAGAGGGAGATCTATTTTATCATATACCTAATATAATTCCACATAGTTATATAGCGGCATTTGATATAGATTGGACCTTATCATTTTCTGAGAAAAAGTTAGAACCTTATCTTGCAGAGCCGTGGGATATAAAATTACTGCCTAATAGAGTGAGTAAATTAGTAGAATTATTTAAGATAGGTTATACAATAGTGTTGTTTAGTAATCAGAACGTGGCGGAGAAGGCAAAAAAGTCTCGAATATCTAGAATAAAGACACTTTTGGAGAAAATTGGAGTTCCATGTTATGTGTTTATTGCTACGGGTAGGGATAAATATCGTAAACCTGCTGTAGGTATGTGGGAAAAGTTTGTTAGTTTGTTGGATGTTCCGGTTGAATTTGCGTTTTATGTGGGAGACGCGTTGGGAAGACCGCAAGATTTTTCTAATAGTGATAAAGAATTTGCAGAAAATATAGGTATTCCTTACTATTCTCCTGAAGAATTTTTTGACAGTACTAAAGTGAGTTTACAACCAGGTAAAAATATGGTTATTTTGGTAGGAATGCCAGGATCGGGCAAAACTTCCTACACTGAAAAAGAATTGTTGTCTCTTGGTTATATTCATGTTTCTAGTGATAAATTGAAAAGTAATAAAAAACGTATACAAAATGAGGTACAAAAAGTGTTAAATATGGGTGAAAATGTAGTAATAGATGCAACTAATGCTAAACAAGAAACGCGTCAAGTTTATTATAATATGGCAGAAACAAAGGGATATAATGTTATAATCCTTTATTTTGTACGTAATGGTTTTGGTTGGAATGAATTACGGGAAAAGAAGGTGCCACGAATTGCATATAATATATATTTTAGTAACTTAGATCCTCCCACAACATTAAATACACCAGGACAGTTATATTTAATTGATAAATAATTTATTATACTTTATAATAAATTCTATTTAATTACCTAAGTGTAAATAACTGTCTGGATGCATAGTTTGGAATGCTATTTGTGCTTGTTGCGATATAACAGGGATTTGTGAACAAGAATTTGCTATACGTTGACAGTTATTGTATGTATCGAGTGGATTTCTCAAAGAAGTGTATATTGCATCAGCACATTTGTGGTAACCATTAGAGTCTGCAATATTAATTAAATCGACGGCTGCATACATTGATGCAGGCTCCGCAAGTTGAGTTTGACCATATCCATTTGGGCCACATTCTAATGGAGGTGCCCATAAAGTGTTACAGTAAGACATTTATTATATAAAAGAATTTATTTTTTTATTACTTACGCTCCAGTCTAAAAGATTTAATCAACTTAAAGAGTCAAAGTGGTAAATAAAAATGCAAAGAGCAGCAGACAAAAAACAAGTTAACAAAAAACCTATTAAAACGGTGCCAAAAACAGTGCCAAAAACAGCACCAAAAACGGCACCAAAGACAGCACCAAAAACGGTTTCCAAGACAGAAAAATCTACTGATGTTGTTCCTACGGATACGGACAAGGTATCTTCACGTGCGGTACCAACAAGAGAAAGTATTATAGAATCTTTTGATAAATTAAGTGAATCTTTAGATGCTGAAATTAATGATATTAAAGAAACTACACCCAAAGTAAGTCCCAAGGTGATTCGTTTTTTGCGTTCGCTAAATAAGGACATTAAAAATTTGAAAACCCAATCAATGCGTGTAATTAAACCCAAGAAAACCCAGTCGCAAAGAACTACTACTAATTCTGGGTTTCTAAAACCAGTGATGATCTCGGGGGAAATGGCAAACTTTACTGGTTGGAATCCTAAAGAACTTCGTTCTAGGGTTGAAGTTACTAAATATATATGTGACTATATCAAAGAACACGATCTACAAGATCCTACTGATCGTCGTCAAATTAAACCTGATTCTAAATTGCAGAAATTGTTGGGATATAATCCTAAAACTAATGATCAACCATTAAGATATTATAGTTTACAAACTCATTTGAAACAACATTTTCCAAAAACCAATTAAATTTTTATAACTGGATTAAGTTATAAAAATATTTACTATATAACAAATGCTAACAGCAGGAGGAGGAACTCAATGTTCGGAAGCGGACAGGATTAGTTTTAATATGGAATGGAATCGTCATGGTAACGGAAATAAAGTATATACTAATAATATATGGCAGAATTGCAGTAGTCTAGACGCAAACAATTCTGAATGTAGTTCAGACTATAATCATCGATATAATTTGAGTGAAACCAATAACGGTGCAAAACAATTACAGTCTTGTAAAATGGATTCACATTGGTGGTCAAGTGATCCATATTGTACTGAAAATCATAAATGTCGACCGCCGAATGGAACAGGTATGTCAGATTTTTATGCAAAAAAAATTCCAAAAACAAATAAGGTAACTTTAGACTTTGCCCCGTGTGGATGGAACGTACCAGATCAATTAAAAGGTAGAATGAAAAATCCTAATACAACCAATGGGAGATATAAAGCCTGGAGTAATGCGGATAATGTATGTAACTTTTCTGGTTTAGACCCTAATAATGAAAAATGTATGCATTACGATCAGACTATAAGTTGTGAAAGTAGAACTTGGAAAGAAGATTGTGAAAAGAAAGAATCTGGTTGTAGTATGTATGAAGGTGGTACGTGTTGTAGTTGGGATGATAACACATCTAAATGTACTAAGAATAAGCAAGGTTGTAATAGATACACCAGTTTCTCAGAATGTAATGCTGATGCTTCAAAAATGTGTAGATGGGGGCCGGATGTTGGATATGATTCCAGAAGAAGAAATCCAGGGTGTTATCCAAATGCAGGATGGGAGGATTCTTATCTAAATACACAAAATAATACTTGCAGATCACCTATGTTTTATGAGAAAAATATGATGTGGGAAAGAACAGGTGAGGAAGATGAACAGGGTTATTCAGTATGTAAATTAGTGAAAGTTCCTCAAGATCCTGAGAATCCCAACCAATATTTCCGGCTGAAAGAACAGTGTGAAGGAAAAGAGGTGAGCCCATCTCCTCCGGAACCCTCACCACCTCCGCCACCACCTCCACCACCACCACCTCCACCTCCACCACCACCACCACCACCACCTCCACCGCCAGCACCGTCAGCAGGTAAAAATTGTGATCGTCCGTGTTCGGCTGCAGAATGTGTACAAGAGCAATGTCCTCCAGATGACTATTATCCTTATGTTTGTCTAAGTGGAGGAACAAAGGGTGGATGTAGTCATAAGAGTAGTACATGGCAAAATAATCCTGCTTGTACGTCATGTTGTAACATGGCTAATTGCTAATTAAATTTATAATTAAGTATTTTAATTATAAAGATATGTCTCGTATTACAGATGAAGATATTGATGAATTGTTGGTTAATTGGTACACAACGAAAGAAGAAGTTTTAAAATTGGAGAAAAGTATCGAAAAGTATAGGAAATTGGCAAAGCGTATTATGAGTAAAACGGGTGAGAATGTGATTGAATCGGGTAATTTAAAGGTGAGTAGACAAGAAATAACACGACGTACGATATCAAAGATTGATGTACCGGTAGAAATATGGGATAGATATTCTAAAGTATGTAATTATGATACTTATTCAATTAAAAAATCAAAATAAGTTGTATAATAAATGGCTCGATTAACTAGGAGAAATGTTGGTTTACTCATTGTAATTTTAATAATAATTATATTAGTGTTTTTGAGTTTATCTATATATTATGAAGGGAAAGTTTTTTATCAATATCCATTTAGTAAAGAAAGTGAGTATTGGATAGTAAAGTTGAATTTACCATCGGAAGAATATATTGAAGAATTAGAAAATAAGTTGGCTAATGGTGATAAATTAAATAGTAATTATAATAATTCGAATGCTCAAGGTCAAAAATTATCAGCACGGGATTTACCATTTACTATTAAAGAATATTATCTGAATGAAGATTTGTTAAGTTATGTGTCTAAAATATTAAATAATAAAGTAATGTTTGGAGATAATAGTGATAATTATTGTATTTTTGCTCGTAATTATAATAATCCAAATGATTTTTTGAATTGGCATTATGATTTAAATTATACTAAAGGAATTAGATATACCCTTGTGATACCAGTTTTAGTAGATGAAGGTAATACTTCTGAATTTATGATACGGGATCGTAAAACAGGTAAAGAATACGAGATACCTATAAATATGGGTGAAGGAGTAATTTATGATGCTAGTAATGTTTATCATAGTATAACAAAACAGACGGGAAATAATAGAAGAATTGTGGTGGTAATACCTTTATATACGGATTCTAGACAGAGTTTTTTAGGTAAAATAAAGTCAAAATTTAGAGATAATCTTCATAAGATTATAAAAGTATAGGGAAAAATGAAATTGAAATATAATCTAAGGAAATACGATAAAATAATAAAACCTACGATGGAAAACACACAAATTACCCCAATTTCGGGATATGATCCACAATCGAGAATAATATTTTCTGAACCAGTTTCAGGGGCTATTCCCGATAGTAAACCTAAGATTGAGTTTAAAAGAATTAATATTTCAACTAAAAATGAAGATGGTTCTATTGGAGAGTTAATTTTCCCTACTAGTAGATTATTTTCGTTTGGTGTAAGTGAAAACACCAGTCAAGAAACTGGAAGTGTAAATGGATATACTTTTCCAATTTGTCTGCATAATCGTGATGGTGCAACAGAGGAAGAGAAGGTATGGACTGATATGTTTGATGCTGTAGTTGAAAGATGTATTGATCATTTAGTGGAAAATAAAGAGGAAATAGAACAGTATGATTTGTCTCGAGCCGATTTAACAAAAGCCAAGGGTGGCTTGAATCCATTATATTGGAAACGTGAGAAATATACGAATGCAAAAGGTAAGACAGAAATGCGTGTGGTCCCAGGTACGGGACCCACACTGTATACCAAGTTGATTTTTTCCAAGAAACACAATAAGTTTTTGTCGCAATTTTTTGATGTTAATGACGAACCGTTGAACGCGCTTGATTTAATGGGTAAGTACTGTTACACCAATGCGGCCGTGAAGATTGAGTCGATTTTTATTGGGAGTAAGATATCTTTACAGGTTAAATTATATGAAGCAGTGATTGAACCTACTGCATCAGGTATGAAACGTTTGTTGGCTCGTCCTAAAGTGACACAGTCAAGGGTTTTGGAGCATCAAAATAATGGTGGTGTAATGGCCCCACCTATGGATCTTGATGATGACGACGATGACGCGGGGAGTTTAATAGATGATAAGGAGGAGGGTGATAAGGAGGATGAAATTGGGGGAGCATTAACGGTGCCACCTTCCAAAGCACCAGTTAAGCGAGTGATTAAAAAAGTGACGAGAAAGACGTCGTAAAATATTATAGTAATTTTTATATTATCAAAAGATAATATAAACTCTAAAGATTGAATATTTTTCTTTGAGAACTAGGACTAGGTAAACATTCATTAATAGTTTGGTTTACTAAATCTGTTTTAGATTGTATTAATTGATTAATTTTCTGTTCGTCTATATCACCTAATTCTTGTTTAATTTGGTCTCTTAATTCTGAGAATTGAGTAGATAAATTGTCTTCCAAACTTTGTTTGATAGATTGTGTTTTAGTGTTAATAACATCGTCAATATTATCTGGATCTACAGGACCAAGTTCATTTTGTATCTGATTGTTCAAATCATTTAGTTGATTAGATAGATTGTTAGAAACATCAGTAAAGTTACAATTGAGTCCTCCAGGTATGGATACACTATCGTCACGATTATTGATATAATCTATGATAGAAGATGCTAATTTTCTTTTAACTCTATTGGGGTCTGCACTAATGTATCTTGCTCCAATTGTTTCTAAAAATAACAATTCAGTCACAGCAACAACCATTATAACAGATAATGTTTCCATAAACATTTCTCCAACCATATTTCTATAACAATTACCTATAAATAGAAGTAGAATACTTATACTAATAAGAGCAATTAGAGCATAACGAACATATTTAAACGCCATACTCTTAACATTCTTATTATTTTTCTCGTAGTTTTCAATCTCGGTTGTTAAATCTAATTCTAATTTTTTAGAAGTAGCATCTATTAAGCCACTTAATACTATAGCAAGTTGATCTTTGTCAATCAAAAATTCTCCAGTATTTGGATCTTTAATTTGTGATAACATAGAGTCGATGATTTCTGGTGTAAATAATTTTTCAACGAGGAAAGAAATTTGTTCCTCGAAATCTCTTTGTTCAACACTCACCACATACAAGAAGTAAAAAGTAGTTAGAAATGTAAATACACAAACTAATTGGAAAAATAATTTATATACAAAACGTATAATTGAATTTATATCACAATTATTAATGGCACATTTATATGGGCCAAAGTAGTCTTCCATTTCACTTAATCTTTGTCCATCTGATAATGAATTATCATAAGAAGTTATAGGTGAATCTTGAATTAATGTCCTACTTGTCATTTTATTATATATTATATAATAAAACTTAAAAAATATTAGGTATGTGGATTACCTTTTTTAATTTTCCCATCCCTGGCTGTATACCAAACATGTCCATTTACACAAGTTTTATCATTATATGCGCAATTACATATTGATTTAAGTGCATCTGAACAAAAGGGACACATTTCTAAGTTAGTCGTGTCTGAATAGGAAGCGTAATTAGTCGTACCAAGAGTGCTACCGAATTGTTCTTGTTCCTTGTTTCTAGGTTTTTTATCAGAAAATGTTTTATAAACACTACCTGAAGAATTTACCGAATTAGACTCTGGATGTACATATCCTGGAATATTGTGGGGTCTACGTGGTTCCATTTACTCATGTACATTTTTTTCTTTAAATATTAGAAAGTAAATTTAAACTTGAAATAATAATTAAAATAAGTTGTAATAAATGAAAGATGGAAACAACTATTCAAGAATTAAACGAATATACCGACAAAAAATTTAAAAAATATATCAATAATGCTAATTTATCGGAGTTATATAAGATTAAAGCATACGCTGATAATATGTATTACAATGCGGATATTACTAGTGAAACACCAATGTTAACAGACCATCAATATGATTTACTCAAAGAAACAATAGTCCAAAAAGATGTAAATTATAATATGGTTGTGGGTGCCCAATTAAGAGAAGATGATAACAGAGTAGAGTTACCTTTCTGGCTCGGATCAATGGACAAGATTAAACCTAATGAACAAGAGAAAATAAACAAATGGTTAGTAGAAAATAAATCTTCAGAATATATAATAGAAGATAAATTAGATGGAGTTTCTTGTTTATTAGTAGTTAAGAATAATACCCTACAACTTTTTACACGTGGTTCGGGATTGATTGGAGGTGATATATCGTATTTAGCACCCTATATTAGTACAATTCCCAAACATAAATTGCCCAATATAAATATCAGAGGTGAATTAATTATGTCTTGTTGCACATTTAACAATAAATATCACGGTGAATATAAAAATGCACGTAATATGGTTTCAGGTATAGTAAATGCTAAAACACTTAGAACCGGATTACCAGATGTAGAATTCATAGCGTATGAAATACTAGATGATGGTGTTATGAATTCCCCTAGTGAACAACTGAAAATTCTTAGTAAATTAGGATTTAATGTTGTAAGATCAAAACTAGTTCGTCAAATATCAGCAAAAATATTGTTAACTACCCTAGAAAATTTTAATGATACAGCAGATTATACAATTGATGGTATTATAGTACAAAATAACGATAAATATGAAAGAAATACAGAAGGAAATCCTGAGTATGCATTCGCTTTCAAAAGTAATACTTCTATAGTTCAAACAGTGGTGATCGAAGTATTATGGAATATTAGTAAATGGGGAGTTCTAAAACCAAGAATAGAAATTGAACCAGTGCAAATAGGTTGTGTAACAATTACGTATACAACTGGATTTAATGCAAAATATATAATGGATAATAATATTGGACCCGGTACTGTAATATCATTAATAAGATCTGGTGATGTAATACCCCATATTGTGGAAATTAATCAAAGTTCTGACGAACCACAAATGCCTGATATTCCCTATAAATGGAACAAAACAAATGTAGATATAATTATACAAGATTATGGACCAGAAATGTGTATAAAACTTATGAGTGGTTTTTTCTCTAAATTAAACATTAAAGATATTGGTGAAAAACGTATTAAAATGTTACATGATGGGGGATTAAATAGTTTATTAAAAATTATTGGAGCGTCTGTTGAAAGAATAACAGAAATACCTGGATTCCAAAGAAAAGGTGCTGCTAAAATACATAAAAATATACACAACGGATTACAGAACGTATCTATACCTACAATATTAGGTGCCTCAGGGATATTTGGTATGGGGATGGGTAGAAAAAGAGTTACTTCCCTATTTGATGCCTATCCTAATATTCTTACAGAATACAAAACAATGTCTCCCGATAAATTAATGTCTAAAATATTGGAAATAGAGGGATTTAGTGAAATTACTGCACAAAGTGTAGTAAATAGTATTAGTTGGGCAGATAAATTTATTGAAGCATTGGGGAAATATGCTACTTTTGAACAGCCAAAAGTAGTAAATGATAGTATGAAAAACTGGAAAATTGTATTTACTGGTTTTAGAGATGCGGAATTAGAAAAAGAAATAGTGGCTCGGGGTGGAAAACTGCAGTGTAATACAAGTAAAAACACAAATTTAGTTGTTAATGCTGATAAAGCAGACATGAGTTCGTCCAAGATACAAAAAGCAATACAATTAGGTATTCCTATAATTAAAAAACAAGAATTTATTAAGAAGTATATTAAATAAATGAGTTATCATTCGGGATATCAATTGGGAGGTCGTGGAATATTTGCCGTCTGTTCCCGAGAATGGGATCCTAATTCAAAAACGTTTATTAAAACAACAGATCCACAACGGGTAGAATGTTGTTTAAAACAATGTAAACCGGCTATTGAATATTGTCACGATAGATGTACAAATGATTTAGACCTAATTTTTAATAATGATGAAAATACTACTGACGAAGTTAGAAATAAAGAACGTCAAGAATGTCATAGTTCATGTGAGGATGCACGTTTTATTTGCACTGATACTTGCAGATTAATATCCAAAGATATGGAAATCTTAAACAATAATTTTATAAACTGTGCAGTAAAGATGGGATGTGAAAGGAAACAAGATTTATTACCTGATAAAAAATGTATAACTAATAATTTAACTGATATATATAATTGTTGTCAAAAACAATGTAATCCTTTAGTTAGGGACTGTGAATCACATTGTAAATTTTTACAAGATAATTTTTTAAATCCAGCATTACCTGGCTTACAATCATATCTAGACGATGATAAATCATCAACAGTTAAAACAAAGTTAAACTATATTGAAACTGAGGAACCTGATTTATACTCATTTGGGTTGATAGCATTTATAATGGTTGTATTTGTGTTTGGATATGCCACTTATAAAAAATATAATATATAAAATTGAATTTGAAGCATTATAATAGACTTCAAATTAACAGTGATGAAAACCACTATAATTGAAAAAAGAATTAGTTTAGAACCTAAATATTTACACCATAATATATTAGATTCTCTTCTATCTAAAATTAAAGAAGAAACCGAAAATGAATGTAATAAATTACATGGTCATATTTTATCTATCAATAAAATTGTAGAAATAACTAACCATGAAATTAGCCGTCTAGATACTAATAATATTTTCCAAATTAAATTCGAGGCTAATACATTGAAACCTGAACCAGACTCTATCCTAGAAGGGGAAGTTTGTATGATATACAAAGATGGGATATTTATCTCTGTGATGAATAAACAAAATGTCTTGATACCCACAATGTATCTACAAGATTATATATATGATGAAATACAAGATAATTATAAACATAAAACTACTATTGATACGATAAAAGAGGGTGATACAATTCGTGTTAAAATTACTGCTTCCCAATACAACAAAAATAACTTTAGTTGTTTTGGTTCTATCGTTTAAAGAATTCTCTTTATAATTTAAATGACAGGCATCGAAGTACTTGCAGAATTCAATAAACAGTTATTAATATTTTTTGATGAATTAATTGGTCAATTTCCAGAAGAGGCTGACTTAATAATTGCTAGATTATTTATAGCCAATCAACTCCCTATGGAAGATGCAGTTAACCGGTTCTTATATAATTTAAACTCTGATGATCAATTTATTCGTAAAATGATCAAAGAACGTAATGAAATCTTTTTCCTTGAAAAAGAGGTGTTCCCCCTAGGAGAATCCAAATGGGATCCCAATTTTTTTAAACGATTATGGAAATCCAATGTTCTAGATTCAGGTGATAAGGACATCATTTGGAAATGGATGGATACTTTCGTACTTTTGGGTGATAAATTTGTGCGAACCAAACAACAAATGGTAGAATAATCTAGTTAATTTTTATAAGAGCCTTTAATCTTATAAAAGTCAATCTATTACGCTCACTATTAATTTAAAAATGAACATATTTAATAAGTTAGTTCTATTAATGTAGAAATGCCATCGACTACAAATATTTGTATATGTTGTTCTGAGGAAGTTACTAAAAGTATAATATTACATAAAACACGTCGTCAGGTACATCAATTATGTTATGATTGTGCTGAAGGTTATTTATCTCCAATAATTAAAAAAATGACTCATAATATACGTAGGAAACATCATATAGATAAAAATAATTTATCTTTCAAATGTCCAGGTACATATCATGGTGAAATGAGAAATAGATGTGAGAAAAATATACATATTAATTGTAATCATTTTAAGGTTAACGATGATTTCTCCCTTTATACTGATATTTTACGTATACAAACTATACTTAATTTCCCAAACACAGTTATATGTATTAACGAAAATTGTGGTAATGTTATAGAAACTGACCCACAATCTAAAATTATATCTTGTATAGAGTGTAATTTAACATGGTGTGCTTATTGTTTAGCACAACCATATCATGAGGGTCTATCTTGTTTAGAATATGATCTCAAAAATGAAAACACTGAAGATATAAAATACATACGTACAATGAAGGAAAATGGTAGTCTTAAATTTTGTCCAGTTTGCCATGTGGCTACTATTAAAGAAAAAAATAATGAAGGAACTGATATAGGATGTAATAAAATAATATGTACTTCATGCGGCGTAAAATGGTGTTGGTTATGTAGAAAACAAAATATAGATTATGATCATTTTAATCAAAATAGTAAAGAACCATGCGCCAATAAATTATGGTTGGGTACTATTGGGGGTCAACCATTATGAATAAATTTATATTTACAAATTAAACTTCATAACAAAATTATAATTTTGTTATATAATAAAATGATTGAAATATCAGGAACAGAAGACTTTGGAATAAGATCAAATTTTTCTGGAATAATGTCAGATACACGAAATTCAGCAGTTACTATTGCCAACACATCTACAAGTAAATATACCCAATCTTCACAACGAGGTCCAACACTATTAAACATACCTTCTAAAATTTTTATAAATTCTTTAGCCGGCACAGTTAAACCTGGTGGTCTTCAAAGTGTAGTAGGGTATGCACCAACTTCATTTGCAACTCTTGGAGCATCCGCCACTGTTGCTTTATTGAATGCACCCAGTTTATCAGAAGCAACTGTTGATACTGATACCCGATTAATAAATTTACCACGAAATTCAAGAATATTAAAAGTTGTGGTAGAAAATAATGGAACCGAAATTGCAGGTGGTGGACCTTTTAATTTAAGTTTATCTAACTCAATTACTGGACTCGCAGGACCTGCAATTGCCCTTTTTTCGGCATTAACTCTGGTTTCAATTAATTCGAATGGGGGAGTAGGTAGTGAGGTAGGTATTGGCGAAGATCATGCTTTAGGTAGAGGACGATTTGGAACTCCTGGTATCAGTGCCCTAAATGGGATAGAGGCTGCCATTGTCGGACCACCAACAGAGAACCATTTTATTGCTATAGAAAATAGTGGTGCTGCTGCTAATACTGCAGGTGATTTAAAAGTAACAATATGGTTTGTAGAAACTTAACCATAATTTAATGAAATTAAAATATTATTAATAAATAAATGTCATTTGCTATTTCTGGAAATGAAAGTTATACTGGCGTAATATCTGTCGATTCTGCTAATATTGCTGATATAATTAATGTCGATGTAGATATGAAAGGTCAAACTATCGTAACTAATACTGCTCAATATTATCATACAGATCCCATATTATTACAAACTGTTACTATTGATGATACGGTTTTAGGCACTGACACTGCACCATTAGGACAACTTGAAAAATACGTTGGATATACTTCACAAAATATGTGGGGATCCACTAATCCGTTCCCTTTGATGGTTGCTCCCTATTTACTTGCCACCATCCCTGCAAATGATGCTGCAGCGGTGGCAGATGACACACTCTTAAAAATAGCGGAAAATGGTCGAATTATAAAAGTTATTGTAGAAAATATTGGTCTTGAAGTAAACGGGGCTTCACCTATTGACATTGCTGGCGCTACTCAGTTTAACATAGGACAAACTACTCCTGCGGTTTTTGGTACTTCTACCGATATATTTAATGCGGCCCCTATAGAGGGCATAAATATTGCTGGAGGTCTAGTTGTCCAAACTGGAGTGAACGTGCTATCCACCGGCGGTGGTGTCGTCGATGGGGCGGCAGGACATTTTGGAACTACTGGTATTAATATAGCCTTGAACTCTCCAAATGATACTATTTCGGTAACAGGTGCCTCATCTACTACTCCAATATTAGTAAGTGTCACACCAAATGCGGCACCCACAGCAACAGATTTTAGGGCTGGATTACGGGTAACAATTTGGTTTGTTCCAACGGGATAAATCTGATAAATTTTTTTCTATTATATTAATAAATGAGTATACCAGCACCCACAACACAGATTAACCCTCAAAGAGGTAATCAAAATTTTAACCAAGTTCGTTCAAATTATTCAGGAGGTATTGCAGGTAATTTGAAATCAAGTGTTAATTTCTCAGACCAAGAATTAGTTCAAAATTACGATCAAACATCAGTTGATGGTCCTACTACTGTAAAAACTTTTACGAAAGAAACATATAATACTGTTAATCTAGATCCTGTACCAGATTTAAATAGGGGAGGTACTTTATTAAAAATTATAGGATATACTCCTGAACTTGCAACCGGCCCGGCCAGTCATTTTCTATTAGATGCAAAAGGTTTACCTGTCGTAACTGCCAGAACAGTAGGAAATAATAATCAGGGTGTTCTAGTTCCTATTCCTAATGGACCAAACAACGGTGTATTATTAAAAGCAACTGTAGAAGATGCGCGTACTACAAGAAATGATACTGACGATCCTGCGTTTGAAGGAGGAGGAACTATGAGTATAGGAAGTACTGACGCTGACACGCCAGCCGCAGTCTCCAATATATTTAGTGCTTTAACCTCTTCAATAACTAATCTTCCGGGAGGAAGTACGGTACAGGCCGGTGTAACTGGTGATAGTACTCTTGGGGCTTTGGGAAGTACGATAGGAATAAGTGCTGGTACGGGCGCAGACCCAAACAGTGGTATAGCGTTGAATGAAAATGATGCTATTTGTATTAGTATATCTGCACCTATAACTGCAGGATTTTTAAAAGTTACGTTATGGTATTATGTGACACCATTTTAAATTTAAAAAGATAATATTTAATATTAATAAGTAACTACTCTATACACCACGAAGGGAAACTATCCGACATATAGTGGTAGAGTGTGTGTAGGGGTCCAATACTTTTACAGTAAGAGTATTGGATTTATACTTTTCAAAGGAAGGTGTTAAAAATAACTGTTTGAGAGTTGATTTTGAAATGGAAGTATCGAATTGGCCACTCGGTATGGATATTTCCTCCCTATAGTTATTTTTTTCATATACTTTGTACCGTCATTTCGATAGTTATTTTAAAATAGATCCATTAATAAAAATCTTAAAAATCTCCCGTGCACCGAATATTTTTAGGTCACCTTTTCAGGTGACCTAAAACTACAATAAATAATAATTTATGGAACGTTACAATTTGAGTTTGCCGCGCAGGTGGCATCGTCGTCGGCGGCAGCACAATGAACTTGGTCATGACCAGCCGCCTGTAAATCAGCAGCCGAAGTAGTATCATTATCAACACAATTTTGAGTAGGATCTGTTGGATCACATACAAATGTACGACCAGGATGAGGAGAGTTAGCATCGCAAGAACGCAATACTCCGTTAATAGCGCAATGCAATGGTGAGTCGTCATTACAAAAGGCTTCACCTTGCTGACAATGGAACCAATGTCTAGGATCTGCCACTGGGAAATTGCTGCAAGTATGTTGTTCAATAAGTCCTTGGGGACAGAAAGTTGGTGAATCGTCCACACATAAAGGATCTTCCTCAAAACAGAGGAAAGAATGGTGTACTGATCCAACGGGCCAATTATTACATACATGTCTTTTAAGGTTACCCAATGCACCATCCCCACAATGATTGGGAGAATTATCATAACAATCTGGGCTTTGTTCATCACAGTGGAAAGCGCTGCGTTGTTGTCCATTAGCGTCATAACAGAAATGTAATTTCTGGTGATGCATATGGTCTTCCAATGCATCCCGCGAGTTGTTATCTTGACAACCTTCATCAAATGCATAATCGGATGATAATACAGGTTCAAGATTATTAATGTAAGAAAAGTCATGTCTTGGTCTCCAACCTGCTTCTCTTTCTACAACAATAGGAACTGTTGATTCTGCTTGACCTCTATACCATCTGGGGTATGGAAATGTATCCTGGTCAGTAACAACTGAATTGGCTTGTTTTGTTGTTGCAAAATGAGGTGATGATGATAAGTTTTTCTTTTCTATTTGATCTTGAATATTTAATACATTTAAATTCGTTAAGAAATTTGAATTAAAAGGTTGTCTAATTTTTGGTTTGGCTGTTTGAGATACTTTACCCTTTTGAACACTAGGTGTAGGTTTAGGTGTAGGTTTAGGTGTAGGTTTAGGTGTAGGTGTAGGAGTGGGTTTGGGTGGAATAGGGTTAGGGGAGGGTTTATATGTTGGTCTAGGTGTGAGACCTGGTGTAGGTGTTATATTGGACTGACGTAAATTTTGTTGGGTATTAATATTTCTATTCTCAGTAGAAGGGGGTTTTTGGGTATTTTGAGAAATTTGAATACAACCAAAAACTAATAATACAATACTTACTGATACTATAACACTAATACCAATTTGTTTCCAGTTATGATCAGAACTATCCATGTTAATTTATTATCTAGCAAGAAAGTTTTAATTGCCCAAATTGAAATTAAAACTTAGTAAAAATCCTCGATTGCAGTATTAGTTTCTTTAACTGATAGATTGTAACTTGCGATTTGAGACTGAGATGTTAAAGTATCGTCGGAGGTTCCAGTTTCAGTTGAATTGTATTGTTGGCGTTGTATTGGTTTGACGTTAGTCGATTTTCTAACATCGGAAGCGTTTTCGGCTAACTTAGGGTTAGTAGGTTGTACATAAAGATGTGAAGCATGTACAGCAAATGACATATTTTATTTAAGGAAAAGATCTTTAAACAAGAATTAAATTTTTAATCCAGAAAATTGAAAATAGGCGCCAAGTTTAGTATTTTGAAGTTGTGATAATTTACCGTACTTTTGCATAGTTTTATAAATATTTAACAATAAATCGACGGCAATTATAGGATTAACCAGTATTCTATTCATAACTGGATCATCATCGATTAGAGATGGATTTACTGCGTATTCGTTGATTAATGGACCATCACAGTAGGGTGCTTCAATCTCATAAATCCAAGGTGACGAAGGAACATTAGGATCAAATTTACGGAATTGTTTGGTTCCATTGGAAGCCAGTAAATATTTTCTAGCCGCAGTATTACGTAAGAGAATATTACCTTGGGTCATATAAATATTCGGAACTGTTTCCCCACAACCTAACAATTGATTCGGTAGGGAAATATTTCCATTTTGTGCCGCAATATCACAATAACCGTCCCAACCTTGTGCACAATAATCTGACATAAACATTTGACATTCTTTACAATCAGGACCAAAATTTGCCGAAGAGGCTCCATGTAAAAATTGTTGATATGTACCACTATTTACACAGTAAGTTAAAGGATTATTAGCACCTGGATCTACATCTTTAGGACCAAAATTAGATATACTTGCATAAGTGTTATTCATTATTTATTACTAATTGAGATATTATCAAAAAATAAAATTGATCAAACTTAAAAAATTGTATATATAGATATAAATATGTTATCTTTTACAAAAAACCAAAACAATATTCAACCTGTTATGAATAGGTTTAAACTCCAAAAACATACTATTGATAGTATTAAGTCTCTTACACCAAATTTTGGGTTTAATGGACTTGGAGAAGTAGTATTTCGTCGCACTTATTCACGTAACAATGAATCTTGGGCCGATGTAGTTATTCGTGTTATGGAAGGTGTTATGTCTATCCATAAAGAACATTATATAAAAAATTCTCTAGAATGGGATGACGCAGAATGGGAAAATTTTTCTCATAATATGGCAATCTCTCTATTTCATATGGAATGGCTTCCACCAGGTCGGGGACTGTGGATGATGGGAACTGACTTTACGTATGAAAGAGGTTCCACGGCTCTTAATAATTGTAGTGCTACCGATACAAAAGATGATCTGGTACATTCTGCAGAATGGACCATGGATTGTTTGATGAATGGTGTTGGTGTAGGATTTTCCACACATTGGTCTGGGGTGGCGACAATGCCAAATAAAGAAGACTTTGAAATCTACGTTATTCCAGATTCCCGAGAGGGATGGGTAGAAAGTCTTATTAAACTTATGTGTGCTTATATAGATAGTAATAAATACGGTAAGAATAAATTCCCAAAATTTGATTACTCCGCTATTCGTCCCAAGGGTGAACCAATTAAGGGATTTGGTGGGTCGGCCTCTGGACCAGATCCCCTAGAGAAGATGCATAAACGAGTTGAACTGTACTTAGATTCATTTTGCAAAGGTAAGTTGGAAACTACGGCTAAAGTATATGATGAGATTAAGAATGATGATGGTACTAGTAAATGGGTGGAAGTTGAGAAAGAAATTTCCAAACCTTATGGACATGCACGTTTGGTTGCTGATATCTTCAATTCGATTGGTGCATGTGTTGTTGCTGGTAATGTTCGTCGTTCAGCCGAAATATGTCTAGGGGATGTGGAGGATGAAGAGTTTGTTAATCTTAAGAATTACACTAAAAATCCCGAACGTGGGGAGATCGGATGGATGAGTAATAATTCTGTTGTTCTTCGTGCTGATCAAGATTATGAGGATTTTTCTCATATTCCCGAGATAGCCAAACGAATTACTGATAATGGGGAACCAGGAATGATTAATCTATACAATATTCAGAAATTTGCACGCTATGGTAAAGAGAAACCCGATGATGCAACCCTGGTAAATCCATGTGGAGAGATTTCCCTAGAAAACTTTGAATTATGTAATTTAGCAGAAGTATTTCCACCAAGATGCCGTGGGAAATCAACGTTTTATTTAGCATTAAAGTACGCCACTTTTTATGCTAGTACAGTATCATTGTTACCAACACATCGTCCCGAAACGAATGCTGTCATTGCCAAGAACAGGAGAATTGGAGTCAGTATTTCAGGTATTGCTCAGTGGGCAAGTAGTCAATGTCTTACAAATGACAATTTGTGGGGTGAAATGAATTATACAAAAATGACAACTTATTTGCGTGCTGGATATAAAATCGTACGAGAGTATAACGCCGAATTGGCCAGAAAAGCCGGTGTACCCGCATCTGTACGTGTTACTACAGTAAAACCATCTGGTAGTATTTCTCTTTTGGCTGGTGTTACCGCAGGAGTTCATTATCCAGTCAGTCGTTATGCTATTCGACGGATGCGTATTGGTAAGGATTCCCCTCTTGTTGATTCCCTAGTCAAGGCAGGAATCCCGCACGAGGATGATACTTATTCGGATAATACTTTGGTATTTTCATTTGCAATTGATCATGGGGATGTGCGTCCATGCGATGAAGTTAGTCCATGGGAACAGTTTTCGATCGTGGCAATGTTACAAAGATGTTACGCTGATAACTGCGTATCGGCAACAATTTATTTTGACAAGGAAAAAGATGCCGCAGATGTTGAGAAGATGTTGGCAATGTATATTCCGGTTCTGAAGTCAGTGAGTATGTTGCCGCATTCGGGACATGGATATGTACAGGCCCCCTACGAGCCTATCGATAAGGAAACCTACGAGAAGTTGAAAAATTCATACAATTTACCTGACTTTGAACAGGTTAAAGGTAATGTTCCGATAGGTAGTAAATTTTGTTCTGGGGATACATGTGAATTGTAGAATAAAAATGATTATAATGTTTAATTTATAGGATAAAAAAAACATTATAATAATGCAAAATGCGTCATATTTTATCAAAGATAAAGCGTTGTTTGGAAGTTATCCAACACAAGAAGCAGTTAATAGTTTAGAAAAAATTGGAGTTAGATATTTTGTTAATTTAACTCGAGATACTGAGAAAAAAATTTCTCCTTATAAAACACAATATACATCTATAATTTTCCCTATTCCTGATCATCGTACTCCTACCAATAAAATAGAATTTTCTAGATTTATTATAAAACTATCTGATATAATTTTATCATTAAAATCAGATGAAAGACTATATCTACATTGTAAAGGAGGTCATGGTCGTTCTGGAATAGTTGTGTCAGTAATATTATGTTATTTATTTGGTCTGAGTCCCCAACAGGCAATGGAATATACATCTAAATATCATAGTCGACGTCCTATAATGCGCGATAAATGGAGAAAAGTAGGAGCACCCCAATCATGGCATCAAAAGAATTTTGTATATCATTTTTGTAAACCTATTTATATCTATAAGGTTGCTAAAATAGAATATTGTAAAGGATTTTCTATACACTCAAAACATAGAATAAATGTACCTAGTCTGGGTAGTTTTAGTACCTTAGCCAATATACTCGATGAATTTATTAAAATATATGGAGAAGAAGTATATAATTCGAAGATATCAAAAATATTGTTTAATTTAGTAAAACTTAAACTTGATCAGCATGCAGACATAAAAGAAAATTTATTAAACACTGGTCTATCTTCAATTATTTATCGTGATAGAACTGATCTTAAAATTGGAACTGACGAAAATAATGTAGGTGAAAATTTATTAGGTAAACAGTTGGTAAGATTACGATCTTTTTATTTAAGATGACTTTATAATTAATATAACTATAAAGTCCTAAGATATCGTGTTAACTAAATATGGACAAGAAGTTTTAACAGCGACATTAGGTTGTTGTAAAGATGGTAGTTCATATTGTCCGGCTTTATCAATAGGTTTCCAATTGTTATCTAAAACCCAAACACGATCGAGGGTTTTATAATAAACTTCGTCCCAAGGACCATAAAATTTAGTATTATCTGTCAGTGCTGATGTGCGGGCACTACAGCAATATCCTAATTGTGCATAAGGCATTTATTTATAGTAATCTAAAATAATATTTGTTAGAAATAAATGCAATCACAATTTAATCCATCTAACCCAACTTATGTTAATCCAGGTGGTTCGAATAGTATGAATTTACGAGAATATACTGAATTAAATATGCAAACGCAAAAACTAGAGTTAAACCGACATCACCCTCCCCAAAATGAAAAAAATGTGAATCAATTTATTGAACTTACTTCAAGCAGACGAGATAGAATGAATTATCCAGAACCCGCCAAATTCATCGTTGATATATCACAGTCAGGTACAAAAAATACAGGTAAAACATCAATAGATCCGGTAAGCAAGGCTTCAGCAGAAAAAACTTGGGTTTCAAGTGCTTTTAATACAAGAAAATTATCTCCTATAACCCCTTTTACAAGAGGTAAACAAAGTGGTTTAATTTGTGTAGAATTATCAACTGCTCCTGGAACAACACCTGAGGCTAGACTTGGAAATGCCACTGGAAGTATTATTCTAGAGATAAATACCAAAGATTTATCAGGCGCGGGAAATACTTCTGGTGTTGGTTCTTTACAACTTGCCGAAAATTATTATAGGGGGGCAATAATGGCCCTTATAGATTCAAAAAAGGCATTTGATCCTGCTACTTTTGTAGTTGGAGATTTTGATACATCTGCAAATAATAGAAGGAGAATTATAGATTATAAATATCTAGGCGATGATAGAGCAGAATTTACTGTTACCAGTGGCTTTTCTACTCCACTTGTACTTGGTACAACTCGATTTGTAATTATTGATCCGACAGATTTAAGTGGCGATGCAACAGTAGCAACTTCTAACTACAGAGATGCGTTATTTTTTGTACCTTGTTCGCCTAGTGCTAATAATTATTATGTTAATAGTATTTTGTATAATCAAACACAATGTGAATCTAGACCTATAAAAGATTTTGACAGAGATACTCATTTACTTTCGATTGACACATCAGGAAGTCTTAGTTCTACCGCCAATTCAGGCCCTGTTAGCAATTGGCTTCTGGGCGATACATATTCAATTAGGCGAGAAAAACCAATTTTAGATTGTGAAAGATTAGATTATAATGCAGGCGCAGGTGTTACCGCTGCAGATTTAAATTCTCTTAATTACAATAATTTTTCTTTCAATTTACCGCTTAATAGGGCCCAATTAATTACCGATGAAAATAGTTTACTTGGTTCATACCTAGAAATTCTTTTCACAGAATTTGATGCCATAACATTAGCAGGTGTAGTTAATAATTTTACAGTTACACTTCCAGCAATTACTGAAGTAGCCTCAGCGACAGTAGTAACAGACTTTGATAATTATTTTAACGGTTCTCAAATAAGAATGATTTCTGGAGGTGCAATTGGTCAAATTGAAACTATTATAGGATATGATAGTGGCACTAACCGAGCAACATTAGGAAAAGATTTTATACAAGTTAATACCAAACAACTTATTAGACAAGAACTAAGAGGATTTAATCCGGTTGCAACTGTTGGCTCTAATATCCAATTTTCATCCCCACAAACTTCTAGAAGAATTGTTAGATATGTAAATTGGGGAGTTTTTACTCCTGTTTTCCCTGCACTTAACTCAATTACAAATAATGTAATTTACTTTGGTAATACTGGCAATACTATTGACCAACATCCGGTCCAAAAATCAGGGTATTACAATAATTTATTTATTACAATAATGAATGGTCCTGCTGCTGGAGAAATAAGATTAATTAGAAGGTACGAACAATTGCCACATCCTACTATTCAGGGTCAACTAGTCTGGGGTGCTGAAGTTTATGTACCTTTTTCCGTTTCCTTGACAACTGCTAGTCAATTTCGTATATCTTCAGGAACAGTATCTCCTAGTTTTAAACATTGTCTTATTAATCAGAGTTTCCTAATATTACAATGGTCATACGATAATAGATTTCCTCTAATCAATGGATTAACCAGTAAACATGTGGCTAATGAAAATCTTTTATATGAAATTGAACTTATTAACTTAATTTTACCTAACCAAATATTAAATAATGGTAAGGGTAGTTTAATTTCTTTCTATCAATATGTTTATGTCGAACTGCAAAATGCAATGGGAACTACAACATCAAGTCCAGCAAATTTATTAATTTCTAATAATCCCAATGCTCAAGCAATGACGTTTAGGGCTGCTATTGATGATGTCCCAAATCCTGTAAACTCTTCCTTTATTAAAATTGATGGAGACGGTATGGTACAAACTATTAAATTTAATCCTCGCGATAGTATGGCGTTTGCCGTCATATTTCCTGACGGTACCCTTTTCAAAACTATTATTGCTGAAAATTATGCCCCCCAAGAACCTAATCCCCTTATTCAAATTTCAGCAATGTTTAGGATAAAAAGATTTGGACGAGATGAACACGGAGTTGTCTTTTCAGCGCACTAATTTTATTATTTTAATAATAATAAAATTAAGGAGGAATTGGCCAAATAATATTATTAATTTCATGAATAATTCCATTTTCACATATAATGTCTGGTAAAGTTATACCAATTGTATTATTAATTTTTGTTTGTCCACTCAAATTACTAACAAATAAACGACTGGGGGGATCTTGAGTTATAAAAAAACTAGCCGGACTATCTTTCAATATATCTGAAGTTATTTTACGATTAAGAGTACTACTTTTAATTACGTGCCTAGCCATAGAAATATCCATATTTACAAATACATCTTCAGGAATATAACTCAAACATTTATTAGACGGTACAAATAAGGTAAAATTGGCTTGTAAGTCATTATATAGGGGATCTAACTTGGCTAATTTTAATATGTAAAAAAATCGAGAATATTCTGGATTTTGCTGTAATACATAGGAGATTGTACCCGGTCTTTCTACCTGATTAGGATATGGACCCCGTAAATCTCCCTTATAAAACATGTGAGTATAATTGGTTCTTTCTGTATATGGTCCAAGACTTACCATTTTATATTCAAACAAGAATATAAAAAATTATTCTTCTCGAGGACTAACTGAAAACTTATTTTGTCCCTCAGTTTCCTTATTAATATTTATAATTAAAACTCCATGTTGGATAATAACTTTAACACTTTCTTGATTGGTAACGCTAAGAGGTAACATAATTTTACGTTCACATTTTCCATAAGGAATCTCTTTTTTACGAAATATTCCATTTTCGATTTTTGGTTGTTTTCGATTACCTTTGATTGTTACATAATTATTAAAAAAATCCAAATCAATATTATCACTCGAAATACCAGGAATATTGACATAAATTAAAACAGTTTTATCATTTTCTACAATATCTACCTCGGGTCTCCACATACTGATACTGTTAGAAGAAACATTTAGTACATCTGCTAATTGTTCTCCAATATGCCCTTCCATTAAATCAATACTAGTCTGAATTAATTGAGGTATTGTTGCCTGACTCATTTTTATATAATAAAACTATTTTTAAATCATTTAGACATTTAACTTTTCCAACCTCTCTTTTAAACTTAATCCTACTGGAGCAGGAGTAGGAGTAACTCCAGGAATTGATTCTGGAGATGAAGAAACTAATTCTTCCGGTTGTGTAGATGGAATTACAGACTCAACCTGTGTGGGAGTTTCTGATATAGTTTTAGATTCTTCTGATTTAGAAGATTTCTGTTGATTCATATACCAATATACCAATGCTCCTGAACCCACTATAACTATTGCTGTAATCAAAATTTTACTCCAATTATTCTCTTTAGCGGGAGGAATTGGTGGCGGTGGTGGGTGGGGTGCATTCTGCTGAGGGGGAACCTTATAATTCCCTGGGCTATATTTTTGCCCATTGGGATACCCTTGCGGAGGTCCTTGTTGTGGGGGTCCTTGTTGTCGAGGTCCTTGTTGTGGTGGTCCTTGTTGTGGTGGTCTTTGTTGCATATATTGCGGGTTAGGTTGGATAGGCTTAATATTAATCATTACATTAATTTCTGTTGGTTGAGGAGCCTTAAGTACTAAAATATAACTACGATATATATTCCTATCAGCAACAATATTACCTGATAATTGACCATCCGTAGAATCCTTATATTGTAAATTATTATTCTCATCAAGTTGTTTTTGGTCTACAACAATTGCTTGAAAAGGAGCTCCCGATGTGCTTACAATTTTAAAATTAAGATCAAAATTCACTAAGTCTTTGTTTAATTCAATAAGTTGTTTATGTTGATCAACTACATATGTCTGTTGTGTCATTTTTAACATATAATATATTCCTTTTAAACGGATTTCCTTTTTGTTGTTGTAAATAAATGAGTTGTGATTTACAATGTACTCAAGATATTTACAATAAATATGCACCTAATAACACCCCACAATGCGGGACAGATAACCCCTATCTCTGTTATGGGGGAATACCTATTGGTGGTCGTAATAGTGACCCTAATTTTTAGACACAAAATAGAGGTTGTTGTAACATGAATTTGGGTCCCGCTCCCAAACCTACTCCCAAACCAAAATAACGAAGATTTAGCAGATATCTATCTAGACAAAATAAAATTACAACCAAATCTGGCTGCTAAATAAATTTATAATTATTTAAAATCGTAAATTTTAAATAGAAAAACATGTACCGAATCATACCTCTAAGAATATTACGTAGAACAGTAGGTGTTAAATTCGACGAAATGGTCCCCTCAGATATTCCAAAAATCCACGGTATAGACAGAGTAATACACGGACCAAATAGCATATCTCCAGGACCAGTAGAGGATATTGCCATGCCAGTCAAAAGACCTTGGTATATGCACCCAGCCCAAGACGACAATCTCATGGTCCTACAAGGAACCAGATACGTTGACATCTACGACCCCAAAACCAAAAAAGACGCCTCCTTCATCCTAACACCAGAAAAAGTATTCAAAAACGACAAACTTTACTACAACGGCCCAGCAATGGTAATATGGCCTGCCGGCATCTTCCATAGAATCATCAGCGGGGAAGAAGGCAGTATTAGTGTAAACTTCGCCACGAGGAACGAGGGTTTTGACCTCAGAAATAACTTCAATATATACAGTCTTTGTAAAGCAACCGGCGATTCAATCTGTATCAAGGATGGAAGTGAAGATCAACCAGATCTAACCTATGAATATCCAAGTGAAGATATAAAAGAACTTTTCAAAAGCCCATAATAAGTTTGTAATATTTTAAAATATTACAAAATTATTTTTGGTAAAAGTGCTCTTCTGCCTTTTGCACAAATCCCAAATACCTCGCCATCACAAAGAAAAAATCACTAAGACGATTAATATACGCAAATAAATTATCATCAATCTTTATTTTTCCCAAATCTATACAATCATCAGATACAGGTTCACCTGATTTGTTTGCCTTCTCTATCATTTCTACACTATGGTGTAATTCCCATAAATATCTCTCTACTTTACGTGTTTGCGTCCTACATAATTGCGCCTGTGCATCTACCATTGTAGAACCTGGTAAAACAAATTGAGTTAATTTAGTATTAAATGTTTCCATATGGTCTATCCACATCTCTAAATCTTTAACATCATGACTTGTTATTTGGTAGAGAGCAGACTTGGCCGGATCAATTGTCGCTATTACACTATTAATGTCTTGTATGTTACTCTGAATTTTACGCATAAATTTATGTTCCCTAAAGAATGCCCTCATTTGTTCATCCAAATGTAAATAATACTCCGTCGTATCTGGAATCAAAGCACACAACATTCCTATACGCGATGATAACTCATCTAACTCTCCCAAAACATTAAACAAAATACAATTTTTACCAACACGACCTCCATCATATAGGGATGAACTACCCTTATCTCCAGTTTTCGTATAAACTTTCATTTTAGTTTAGTTTTCATTTTGTTAAACCAAATTTTAATACTTCTTAGTATTAAAATGTCTTACTTAATAATTACTCGTCGTTAATACCCCGTTCCCTTAGACGTTGCTCAGATAATCTAAGTACAGTCCTCAATTGCTCCGGATCTACTCCATGTTCAAATCCCATCGGAGTACCAGCCAACAATCTCTCCATATTATTAGAAATTTGTCGACTCATCTCATTCATTTCTCGTTGTGCGTCTGTACTCCCAAAACCACCGTCTCCACGGTCGGTTTCTTCAAACTCGTTCACTTCAATCATTCTTGGATATTCTGCTTTTCTAAGTACCAATTGACACTTGCAAAAGGGTAATTGTATCTCCGGAGCATCAGGTACAACACGTACCAAAGCAATAAACAAATTTCCGGTATAGTTAGGGTCAATAGTACCCACACTATTCGCCAACATCCAACCCGTTTTAGACATACTAGAACGAGGTAAAATTTCTATGTAAAATCCTGGAGGTGGCTTAACAGCGATTTTTGTATCGTAGAGCACTACTCCGTTCTCATAGGTTTTTTCTTTGGCTACAGCCGTCAGATCTAAACCAATATCTGCAGGATGTGCCCTAGTTGGCACAACTGCGTTATCTCCGCGTTTTATAAATTGAATGTTCATTTTATTTATTTGACGCCATCTATCCTTTAATTTCAATTTTATAAATTCAACTCACAACCAAATATTAATTATAATTAAGACTTACTAATGATTCTTATCACATACCCTCCGATTAAAACCAAAACTACCTTGGAAACCTTTATGAGTATAACCATAAGGACAGTCTATTAAGTAGGTATCATCACCACCAATAGCATTACTTGACGGTTTCGATTCATCTGCAGAACAAACATCTTTACCACAGTAAATCCTGTTTTGTGCAAACTTATTCTTTGTACATTTTCTAATATCACATGATTTACCAGCATAATTATTAAAATCATCATGTTGAAAACCACATGGACAGGTCATTAGATCATTATCATTCGCTCCAGCACAATTCGATGTAAGATTATCTTTGTCCGCATCTGTTACCCCAGCAGTACAAGAATCTTCTCCACAATAAATAGTCGTTAGACTGTCGAAATCTTTACAATTTCGACATTGTCTTACGTTACATCCAGGACCACGCCAATCTCCTACATTATCCGGTGGTTTTGCGTCATAATACATGTACGAACGACCATCTATAGTAGTTCCGATAGGACAATGTTCTAAATTAGAATCAAATCCTGTATTACACGCTACTGAATCACTATTCTTATCGGAACTACAACATCCATCCGCATCTGTGGTATCACAGTCTAAATCACCAAATACACCAGACTTTTTACCACAAAATACCTCCTCCGCCGTATTTTTAAGATTTGAACAATTACTCATATAGTCTTCATCATACTGGCGACATGAATTATTACACCACATACAATTAATTTCATCAGGCTTTGTAACATCAATTGGTTTAAAATGAACATTACAACTTTCCGCAGTGTCATATTGTACACAAATATCTGCCTTATCTTCACACACTTCCAACCTTCTTGTTTCATCCATGTGATTAAACGTAGGTGTATAGTTATTAGGATCAATATCATCACCAGCATCATCATAATTCCAACTCAACCAACCATTTCCCCAATAATTTTCCCAAGGACGTAATTCATCAACATTTTGATAAAGCCAACCAACAGTTGCAGCTCCAGTTGCAGCCGAGAGACCCTGATAAATTAAATCTGTGCGGTATTTATGAGCTTGAATACATCTTTTAACAGCCGCTATAGCCTGAAGATCGATCTGTAAAGCGTTATTAGATAATACAGGGCATCTAATAAATAATATTGGCACCTCAAGTCCTACAATATCACCCACAGCAGGAAAAAATCCTGCTGTTTGTGCAGCACGCATACTAGATGAATTTACATAACTCAAATCAACAATCTCTACTGACTCTGTTACCACTATGCTAGGAAAACCTTGACGACGGCCGCGAGGTGCGTCAGGGTCATCGTCATCTGACGCACTCTCCCCATCGGGATCTTGTTCCGGATCATCTGGGGCATAAGTTTCAGTTACAACATCCGCCTCTTCATCATCAAGTCCATCATCTTCATCAAGTATTCTAACAATTGTCCACTGTGGTAGTATATATCTTAAATTTGTTGGAGGGCCATACTTTCTTTGTAATTCACGTTGCATTGCTGGTGTAACTAGAGTTTTCCCGTAAGTTTCTCTATGAGTTTGAATCGCACTGTTTTGTGCTCGTGTTAATCCATTCACTAACCCACTTTCCCAGTCTAATTGAAGTCCATTACCTATAAAAGTAACAAAATCATACCATTCTTCAAGACCTAGCATCCCAAAAGCCCCGCTTACGGTCTTCCCTGTATAGTCACGTAAACCGGGGGCTCCAAAATAATTTTCTCCGTAATAAATATATCCATATTTACCCAGACCAATAGTATTTATCGCATATTCATGTGAATCATCATCAAAAGGATTAGAACATGGCATTTTTTATTATTATTATTAATTTAAAAATTTTATAAAATTTACACCTAAAGATTTATACCTATATTAATAAGAAAAACATATGCCACTCAAAAAAGAGATAGTTTACCCCATTTTTTTGGAATGTTGCCAATATGCTAATGATAATTATTGGGAAAACGTCTTTGAAGATCTTGCTTACGGGAAGGCCCCCTATGGTACATATATTTCTAAAGGGTTTTTATGTTGTAGTTATAAGAAGAAAGATTTTAGTTACAAAATTGAACGTAAAAACTCCAAAGAAATATATGATGAAGTTTATAATTTATTAAGTAATAAATTAGGACTCTTATCACAAGAAGATAAAATTAAAAAACATAAGGTATTTATTGATATAGAAAATAGTTTAAGTGACGGTCGTAAAACATGGAATGATATTAGAAAGAAAAATATAAAAGAACTATTAATAGAACTTTATGTTACTAAAATGAAAAATAAGTATTCATTAACTATAAAACAATCTCGTTATCTACTATCTATTATATATGTAGGCTTAGTTTTCAAAGTACTCACTTCTAAAGATATTAACTATTCAAATGGTGAAATAGATAGTATTAAAGGTATTGAATTTACTAAACGTAATGTTATTGTTAAAAAAGATTTGTATAATTTAGATACTAATTTTACAACTAATATAATTTTTGATAAAAAATTGTTGTCAGATAACTGGGATAAATACATTAAAGAACAAATGAAAAATACAATCTGATTTAAAATTGTGTTTTCATTTATAAAACACAATTATGGTCTCAACTTTACAAGATTTATGTTATCAAAAAATAGCAAACACTATGAACGATGCACCCCCTCTTCTCCAAGAAATGATAATTGGTGAAACTAGGGAGAAAATGAAAGGGATACTATTGTCAGAAATCAAAACTGAAATGCGTAAAGAACTTATGAAAGAATTACATCTTAACATGATCGATACTATACCTTTGTTAGTTCCCGAAATAATGACTGATATTATTAAGGCTATGACAACTCATAACAGAATGAGGAATGATTTCCATAATGTTTATCCACACATTTGTCCCTTTATGATAGAATGTGCTGTGCAAACTGCTGAACATGCAGTTAGGAATCTAGATGATTCCTACATACATAATACTTTCAGACGTGTTAATAATAATAATAATAATAATGATGAGGAAGAATATAGTTTAGACGACGACGATGATGTATCTTCAACTTTAAACGTTTCTTGTGACGACTCCCTTTTTGACGAAAGTGATAATGATGACTCATTGTAAAATATATTCAAAGTATAATGGTCCAAAATCTTCCATATCGTAATACGTCTTCTGGTCGTACAGAACCATCATTTACAAATTTGGGTAATATAGTACTATTTATTGTTCCAAATCGTGCTTTATTAATTTTTTTCCCACCATCACTAACTATATAACCCAATATATATGCATAGGGATTTTTATATTTAACTGTATCTCTAAATTTCCTTGATGTATCTATTAGTCTAGTGATATCATCTTCATCGAGATAAACATTATCAAATTCATTGATTAATTTTCTACTTAACGCATCTACTATTATTTGAAATTTATCTAGTGGATCTTGTCCAATGCGTATTTGTTTACCATCTATATCAGTTAATCCAAGTTGTTTACCGCCTACTCTTTCAAATACTGCAAATTCATCACCAAATTGTGGTTCATCATCCATAAAGTAATCTCCATAATCACTCATTTATTATTACTTTATATTATCTTTTAATAATATAAATGGTATCTAGAAAAAAATCGGCCAGAAAATCTAGAAAAAATCTAAAATGTAATACTCCTGTTAAGTCATATAGACCAGGTAAAAAACGTATGGTACGCGCTTGTTCAAACGGTAGAGAAAAATTGATACATTTTGGTGCAACTGGTTATAAACATAATTATTCTGCTGCAGCAAGACGTAATTTTAGATCCCGACATCGTTGTTCTACTGCTAAAGATAAATTAACTGCTAGATATTGGGCATGCAAAAACTTATGGACACGGGGTGGCGATAAATTAACTAGGGCAGACAAATCAAAAAGACATTCTCCTAAAAAACGTTCAAAGTTCAGGAGTAAATCTTACAAAAAGATAAGTAGCCCCCCTCGTAAGAAAAAATCAAAATCACGTACTAAACATCATACAAAAAAGAAACCTAAAACATATTTCAAAAATTATGATCTTTATTCGGACGCTAACCCGAAGGATACGATTAGAATTAAATATGATACTCTCGAAAATACCAGAAAAACAATTAAAAAATTAGAGTCTCTACGTAAGAGCAAAAAATACACACATGCACGTATAGTTCAAGTAGCAAATGTTATGAATCAAAGATTAAGGGTAATTTATGATAGAACAGGTAAAGGAAAAACTAGATATGATATGTCTAAAAAATATTTTGCTAAACTTAAAAAATTAAGTAAATCCCAAAAGAAGTCCAGGAGAAAGTCTAGGAGGAAGTCTAGGAGGAAGTCTAGGAAGAAGTCCAGGAGGAAGTCTAGGAGGAAGTCTAGGAAGAAGTCCAGGAGGAAGTCTAGGAGGAAGTCTAGGAAGAAGTCCAGGAGGAAGTCTAGGAGGAAGTCTAGGAAGAAGTCCAGGAGGAAGTCTAGGAGGAAGTCTAGGAAGAAGTCTAGGAAGAAGTCTAGGAGAAAGTCTAGGAGGAAGTCTAGGAAGAGATCTAAGTCACGTAGAAAATCCAGAAAGTAATTTTTAATAAGTTCATTATATTATAGGAAGTATTTTTAATATTGCCTTTAAATTAAATGGGTGGTTCATATTTAAAACAAAGTAACGCATCTACAAAAAAATCTGTACCAACCAATAAGGCTTTATACAATAAAGTAAAAGCAGAAGCAAAACGCAAATTCAAGGTTTGGCCAAGTGCTTATGGTAGTGGATGGTTAGTAAGAACTTACAAAAGTAGAGGTGGTAAATACAAGACTGTGTCTGGTAAAAAATCTACTAGGAAAAGTCGTAAATCGCGTAGGAAAAGTCGTAAATCGCGTAGGAAAAGTCGTAAGTCACGTAGGAAAAGTCGTAAGTCACGTAGGAGTCTAAGTCACGTAGGAGATCTAAGTCACGTAGGAAAAGTCGTAAGTCACGTAGGAAAAGTCGTAAGTCACGTAGGAGAAAATCTTACAAGAAGAAAAGTAGTTCACCACGGAGGAAGTCTAAGAGGAAGTCTAAGAGGAAGTCTAAAAAAAAGTCTCGTAGGTCTGGTGGGTTGAGTAGATGGTTTGATGAAGAATGGATTGATGTATGCAAATTACCGAAAATAGTACCCTGTGGTCGTAATAAGGCTACATGGAAAAATTACCCGTACTGTCGTCCAAGAAAAAGAATTAATAAATCTACACCTAAAACCGCTAGGGAGTTGTCAAAAGCAGAAATAAAGAGAAGATGTAAAACTAAAAGAAAATCTCCGAAGAAAAAAGTCTATGGTAAAAGGAAATCTAAATAAATTTGAATTTTGTTTAAATGATTGAAACCTTAAACAAAATGCTAGAGTTGATAGTAGCGGTTGACGAAAATTATGGCATAGGTTATAAAGGTAAATTACCTTGGAAATGTCCAGAGGAATTAGCCTTGTTTAAGGAAAAGACTGAGAACAGTGTTGTACTGTTTGGTACTACTACATGTGCAAATTTACCTCATTTACCTAATAGACAAGTAATATGTCTGAGTAGAAATCATCCAGATACAACAAAATGGAAGAATGAGGTTATACTTATAAAACACATTTCCGAACTTAAATTAATAACCGGAAAGCGAGTATTTATCGCGGGTGGTGGAATAATATATCGTATTGCACTAGAAAATAGTTTAACTATTGGTAAAATTCATATTTCTATATTAAAAAGTGGTCATATTGTTGACACTTATTTTGATAAGAAGTGGCTTGAAAACTTTGTTATTGCAGAGAAAAAAGAGTATAATGAATTTACACATTTAGTGATGGATCGTACTGCCGATGGTGAGCGACAGTATATTAATTTATTGAAAAACATTATTTCCAATGGTATCAGACGTGTAGGGCGTAATGGGGGTACTAGGAGTCTGTTTGTAGAGCATACATGTTTTAATTTGCAGAATGGATTTCCCTTGTTGACGACTAAAAAGATGTATTTACGTGGTATCATAGAAGAATTTTTGTTTTTTATTAGGGGAGATACTGATACCAATATTTTATCTGAAAGAGGTGTGCATATATGGGAAGCAAATACAAGCGACCTCTTTTTAGATTCACGAAATCTTCCGTATGCGAGGGGAATAATGGGTCCGATGTATGGTTATCAATGGCGTAGATTTGGACAAGAATACATAATAGATGAGGATGGATTTCCGGTCATTACACACAGGGATGTCAAAAAGAATGGAATAGATCAATTAACGAAAGTGATTGAATTGATTAAAACCGATCCTCATTCAAGAAGAATACTAATGACTAGTTATAATCCTGCACAAGCAGAAGAGGGTGTACTGTACCCATGTCACTCACTAATGATTCAATTTTATGTGGATGAAGAAAATTTAGACATGTTTTGTTTTAACAGAAGTCAGGATATATTCCTAGGTGTTCCGTTTAATATTGCGTCTTCTGCACTGTTACTTATGGTAGTTGCAAAATTAACGTCTAAAACACCTCGATATTTGAAAATTAGCATGGGAGATACTCATTTGTATGAGGAACATATCTTACATGCTAAAGAACAAATTGAAAGATCACCATATAAATTACCCAAACTCATTATTCCAAATATAGATGATGTGAGACAACTTGAAATAATAACCTATGAAGATTTTAGATTAGAAACATATACTTCCCATCCCAGCATTAAAGCGACAATGATTGCATAATATGAAAAGAAACATTAAAATAATAAAAATTATAATTAAAGTAGACCATTTTATAGTTGAAAAAAAAGAAGGAAAATAACCATCTTTATAATCTAACATTTATTATAGTAAAATATTAATTAGTATAATAAATTTAAAATTATACTAATAATAATATATAATAGTATTATGCCAAAAAATAAAGGAAAGAAAAGACCTGTAGAACCTACAAAGCGTATGTTGATATATAAACAAGAAATGGAAGAATACGCTCAAATAATTAAAGCATTAGGAGATCGTAGGTTTTCAATTATGTTTCCAGATAAAAACGAATTTATAGCAATGGTTCCCGGGCGTTTTCGTAAAAGATGCTGGATGAAGGTTGGAGATATAGTAATAGTCAGTAGGAGAGAATTTCAAAATAGTAAGATGGATATATTACATAAATATACTGATGAAGAAATCAAAATATTGGCTAAGGAATATGAAATACCCCCATTCTTTTTAGATACCGTAACTGATCCAACAGACTTAGAAAATGTAGTGGCATTTGACACTGAAGAGGATGAGGATGAGAAAGAAGATATAGATGTAAATGATATATAAATAAAAATACTATAATTATAAAATGTTATTTCGTGCTATAGTTAACAGTTTACTTATACAAAAATCATTTTATAATCGTATAGACCCACAAAAACCAATTGAATGCAAAGTAATCCCACGTTCTATCGAAGAACCCTGGCTGTTTATGGATAAAAAACTTTGTCCCGACTGTACGTGTAAATATTCATGTAGATACGGCAGTGGACCTCCTAGTTATCTAACTAATAAAAATTACAATCCCTTTATGGTAAATAAAAAAGAGGATGATAAGATCATACTACATTCTCAAAAGTAGCCAACTTTTGGGAACACTTCTTGGTTCTCTTTTCATCTACGGAAAGACTCTTCGAGCCTGTAAACTCTATTCAGAGCGTTAACTGTGATGAATCCTTATTCTTATATCGAGAATAAGGATTTAACTTGCTTGAAACTTCTAAAGTAAAAAATCCTAGTCCGGGGCGAAGAGACGAGGATTTTTTACTTGGTTGGTACTTATTAAAGAATACTCCTTTATAGCGATCAAATCTATGAAGTCACTATAAACGAGCACACTATTCCTAAAAAGCCTCACTTAAGAAGCCTCTTAGGTTTGGATTACCGTCACACTCACTAATGTGAGTGCCCTTAATCCTTGTTATAACATTATTAATTTTAAGAAATTGCTGGATGTACTCTCAACGTGAAATTATGTTATCTTATCGCTTACGACGACTTATGAAAACGATCAGCACCGGGGCAATCGCTCAATACTCAGTTATAAAACTGAAAATAACATAACTATCACTCTGAATACCGAATTTTAACTGTGTACATTTACCCCCTGATACTTTTGGATCAGAGAGTTGGTTCGAGGATAAAAAATCGAGTTAGTTGGTTTGCTGGGTGTACACTTCTAATTATATATTTTCAAATTTTTAAATCACAATTCATAAGATTCTGTGAGAATTAAAAATTAAATATTTTTTATCTTACTATAATATAAAACATGGCTTCTATTTGCACATCTAATGTAACATCTGGCTTTATCGATTTGGCCACTTTCGACGAAATCGAAAAGTATATGTATGGCGGTGAGCAGGCGACTGCTTATTTCGTCCGTGAGACTCGTAAGTCGACCTGGTTCACCCAGGTTCCAGTTGTCCTCTCGCGTGCTTCGGGCTCGCCAGCGTTCAACCAGGAGTGGGCGGTTTCTATCTCGCGTGCGGGTGATTATCTCCTCCAAACTTGGCTTCGTCTCCAGACGCCTTCGGTTACTCTTTTATCAACTAACCCCAATGGCGGTAATGGACGTCTTCGTTGGACCCGTAACTTCATGCACAATATCATCCGTGAGTGCTGCATTACTTTCAATGATCTTGTTGCTGCCCGCTTTGATAACTACCACCTTGACTTCTGGACTGCCTTCACTGTCCCAGCCGGTAAGCGTAACGGTTACAATAACATGATTGGTAACTTTAACGACATGACTGGTCCTCGTGGCCCAGGTGTTGCCATCCCAGCCTTCACCCTCAATCTTCCCCTCCCCTTCTTCTACAGCCGTGATTCGGGCGTCGCACTACCCACTGCCGCCCTCCCCTATAATGAGATGCGCATCAACTTCTCGTTCCGCAACTGGAACGACCTTCTCATTCTCGACAACGTTGCTGCCGCCGGCGAGCAGCGCTCCCTTCTCTCCCAGGCTTCTGTTGGTACCGGTGCCGGTTTCTCCCTCGCCACTGAGCCAGTTCTCGGTGTCACCCAGGTCTGGGCCAACTACGCCATCGTCTCCAACGACGAGCGTAAGCGTATGGCCTGCGCCCCACGTGATATCCTCATTGAGCAGGTTCAGACCGCGCCACGCCAGACTTTCGCGCCAGCGACCAACTCGCAGCCATCGTATGATGTCCGCTTCTCGCACGCGATCAAGGTCCTCTTCTTCTCGGTCCGCAATCGCACTTTCGGCGCCGAGTGGTCGAATTACATGACCAACTCGCCAGTCGATCTTGGTGCCGTTGTCAACTTCACCCCCAACACCTCGGCGGATCCAATCCTCCAGACCTCGCTCATCTACGAGAACACCAACCGTCTCGCCCAGATGGGTTCGGATTACTTCTCGCTCCTCAACCCCTACTACCACGCCCCAGTGATCCCACTCGATACGGGTTACCACATGTACTCGTACTCGCTTGACTTCATCTGCCTTGACCCCATGGGCTCGACCAACTACGGTAAACTTACCAACGTCTCGATCGTCCCAGAGGCTTCGGCCCAAGCACAGACTGCGGCCCAGGGTAACGGTGCTGCCGGTACTGGTGCCAACTTCGCCCAGTCGTACGAGTTCATCATCACCGCCGTCAACAACAATATCATCAGAATTTCTGGCGGCGCATTAGGGTTTCCAGTCCTCTAGATATTGGTTCCACCAAATATACTTATTATGTTATTTTCACAAAGAAAATAAGATAAATACGAATAATAATGTTGTAATTTTTAAAATTGATTTAAAAATATGAAGTCAGGAATTAAATATCAAACATGACCATTGGACTTAGTCAAAAAACTATTGATAATATTAATAATGTTATGGACAAGTTAGGCTGTTCTAACTGGGAAATTGATCAAAACGATAAAAGATATGTAACCTACACCTGTCACTGCGGAGATAATGGTAGAACTCTTAAACAAGGTATCACAAGGCCAACATGGAATGGATGTAAAAACTGTTCTACGAAGGGTTGTTCTGATAGAGTTCAAGAAAAAGTTAAGAGTACACTAGAAAATGCTGGTTATGAACTTATTTCGATAGAAAAAGATAGAGTTGTCAAATATAAATGTAAACATGGCGACTTTAGTTCATACACAAGTAATTGTCAGAAAGATAACTTTGAAGGGGGTTGTCAAACATGTAGGTACAGCAAGAAAAAGGCAGAAGAAAGTATTGAAGCCATTAAACTAGAAGAACTACAAGAAACTACCCCAATTGTTTTTGACAAAGGTGATTGGTATGATGGAAATAGACATCAAGGAACTATAACTGCAACACCTACTCATATTAAAGTTATTTTTAAGGCATATCAAGGTGGAAACAGTAAGTGTTTTAATATTGAACACTACGGCAGGGAACGTGCTATTAACCTGGCTAATAATTATAAAATCCGTGAATCAATCAAAAGAAAACTAAGTAAAAATATGATTAGAGATGTTACAGTTATATCACATCCAATACTTACTAAAGGTTATAAGTTCAAGGAACTGTATTTATCAGATGAAAAGGTTATGATGTTTGAAAATGATCATTATAGATTTGTTAAAGATGAATCTGTATATCTATTCAAACCACCGCACACTAAAACAGATTATGCTAAAATTAAAGGAGAACTTGCCCATCGTAAACTATTCCCAGAATTCAAAGAAGTAGACCACATTGATCGAAATGGCTTGAATAACTTACGTTGTAATGTGCGTGAAGGTAGCGATAGAGTTAATGCAAACAACAAATCTAAACACAAAAACAACACCTCTGGAACTACAGGTGTATCTTTTGAAGATGGTCCCAAGGCTAGGTGGAAGTGTCAGTGGCGAGACATAGATGGAAAACGTCAAACCAAGTCTTTTTCCATTGCTAAGTGGGGAGAGGAGGCATATGAACAAGCCTGTGCATGGAGATACAAATATCATAAAGAAAAAGTTGATAAACTTATGGAATTAGCTGCTAAACGTAAAGAAGTGAGCGATGATGAGGTTGAGGAAGATGATGACCCTCCTGAAGAAACAGATGAAGAGTATAAAGCACGTTTCGTATTTGTCGAAGACAGTGAGGACGAGGAGTAAAGAGTATTTCAGAGTTTTAATATTTTGTATAAAATATTAAAAACCATATATACCTCACAAATTACTTAAAATGTCTCTAAATACCATCCAACTTTTATAATAACATTGTATAATAATTGCTGCGAAATCTTGTTTACGATATTCTTTTAGTTCTTCTAAAGGTTTAGATATTGTCCTTAATTTAGTAGATTTTTCTCTAAAAAACTTTGTTCTAGTAATAGGTATCCGAAGATAGAAACCGTATTTGCTATCTTTTCGTTTATGGATATTATACATATCTTTAGTTTGGTCATTGTAGTTATCAAACACGTTTTTGTTAAGTTTTTTCCTTACAAATTTTAATCTTTTATAATTTAATTCTTCTTTAGTATTATTTCTACATAAAAACCAGTCGTTGCAATGACTAATATTATGTAATCCTGTATAAGTAATATTATAATGTTCTGTTGCTTCTTTAATAGTTTTAAACGATTTATCTATTTTACCAGTAAAACCATTATAAGTAATAAGTGTAAGTTTCTGGATTCGTTCTTGATTAATATTTTGTTCCTTAATAGATAGATATCGTAAATTAGACAATCTATTGTCATTTTTTTGTCTATTTATATGATCAATACTATGTTCGGGAGGACATTTACCTACAAATGCTTCTAATACAAGTTTATGTACAAAAATTCCATTATATACATAGTACTCCCTAATATTAAGATGGCCATAAGTTATCTTATTTTTGTTTGAACTAAAATTGCGAACTCTCCCCCTGTCTGATACAAGTATATTTTCATCATGTAAACATCTTTTCCATAACTCTGCGTCATCACCAGAGTTATCGTTCTCATATTCAGATATATATAAAATATTGCCATCTTCATCTTCGTATGACTCTGGTTCTTGTCCTCTACTAGTTATATATTCTTTCTCTAAGTTTTCAACAGACAATGATTTCTTTTTCTCTTGATATAATGCAGTTTTTTGTCCATGAAGTTTTTTGTCTAGTAAAGTTAAATTTGTTATATCATTATTAGAAGGATTTCCATCAAAATGGTCAATTTCATAGGTATGTCCTGGAGGAATAATTTGTTGAGTACAACATTCGTAAATAAACTTATGCTTGCTTATTGATTTATACCCATCTGGTGTTGATAATTTTAATTCATAATAACCAACTCTATTTGTTCCAATTATTCGTCTTGGGCGATTTATAGTTCCTCCTTTCCTACCACCACCTGTAGTAGTACGGTAAACATGTTTATCATTGAAATTATAAACATATTTAGTATATACTGGGTGAGGAAATAAGTTGTCAAGAAACATTTCACGAGTTTTACGAACAAGTTCATTTCTTTGTTTCATAAAATCAAAGATTTTTTCATTGATACATTTCTTGCACAGAGGTTTGCGGTTTGGCTGTGTCAATGTTATACAATGTATACTAAAAATTGTAGAATGTACAGGGCAGCAAACTTCTATTTTAGATTTTGAATTTTCATACATATTTTCAGTATTTTCTGTAGGTTGAAATCCCTCATGTCTAATAATTTCTTGTATTTCATCATATGATTTATGATGTGTCTTTGCACAATATGAACAACCTCCATTAACTTGCTGATAATGGTTAGATGGAGTTATTTCAAAATCACCATGTTCTTTGCAAGTTATAGTAAGTTTTTTTTTACTGCCTTCATAACTAGTTTTAGAATAATCAAATTTGTTATCAAAATGTTTTCTACTTCGTTTAATAAATAATTTGGTATCAATTTGGCTACCATTGCTATCTTCTTTTAGTTCTGGTTCTTCATTTTTCTCTTCTTTATATGCTCCATCGTCCCAATGAGGTGTTTCGTTTTCACTTTGGCTATTCATTTGTAATTTATATAATTTCTCTCAATGTTATATAAATTTCATTTTTATATTATTTACCTTTGGGACATGCGGTTCAGGGTTTTTTTAAACTTAGTACTGCAGGAGTAGTCTGTTTTATGTAGAGTCTTAGAATTTATCCTAGATTTCCTGATCGATCTTTTGATGGGTTTAGTTCTTTCTACAGATCTCTTGGGTTTGGAAAGGTTATTCATGGTTTTTAGACTATAACTACAAGCCATTTTATCATAAAGGGATAAAATAAATAAACAAATGGACAAAGAATTAGATATTTTAAAAGATTATTGGTTACCATCTGAAAAACCCTTACC